TTTCACAGTCGATGCTGCACCTATTTCGCAGCGATCAACAACATTTATTTGATCCAATATCAACGATCTCACATTCATTTTTGACCAATTTCCCAAGTAACTGGATCCAGCGACAATCGAATAAGGCTGCATGACTACACCTTGTCCTAACACAGATTTATGAGATACCATGCTATATGGACTAATCATACAATCTGAACCTAACACTGCCTGAGAAAATACCGAAGAATAAGGAAAAATAATTGATCCTTCTCCTATTTCTGCAGTATCAACAACCATAGCAGTTGGATCAATATAGGTGTATCGTTGAAGTCCGTCGTTATCAATTTTTTTTGATACTTGTTCTCTCAATTCCATATCACGTGTGATGACCACAAGATGCATCTTGTCGTGGCTGGATCCATGATCCAGAAATTCATTGGGATTTAACACCGTTATATATTTTCCAATGTTTTTTTCAATAAGAAAATATAAATCTTGCAACACTGTCGCTTCTTTGAAGCCTATTAATACTATGTTCATGATCAAGACTTTTTTATGTTATCTTCTTCTAGAAACATGCGTTTAACGTGATGCATGGATCTAATTTCTTTGTAAATCCTATAGATCCCAAGTGGTGCGCTCGCGGTAAAAATCCAAGGAAAAATTCCATGTAAAATAGATTTTATTGAAATTACAATGAGTCGACCACTTTGATAAAAACTATGATAAAGATGATACCAATATCCCCACCCAGTTTCTTTAAGATGTAGCCGACTTTTTTTCAAAAAGTTCATGAAATTGATATCATCCTTTTTAAATCATTGAATGATGTATTTGGCCATTTTGCAGTAATACTAACCCTAACTGTGTTTTTTGATAGCACAACATTGTGAGGTACTTTGGTATCTATCAATGTTGGACGATCAATTTCTATGCTTTTCCAATATTCACATCTTAAAGGATCAATTAATTGACAATCAACCCCATTGTATTTAAAAAAGTTTGTGATGCTATTGTCGTGATGTTCCAGTGGAATAATCAGACTGCTATGGCGAGTCATATCTATGTGTATAGGTATACTATTTCCGCCATGTATTCTTTGCAGGCGTACGACTGGTATTTCATCGGTTCCGAATAAAATCATTATTTCTGATAAAATATTTTTTTCTAAATCTTTTGGTAAAGCATAGTTTTCTATGGAGGCTAAATTTTGACCAAAGATTCCATGGATTTTCTGAAAACCTTGTAACTTATGTTGTCTGCCCAAATATCCTTTTAGAATTGATTTTATAGAATTTAATTTTGATGAAGAAGTTGTTATTGCAAAATTTTTATAATTGGAATTTATCACTGAAGATCTTAGATCTTCAGTGATATCCCAATTTAGTAACTTTAAAAAACACATCTATGATTTGTTTTGACGTGCGCGGATCATGGCCAGGATGTCCTGGGCACTTTGATTGCCGCCACTGCCGCTGGCAGGTTTGGCCACTGGCGCAGTCGCTACTGGGGCATCATCCTCGTCGTCAAACGAACTAGCCGCCGGCTTGGCTGCTTCAAAGGGTGGATCTTCTACCACTGTTGCTGGAGCCGCCGGGGCTGATGTTGATGATCCCGTCGGTGCCGACATGCCAGCCGGACGGAAGTACTGTCCCCAACGATCGGGATCGTAAGGCTGACCATCAACAGATGCTTCAAACATTTCCTTCATCACACGAAGCTCTACATCGGTGGGCTTCTTGGGCAGGAATTCTGCGAGATTGAACAGTCCGTGTTTTTCCAGAGCCTCTTGTTCGGCTTCGGTGAGAGCTGTTTCTTTTCTAGCCCATTTGGACGTAGAGTAGTCAGCGTAGCCACCCTTGCTGGTTTTGCTGATACGGAAGTCCAGGCCACGCAAGAGATCGGTGGGCAGTTCTTCCAACTCAGGATCCATCAGTGCGGATTTGATTGTTTGGAAGATCTGGGGACCAATGATGAATCTGCGGATGGGATTTTCTGGGGTCTTGTCATCGCTGAGAGGATTCTCTCGCACGAAACCTTGGAACAGATAACTGCGCTTTTTCCAGTATTTACGACCCATGTCCTCGAGACTCTTGTCCTTGAACCAAGTGCGTACTTCGGCCAGGATTGGGCAGCTTTCGCCCCACATTTCCACGCAAGGCACTTGTACTTGCACTTGCTTGGAGTCCATCTCACCCTTGACGCCATTGAACGGCAGTTTGATCATGGCCCGCTCCACCCAGAAAAAGGTATTTTTAGGGTTGCCATCAGGCAAGAACCGAACTGTTACGTTCGCTCCTTCTTCCATGTTCCAGTGAGGGTAAATCGCGTTGTCGCCGCCAGTTGATTGTCCACTTTTGCCTGACTCTGCGGCTGCGAGTCTTGCGCGGATTTCTGCTAGGGATGCCATAGTATGATTGTCCTTTCGTTGCCTATAAGTTGCCTAGTGTATGTTGATTGTACTACATGCCTAAGTGCATACACTGATAACAGTGTACACGGTGTTATTTAGCAAAGTCAACAGCGATATCAGAGATATTTTGCCAAAGGCAGTTGTGACCAAAGGGCAGGGTCGATCTCAATGCCCCGTTCCCGGAACCAATCTTCGCCTAATTCGCGGTCACTGCTCCAGGTCGCTGAGCAGAATTCTCCGCGATTGAGTATCCAATCCACTGGTTCGCCCAGGATGTCTTGGCGGAACGCTTCCAAAAGTTCCCATTCGCTGATGCTCATGCGTGTGTCTCTGGCCAATTGCCAATGTAGATCGATCAAAGTTTTACGGTGTTGATGGTAAACAAACTCACGCAAGGCCACCAAAATGTCGCGGCGCATGTGCTTGACTGGAGGATGGGTGGTAGTGAGAATATAGTCCGAACCTTCGGGATCTAGCCAGTACTGCCACTGAGATCCCAGCATCCGACGTATGTAAAAAGTGATCTGGCTGCTGTTTTCTCCAGGACCAGGATCGCGTTGTTCCAATGATGTACCTTGATATCGCAACTTTGTAGCTACTATCCCGGGAGCAGGCATGGGCGCATGGAATTCTACATCGCCGTCTACGAACAGCCATTCTTCAACTGACAGTGGAAATCGCGTATCGAGATAGAGCTTGAAAGTCTGTTGACGTGCATACGGCCAGCCAGCCAGGCATGCAAAATCTTGGAATATTTCCCGAGTCATCCACACTTCGTCGGCCAGCTCACCGTAACTGCTCTGGCATTGATCACGGTATCCAGGCCATGCCAGCTCGCTCCAAGTGTCGGCTATCACGATCACGTGTTCGAGATCGGGATAACATTTTCTTAGGGTTTTTAAAGTGAGTTGGGTCTGGTAAAAATGCGCAGGATAGGTCTGGACTATGGCTGTGCGCATCAGCTGCTCATGTTGGAAGGACGGGTCATCATCACACCGTCGGTGTCAAGATCTTCTTCCATGCTTTCGGTGTCCCGGAGATACTGCAGGATCACAGGACGAGCATCAGCATCAGCATCTTGGGCAGCAAGATCTTGTAATTCAGCAAACAGTTCTTGGTCGTCAAAGATTCCCGACAAGGCTTCAGTGGCATTGAGTGCGTCTGGACCCACTGCGAGCGGCTTGCCCATGAGCTGTTCTAGCCGCTCTCGATCTTGGGGTAGAGCAGCATCAGAGTCTTCCAGCACAGAATCAGCCCACTGTTCAAATTCGGTGATCTCGCGCATGTCATCGGCAGCACCATCACGGGCCATGCGAGCCAAGATGGGCAGGGCTTCTTCGATTCTCTGATCCAGGCTCTGCTCGATAAACATGCTGCGTATGCTTTCCACAGTGTGCTCGACATCGCGACTGCCAGCGGGGTCAAACCCATCTCGTGCTTCGAGATATCCGCGACGGCTGATCATGTTCTTGGCCTTGGCTTTGAGATCGGTATAGTGCCGCACTGCTGCTTCGATCATGCCGGCAGCTTCGCCCTGGAACCCTTTGCTGCGTGCTGCACGGATGAAACGGCTCAGCGTGGCCATCTCTTGCACCACTTCGTTGATGTGTTGTCCAAACGCGTCATAGGGAGTGCCGCCTTCGGCCACGTGTCGTGCCAGCATGCGACCGTGTGTGAGACTGCGGGTGGGCACACGGAAACGCTCGCCACTTTCGTTTTCGATGAATATGGATTCGATAGCGCGATGGCGTGCTTCGCCTTCGCCGAGATCGCGGTTGTGCCGTATCATGAGCCGGGTGCGTTGTGGTTGGTCGCTGTAGCTCACCCGTCGTGTGCCGTAGTAGCCTTCAAACAGGCCTTCACGTATGGCTGCCATGCCTTGCATGGTATACTTGAGCCGATTGAGATTTTCGAGATTGAATTCCAGCATGTTACGGGTGGCAAAACTCTTGAGCTGTGCCAAGAAGTCATACCAGAATTTACGATCTGCGCGATCCATGCCGCGGCCGAGATTGTCGCCAAAATACACCGACAGATCGTTGTCGGCACCCAGGAGCACTACCACAGTTCCATAGTTGGAATCGGGTGTGCGGAAATCAAAGCTGAACATTTCGGCTTCGGCAGGGTCTGTGGCTGCTTTGCCTGAAGAATCCAGGGCTTCGGGTTCAAAGTCTTTGGTGACCAGGAGGTTGTAAAGGGCGGATGCGGCGTTGTTTTCCATGATCGTGTATTTAGCTACATGGTCATGACAAAGGGCAAGGGTTCGATGATGGTGTCTTGGTGATCGCGCATTTGATCATCGAGATTGGAATGGAAACTCTGCAACAGTTGCAGCATACGCACCACCAACACAGTGGCCATGACCAAATCGTCGGTCTCGCCTATCTTGGCTGCGTAGCCGGTGCCCGATGCAACAAAATTTTTAAGCTCGCTGATCAAGCTCGGCGAATTTATACGCATACGTTTGGATTCAATGAGATGCTTGAGCTTGGCACAAGCAGCCAGCTTGGGCTTGTGGCTGGTGTTGAATCCTTTGCGGAATCTTCGCCCGTTGTTGCTGCCGGTTTCACTGAGAAAGTATCCGCTTATGTTTTCTTCGCCGTATTCAGCGATGGAGATCAAAGCAGCTTCGCCAATGGTGTTGTTTTCGATGCTGTAGTAGATGCTTTTGTCGTCCTTGACGCGTTCGTGGATGTGCTGTATGATGTTGGACAGGATCCTGACCTGTGTGGGGATATCTGTGCGATTGTGGCGCCATTCAGCTACCTGTTCGGTGGTGTCGGCTTCAAATACTTGTATAGCCGAAGGATCGCCGCCGGTACCAAGGCTGGGATCCAGGCCTACCACATAGATACGACCTGGAACGGGCTCACGGAACCAGCGAACTTCGCCGGTCTTGTACACAGGGTCCCGACCTTGGAGATCGATGAGAGTGGTAGGAGCTATGAGTGTCTCATCGTTGATGATGAATTCACAGTCCATCTCTCGACGGAATCTCTCCACGCCCAAGGCTGCTCGTTGTTGTTGTGCCCAGACCTCGTCGCGATCAGGGTGCTCGTTCCAGAAACTTCGATAGGCGCGGAATCCGTTCTGTCCCACTTCGGTAGGATTGCCATATTCGTCTTCCATCCGGTTGGCGCCCTTCCATAGCAGAGCGAACTGATCCTCGTCACTGTTGGGGGTACTTGTGATGATGGCTTTACCACCAGTGGCCAAGGTGGGCGAGATCGAAGTCCAGAATTCTGTGGCTATGGTGGGGCGCACGAACGCGAACTCGTCAGCGTAGAGCAGCGAGATACTCATACCTCGGCCAGTGTTTTCAGTCGTGGTCTGGCTGACGATGCGGCTGCCGTTGTCAAATTCCAAGCTGCCTTTGTTGTAGCTGGTCACACCTGCACGTATGTGATCCGGACAGTTTTCATAGGCATATCGCACACGCTGCATGATCTCTTGCGCGCCGAGATATTTGTGTGCTGCTACCAGGATGGTGGAGTCAGGCACAAACATGGCATACCACAGTAGATAGCCGGCCGCAGATGTTGACTTACCGGTCTGCCTGGGCATCATCGAAATGCTGAATCGATACTGATGATAAGTGTCGATGAGTCGGCGCTGATATTCAAACGGGTGGTACTGCATGCGCCCGCGAGTGGGGTGCTGGATGTAAAAGAAGTTGTCCATGAAGTACATGGGGCCGGTGTCGGGATCGGCACAGGCCGCGAACTCACGGATCTGCTCATCGGTAAACACTTCACGCCGATGCGGCGTCTTGACGAGAGCTATTTCGTCGTTTCTAGCCACGAGTGTTCACCGTCGAGTTGATTATTGGCACCAGCTGGACTTTTTCTCGCCGTAGTAGGGACGAGCCAGACCGTTGGCTATGAGACCTTGTGTGAGATCTTGACCACCAATCCGGACCGCTCCTAGGATACGACCGCCGTACTTGTCCCAGCCAGCGATGTCGATTTCCACGGGCTGGCCCGAAGCGATGAGGCTTTTGGTGTACTCCGACGCACGCTCGGCCAAGGCAGCTTCTTGTGGGCACTGGGCACGATGACCTTTTTCTGGAGTGTCCACACCTAGTACACGGATAGAAAGTTTTTGTTTGAGTTCGGGTGGAAGAAAGCGTGCTTCAATCTCGATGGTGTCTCCGTCGATGACACGCAGTACTTTGACTGGATAGGGATTGGCCCAGGCCGAACCCAGCATGGCAAAGTAAATGGTGAATGCTGCAAATATACGTTTCATTGTGATTCTCCTTGTGGATTATTTAAGCAAGAAAGCAAGCTCGGGCCAGAGCTCTGTGAACTGACCCAGCTTGTCGGTATGGTAGATGTTTTCGTTGTCCTGGATATGCTGCCGGAACAGTTGACTGTGATACTCTGATCGAGGAGCAGTATTTTTGAGATTGGTCACTGCATGCATGAAAAAATCTCGTTCAGAATCTTGCAGGATATCACCGCAGGTGTCCAACAATCGTTGTGCTTCAGTACCGGCCAATTCCCGCAGTTCTGATCCGTGCTGCAAAGGGTCAAGGTATTCAGGCTGGAACAAGGTCTGCCACATGATAGTGAGTCCGCGTTCGTGTGCCCACTGCCGGAATTCAACCAAGCGTGTGCAGTTATACACATTGTACACAGCATGTATGCCGCCCCAGTGACCTTGACGGGTCATGAGATCCTTGATGAGATCCACATTGTGATTCAGTAGATCCCATTCGCCGCCGTGGCGCACGTATTCAAATCGTGCGCCAATGTTGTCAAAGCTCATTGACCAGCCAACACGCCGGCGTTGGGTGAGCTTGTGGAAGATGGCATTGCGTTCCAGTTGTACCGAAGTATTGGTAATCAATGTCACGATACAATCCTCGGGAATGATATCTATGAGTCTTTCATTTTCGGGCAGCAAAAACGGTTCGCCACCCACTAGAGCCACTTCTTTTATGTCTGTGGCATGATGTTCCAGGAAGTCGCACACCTGCTCGTAGTAGGGTCGTGCGCCGTTTTTGATGGGTATGCCTTTTTTGATGCTTTGCCATTTGCTGGAGCAGTATTCACCGCAGTAGTTGCATGACAAATTGCAAGTGGTATTCCAGCGTATGTCAATAATGGTGGGATCGTAGTAGTCGTCATCAGCAGACAACACATCAAAGTCTTGATTGACATCATTGTGCCAATGCCGTTCGCTGCGTCCGTTTTTTTCGGCTTTGATACAATTGGAACAATATTCAGGATGTAGCACGCCAGATTTGATGCTCTGGCGTATTTCTTTCAGTGTGCGGCCGTAAACGATGTCTTGTATGGTGTGATGATTGAGATCTCCCAGCATGTTGGGGTCACCAGCACAGCAGGTCTTGACATCACCGCGGAAATTGATGTGCAGCCCTTTCCAGGGCGCAGCGCAGTATTTGAGTTCCATGTAGGTTATTTACTTTCCCCGGCGTGCAGCACCAAAAAGACCAAACGGTACTTGATCTCGCACTGACTGCCACCACTGATGATAGCCTTCTCGAGTGGGGTGGAATCCATCGTCCTGCAGCAATCCCCGTTCGGCACAGAATTCCAAGGGTGTATTTCTCAGGCACCGATGCCAGGGGATCATGCGATAGACGGGATCCGTGACGTCAACCGGAGTTCCTAGAGCACTGTGTGTATCGCTGTAGTCTCGATGTATGTCATAGATGAAACCAAAAGCATAGGGTATGTGACGTGCTTCTAACACTGCCAAACAAGATGCTATCACGCTCAGGCTGCGATGATTGAGATACTGCCAATCCATGCTGCGATACTGGGCTTGTAGGTACTGGTATAACCAATCAGGATAACGATGTCGGCTATGGCTGTGCCAAGATCCAGCAAACCCGCCTGAATGAAACCATAATTCGTCACGTGTTTCATGAGCATGATCATAGGTACCGAGCTCGCCGAGCAAACTCTTTGGCAAGCTCACATCTATGCGATGCAGTCCTGACCATAGTATAAACACACGATCTACACCGTCGAGATTGTCCAACACACTTTGCGCGATGTAGTAATTGCCGGCACCGCCGCGACCAAGGTGCCGGGCATGCTGATCCATGAACACTCCGGGGCCAAAAGAGGCCACTGGGAAATCTTCGTTGTCAACGAAGCTACAACCTGATATCAATAGCATGGGATTATTTAACGGGCCGTTCGCCGGTGAGTAAAGGAAGACTAAACCAGAGTTGGAACCATTCGGGAGTACCAGGTTCGATGTTGTGCTTGCGTTGCAATTCGGCTTTTTCTGTGCCCGTGATACTGATGTTCGATCCCTCGGCAGTGCGGCGCAGGCTGTTACCGTAACCCGACAACGAAATTCCAGCAAGTCTTTGCAGATCTTCCAGGGTCATTTTAGGTCAATTCTTGCCATCCAAGTTCAGCAAGCACATCAGCATTGTTTGCTGTTGCTGCTATGGCCAGTGTAACAGTATCACTGACTCCTGCTAGTGTTCTCCCCAATTGGAATTGGAAAAAATCAACTGCACTTAATTGCGACAATTCTCTCGAACCGGCATATCCTGTTTGAATTTCTATGCCGCCACTTACAGCAGTGGCAGCAGTATCGATCTGCACAGTTCCAGTTGGACTGGTATTGGCAAAAGTAGCACCAGTCAAAGTTGCATTCTGCAACAATGTCCATCTGTAATAATTAACCGATGGACTCAACACATCGATCTGTCTAGGAAAAACAATACTGTCTAATCTTGTTGGGGCTAGCCTGATACTAACAATGGGATAGTATGTGCCAGCAGTGGTCAGTCTTTTAGGTGTAGTGCCTGTACCTGAAGTCTGGGTAGTACCAAAACTGTTATATCCACCTTCACTGACGACTGTGCTACAAATCTGTGTCATCATGCTGGCACCGCTAGTGACACCGGTATTGGTGATTTCATAGCGTATGGGCAATGTAGCAGTGGTCATGTAAACTTTGGTATTGCCCAACTGATTAGCGTGATTAAATGTATGACACACCACGAAGCTGCCGTTTATGATAAATCCAGTTCGTACTGATCCCACGCCTAACCACTCAACATCAGCATAATAAATCTGTGTTCGATCAGGATATAGTGTGATGCCCGATGGATTGTTTGCACCGCCTGCACCATTCAACCTATCTCCGTTCCATGCATCCTGTCTCACCCGTTCTTCTATGCCGGTGGACCCAGAACGAATCACCATGTAATTATATGTGCCATCGTTTTCAAAGAATACACCATCATTGGCACCAAACAATCCCACACGCTGGCGTAGATTTGTTTTTGGTGTACTCATACAGAATGTAAGCAATGTAAGCTGGCTCTTACCTGGCTGATAAGGAAATACTTTCATTGTTTCACGAATTACAGAATCACCTGAGCTTGAACCTACATTGAGTTGAAAACTACTTTGGTTTGCGACATATACCACATTCGCTGATCCATTGATCAAACTACTAAATTGTTGATGATCGTAATATCTTGAGTTAGTATCAAACAATGTGAATGGATTACTTACTCGTAGTCTACCAAATGCATCACTGGTAGCACCACCAAATCCTGAAATGACCACATTAGCATCGTCGGCTAACACAACATTAGCAGTACCTGTAATCCCTACATTGCCGGATACAACCCAGGGACTTGTACCTTGTAAAACATTCACATTACCTAATATACCAACATTGCCAGTAACAGGATCAACTGCTATGTTACCAATGATGCCAACGTTGCCCGAAATTGGTAAGTTACTACCTGATATGTCAACATTTCCCAGAGCTAATATTTCAACATCAGTGACATTGACATTCCCTACATTACCCAGAGTCAGTTGGGCATCAGTTCGAACATAGACGTTGCCAGTAGATTCATTGAGAGCCAGTGCCTGTGTTATATTACGCAGATACCATGGCGGCACTTGTTGTGGATCTGGTTCCATTATCTTGGATACCCTCGGAATGGTTTTACTGGACTCTGGCGATTGGTATCAGGCAGCTCTTCGGAATCCATGTCGCCGCCGTTGAGATCTTTGTAGCTGGCACCAATGGCTCGATAAGCCTGCTTGAGCATGGCCTGTTCTTCGCGAGTATAAGGATGTGTGGTCTTGTGTTTGCCAAACCAACTCTTGGGGTCGACATCGGGGAGATTGGTACCATCAGTACAGGCCACGGCCTGCCCCAGGCGGCTCAGGGTGTAATCACTGTTCCACCTCTCTGAATCAGAATAGATATTGAGCCCGCGAGTGGCTGTCTGCTGGCGCTTGGATATGTTTTTATTCTTGAGTTCGGCAAGGAATTCTCTGGCTCGCATCAGACCAGTCTCACGCTGCGCTGTGCCGAAGTGGCTGTGCCCAGTTCTTGTATGGTGACATTGCCGCCCACAACAGTGAGCTTGTTGCCCACTCCCACATAGATCTCGGTGATGCTGCTGGCTGGTGCTTGTGCAGGGTTGGAATAGAGATTGCCTGTGGCTGATGGATAAACCACATTGACTTGATAAGTCACCGGATTGGTGCCAGTGACTATCCTGGCTTTGTCGGTGTACCATGTTTGTGCGGATGCGGTAGTATAAACGTTGGCTTGTGCCATTGATCGGTTCCTTTACCAGGCTCGACAGCTCCAGTACCGAGCTTTGGTGCGAGGTCCTGGATTGTCACAGTTATGGCGTGCGCGGAAACTTTTCCTGCGCTTGGGGTTTGATTTTTTGATCTTCATGTTGGGATCACCAAAATTGACTTTTTTGATGTTGCCAGTGGAGGGATCCTTGACATAGACCTTGAACTTTTTCACATCACCACGAGTGGGCTTGCCTAGTTGTACTTTACGACCCTGATATTCAGCTTCGCTGATGTTGGTGCCGTAATCAGCCACAATCTCGTCCATCATGATCTCTAGGATTTCTTCTTGCTGATCATCGGGATGCAGACGACGGTGCTGTGCTATTCTAGCAAACATGTTGTCCAACCAAGTCTTGGTTGCTCCGCCCATCTCGCCGTCAAAGGCTGCATACAGCATGTCAAAATCTTGGCTGTCAGCAATGTCTTGCAAGTCTTGATCTACCTCTGACATCACGCCTTCGTCCACTGTGGTAGCAGTGGTGGGGTCTTGTTCGGTGCCCACAGGGGCAAGATCTGCGGCCTTGGCCGCCAGGGGATCGTTGTGTGCGGCATTGGGTGTGCCAAGTCCGGCCAGTTCCATGACTCGCTGAAAAGCATCTTCGGGTTCGTAGTTGCTTTCGCTGCCACAGGTCTCGGCAACGCCGGTATAGCCAGTGCCACTGCCTGTGCCCACTGGACCGTATCTACGGATCTCTTCGGCTGCGTATCCATAGCTTTCCAGCAGACTCATCATTTTTTCATCGGCATGTACCACCACGCCATCTGTACGCACATCAACGATGTGCGTTTCGATCAGGCATTCTTCGCGGATATTGATGGCCAACACATCGCCCTGGGCAGGCGTATCTACCCAGATTTCAGCTTCGGTGATGTAGTCTCTGAGGCTTTTCATGATTCGTATCGCTTGTAGATGTCCCAGAGACGCTGTTCCACGCTCTCGTCCACTTTGCCCAGGCTCAGTGTGTGTGCAGTGCGACCAAGGTCGCGCATGGCCAAAGGATTGTCGCCGGCATTGTTGGGATTCACTTGCTGCTTGGGACCGTTGACGCCGCCAGCCACTCCATAGTCGCCGGTGTCGCCCAGTTCGGCCGAAACTGGATCAGGGCTGTTGGCCAGGTCTTCGGACATCTTGCAAGCGCCTTCGTGCATGCCACCGCAACTGGGACAAGCATCACGATAACCACTGCTTTGCATGCCTGCCAGCTTGAGTATGTCGGACAGCTTTTCTGCATCAGCGTCGGTGGCTGTGATGGTCAGGCTCTTCCCGCCCTGGTCGTCGGTGCTGACATTCATGCTCATGCTTTCGTTGAGCACGGAATCCAAGCTCGCTTGGAAACCTTCTTCTAGACGGCTCTCATATACACCTTTGCCAAACTGCATGCCTTTTTTGCCTTTGGGTGCTGCATCGCTGACGGCCACTGAGCCTGCTACCGTGGTCTCTTCGACTGATTTTTCTTTTTGTTTGGCCTCGTGCTCAGCACGTTCTTTTTTTGATCGTTCGCGAGCATTGGCAAAAACTTTATCGTTGTGTTCTTTGCTGGAAGGAGAGGTCTTGCGAGCATCGGCTTGGCCCATATCAACTTCTCGGACTTTCTCAGGAAGACCTTTTTCTCGGGTCTTGGCGAACTTCCGGAGTTCTTTGGGCTCCATCTTGGCCATTTCTTTGGAAGCACCGCGCAGTTCAGATTTGGGAATGTCGCCTTTTTGTGCAGCATGTGCGATTCCAGCAGCAGCACGCTGTGCTTTGCTCACAGCTTTTTCTGCTACCATCGCATCTTCGGGACGATTGGCAGCAAGATAGTCTCTAGCAGTGTCGATGTAGTCCATGGCCAGGGAGATTTTCTTTTGTACCCACTCAGGCAGATTCTCCTGGGCATCAAGAATGCTCTGCAGCTCTTGAGCAGCATCTTCGATGGTACGAGCTTGACTCTGTGCCATCTCGCCTTCTTCGTCGTACTCGTCTTTGTCGTAGTCTTCGCCCATGGCCTTCTTGGCAGGCAGCTTGGTCTGCTTGGCTTTTTCTAGAGCACGCCGCTCAAGGTCGTTGAGCTTTTTGTGATCCCGTGCCAGGTGACGGCGCTGTGCTTCTCTCTCGCCACGACCTTCAGGGTCACCAATGGCTTCTTCCATGTCCTCTTCACGCATGAGCTTGCTCGTACCTGTGGGACCTTTGGCTCCGATGGCACGACCTGTGCCCTTGGGACGTCCACGGCCACGCTTGGGTGCCGCGGGATCTACTGCGGCTTTCTTCTTGGCACCAGGCTTGCGATTGCCCCACTGATCGTAATCATCGTCATCGCCGTCGTCGCCTTGGTATTCTGTACCATAACTGCCGCGATGGCGTGTGGTGCCTGTCACTGGATCATACTCGGTGCGGCCTTCTGCCATGGACTTTTCATCTGAAGTATCGCCAGTAACTCGATATGTCTTGCCGTCTACGGAAAACGTGGGTTTACCAGCACGGATGGCTGCTTGTCTAGCGCCCGAAAACTCGTTGCCTTCGCCAAATTCAGCTTCGTCCATTTTGTCATGACGATCTCGAATAGATGCCATTCTTTCTTTACTGGCACCTTCCCGACCAGCCTGTTGCAAAGCCTTCATTCCCTCTTTGCCATATTTCTTCTTGCCAAGATAGGCTTGTAGCGCACTTTCGTCAACTTCTTTGGCGGCATCTTTCATGGGCTCTGACCGGTTGCCGTCTTTGTCAAGATCCAAGAAGTCAGGCTTGCTGCCTCGACCTTCCAAGAGGTTCATTTTTGCGAGTATGTCATACATGTTGTTCATCATAGTGTCCTTATTTCTGGAATCCTGTGGCAGGCCGTGGCGGTCTTTTCATCGACGTCATTGGGCTTTTTACTCCCATGGGCAAATCATTGGTGGTTTCAGCGGGAGGAGTGCGTCCTCCAGCCACTGTCCATGTGGCTTCTGTGGCTGAATTTTTTACCACTTGTTTGTCTTGGGCCGCGGCAGCATAGTCCTTTTTGAGAGCATTCTGCTCGGGACTGTTTGCCGGATAAGGTGTGTTTAAGAGATCCTGGCTTTGACTGTCGATACCGGCCAGTTCCTGGTCCATGCCCTCGGCCCAGTGTAGATCGTTGATGCAGATACGATCTTCATCAAGCCCCAGGAGCTTGGCGATCTGGGCGATCTGTGGCGGGATGGCTGGATAACGGAAAGTGCAGTCCATGATCGACACACGCTGGTTGGTGTGTGCCGGAAAGTCCGCGGGCCGAGCCAGGATAGGAGTGGTCTTGGCATCTGTGATCCTCACCGGATCAAACTTTTTGAGTTTTTCTTTGAAGCTGCGAACAAAGTCGGCAGGTACCTCACCCACGAATTTGATGCGGTAATCAAAGGTTTTTTCAGACTCCGCCAGGTATTGTGCAAGTTTTTTCATATCAGGATCCTATGCGATATTTAGCTTTTTTTATCGTTTGAGCTGCCCGAGGGCTGTTTGCCCAGCAAGCGGTTCAAGAGGTCGTTGCGATCAAGCACATGCCCTTGTGCCGTAGGCAAGGTCGAATCGTTGTCGTTGCCGTCGCGATCTAGCTTGAGTTTTTTCATCTGCAGGTCGATCATTTTCAGTTTTTTGTTCATCTTGGCAGTCTTGGCCGTGATGGCATGACCCAGCATCTGGCTGGCCACCGAGAAAATTTCTGATGCATAGCGACTGTCTACATTCATGCCTAGATCCATGAGATTGTCGAACTCTTTGGTGGCTTTGGCTGCCAGTTCGTCCATCTCAGCATCGCTGGCATCTAGACCACGTACCGCAGGAAGTGCAGCTTCGATCTTGTCAAGAGCTTCGAGACTCTCAGGCAACAGCGGGAGATTGGCCTGTAAATCATTGCCGGGTTCGGCAGGATCTGAATCTATGATGCCATCGTGCTCGGCATCATCATCTTTGGTGGGTAGGTTAAACAGTTCTTCCAGTTTCTTGGTCATCGCGTATTTACCGCGGCCGATACGCCAGAAAATCCGTTTTATGCTTCAGAGTATATTTGACTTTTTCCCAACTAATTCCTAATTCTTTTGATATCTGGAGATTATTCATTCCAGATTCGTGCAAAGGGATAATTTTTAAAGCAATATCTATATTTTTTTCTATATAAGTGTCAAGAGTAGATTGTCGTTTTTTCTCGGACCAGGATTTACCTTTTCTTGCGGCTGCATTCTTGAGACAATTATCTAATCTTGTTTGTATTGCCTTCTCTGTCCATACTCTATTTCTCATTTTCTCTTTCATTGATTCTGGCCGCTTTGCTCCTTTAACCGAAGTTGGTCCGCGTTTATCAACTCCAAGTTGATGTTTGCGTTTATTGTTTTCATCATTTAAGGGATGATTTTCTTTCATTCTGGCAGAATGGCACTCTGCAAACATTTTTCGGGCGATCTCATATGTTTTGCTAGTTGGGCAATATCTTTTTTGACTTGAATTCTTTTGATTTGATAACTGCCAAAATGCATAAATCATTTTTCTTTTTGAATCTCCAGAGAGCATCTTAGTCAGCAACAGGTGACAAACATAATGCTCTCGGGCTGTAAGCATTACTAAATTTTCTTTATTATTTGTGCCGCCGAGAGATTTTGGAACGATATGATGTCTCTCAAAATAGGATAAGTCCGTCATCCTATTTTGTGCATTTTGAACTATTAAATTATACCACTTAGTATATTTGTTGTTTTCGAATAACATTGTATAATCCTTTACAATGTTATTTATCTCTTTCCATTTACGAACAGATCATCTTCGGTGACCACGCGGAACGTGAGCCCTTGGCGTCGGCACCATTTTTGAGCAGCGTCCCATTTGGCATAGTTCACAGCCACTATGGCACGATCTCGTGCCGATGCTCGGCTTTCGATCACGCTTTGCTTCTTGGGCTTGATCTCGATCACTTCAGCTCGAACTTGATTGTTTTTGTCGCGATACATCACAAGGAAGTCAGGCACATACATGGTCATCTTGCCCGTGAGTGGATGGCGATAGGGTATGGATATAGATTCAGATGCCCACTGTATGATGTTGTCGTTGCTGTCGCAGAATCGCATGAAGGCATGCTCCCAACCCGAACGATACCTGGGTTCGCGGCGACCCGCATACTTGTCAGTGTTGGTGACCTTGTAGATGCCTTGGGCGAACTTGCTCACGACAGCACATTCCTGGCCGCCCAGATATTGGGTGTGACCCTTCCGTTCACTCCCAGGAGCGTGGATGGACTGCGTAGTCCATTGAGATAATAACACACTGTGGCTGTGAGTTGCACAGAGTTTTGTCCTTGTATGCTCTGCAGCAAGGTCAGCACAGGTGTGGCAGTTTTTTCAGCGATGCGAAACAGTGAAGTAGCAAAATTGTTAGCAATAGCATCGTCGGAATACACTGATCGGAAATAGCTGTAGACCTGATCCCAGGTATTGGCATCTACTACCACTTCAAATCTGTAGAAGTTGTCGTAGACTCGCACGGTCTGATCAACGTTGGGGTTGAGTACGTTTACACTGCCCATGGATTAGTCTCGCGGTGGTGTTGGGAAAACCGGTGCATTTAAGATCTCTTGTGCTGGTTGTGATCTCAATGCACCAGGCAGTCCAGTTTGTATCACTGATTTAGCAGAATCAATCGCGGTCTGGTTGACCACTGCTTGTAGGTTAGCACCTTTGAAAGTATTGTAGGCTGTTCCAGCTTTCTGCGCGGCACCGATCAAGCTGGCCACGGTGCCGGTCTGTAGATCTTCGTAGATACCGATACCAGCATCCACTAATCCACCTTGGCCCAATATACTCTGTGTACCACCCGGCCTTGACAACGGACTCTTGACTTGGTCGTAGGTGTTGGGGTCTGCGAAGCCCTGCACATTGGTGTCGGGTCTCACAGCACCAATAGCTCCTGAATAGTATTTCACAGTTTCGTAGGCCACGGTCATGGTATTTTCCATGATGCCGTCGCCTTGGCTGTAGTCGTAGTTGTCGTGACGCCAGTCTGTGATCATGGGGTTGATCAACACATATTCCACAAACTTGTGCTGATCAAATCCGTATATGGAGATGTCTTTGAAGAAAGCCGGCTTGCCACCTGAACTATTGGTGCCATCAGCATAGGCTTCGCCCACGAATCCCCAGTCATTGACTGGTCTTGAATTGGTGTAGATATCTCGATCGTTGTAGCTGAATCCAGCGGCACGATTGGCATTGAGACCCATGGTACCGTTGGTGGCCGACTGCCCACGATAAGGTTGATTGGGGTCTTTATAATAGTAAGCGTAGTAGTTGTACCAGAGGTTGCGTATGAGATCGCCGCCGTCGTCGTGGAACGTGACTTTTACTGGTTCGTAGTTGATTTTCTTCTGAACCAGACGTTTGCGATTGTACTGATTGAGCGTGTCAACTTCTAACTTGTACTGCGGTAGATCTATGTTCTTGACCAAGAGACCAATGGTTGAAGTTTCACCAGCATCAAATATGGTACGCAGAGCTGGAATCTCTGCGGTATTGAGATTGAAATACACATGGAAAAGAAACTTGAAGCGAGGAGCGTTCGCGTAGCCATTGCTACGGAACGTCTTCGCCGCGTGAGTATAATCTTTGAGATAGTCGTTCCCAAAGAAGGCTTTGAGGAAATCCTGCCCAAAGGCCATGGCAGGATTATCCTGTGACTACGTCGTTGACTGTCCGTGCTACTGTGGCACCAACACCTGAACCGATGGGAGTCTGTACAGCATTGTCGAATCGGATGTTCATGGTGATGGTCACTGCTTCGCTGCTGGCGTAGTTGAGATCGTTGTAGTTCACTGATGTCAACATGCAGCCATATAGTTCCCAGTTTTCGAGAACGATGGGTTGTGCTGTGCCATTGCCGCCGTCGAGTATTTCACAACGAGTGACAAACTTGTAATCGATGCCTGAAGCTGCCGAAGCCTGCTCCATGAAGTCCAACTGCTTCTGGAGTTGCTCGCCTACCAGGCGTGCCACAGAACCCGATGCATCGTCGCGGACGTTGACCGTGACCTGCTCCCAGGTGTGCTTGCCTGCCAGATAAAGTCGGCTGTTGTAGACATCCAGTACGATCTCGTCGAAGCTCACCGAAGGTCGAGTAAAATCGATCACTTGCTTGGTAAGCTCGGTACGTGGTGTGCTCACACCAAAGTTCTCAAACATGGTACGGAACCGATATTTGAGCTTGGGCATGAGAAGGCCCTGGGCCGAAGCGGATTGGTCGCTGGCCAGCGGCACTGTCATTCTTGTTAGCGATGAAACGGCCATAATGGTCTCTCCTATATGTAGATATTTATGAACTATCTCGGCCAAAAAAAATGGGGGTCGAAACCCCCATTTTCTGGTCTAGCGGTGCCGTTAAGTGGTGGCTGAGCTGGCAACTTCACCGGCTGCGATCTCGCCTGTGTTCTTGATTCGCACAGGAATGTAGATAAACTCAACAGCTTTGACAGGCTCAATAGCGATGTCAACATAGAGTTCGTTTCTATCGATTCGAGCTGGTGTGTTGTTGCTTTCGTCACACACGATCAGATAGTCATAGATACCACGCTTGGCCACCAAGTCGATCATGAGTCCATCGATGGCATTGGTGATCTCGTTGCGTGTGATCTGATCGTTGGGCTCAAACACAAACTGCTTGCCGATCTCGTTGAGTCTGCCGCGGATGAATGCTACCAAACGTGCCACATTGATTCTATCCAGAGCACTGGCGATGGCTGATTCAGTCTTGTTACCGTAGTTGGTGATGCCTACACCCGGGATGAACGTGATTGGGTTAATCTTGTTGGTGTAAAGCACATCACGCACACCCTGGCCTGTGGCGATCGTAGTGAACTCGCCGGTCTGGGCATTCACATAGCCAATGGCAGTGGCATTGTCGACCACACCGCGGCGTACACCTGCGGGTGCCAACCATGGATAGGCCACTTCGTCGTTGCGGACGAATGTACGCAGCATCATGTGACTGGCTGGCTGTACCACAGGACTTCCACCAAGGTCGGTGGTCAAGCACTGGGGATAGAACACAGCGAGATAAGGATCGCTGGTAGTGATACCATCTTCGCCGCCCAGTCCTAGACCGCCTTGGTTGGTGGCCCAGCTCACGAGATCGTTGCCCGAAGGTCCAAGACGCAAAGGTGTGTCACCGATCACGAATGCTGTGTTGCTGCGCTCGTTGTTGAGTGCCACCATGTTGGTCATCAGTTCAGGATACTGTGGGCATGCGATGAGATTGAACTCGTTCTGCTCTTCACGCAAGGTATCTTGTGTGTCGATCGCGGATTTGAGAGCGCGCACAACCAGCTCACGCACAGCTTTACGACCCATGTAAGGCGAGCCGTCAGTGCGGTTGCCCGAAGCATTTACCCAAGCATTGGTCTCAATGGGGCTCCAGTAAGTGGTGTTTGTGGGAACGTTGCCGGTACTGGCAGCGATACACACATAGATCACGGCATTATAAAGCACCTTGTCGCCTACAGCATAGCTGGTCACCGAAGAATAGTTGGCCACAGAGAAGTCACTGGCATTGAAATATCCAACCTGGAAGCTCTTGACGTTGAATCCCGAACGACGTGTATTCCACAGCAACATACCTTCAGGATAGAGCGTGGAATCTGGAGCGTCAATGTCAAGATAGTTGCTGGTCAGGAGACTGGTGATAGTGGGATAGTCGCCGGTGATGGGATCTGTGGTACCGTTAGGTGCCCAACGTGCATCAGCAAACAACACACCGTTACTGGTGGTCTGATCGCTGTTGACTATGGTCACCCACTGGTCGACGCCACCCACGTTTTCCCAACGCTTGATGATGGGATACTGCTCGAGATCGCTGGTATCAATCCAGAGATCGCCGTAGACGAGATCGGTGCCGTCGCTCTGCTCAGTGGGCTCCGAAGCCGAGATGATAGGACCTGCTGGGTCTGTAAGTGTGAGATTGTAGTTACGATAGTCGTTGCTGACTGTGCGATAACCTTTCCACTCACCACCGTCCTGGATCATGATGTCTACTTGGTTGGTAGCACTGTAATACCACAAACGTCCATCGGCAGGATCTACACTGGGAGCTGTGCTCGAAGCTGTGTACTCAAACACTTCAAAGTTGCTGAGAAGACGGCCACCAAATGGATATCTCCAGACACCTTCCACATCGACGTTGAATCCAGCATCTGCTGTGGGCGTGCCTGTGATATCTCGGAGTACGATAAATCCGCCTTCGGTGTGTATGAATGAAATAGCACCAGTAGACGAAATCAGTGCTGACACCGGATATCCTCCTAACTGGGTATTGACATCTGTGACAAAACTAGCAGCAGTAGTACCGCTCAGGGTCACGCTCACTGTGGTCAATGCGGCTGTGCCGGCTTGAGAGAAAATAATGTCCAGTTCGTCACCGGATTCAAATTCAGGATTGGTGTCGTCGGCTGTGACCACTGTTTGACCTGCGTTGTAAGAATAGAACAGTTCTATCGTACCAGTGTTGAGAAAGTCGGAGCCACTGGGCACTGGATAAGCGTCAACCAGACCAATGTGTGTGCCAAGGGGAATATTCTTACCGCCGCCTGCAGGATCGAGACCGTAAAGAATGTTAGCCCAGGTATTGAACAAAGAAACATCTTTGACGAGATAATCGCCCACAGCATCGTCGTACTGTTTGAGAACGATGTTGGCACCTTGATTTACAGGATTCATGATCTGCCATACAGATCCAGTGGGACGACCACCGTCGGTGTCACCGGTTTTCCATCTCGGAGCTTGGTAATTGTAGCCCTGCTGCAGATCTGGGGCAAGGAATATATTGTTGACGCTGAGATCAATACCGAGATCGTCGAGCAGGCCCGACGAACTTGAATCATCGATCACGATAATTCCTCCGCCGCCCGAAGATCCATCGCTTTCAGCAGTAGAATCAGCACGAAGCTGGAAAGTGTCGTTGGTGCCCACTGTGCTTGTGACTCCGGTGATGGCAGCCGAATTTACTGCAGATACAAATGATGCCACTGTGCCTGCGGAAGGCACCGACACTGTAACGCCGTTGATGATGAGATAATCACCGGGGGTCAATGTCGCGCCCGAAACTGTGTTAGTTCCCTGCACAGTGATCAGACCCGATTTCCAAAGATTAGATCCTACCAGCACCCAGGCGTTGTTGGACTGCTTCTTGTAAATGGGGTTGAATACGCTTACTGCATTAACAGCATAGTCACCAATGGCACCAATCTCTTGTTTGGGAGCATTACCGGTGATCTGCGAGGAATCTGTGATCACGATGGGAGTTTTAGAAGAGAATGCACCAGTGGCTTGGTTCCATTCAAAAATGCCCCACTGAGTTTGTGTGGTATCTAGCCAATATGTGCCATTGGCTGGAGCACCTGTGGGTCGGACCAGGGTAGCTGTGAGCTCGCTGAGGTCAATGTCAGCTCGCTGGATGTAGGCACGATTGCTGATTCCCAGCACCGAATGTGCTGCCAACAATCCATATTCGTTGAGCTCGTAACCGTTGATGGGAGTACCAGCCGATGTTTTGTAGAAGAAAGGGTTTCCAAAAGTCGCTGCTAGATCTCGCTGGCTGGTGATGAGGTATACTTTACCAGCATTGACTTTGAGTGTGCCAGCTGCGACGCCTAGTCCTGTGCCTGAAGCCTTGTTCTGGGCTGTGGCGAGCAGGATATAGGGTACCGAATTTGTTGAGGCAGGAAGATAGTTACTTTCATCAATGATGGTAACTTCTACGCCAGGAGATACAAGTGCCATATTTTCATCCTTTTTAATGGTTAAGCATATTTATTGGTGAGCCAAAAAAATGCCGTGAACAGGTGCCTTAATTAAGGTCCGCGTCGCTAAATACCGCTATGCGTCCTTTATGTCAAGTCTGTGGTAAAAATCTCGCTGCCATCAATGGATATCATCGTGGCAAAATCTACTATCGTAGCCGGTGTTCGTCCTGTATTAGGCGCGGGAAGAATCTCAAGAAGCCCAAACCACGTTGGGAACTAGCAGGATATAAAAAGAAAGCCACATGCGATCGATGTGGCTTCATAGCAAGATACCGAACTCAACTCGTGGTATATCATGTCAACGGTGATCTCAACGACTGTGAACTGAGAAATCTTAAAACTGTGTGCCTCAACTGCATCGAAGAGATCACAAAGCTGGATCTACCTTGGCGACCCGGAGACATCGAACCAGATCGTTGAGCTGGATATAAAGCTCATCCATGCTGCCGTTGTTGTCAACGATATAGTCAAATTCAGTGGCAGCCCAGGCCCACTCGCTGGAGTGCGGAGCATCATCGGGTAAATCATTGCCTGACATCAGATGGCTGCGGGCCTGGTCAAACCAGCTGGGATCTTTGCCCCTTACCACACGTACTACTATGCCGCCGGCACTGCGTATGGCATCAATCTCATTGGGGAATCTACAGTCAGATATCACCACATCATCAGAGGAATTCCTTATCTTGTTCTCCACGCTAGCGATCCAGATGTCATCGTGGAAACCTTGTCTAAGCACATTGGTTCCCCACTGCTGTAGTACCCAGCGAGGCGACAGTTGCGGTATTCCCAGGCGTTGGCTCCACCATGGATCTACCTGTTCCCGCCATTCCCGGCTGCTTTTAGTGCGTCCTTCCAGCATGTCACGATCCCAGCCAAACACAGCACTCACGGCATCTTTGAGTGTGGCTGCAAAACTATCCCTGCGAAACTCGTGTACGTTGACTAGATAGTCGGCCACTGTGTCTTTGCCGGCACCGATGAGGCCGCAAACTCCAATAATCATGCCAGTGTCTCCTCGAGCCAGAGTTTGCATGATGCCCAATCTCGATACACATGGGCACGCCCTCCTGCCGAAGTCCATTCTCCGCAGTTGCTGGACCGATCGTCGATGAGAACATCGCCGGGGCAGCAATGTCGCCATTTGTCGTGGCTAAATGGTCCAAAAAACACAGGAACATCGGGAAAATATCGATATGCCCACCAGACCTTGTCTTGGGCCGCATAGGGCATGCTGTAATCGTGTGGTATTGCTGTGAGGAAGAATACTCCATCGCCGGTGCTGCGCTGTCTCTTTGTCATCCAAGACATGAGTTCAGTGGCGCCTTCACGAACTGGGAGATCCAGGTAGAATCTCTCATTCTGGGTGAGTCGATCCCAGTCTGTTTGCGGAATGCGTTCGTTGGATTCTCGGTCCCATTCGATGCCCAGAAAGGTCTGGGCCTGCGCACGCCAGTCAGCTACCACATCATCCATGTCAATGAAAAAGTTCACACCAATTCCTTTACTTTGAGTGTTTCTAGGCTGTCCCAGAGTAGATAGATCTGCCTGCGGCAATCCTCTAGGGCATGATGGCTGGCTGGATACTTGTCAAGGGTGGGACATAGCCCATACACTGTGCGAGCATCTCTGACCACGAAAAATTTCCAGGGCAGGGCCATACCAGCTTCTTTGTAGGCATGCTCGAGTATGTTGGCATCAAATGTGGGACCGTTGGCCCAGAATCGTTTGCTTTGCCAGATCAACTTGCCCAACTCTTCCAGGCTTTGTTTCAATGGTATACGATTGTCTTCGCCAAATGCTTCCTCTTGGGCTTCGGGAGGCTGGGTCGCCCACCAAGCGATGGTTTCATCCTGCACACTGCGATTGGGTTGGCTACCAGGATCGATCCTGGCATAGTAGCTGCGATATTCGCCAAACTCGTGTCGATTCAAGGGATCAAAGCACTGTGCCGCGATAGTAAGGATGCAGGCGTCGGGTCCGGTGCCGCAGGTTTCGATGTCAATCATGATATCAGCCATGCTGGTAGTATAGCTGATTTTTTTGAAAAAGTCTAGCGACTCTTGTTGAGTCTTTGTGCCAATTTACTAGATGGATTCACTCGTTTGGTACGCTTGGTCCTTCGGGCTTGCCGGATTTTGGTCTTGGCACGAGTGCGTTTCATTTGCTGTGCCTGCGCGATGTCTGGGGCTTTACCACAATCGCTGACTGCTGGCACTGTGCGATTTTTCCTCCAACCCGATTCGCAACGCCACCGTAGAGTGACTTTACCAGTCCGAGGATTGCGGCGCCAAACCATGCGGTGCTCGTCGATGAATTCGCTGGCTCGCATCAGCCTATCACGAAAGTCAGGGGCTGACTTCCATCCACATAAAGTTTGAGATCTTCCACACAACGGTCCATCATGGCCTGACCTTCGGCTTTCATAGCAGCACCATTCAGTGTCGACCCGCCTTGTGGTCCTGCGATCGATGCGAACTTTTCTCGAGCTTCGCCGATGATGTATTTGGCAGCACCCACCATGTGATCTCGTATCCATTGGCTGATCTGATGATCGCTCAGGAGCACGATCTCGGGTCTGAGGTTGTAGGTCCATAGCAGAACTACTTCTCCAGATCCGCGTGGATCACGTATGAGTTGCAGCTTCTTGGTCACTGGATTCCATGTGTAGTTGATGTACCCACCAAACATGCGAGCCGCTAGTTCCACATACTGATTGTAAAAGTCGTAAGTGGCCAATCCACCAGCCTGATCATAGGCCAGGAGATAGATGTTCATGGCTGCCTGCGCGAAGGGATCAAAACTACTGCCGGTACCGCCAGTGCCTAGTCCGATGTTTCTGCGATAGATATTACGGACCTGGCTTACCTCTTGTGGTAGAACATACTCGTTGACATTGTCCAAGAGCTTGAGAAAACTGTAGCTTTCTTCGTAGGCATTTTGCGCTCGTTGACGATACACACCTAACGTGCGTTGATATGCAGCTTCGTAATGAGCCGGGTCCAGCTCGATGTCGACGATCTGATCACCGAGCTGTAGCTGCACATATTCAATGAGTCGTTTCTTGAGTGGGTCCAGCGTTTGATCTGCCATTTGGGGCTCCTTGCCCCAGTATTTAGCGGATCTTTAACAGTACCAAGTTCTCGTTTCCACGACCGTTGAATTTGACTTCGGTGGCCCGGATATCTTTGAAATACCGGCGATGCTGAGCTACTCCGCCCTTCAACAATGCCGGAATCTGCTCGGGTGGCTTACGCAAGGTCTTCTGAACAGAGTTGGTGGTGTCAAAGCCAATGATCGCAGACCCTTTCACGGTAAACGACCCAGCATGCGTGTCGGCTACCACATAGATCAGCTTGCGTTTCTTGGTGTCGTACAACCAGGCCTCTTGGGCGCCAACCAGTTTGGTCACAGGTTCACTGACCAGTTTGAGTTCGTCAAATTCTCGTAGATACTTGAATTTGGCTGTGAGCTTTTCAGGGCTCACTGGCTTTTTCTTGCGTGGAGCACGCTCGGTCTTCTTGATCTGTACATAACTGCCGCAGTCAGAGATGACCTGCTCGCAGAACTTGACTAGATTCCGCAGTTGCAGCTTGCCAAAATTGCCATACCCTTCCACTAGCTGTGCGTCTTTGCCCTCAATGACCAGCTCGAGCTCATCGAGTCGAGCTCGCCACTGCTGGACGATTTCTGACGTGAGTTGTGGAGCCACGTTCACGCCACGCAGAACCGTGATAGGTTTGTAATCGGCGCTCATCTTGGCACCGGCCTGGATCATGGCGTCATACATGCCTTCGAGTTCACCAGCCGCTTCCAACATCTTCTCTCGTAGTCGATCCTGGATCGTGGGTCGAGCTGCCACCGCTTCCTCGGGTTTACTGACCACTTCCTTGACTGCTCGTACAGAACTGAGATGTGACTTGATCTCATCGTTGAGCTTGAGCAGCTCGTGATCGTTGAGTTGCAGACCTCGGAGATTCATGCGAGCCAACCAACCATACACGTTGGGCACAGCAGATTCGGGCACCCTGGCGAATTCTTTGGCTTCTGCTGGTCGATCGTTGCGGACAAGCCAATCAATGATGAATTCTTTCACTTCCTTTTTGCCGTAATGGTATCCATACCAGTAAAACCCTGCTCCCAGGCGGCTGTTGCGATTGTCGCTATCGGGTTGGGTGCGCCATTCGGGTTCAGGCCCGGTGTATTTTACATCCGCGGTTTTTGGCATCAATGTCTTGATGGGTTTGTGTGCCACAGCGTTCATCTCTGCTCCTTGTGCATTAGTTTAGCCAACATGCAATGACCTTCAAAATTCTTTATGACTTGTTCAGCTTCTGTCAGCAAATGATCAAATCTAGCACTGCCCTGTCCACGATGTCTACAGTTGACCCACTCAGAGTTGGCCTGTTGTAGTAGCCTACTGGCAGCGCGGTGCATGCGGAAAAGATCCATGGTACCTGTGTTCACACTGAGATAGGCATTTTTTGCCTGGGTCAAACGGCGATCTAGTTCATGCCAGTTTTCCAAAGTCATAGTGTATTTTAGCAAAACTGGAATTTTGAGTCAACCTTGCCGCTAAATACAAGACTATGCCCAGATTGAGCCTTTGGCGACCCCAACAAACCAACGATTACCGTTTTTTTGATCGCACTATCGCCGAAATGTATCAAGTCGGCGGGGTTGACATCTATCTGCACAAGTATCTGGGCCCAAAAGTCTTGCCCGATGACCCCGGAAACGCTGATGCCACGCAGCCAGTCTATGACGAAAGCAATCCGTTGTTCATACAGGATCTCTTGCTGCTGGAAAACCGAGATCGTTCCTATGATCCCGATGTGTACCAGATGCGAGCCGTGTACCAGATCCAGGACATCGACTTTGATCTCACGCAATTTGGACTGTTCCTAAACAACGATACCTTGTTCATGACATTCCACTACAACAACATGATCGACACCATTGGTAGGAAAATCATGAGTGGCGATGTGATCGAAGTCCCAAATCTCAAAGATCCCAATCCCTTGAATGCTGCCATTACCCGGGCTCTTCCCAAATATTATGTGGTACAAGATGCTGCTTTCGCCAGCGAAGGTTTTTCGCAGACTTGGTTGCCCCATTTGTGGCGTGTGAAAGCCACACCCATGGTCAATGCACAAGAGTACCAGGAAATCATCGACCGGCCGTTCATGCCTGAAAACATCTGGGATCCAGGCAACTTCTATCCTGCAGGTACCATAGTGAATCAAGGAGATGTCTACTACGAAGCCCGTGTAGATGTGCCAGTGGGCACACCCATCACAGACACCAACTACTGGCGCGAGATCACCAACCCCACTACCATAGCTGACAAGGCCAGCACCCGCAACAAAGACCTTGAGATCAATGATGCCATACTGGCACAGGCCGAAGTAGAAGTTCCTCTCAGTGGCTACGACACTGTGAAGTTTTACATATTCCCCACCAACCCCGATGGCACACCGGCCAATCCAGCAGGTCCCACAGTGGACGGTACTGTACCCACTGTAGACTACACCGGAGTAGGAGTGGCTGATGCCAGTCAAACCCCAAGAGCCGATGGTTGGACCATGGGCTATCTCACCGGCGACGGCATAGCCCCAAATGGCCTGCCTGTGACGCCAGGCGTGAGCTTTCCTACCAACCCACAAGAAGGCGACTACTGCCTGCGCTTGGATTATTTCCCAAATCGTTTGTTTCGCTTCAACGGACGTGGTTGGCTCAAGATCGAGGACAAGGTGCGTACCAATCTCACCAATGGTCCCAGCAATCAGACGCTGCGAAGCAGTTTTGTCAACAACGAATACACCGTGTCTACCACCGATATGGGCAACATACCCAGCCGGCAGAGTCTCAGTCAAGCACTACGTCCCTTGGCCGACAACGGCGATCAAGGTGGCAACTTACCGCCTAACCCAAGACCACCAGGAAGATAATGGCTCAGCAACATTTTTACGACGAACAGATACGCAGATTCCTTTTGCAGTTTGCTAGGATCTTTTCCAACTTCCAAGTCGAGTATGGTCGTGATGAAAGCCTCGAAGCCACTTTGGTGCGTGTCCCGGTACGCTACGGTGATGCCAGCCGCCAGGCACAGACCATCATACAGGAGAACTCGGCCAACTCCATGCCATCTACTCCATTGATCACTTTTTACATCGTGGGCATGGACTACGATCGTCCTAGGATGCAAGAGCCCTACTTCGTCAACAAGATGCAGGTACGTCAACGCACCTATGATCCCGACACTGAAAGCTACGAGACCACGCAGGGCAATGCCTTCACCATCGAACGACTCATGCCAGTGCCCTATAAGATGACCATCAACTGCGATATCTGGACTTCAAATACCAACCAAAAGTTCCAGATCTTCGAACAGATCTCTACCTTGTTCAATCCTGCATTGGAAATACAAAGCACCGACAGCTACATCGATTGGACCAGCCTCACCACCGTGGACTTGGACAATGTGACTTGGAGCAGTCGTACCATCCCCCAAGGCACAGAAAATCCCATCGATATCATGACCATGAGATTCACTGTTCCTATCTGGATCTCTGCTCCGGCCAAGATCAAGAAACTGGGAGTGGTAGAGAAGATCATTTACTCGGTGTTTGATGCACAAGGTGATGCCAACGAAGCCATCACCAACAATGATCTCTTGCTGGGCACACGCCAAAAATTCACGCCTTACAACTTCCAGACCTTGCTGTTGGGCAACAAGGTACAGGTACTCAAATATTCAGCCGTGGTTGATCAGCCCAACAGCAATGTCAATCCACCCGACTCGCCGTTCAGCAACGAGTTTTGGCCTGCTGTAGTGGGCATGTATGGTGTGCTGAGGCCGGGAATTTCGCAGATAAGATTTTCTGATCAGTGGGGCGGCGATAACGAAATCATCGGAACCGTGAGCTACGACCCCACCGATGAAAGATTCTTGCTGGTTGACATCGACCAAGACACTGTGCCTGTAAACACCTTGGATCCCGTAGATGCCGTGATTGATCCCTTGCTCAGTGGTCCGGGTGCTGGTTTGCCTGCCGCAGCCGAAGGACAACGATATCTCATACTCAACGACATTGGCAGCGACACTGACACCGCATTTGCTGCTGCATGGGGCCCAGTAGTGGCCACGGCCAACGATGTGATACAGTACGCAGATGGTCAATGGCAAGTGGCATTTGACAGCGAGACTGGAACCAATGTACAATACATGACCAACATCACTACGGGATTGCAATACAGATGGACCGGCAGAGAATGGGTCAAAAGCTACGAAGGACTTTACCCGTCAGGCGAATGGAGTCTGGTTCTGTGAACGCAGTTGGTGTATGGTTTTACAGCCTCGACACACAGCGATATCTTTATCTGCTAAGGAACGATGCCAAACATCCCATGACCTGGGGACTACCCGGCGGCAAAGCCGAAGCTGGGGAAAGTTTGTTGGCTGCCATGACTCGCGAATGCCAAGAAGAGATTGGCGAGTTTCCCGATCATGTCAAGTTGGTTCCTTTAGAACAGTTTACCAGTGCCGACGGTGGGTTCGTTTATCACACGTTCTTCTGTTGTGTACTCAACGAGTTTGGTCCCAGGCTCAACGACGAACATCTGGGATATGCCTGGATTGACTCGGGTTCATGGCCCAAGCCCATGCATCCCGGACTATGGAACATGATAAACTTCGATGCTGTTCGTCAAAAAATAGACACCATCAGGACCACAGTTCACACATCACAGTAAGTGATGAAATCTCGATAGGTCATGCAACTGACATTTTTGTTGTGTCTCCACATTTCTGGAGTATTTGTCTCCGGTCCGACAAAATAAAACTTCACGCCCGGATAGGCTCGTATCACTTGATCCACGTTGGTTCGCCAGGCTTTGGTTCCCGATTCCGTGATTTTAGTATAGCCCATCACGAAAATCTCTTCGTGACCGTCAAATGCTGCAAGATACAATGGCAAAGCCATGACATCAATTTTGGGGTTGAAAGGCACGAGATAGAATTCGCCCGGATATCGGATACAATTCGTGGCTGTGGTATAACACACACGAGTTGAGGTGTACTTTTCTTTTATAAATTCTTCCAAGAGAGATCGGTCAGTTTCTACTAGAAAATCAGCCTTGATTTCCTTCCACATCTGCCCTGTGACATAGGTCTGTAGTTTTTTACTGGCCAAGAGTCCTCCACGATGACGCTCCAGTTTTGAATAGTCGAAAAAGTGTCGATCGAGGTTGGTACCGATCACAGCAGCTCGTTTCATGTGATCATTTTGTATGGGATTCTCGACCCATTCGCGTATCTCTTGTTTTTTTCCATCTACATATCTCACTTGTAGGACGATAAATTCGCCTGAATAATCTTTGCGGAATTTTTGCTGTATCATCTGACCCTCTCCTAGTCTTGATTACTTAGCCAAAAAAATAGGGCAGCGTCAGCTGCCCTATTTTAGTTACTGCCTGTGATGCTTAGAAGCGTCCAACTACCACTTCGATCACGCCTTCGGCACCATCAAAGTCGGCCAGTGCTTTACCAATCACTGTACCAACTTTGGGATCCTTCTTGGCCTTGGCTGCACCATTGCCAGCCGATACCATGAGATCACCCTTCTTGACAGGACCAACTACTTTACAAGGTACGCGACCTGTGAATGCCACAGCAACCACGTGCTCGCCAGTCTGGGCCGAGTTCATGATGTAGCTGGGGTTGGTAGATATCACGCCAGCCACTGCTGTGTCTTCGTCGTGGGCACAAACTTGTACTTCTTTGTCTCCACCAAAGCACACCACTGTACCAGGTTCGATAGCAGCATCGGCTTCATACATCTCTGCCAAGTCAGCGTACTGAGCACTTGTGGCCTTGGCAAAAATTGTGTTGAAGTAACCAGTACTAGAACCAATATTGCCGACGCCATTGGCACGACCATTTAGGATGTCACTGTTGACTATGATAGAGCCAGTTCCAGCATTCAATGTAAGATTACCATTGGATCCTGTGATGATGCTGAGTGCTCCGCTGTCAACGATGTTTCCTGTAATGTTGAGGTTGCCACCACCGATATTGCCAGTAACTGCCAGACTTCCCAGTGTACCCAACGATGTGATGTTGGTCTGTGCTGCTGTGGTCAATGTACCAGACACATTAGTAAATGTACCTGTAGTACCACTTACGTTACCAGTTGAAACGTTTCCTGTAACTGCCAGGCTGCCCAGTGTACCAACACTAGTAATGTTGGTCTGTGCTGCTGTGGTCAATGTACCAGACACATTAGTAAATGTACCTGTAGTACCACTTACGTTACCAGTGTTGACGTTGCCTGTTACAGTCAACGATCCCAGTGTACCAATTGTTGTGATGTTGGTCTGTGTTGCTGTGGTCAATGTGCCTGCAAGATTTCCACCACTGATATTGCCAGTTACAGTCAACGATCCCAGTGTACCAACACTGGTGATATTGGGCTGCGCTGCTGTGCTCAGTGTACCAGCGATTCCTGTAGCAATTACGTTGCCACTACTGATATTGCCAGTTACTGCCAGACTTGTCAGTGTACCAACACTGGTGATGTTGGGCTGTGCTGCTGTGCTCAATGTACCAGCAATTCCTGTAGCACTTACGTTGCCACCAGTGATGTTGCCTGTGACACCAAATGTTCCATCAACATTAGCGCCTGCAGTGCTTACCACCAAACGATTGGCTTGTCCGCCCACGCTCACATAAGCATTTCCATTGGGTGTTGCGATACCAATTGTTGTGGTTCCACTGGAGATAGCCGAGACGTCAACTGCACCAACGTCGATGTTGGCCTGTTGTCCGCTGCTGTTCAACACCACGAATGTGTTGGCGTCAGCAGCTTCAAGACGCAGGGGTCCGAGGTAAATGGTGTTACCTGCCAGATACAGGTCGTTCCAAGCTGCAGTATTGCTACCCAAGTTATATGTGACATTGGCTGTAGGCAGCAGGTTACCAGTGATATCGATATCAGCGGTGTTGGCTGAAGCTTCGATCTGAGCAGAAGCATCACCATTGCTGATACCCATGATAGTGGTAGTTGTTGTGATCTCGCGTACTTCAATCACGTCACCTACTTCAGGAGCTTCAGTAAATGTCAGTGTAGTTCCGCCTGTTACAGCGTAAGCTGTCACGGGCAACTGTACCACACCGTTGATGCTGACGATACAGGAAGCTGTGGTCTGGTTAGAGCTCAATGTAAACACTGTGGTAGCACCGTCACCGTTGAAGGTTTCGGAAGCGATCACTGTGAACTCAACACCGGCTGTGGTCCAGCTGTTGTTGTCATAGAACTCAAACTGGTCGAGCTGGCTGTTGAATCGGATCATACCACTCACAGGTGCTAGCGGACGCTGGCTTGTATTACCCACGGGGATGATCATTGAGCTTGCACCACCAATGGTGAGCAAGGAGTCTGTAACCGGTGTTCCAGTGTTGATCAACACTGTGTCGGCCCCAGAATCAACTACCAGCAAATTGGCAGCATTGTTGCCCGAGAACACAAAGTCAATGTCGTCACCAGCAGCATTGAATGTTACTTTGCCGTTGGTACCAGTTACGTCATCACCAGAGATCACGATGTTGCCCAGCGCAGCAGTAGTTGTCACTGACAGGTTGTTAGCCGAAGCATTTCCTGTGATTTCAGCGGAACCGCTAGTAATAAGGTTTCCACCTGTTACGTTGCCTGTGGCACTTACGATACCAGCTGTGATTACATTACCGCCTGTGACGTTGCCTGTAGCAGTCATTTCACCTGCTGTGATCAGGTTACCGCCTGTGACGTTGCCTGTGGCACTTACGATACCAGCTGTGAGTACATTACCACCTGTTACGTTGCCTGTGGCAAGAACTTGACCAGAAGTGATCAGGTTTCCACCTGCTACATTACCGCTGATAGTGAGTGTAGCACCGCTGACATCGCCAATCGCAACCAGATTTCCACCTGTTACATTGCCTGTGGCGCTCACGATACCAGCTGTGGTTACGTTGCCACCGCTTACATTGCCTGTAGCACTTACAATACCAGCTGTGAGTACATTACCACCTGTGACGTTGCCTGTGGCACTTACGATACCAGCTGTGAGTACATTACCACCCGTGACATTTCCAACTGCGGTCACTGTAGTACCGGCATTGACAGCATTAACAGCGTTGAGGTTTCCACCGTTGATGTTGCCGCTAATTACCAGGCTGTTACCAATCAGTGCGTTGCTGGCTACTACGTCAAATGCGTTGACATTGCCAGTAGCAGTGACACCGCCCACTGTGGTGATGTTGCCGCCAGCTACGTTGCCTGTGGCAAGAACTTGTCCCACTGTGGTCAGGTTTCCACCGCTCACGTTGCCTGTGGCACTTACGATACCGCTGGACAGTACATTACCGCCAGATACGTTACCAATTGCATCAACTGCACCAGCTGTGGTCAGGTTTCCACCAGCCACGTTGCCAACTGCATCAACACGACCAGCTGTGGTCAAGTTTCCACCAGCCACGTTACCTGTGGCATCAACACGACCAGCTGTGGTTACATTGCCGCCGCTTACATTACCTGTAGCACTTACGATACCAGCTGTGAGTACATTACCACCTGTTACGTTGCCTGTGGCAGTCATCACGCCCGAAGTGATCAGGTTACCTGCATCAACGTTGCCTGTAGCAAACACAAAGTTTGCAGCTACATTACCAGCAGTGTTGACGTTACCTGCATCAACGTTGCCAACTGCAACTACTTTGCCTGTGGTGTTGAGGTTGCCAGCATCGACATTGCCCACAACTGACAATGTGGTACCGTACAGTCCATTGACAGCGACAACATTGGCACCAATTACGTTGCCTGTGGCAGATACAAAACCACTGGCCAACAAGTTAGCACCGCTTACGTTGCCCGAAGCAGCTACATAACCACTGGCCAACAAGTTAGCACCGCTGATGTTGCCTGTGGCTGTGACGCTTGTTCCAGCTGTGACTGCGCCGTTGGAGTTGACGTTACCAGCTACTACGTTGCCTGTGAGTGTGAGTGTGGTACCTGTGGCGTTGCCAATGTTGGGAGTTACCAGGTTAGCACCTGCTTTAACTACCACGTTGTCAGCTACGATAGCTGTGGTATCGTTGTCAACGTTGACGAACAGTGTACTACCTGTTTTGCCCAGACCGTTACCAGCAACGATCGAACCTGCACCCGAGAACTGCTGGAACGTGATAGGTGTTGTGCCCACTGTGACTGGAGCGTTGGTAGTACATACCCAGCCCGAATCAAAGTTCACTGTACCTTCTTCGACAAACGTAAACGCACCAGGGAACTCACCGCTGGGGCTTCCGTTGTCCATGTCTGTGGAACGTGTCAGTTCAAACGGTACGCTGGGTGTACCCGCTGTGGTCACTACGTAGATACCGTTGTAAGGCTCATCAGCACCGGTTTCGTTCTTGATCAGCACGCGATCGCCAGTGGATACTGTTACACCGTCAATCTCGAGGTTACCAGCTGCAGAAGCTGTGATTGTAGCGCCAACACCAGCATTACCGTTGTTATAGGTAAATGCAGGCAGAGGTGCTGTAGTAGCAACTACCACCGAAGCTTTGACATCGAGACCCTGTGCTACCGAGTCAACATAGCCTTTGGTTGCGGCATCGTTGTCGTTGCTGGGTTCAGCCAGTGTGGTGATTCTGACGTTGCCAACGTCGATGGTACCTGTACCAGTAGCATTAAGGATGATGCTGTGGTTACCAGCAGGTGCATAGATATTGAAGTCGCCAGTGACGCCAAACAGTGCATCGCCAAAGAGATTGTCACCAGTGACGTTACCGGATGCTATTACTGCGCCCAGTGTAGTAAGGTTACCTCCTGACACATTGCCTGTGGCAGCGATTGTGCCCGAAGCACTGATATTACCACCAGAGATGTTACCGCCAGCTGTGATGCTGTTTGTTGCCGAAATATGAGCGGAACTGTCAATGTTGCCAGTGGCCACTACTTTTCCACCAGTGTTGAGGTTACCAGCCAGCACATTGCCTGTGACTGTGGCTGTACCAGAAGCAGAAAGATTAGCTACGTCAACGTCGCCAGTGAATGTACCAGTTGCAGCAGACACTTTACCAGTTGTGGTCAGGTTTCCACCGCTCACGTTGCCTGTGGCACTTACGAGGCCAGCTGTGGTCAGGTTTCCACCGCTCACGTTGCCTGTGGCACTTACGAGGCCAGCTGTGGTCAGGTTTCCACCGCTCACGTTGCCTGTGGCACTTACGATACCGCTGGAGATCACGTTACCAGCTGTGACGTTTCCAGAAGCTACCACGGTCTGACCGTTGATGCTGGTGTTGGATGTGATCACGTTGCCAGTGACATTGTTCACTGCCGAAAGGTTGTTGGCACTGAACGAACCAGCAATAGAAGCATTGTTGGCTTCGAGGTTTCCAGCTGTTACGAGGTTTCCGCCTACAACATTGCCTGTGGCTGTGATGTTGCCTGTGGCAGTCACTGCACCAGCTGTGATCAGGTTTCCACCTGTTACGTTGCCTGTGGCAGTTACAACACCAACTGTGATCACGTTGCCAGCTGTGACATTACCTGTGGCATCAATAGCACCGCTAGCAGCAAGATTTCCACCTGCGATGTTACCAACTGCTGTGATGATACCAGCTGAACTGAGGTTTCCACCTGCGATGTTGCCAGTCACGCTCAAAGAAGCGCCATACAGCCCTGCTGTGGCCAATACGTTGCCACCTGATACGTTGCCTGTGGCAGTGACATTGGCTGTAGCAATAACATTGGCACCAGTAACGTTGCCGCCAGCTGTGACAGCATTGGAAGCGTTAAACGATTCAGCGTTGGCTACTGCGTCTGAGCCATTGGCAGAAATGGTGACAACAGGGATGGTACGATCAGTTGTAGTCTGGGAAAGCTCAACATTGCCCAGATACAGTGTGTTGCCACTGAGGTAAAGATCCTTGAAACGATGAGAAGCATTGCCCAGGCTGTAAGTATTAGCCACAGATACCAGGATGTTGCCGTTGGCAAAAATCTCGCCTTCGATAGTGGCGTTGTTGTTGACTGTGAGGTCGTTGCTGATAGTTACATTAGCAGGCAAGCCGATTGTAACATTGTCTGTGGCGCCTACTGCGACGTCGACTTCATTAGTGGTGCCAAGGAATCTAAGGTACTCGCCCTTTTTGACTTCTTGGGGGCTGGCATTTGCTGCATCAGTGACAAAGAAGCCGCCGCTGGTTTCGTCGAGAACAAACTTCTTGGTTGCAGCATCAGTGTTGGCCACAGGATACTGCACATTGCCGATGATGCTGTTGCCAACATCAATGGTTTTTTGACCGTCAACAAAGAGGTTGCCCAGTGTGACATTGCCAGTAAATGTGCTGATTCCTGTTACCGAAAGATTTCCAGTCACAGCAGAATCCAGAGATTTCACGCTGGCATAGCTGTTGATAGTGATAGTTGTGTTTGTGACTTCGCTAGAAGTGAATGCGGCTGCAAACAATCCTTCGCTTTCGTCCCAGACAAACGCGATGTTATCGCTGGTACCACGCTTGCCAATAAAGCCAATGTCCAGCGTGGGCGATCCGGTCTGTGCAGCAGCAAGCAGCAGCAGTGGATCTTCGACGACCACGTTAACGGTGTCGATTGTTGTTGTGTTACCTTGTACAGTAAGGTTACCTGCGACAGTAAGATCGCTACCATAAGTCAGGTTGTTAGAGATCTTACCCGAGGTGATCGAGTAATCCTGCAGCTTAACTGCAGCATTGATACCCACATACGCATTACCTGCCGATGCGTCGGATATCTGATTATTATTAATTCGTGTCACGGCCATTTTTTAGTCTCCCGCCCCATGGGCATCCAGCATATTTACCGAAATCATAGGAAATCAGTCTTCGTGCCTGGCAAAAAGACAGAGTGGATTTTTTGGGAGAACGCTTGGTCGTTGCGACCGTTGATGTTGTGTTTTTATTTAGTCAGGTCAGCAAAATCATCGACAAACAAATACCAATATACGATGATGTCCGCTTCTGCAGCTTTCCAGAGCTTTGCCTATGATCACGCCCGGGCGCCAGTGCTCAGACTCCAATCGGCATGCATACCCTGGCAAGTCTGAAGTGGTCAGGATATCGCCTTTGCTCACAGGGCCCACTACCAAACAAGGGACCTGACCGGTAAGTGCTAGATCCACTGTGATTCCGGATGCTCCGCTATTCATGAGATAGGCTGGATCAGTGGAAACTATGCCAGCGGCCCTGGGATCGGCGTAACGATCACATAGTGTGACTTGCTGGGATCCACCAAACACTAACACAGTGCCTGGTGAATACACCTGATCGCTGATGAATTTTTCTGCCACGTCGGCATATTGTGCAGATGTGGCTCGTGCAAATATGGTGTCAAAATAATTAGAGCTCGATCCAATATTTCCCACACCGTTACCGTTGGCATTGATGACATTGCCCACAGTGATCGAACCCGTTGACACTGACATGTTACCGCCGGTGATATTGCCAGTCACTGTCAACGACCCCAACGTACCCACAGCAGTGATATTGGGCTGACCGGCTGTGGTCAACGTTCCGCCAATGTTTCCTGAATACGTGGGCAGATAGTTGGCTACATCAGTGTTGCCATAAGTGGCAATAGTGACCACACCTGACTGACCATTCACAGATATCACATTGGCAGTGGCTGTGGTTATAAATCCCGAATCATTGACGAGATTTGACGTGTGAGTGGGTATCGTGGGCGTATTGATAAGATCGGTGTAGTCGCCAGAGGTTGCCACATTGGCCAGGCCAATGACATTGGCTGCTGGTACAGAGCTGACTACTATATCAGTGAGTTGGCTACCGTTCCCAACATAGTTTCCAGCAGTGATATCACCGGTGATCGTGATGCCCGACGTTGATATCACTGCCACTGTGGATCCGCCCACAGTAGCTTGTATGTTACCGTTGGGTGCAGCAAAGTCAATCTCGCTGGTACCGCTGGCTATGGCATCGCTGACGATTTCGGCATTGGCATCAAGTGTGGCTGGGGTAACGCCATCGGGACCAAAAAACCCAATGACATTGCCCGTGGTATTTTTGACCACGATATTGCCAAGCACCAGGGTGTTGCCCGACAGCCAGAGATCGCTCCAACGCAGATCAGTGTTGCCCAAGGAATACGTGATGTTGGCCGATGGCAGTAGGTTGCCCGTGAGGTCAATGGTTCCTGTAGAAAGTATCGTGACATCCCCGGATGTTTCTGTACGAACCAAAGCATTGCCCGACACATTGTCAATAAACGTCACAGTTTCAGTGGCCGAGATATATCTTATTTGTACCGTGTCTGTGGGTTCGGGTATCTCAGCAAATGTGATCGAATTACCAGTGATGCTGTATGACACTGCCGGTGTCTGCATGATGCCGTTGATGGTGACCAATACCGTGTCGTCAGTGGCATCATAATTCAAAACAAAAGTATCCGTGATGCCGTCGGGATTGATGGTCTGATTGCTGATATTAAATGTCGATCCGCCAGCAGGCACCCAGCTGTTGCCGTCATAGACTTCCAAGACCACTGTTTCTGAATTGAATCGTATGGTTCCTGTACTGGCCGGCACAGGTTGTTGAGCTGTGTTACCCACAGGTACCAGGAGTCCTGTGGTGGTGTCAATGATTGCTATACCGTTGCCTGTGGGCTCAAGCACGATGTTACCAATCGTGCCATCGGTGGTGATCGTGGTGTTGGCCACACGCAGGTTAGCTAGATTGACATTACCGGATCCACTGTTGATGCCCACTGCGCCCACATATCGGTAACCCGACACATAGATCACCTTGCCCGAGGTCAAGGTAGAAGGTATGGTCTCACCAATGAAATTGAGCACACCAGCTTGTGTGTCAAAGTAGTACTCGCCGGCACCACCAATACCTGCTGCAAAAATCTGAGTGCCCGTGGCTTCAACGTTGGCCACACCCGGACTATCAACATAGATCTTGGGCAGCCATGTGGATCCAAACTCTTGAGGTATCCAATAGTCAAGATTTGTCAACCAAGTTGGTCTCACTCCACCAATGGGCGGTACCGTAGTGTCGGCCACGCATTCGACAGCATTGGCTCCGGTGTAGGCTTGTGCGATATTGGCCAATGCCTGTGCTGTTCCAGGTATCTGATCGCTGTCCATCCAAATGATGTCGCCACGCAGCAGCGGGGGACTGGCGATGCTTTCGTTGCTGGCTCCTTTGACCGTGGCATTGGCTGTTTTGGCTACACCTTGCAGCTTCTTGAACAGCAGATCAACGTATTGAGCTAGAGATACGGCCATCAGTTAGTCGCCTGTTGTAATGACAGAGCCGTGACACTCTGACCGGATGTGAGTGCGATTCTCACATAGATTTCATTGGTAGCTGTGCCGGAACTAGACACTGTACCAAACGTACAGGTCTTGCTGGCATTGGCCACCGTGGTATTCACTTGTACAACACCACCTAGGCTGCAACCATCGCTGCCGTTGCCGGGTGCGTTCACGCCAGGGTATCCACTGCCAGCATAGGCCACAGTCATGTCTATCCAGCCATTGGCGCCCGAGCTCGAATCTATGGCTGATCCAGGAAGGGCCACCCACATTCCGGCCACGTTGCCCGAATAGCGTATGTCAAACTTGCTGACATCGGTGCGAACAAACTTGATGGTGAAATACTGTGTGCCACTGCGTCCCACAGACAGATCAGGGCCCACAGGAAGATATCCTGTACTGTAATTGGTCTGGTCATGTCTCAGCACACCTTGGCTGCCTGATCCAACCACCACAGCATCATAGGTCTGCAAAGGGCCGTTTTGACTGTCAAATGCGGTAGCGCTGGCTGTGTAAGCCGGCGTGTTTCCACTGCCTGGGTTCGCTATACGCACGGCGTTGCCTGATCCAGTTCCCACATTAGTGACCACCACGTTGCCTTCGTCAACGGCTGTGGCTGTACCTGTTTTTCTCAGCACTGTTGCACCGGGACTGAAGGTATTTGATCCGGTGTTGTAGCTATTGGTCACCGATATCGAAGGCCCTGTGCTGCTAGATCCAAACCCGGTAGTGACGGACACGGTTGTCGAAGCTGTAACTGCTCCGGTGTTGGCATAGAGATTCTGTGCCAAGGGCGTGGATATGCCGGCTGCAGCATAGGTTATCGCGGCCGGGGCAGCAAAACTACCTCCTGCTGCGGTGGTTGATGTGAGATTGTTGGAATTGGGATACATGTTCGCTGACAGGCGATTCACGTCAAACCCAATGGTAAACTGAGTACTCGAAGTGTAGTGCGGTATGGTGCTGGTATAGCTGAAACTGTTGGAAGTTGGAGCTATCGAGGTGTTTGTAAACTGTGGGGCTGCCACAGTAGAGTTGTCATAATACCAGGATGGCGTATTTGTTGACCCAGCACCGCTGTGAGTCATTCCAACTTCGTTCCAGCCCGAAGTCACTGTGCCTGCGCCGCGAGCTGAAAACACATACCAGAAACCTGAAGCGATGTTGGCATTGGCCACGTTGTAGTCATAGTTGTTGGTGACTACAAGGTTGCTGTAGGTACCATTGGCAGTGGGATTAGCTCCCGAGTTGAAGGTAACATTGCCAGCACCTGTGCCATTGAGGTACAGGGTCAATGTGCCTGAATCTCCTGGTCCGGTATTGGAAATAGTATTGGTTGAATAAGAACTGCCACGTATCACCGACACCAAAGTACCAGCTGCTACTGCTTTGTTGGCGCCAGGCGTGTTGTCAGGTTGAGTAAACCCCAAACACATGCGAGCCGATGTGGTAGATGTAGTAATCGAAAGGGAACTTGATCCAGGAAAGGCTGGTGGAGCTGGAGGTACCAGCTTGCCGAGTATCACGTTGAGTTGTGCTATGCCGTCGGTCACTGATGTATTCGCTGTCAAAGTTACTGCATTACTGACGAGATTTCCCGCCGATGGTGTGCCAAGATCTACTAGATTACCCAGCACGCCAGTGATGTTAGATGTGCTGGTCCAATCAAGATTTCCAGCTCCGTCTGTGGTAAGAACAAATCCTAGGCTTCCGCCCAGTATTTCGATGTTGGCTGCACTGCCAAGTTCAAGGCGTCCTGATGCAGCCGATATAGAGTTGCCCGATATCGTAACACCGTCAAACACCGAATTACCAACAATGTTGACGGTGTTAGCAAACACTCCGTCAATGACAACAACATTGGCTGCATCGATGTTGCCGGCTGAAATATTTCCACCCACGGTGAGAACATGGGTAGTAGCAGCAGTGTTTACACCAATCCGTTGATTGACCACATCAACGACCAAAAGATCAGTCTGGAAAGTGAGATTAGATCCACGCTGCAGATTGTCCTGCAGTATATTTCCTGAAATTTTGTTGATTGACATCAGCGGCCCTTTATCCCTTATTTATGGGATCAACTATCGCTATGGATAACGGATATAGGCTCACCCGAAGGCGGTGCAGATGTGAATGTGATAGTGATAGTTCCGTTTACAGTGTAGGCAACACCGGGAGTTTGATAGATTGATCCCACAAACACAATGATCTGCGTTGCCTGGGATTCAGCCACGCTCATGTTAAAACTAACAGTGCTTCCATCACCGGTAAAGGCATCCACTGTGTAGTTGATAGCACCGCTCTCGCCCAGTTGCACAAACTGTATCCCGTCAAAGAATTCAATGGCACCAAGCTCGGTGTTGAATCGCGTGAGACCAAATACAGGGCTGTCAGGACGACTCGAGCTGGGTCCGTAAGGCAAAAGAACGCCCGACGATCCCGATTGCAGCCTACGATTTTTAACAAAATAGCCCATTAGATAGTGGTGTAACTGGTGACCACGGTCACGGAATTACCTGCGCTGGCTGCGATCTGTATGGTGTCATTGTTGCCTAGCAGCAGTTTTTCACCGCCGGAATAGAGCTGATAGGTGTCTCCGCTGCCGTTGCCGGCAGCATTAAGCTCAAGGCCTGTGATGATCACGTTGTCATTGCCAGCTGTATCTCCAGCTGGCACTGCATGTATGTCTACCGACACGTTAGAGGCAGCATAGTTACATATGCTCATAAATGTGATGGCCGTGTTGCCCGAACTCACATACACGTTTCCGGCACTGGTAGTCACACTGGCTGTTGCGATTGGCATGATACTTCCTTAAAAAATGATTGAAAACACGATGGCCGCACTCTTGCTGACCAACTCGTCTTCGGTAATAGAGCTCTTGACATAAAGTCCAGTACCTCCACTACCTTGTTGATTGTGATAAAGAGCCACAGTGTTGGCCGTGGCAGGTGGCGCTGTACCTACATTTCCAAACGAGAGATGCCCTTGTAGGGTAACTCGATCGTTGGCGTAATCATAAGAAAAATCAGAATAACCGCCAAATACATTCCCTGCATCGTGGATCTGGATACTATAGAGAGGACCGCCTACGCTGCCAGCCGTAGCTACACCGATGGTCTGATAGGCAGTGATCTCGCTGCCATCTTCGTTGACATTGGGGCTGATCTGCCAGGTCAATGAGTCGTTGTCAAATCTCAGTCCAGCATAGGTTGAACTAGATGTTTTAGTAACCAGTCCTTGACTAAAGAAAAGAGCGTTAGCTTCATTAGGACCTATATTGTGTGCAGCTACCAGAATAAAAGGATCATCAACTTTGAGTTCAGTGGTCTCAATGTAGGTCACGTTTCCTTCTACATTGAGGTTGCCGTTGATGATCACATTTCCATCGCCACTGTCTACAGTGATGATGTAGTCGCCGCTAACGTTTTTGTAGGTATTCATCCAGAGATCCTTTGCCCTTATTTATTAGCAAAATCAAGTCAGAGATAGGCATTGTCAACCAGTTTGGTACTGCATCAAAGTCTGCGACACGCGCAGTGGTATCACCATGAACTCGTACGAATCTCTGACCGGGATGGTCCCGTGCCACCGTGATCAGCTGACGCACCCAGTTACCTGTGAAGGTGGGGAGATCGCCGGTTTTTTTGTAAAAATCCGTGTCAGCATAGACATTGTTGAATCTACCGTCAGCATCGGGCCCAAGATCAAAACCCAACAAGATCACAGGATTGTGTCGATCCATGGCTGCCAGTCCAGCAGCAATGGGACCTGAACTGAATCCTCGATAGCAGTCAGGAACCTTCTGCGCCCCTGTGCCTGGCAAGGGCCTGCGAGTGTAAAACCGATTGTTTTTTGCATAGCCCGATGCTTGTATTTCTTCGCTGATGGGTCGATCTGTAGCTACCAATACCGTGGGGGTGCTTGTACGATAAAGGGCATTGCAGCCGTACACAGCACCATGCCGTAAGAGATCGTGGACATCAATGCCCCTACGACTAACACCATTGCCAAGAACAAATGCGGTCATAAAAAATCCTCCTTGTATGTAGCGCAAGGAGGATCCAGAGCCTGCGATATTTAAGAAGTATAGTTTTCTGTGATCGCGAGGGGGTTGGTGTTGCCGCGTGTTCCCGATTTGATCTCAGTTCCTTCGTCGCTGAAGAAGTTGATCACATAACGATTGTCGCTGTAGTCTAAGGCCCATTTGTTTGTGAGCTTCTTGACAAGGATATCAGAACTGTCGCCGGCAAAAATAGCGATGTTCATGTTGCCGGCTGTGAGGTTTCCAGTGGCTTGATTGGCCAAGATGCACTGGAAGGTGTTGCCCGAAGTCTGACCATACACCAGATATGTGGTAGAACCTTTTTGGCGGATGATGTAGCCTGCTTCTTCGGCGCTTTCGCCGGCGCCAAAAACCTGGCACTTGACCACTGGATAGCTGGTAGTGGCCACAGAAGCGTTGGCGCCACCTACTACACCCAAGAACTGGGTAGTGTTGAGAGTGGCCGGGTAAACTGGGTTTTCTAGCTGGTCAAAGCTGTTAAAACCAACATCTTTGGTTGTAGTTTTCTTGATCTTGAGAGGACGTCCCATTTGTTTTCTCCTTAAAAGAAGTCCGATCCGGGTTCTATCCGGTACGCGGTGGGTATTAATCGCCGCATAAAACGCAGAATACGTTGATAGTATTTAACATAGATTTACGAAAAATAATCCAGGAATAAATATTTTTATGTCAGACATAGTAAATTTGCAACACAACGACAACCATCGAAAAATAACCGTTAAATGGCCCAAAGACGAGTCAGGTCGTCCCATTGAAATAAATGTCTGGATGAAGACTTTGCCGCAGGAGGAGCAAGATCTCTGGCAAGAGGTTCATCTCGAACATGAAAAAATGGTAGCTGATGCTATGGCAGCCGGGGATGCCTGGAAAGAATTTACCGAGGACGGTCCGATTATCAATTGGAAGTCAACGGAAATTCACGATCAGTGGTGTGATACCATCCCTGAGAGTCGCAACACAATCTATCTAGAATTTTGGCAAAAGTTTCGTTCAGCATTCAGCGATTAAATTTGCCAACTTTTACGGAAACTGTATACCCATACCGGTCTTACCGTGCTGTTTGACTGAAACTCGCGATTACTATTGTCTGTGCTGGCTGACTCTTCGACTACGCACGAAAACACTCGATTAGAAAAAGTATCTTGGGCACCGCCGGTTACCCCTGACCCTTGTATCACATATGTGGCTGATCTACTTTCAAAATCTAGTAGATACGTGGTCATATCTCTAGATCCAAGATCTGTCACCGTTGACCCGGTATAGATCACTCCTACACCGTTGAAAGAATTAGAATTAGGAGTCCGCTTCACCACCCATTTACCTGTGATTGAGATCTGGCATTGATCCGCAGGATATGTAATACCAGTACTGATATCAGTGTAAGATGTGAGATCGTTGCCCACTGTGGATATAGTCCATGCCTGTGCCGATAAAGAAAGTGTTCCGCCCGACAACGGCTTAGGATGGGTGAGACTGAGACCAAATGTAGCTCCGTCGTTGTAACCAGATTGACTAAATTTCCAAAGACCTTGATTTACTATTTCAAGCCCACTAGAAGCTGTGAGTTCAGCTGTGCCAGAATATCCCGGAGGAGTGAAAAATGATGTCATACATCTATTTACTCAGTATCAAACATAAATAAACACAACAAAAGGAAACCACCATGGCTTTTACTTCAACTCAGAATCAAGACGGAACAATCACTTGTGTTATTGACACCGGTGAGCCTTACAATTTTGTCGCTTGGCTAGAAGCTAACGTCACAAATCCCGAAGATCTCACTGACTTTCTAGCAATGGAGCAAAGTTTAGTTGCCCAAAATGAACTTCTTATTTCTCAAGAAAAACTACAAGTCACTGTCAACGGCAATGTGGTAACTAAAATCTATCAAAGTAGAGAAGATCTTGATTTAGGATTTGTGACTCCAATTTCTTCTCATCCAAAAGAATTACTGTTTCGTCAACTTCGTGCAACATATCAGCATCTTCACAATTCAGATTTAAATTTAGAATCATTAGATAACCAAACTTTGAGATCGTTAATCGATTCCAATTAAATTCTACATTTAATCAACAAAACCCGCGTTAGCGGGTTTTGTTTTTGTATCTATGAATAAGACTGTACAAACATCAACAAAAAAGCCCCTTTCGGGGCTTTTTTGTTTTGTTACGATTCTCTGATTAGGAGAACGACAGGTTAGAAACAGCGATCTCACCAACATAGTCGCCTGCGTTGCCAAAGGACGAGGCTGTGTTTGTAAGCTCGATGTAGCCATAACGTGTCATGAAGCTCACAACGGGTTCAAACGTTGTGGGATCCAGAACAACACCAGAGCTCATGAGGGGGATGTAGGGGCAGTAGAATGCTGCTGCGTCAGCCTCAGACGAACCCTTGTAACCAACCAGCACAGGTGTGGAGTCGCTGGCATAGGAGTCAACGAACACACGCATTGCGCCGTTCAGTGTTCCAACGAACTTGGTGTTGGTAGGTGCTTCGAAAGTACCTTCTGTAGTACGAGCAAAAGCAGAAGTTGTTGCGGACTGGAGCACAGTCAACGAAGCGGGCGAAACAACTGCCCAGTTACCTGCGCCACGGCGTGTACGCTGAGCGATCAGGTTAGCAACACGATTGATGAGAACAGCAAGAGCAGCGTGCTCGTCACCAACGAATGTAGCTGTACCAGAAACGGTAGCTTGGTTGTATGTGAACTCTGTAGTGGCCAGGCTGCGGAGGCTCAGGAGGATCTCCTGATCGATTTCAGCAGTGATTTCCTGGGCAAGTGCGGCCATGATTTCTGCCTCAACGTCAATACCGTGCATGGCTTGTGCGTCTTGAGCAGCTTCAAATGTCCAGCGAGCTTGCAGTTTACGAGTTTTGGCTTCAACAGCCTGCTTCAGGATCTGCACGGAGATCTGACGACCACCGTTGCCCTCGAGCAGAGCAGTTGTGCCACCAGCATAACCCTGGGCAGCAGTTTGTGTTGTAGCAGCGTTGTCAGCACCACGAGCGCCAGCGGAGTAAGCAACAGCGATCTTAAATGGTGACAGAGCTTCTTCACCAGCAACTACGGAAGTAGCGGCTGCTGTTTGGTCAGTCATGGTCGAAGCATAACGCACACGCAGAGTGTGGATCTGGCCAACAGGACCAGTCATGGGCTGCACACCAACGAGTTCGTTAGCGATGACAGTGGGCATGACCCGTCGAATCACTGGCAGGATCACACGGTTCAGAGTGGCGATGTTACCCGAAACTGTAGAACCGGGGCTGGCATTCTCTTTCAGGTACTTGCGAGTGTTCTCAAGGATTACACCCATTGTATTGCGACGGCTACCTTTGAGGCCTTCCATGAGGGCATCTTTGGTCTCGTCCCAACGGCTTTCAAGCAGTTCTTGTGACATTCTATGTCTCCTTTATATTACAGTCCTGCCAGGCGTTTGATGTCGATCACGTTGGAACGAGATTCGTCTTCAACTGCCTTGACACTTTTATCACCAGTGACTTCGACATGGCTTTCAGCGATCACTTGACGAGCTTTCGATGATTTGCCTTCAGCGAGTACTGCTGGTAGATATTTCTCAAAAGCGTTCTTCAAACGGTTGGTTTGAACGCTTTCCAAGAGATTCTTCATGACCTCACGCTTTTCCTCGTTGAGAGGACTCAGCAGCTCTTCCATTGTGCTTTGACGCACATTGGATTCTTTGATCATGCGAATCTCACGGTCCTTGGACTCAACGAGAACTTTGGCTTTCTCGAGGGTCTGGGTGGCTTCTGCCAGTTGACGGTTCTTGTCTTGAACAAGCTGCGAGAGCTTGCGGACTTCGGCGTTCTCATTGAGATGAGTAGCACCAAATTCGGCAGCAAACGCTTCAAACAAGCGACGACCAAAATTGTTCTCTCGAGCAATCTTGATGTCTTCTTGCAACTGGGTCAGTTCGGCCCGGAGATGCTGGCTAACAGCCCGGCTCATCTTGTTAGCAGATTCTTTGATGAATCGTGCTTTCAGTGATTCCAGCTTGGATCTTGCTTCGCTGACCAGACGCACTTTGGTTTCCACCAAGTCACGCTTGTCTTCGGCAAATTCCCGGATCTCTTCAGCAAGGGCACGCACCACGAATTTCTCGAGTTTCTTGAATCCTTCGTTGTGCTGTTTGCGATCCTTGCGCAGTTCGCCGATTTCTTCGGCAAGTTTAGAAACCATGAAGCTGTCAAACTTCGAGGCACTTTCTTTCATCTTGCTTTGGAAACGAACGCGATCTTCGGCCAGTGCTTGCTTTTCAGCAGTCACAGCCTGGATCTCTGCAGAGAGACCTTCTGTTACCATGCGATCTAGGGCTTCCACCATCACTGTTTTGTCATGCTCATAGCGTTGTGCAAACTCTTCGCGGAGTTCTGCACGCACTTGCTCACGAGCTTCATTGAGCTTGGTTTCCCAGGCTTCAGAAATCGCTGTGCGAGTGTCTTCATTGATAAGATCGCTATCTAGTAGTGGTTTCAGTGCATCAAACATGCGATTCTCCTAGATTTTGAGATCATTGATGAGCTTGATTACTTCGCTCTTCAAGTATCTCTGTACTTTGTTGTCCTGACCAGCATCGCGTGCTATCTCGAGGGTACGATGACCATATTTCATGTTCATGAGTCCTTCGTAGATAGCCTTGGGATATGCGTTGGGAGCGCTGGGCTGGGCAACAATATCGACAGTGACTATCTCAAAGTCACTGACGTATCCTGTACGGTCGTCGACATTACCGCTGCCACGACTCGAAACTCCTAGCTTCACACCAGAATTCAGCATGGTAGAAACCAGCTGACCCATGGGCGTGGGCAATATTTTTAGTTTTCCAAAACCGTTGGGACCGTCCATCCACATCGAAGTGATGATGTGACTGACTCGATCTAGGTTTACTTTGAGATCATCGGGGTGATCAACTTCGCCCATGACACTGTAGCCTTCGGTGATCTGCTCGTTCAGTGTTTGCACTGCACGCTCGATCTCTTGCACAGGGTAAACACGCTCATTGGCATTTTTAACCCCGCCTTGGATACAGATACCTTTCATATAGAGATCCTTACCTTCTCCCGCGCCTTCCACAACAATGTTGGCTTGGTTGAAGGTAAGATTTTCTCTTAGGTAAAGAGCCATTTACCCGGATCCTTATTGGATAACAGACTTGGTGTTGACACCGGAGGCCTGTGCCAGATGGGGCTTGGTTGCAGGCTTGGGTTCTTGTGTGCTTTGAGCAGGTGTGTTACCAACCTTGCCGATGGCATCTTTTGCTGTGGGAGCAGGACGTCCTTGCGCTGTATCGCCAGTCATCTTGACGGGCTGAGCCATTGCACCTTTAGCGCCAGCATTGGCAGCCACAGGGCTCTTGTTGTTAGCACCGTTATCGCCGTGTGTGGGCTTGGGCACTGCTTTCAGTGTCACAGCTTCCATCATGCCTTCGGTTTCAAACTCGTCGTCAGCTACTTCAATGTCAGTCATGTCGTCGCCACCGTCAGTGTCAACTTCCATGTCCATGTCCATCTCTTCGCCTTCTTCGTCGCCCATGTCTTCATCGCCGCCCATGAGAGCTTCAAATTCAGCCATGAGTTCGTCGAGCTTGTCTTCGAGATCAACCACACGATCTTCCAGCTCTTCGTTGCCGCCCATGTCATCGTGATGATCTTCTTCGTCATCACCTTCGGCTTCCATGGAAAGGCCTTGTTCTTCGGTTTCTACATCGTCGATGAGGTCGTCAGCAGCGTCGCCGCCCATGGTTTCATCCATGTCGTGCATGCCTTCGTCCATCTTCTTTTCCTTGCGATCTTTGGCATCATCGTACTCAAGATCTTTGGTGACTTTTTCACCGGCCTTTTCGGCTTTCTCGTCTTCGTCTTCGGTGGACTCCTCTTGCATGAGTTCTTCGTAGATCTGACGGCTCTTGTCAACGACGATCTCGTGGAAAAGCTCGCGAGCTTTTGCTTCCTCGTCATTGATCACGTATTCGATCAGTTGTTCAAATTTATTCATGAGACCCTCCAAAAGTAATGGCTCTGTTAGATATTTAAGCCATGGAGGGTTTTATAAGCAGTTTAAGCTATAAAATCAGGAAATATTACTGGAAAATGACGATCAACCCAGAGGTTGAGCCGGTGGTGCATAGATCAGCTGGATGTTTTTGAGCTTTTCCTTGTACTCGTAAGAACGAACATCGTTCATCCTGCGCAGCTTATTGAGTTGACGCAGAGTGAGTTTGGTCTTGCGGAGATCGCCCAGGCGTGGTTGGCTGTTGTCCTGCGCAGTGTCTTGGAATTCCTCGGGTGGGCGTTCATAGATCTCGTTTAGTATCATATCAGTATTTATGCGGCTGGCGGGGGAGTCACGGCCGCACCTGGCTGTTGTCCTGGGCTGGCTCCGGTGGTGCCTGGTTCTCCAGCACCAATCTCTCCTGGTGCACCTATGGAAAGATCTGACAACTCTTCACCGGTTGTGATATCAGACTCGAGATCGGCAGGATTGATGCCCACAGATCGCAGATCCTGTCCAGTAGCACCCGGCATGTCTGGTTTGCTGCGCTCTTCCAACCACATGGTCTCGTTTTCTGTGATCTCTTCTTCAGTGAGTCCAAGATAGCGTTTGAGCAAGAATCTCTTGCTGAAATAAGGTACACCATCAAGGCTTTGGAAAGTGCTCACACGAGTGGTATCCAACTCGGCTTCGCGATAGCTGGCAAAGTTTTGCGGGGGGCAAAATTCAAGATTGAACAGACCCGAATCAATGTTGAGGCCACGCCAACGCATGAACATCTTGAACTCGTCGTCGAGCTTTTGTACCACTAGACGCTGTAGACGCTCGCAGTATTGATTGAAACGATACTCCTGGATGAGCGCTGTGCCCACACGTCCATCGTTCATGGGGCGGTCGCTGTCGTCGGGTCCGGTGGGCAGATAGCTGGAAGGCACACGCAGACCGCGGCACATCTTGTTGTTGAAGTACTTGAGGTCGTCGATCTCGCCGAGATTTGACCCGCCGGGCAGTGTTTCTACGCTGGAACCACGACCGTCTGCGGTCTGTGGGAAAAAGTAGTCTTCGTTGATACTAAGTGGGTTGTAGCCCGAATCCATGATGTGTCGACCATCTCCACCCCCGGTATGGCTGGGTATCCTGCGCTGATGGATCTCGTTTTTAACACGCTCCACAAAGCTCATGGCCATGTGGCTAGGCATGTTGCCCACGTCAATCTTGAATACCCGGCGCTCAGGAGCACGACTCACGCGATAGATCAGCACCGCATCTTCTAGCAGTTCTTTCTGCTTGAAAACACGATAGATCACATCAAGTATGCTCTGCCCAAACGGCCAGAAAAAGTCCAGTCCTTCGCTGAGGCTGATGTGCACCACATGCTTGGCATCCAACACGGCTTCGTTCATAGCCGCTGAGAATCGGCTCTGGCCAGCACTACCACCTGGCACATTGGACTGCGGCGCTGTGTAGTTGAACTGACCCACATAACCCGAGCTGGGAGGATTGCTCTGATAATCTGATGTGGTCTTGGCTGCGATCGTGAGATTCTGGAAGTTGGGGTTGATGTCTCGGATCACATACTGCTCGGGTCTTTTGCCCTCGCTTTCGTTGACGATCACTCGACTGACCTTGGTCATGTCTACCCAGTACATCTCAAATGTTTCTGGGTCGCGCACAAAGACCTGGTCTCCGTACTTGAGTGTGTTACGGAACAGCTTGAATATGCGCTGATCTAGCTTGTTGAGCTTGACCCATTGCTTGAGCTGTTTTTTGATGATTTCTACTTCGCTGTCAGTGGGCTGCTCGTTGTAGCTGACACGGAAAGGCACACCAGTTTGCTCATCGACCTGGGTGGAAAATTCTGATATGATATCCAGACAGGCATTGATCTCTGAATCGGTGTCCATGTTTTCGTATTGATTGTATCTTTCAATACGATTGGGGTGTCCTGAATAGACTTCAGGCAGTTGGCTGGCATAGTTGCGGTACACCACATTAGCATGCCCGGTCATGGGATCTGCACCGTTGTTGCGCCCATAGCCGGGCAGACCCTGTGCAGTTGATCCCGAAAGCGGACTCAGCTCACCATTGGCATTTGCTACCTTGAAGTATTTTTTCCAACCCATACGATATTTAACCCTAGTTTTGTGCTGCCTGTAATATACGCTCGCTCACTGATGTCTGACGTTGCAAGACCTGTGTCTGTGTTTGCAGTTCGGGGATCAGGGATTTCACAGCCGCAGATACATCAGCTTGTGCCCGTTGTGTGTCAGTCATGGCTGTTCGTACCGCACGTTCTACTGCTGTGGGCAGTTCTCTGTTCACTGCCCGCAGTTCTTGCAAGAATTGATCATCGATGGCTGTGCCCGTGGTTGCGATTTCACGAGATCGCATGTCTGCGATAGAAGTAAACACGCTGTCTTTTAAGTTTGATATCTCTGGCAGCACTCGATCTTGCATGCTAGCAAACATCGTGGACAACGACTCTGTGATACGATCAAGATTCTTTGACTCTTTTCCGTAGTTGTCCATGAGATAGGCAAAGCTGGATTCTATTGACTTATCCCCACGGTCCTTGCCCTGTAGTTGTCGCACAGCTGATGGATCCATCCACTTGGTCATCATGGTATCCATGATTTTTTGTACATCAAAGTTTTTGATATCAACTGAGATATTCTTGTTGTCAAATCCCAATGCGCGGGATTTTTTAGTCATCATAGAATCTATGATCTTTCGAATATCAAAGTTTTTGATGTCAACTGGAATGTGTTTGCCATCAGGCAAAGGTACCACAGCTTCGGTACCGTGTAGCACAGCTGGATACCCTAGCTTGGGCCCTTGTGCTACTCCACCTTTGGCTGCAGCGATCACTTGCATGACAGCGTCACGATCAACACCGCTCTTGTTGCTGCCAATGTCAGCATAGTAGCTGCGATTGTTGGACATAGGCAAACTGGCCCACTCCATGGCAAGGTTGTCGGCAAACGTGTTGGGTTTGATCTTGCCCGACTGATAGTCTCTGAGCCCACGACGTTCCAGCAAGGCTATGGCCAGCTTGTCTTGGGTAGCGGCATCAAACTTGTCCGAAGGTTTGACCACTCCCTCTTCTATCAGTCCAGCCAGGGTTTTTCTGATGATCTGATATTTGCCCACTGCTGTGCTTTCTCGGCCCATGCCCAGCATCTTGCTCTGGAATTCTTGCACCTGTGCCACGGTCATGTCTGTGAGAGCTGGATCAGATTTGGTTTTTCCTCCCACTAACACGTTGTAGTTGTTGCGAGATTCTATTTTTCCAATAAAGTCCAGCAGCTTGGGTACTAGGTCGCTGGTTGGAGCGGTAGCTCCAGCTGTGTCCTGGCCTCCGGCAGGTGTTGCACCAGTGGTTGGGGAGGTAGTGCTTGGGGCGGTGGCCGGTGTAGTAGACGGTGTACCAAGTGCTGGTGTTGTGCCGAGTGAGGGAGTTCCTCCAGCTGATGGAGCTCCTGGAGCTCCTTGAGCAGCCGGTGCCGCTGCTCTGGCTCTTTTTGTAGCACCAGCTAGAGCAGTCTGGGCGCGACTCTGTTCTTCCTGTGCTTTGAATACACGGATCCTTGCTTCTCGCGTTTTTCTAAAACTGGCATTTTGCTTTTGTAATTCTTCGAGTTCAGCTCGTGCTGCTGCTAGGTTTTTGTCAGCCAGTTCACTGCGCTTCTTGGCCAGCTCCAGTTGTTCCTGGGATTTTTTCACCTGCTCTGGATCAACTTGCCCTTTGAATTCTGATGCCGGTGTCTTGATGCCAAACATCTTGCGTATGGAATCGGCCACGGTTTCTGCGGCTTTTCCAAACGAATTCAGGCCGTTGGTGGCAGACACCACACCAGTTTTGACCATGTTTTGCAGGTCGTCCCTGGCGTTCATCTGGCTGCGTCGCAGTTCAGTCTGTGCTTTGGTAGCAGCGTCAGCGCCTTCACCTTGTTTTTTCTGTATCTCGGCCAACTCTAGGGCACGCTTGGCAGCATCCTCGTTGCTCATGCCCGCGGCCTTCATGCTTTCATAATAGTCGCCAAACACATCACCGTAGGCACCCACGGCTGCCAAATGCCCGAATGCATCTGTGGTTCTCTGTGCGGCTTGCCCCATTTCCTGGAAGCCCGATCCCAGTCCTTTGGTCATCAGCATGGGCACGTCTTGCATGCCAGCGCGGAATACTTTTTGTGCTTCTTCGGTGTTGACGAATCCCGCCGAGATATCCATGAGACCTTTGGCCAGACCAGGGAATCGCTCTGAGGCCACGGCCATGTTCATTTCGAGATTTCTAGCAGCTTCGTCACCTTGCTCGGCCCGCACTTTTTCGATGGCTGCGCGGAATCTCTCGTTCCTGCGGTTGGAATCCATCTGCGCTTCAAGCTCTTGCTTTTGCATGCCCGTGAGCTTGGTCAGCACATCCAGTTCTTTGAGATACTTGACAGCACCTTGCGTCAGCTGTGCCTGTGTCATGCCTTGCGCACGACCAAGATTGACCTGTTGCTTGACGAATCCTGCTGTGCCTGCGTTGATCTCGTCCACGCTCATGCCAAGATTCATGAAGTATTCGCCAAGCTCGCTGCGTGTTATATCGCCCGAAAACCGAGCAAAGCTCCGGCGTCCGTCCACGGCCGAACCTGACAGCATGGCTAGATCTTTGCTGGCACCACCCAGGGTCTGCTGGAATGCAGCAAGATCAACATCGTTGAGTCCATAACCCAAACGCTGCGCATCTTCGGCCAAGCCCATCATGCCATCGGCTGCGGTCACACCGGATTTTCCGAGAACCTGATAGTTTTTGTAGAGACGATCGCTTTGTTCGGCCGCGAGTTTTGTGGCTTCGGCGCCAAGTTTGGCTGCACCGCCAAGTGCCGTCACGGCCGCGCCAGCGACGCGAGCGGCTATGCCCAACTTCGGGATCAACATCATGGCTGTGCCAATGGCCATGGCCGCGTTACTGACCGTATCCGCGAATTCTTTCACAGATTTGGCCGCAACAGCCGCGCCTTGTTCCCCGTCGTACATGGCCTTGGCATAGCTGAGCAGGGCCTTGCCTGCACCTTCTATACCAGCAGTGAACAAGCGTAGGCCTGCTGTGGCACCAATGCTGGTGCCTCCAAGATTCTCAAGGCCCTCGCGTGCGGCACCCATGAGAGTGGTACCACGGCCAAATTCGTCAAACAGCCGACCCGCGGTAACTTCTCTCTGATCATCAAATTGAGCACGACGCTGATCTCGCATCATGCGCAGTGCTGCACGATTTCGATCGGCATCGCTGGCGCGGCTGGCTCTATCTAGAGAACCTGCCAGCTCTTCGGCGGCGCGTGCAGCATCTTCTTGCTCACGGGCCAGGCGTTCTTGTTCTTGGCGATATTCTTCGGTGGCATCAGCGGCTTTTTCTACTTCGCGAATGAACTTTTCTGTGGCTCGCTGTTGCTGGGCCCGTGTTTGATTGCTTTTCTCCATGCTGGCCACGACTTTGGCCATGCTGGCCACAAAGCGGTCCGAGGCTCGTGTATAAGCCGTGGCCTGGGTCTCGCCCATGCTGCGCAGAGCCGGGGTCAGCTCGCGCAGTTGTTCAATTAAAAGTGCTAGTTCTTGATCCACAGAGTTTTTGGCCTATAAATATTTCGCTGCATCTTATTTACCCAAACCTAAAACCATGCCAAACAACCCACTCAAGCAGTATTTCCGCCAACCGGCGATCTATATCCGCCTGCCCAGCGATGGCCGTTACTATCCCGAAGGCGCGTTGGAACCCACTGCCAACGGCGAATATCCCGTGATGCCCATGACCACCCTGGACGAGATCACTTATCGCACACCTGATGCCCTGTTCAACGGATCAGCGGTGCCGTCGGTGATCCAAAGCTGTGTGCCCAACATCCGAGATGCTTGGAAAATGCCCAGCATGGACATCGACACCGTGATCACGGCCATACGCATCGCCACTTACGGTCATGAGATGGAGATCACCACACGCTGTCCCAAATGCGAAAACGAAGAAGATTACGCCCTGGACCTGCGTCAGATCCTGGAAAACATTGGCCGGCCCGACTACGACGAATTCCTGGAACTGGGCGATCTCAAGCTGTATTTCCGGCCCATGACCTATCGCCAGATCAATGAAAACAGCATGCGCCAGTTTGAAGAACAAAAGACCCTGCAGGCCCTTGGTGCTGCTGACATGGAAGATCAGCAGCGACTGGCACAGATGGGAGCCATGCTGAAAAAGATCACTGAGATCACTACCCAAGCTCTGGCACAAAACATCAGATTGGTGCAGACTCCTGCAGCACAGGTCGAGGATCCCGAGCACATCGCCGAATGGTTGGCCAACTGTGATCGCAAGATGTTTGCCAAGATCCGAGATCACATCGTGGCCGTGAAAGAAACCGGCGAGCTGAAACCGCTCAAGATGAAGTGTACCGCTTGCAGCAACGAGTACCAGCAACAGTTTACCCTGGACATGGCAAATTTTTTCGAAGCCGCCTCCTGATCCTAGACCCCGCGGGCGTGGTCAAGTACATAGAACGACTGGAAAAGGAGGCCAAAGCGATCAAGACCGAGACGCTGAAATTGTGTTGGTTCATGCGCGGAGGCGTCACTATCAGCGAAGCCATGCAGATGAGCTGGAGCGATCGCGACATAGTCAATGGTATCATCAAGGAAAATCTCGATACCACTAAAAAATCAGGACTGCCGTTTTTCTAATCATGGATTTCGTACAAGCCAAACAAGATGTTTTAAACTGGATCACCGGGTTCGTTGAGCAGCCCAATCCCGGACTCCAAGGCTGGCCGCCGTGTCCGTATGCTCGGAAAGCTAGACTAGATCGCCAACTGGATCTACGGCCAGGCATCATTGATCCCTATACCGATCTACAAAAGATCGATCTTGGTGAATTCATGGTGATTGGTTACATCTATGATCCCAAAGATTTCACCGCCGATGAATTCAATCGCCAGGTGCGCGAGCTCAACACAGGTTTTTTACTCGGTCGCGACATCATCGCGCTGGCAGATCACCCCGACGATCACGAAGAGATCAACGGGGTGTGCATGAATCAAGGCACCTGGGCCATCACTTTTGTACAACCTTTGTCAAAACTCAACGACTTTGCACGACTCATCGCTGCCAAAGGTTACTACGATGGGTGGTCCGAAGACTATCTTGCGGTGCTGTTTGAAGGTCGAGAGGATCCCAGATCATGAGCTGGCAGTTTGGTCGCATCAATCTCCAGGACACGCACTATGTCAACGACATCCCGGCACAGATCCTAGACCCAGTGCCCGTGAACGATGTGCAACGAGTGTACCGAGACTACTGCGTCCACAAGCATTTCCAGAGCGTGATGCCCATGGTACCTGGGCGACTCACTGCACCCAACACTGAATTGATTGGTTATTATGATCGGGATCACTTGGTGGCCTGGAGCATGTATCGCATCTGGGACGCAGAAAGCATACTCAGCGATCACTTTGCCTGGGACTATCGAAATCCCCGGTTAAGGCTGGGCATACGAAGTTTGGAAAACGAGTGCGCGATCTATCGTGATCGCGGTTATCGATTCATGTACTTTGAATCGGTAGAACCCTATATGCTTGACATACAGGGATTTGAAATATTAGGACCACTGAAATAATGGATCTTTACACTATATGGGCCAACAAAGAAGGCGACATATCTGACCTGGACTGGGTCAACGGCATGCGTAGTTTCTTTGATCATTTGGTCTCTGAAGGACGGATGGAAAGTTATCGTATCACACGCTGCAAGATGGGCTTCCGCTCAATCGCAGACATGCCCGAATGGATGATCCTCATGGAGTTCAAAAACATGGCCCAAATGGATGATGCTTTCCGCAGAGTGGTGCCACAAGAAGGCGAGCTCGAGACCAAACACAAAAGTTTCAACCAGTTTGTTGCCGGTGACATCCAGCATGCACTTTTCAGAGATTGGCCCGACCAACTATGATCAACATCAGAGACAACATACTCACAGTAAAAGACTGGCCAAAAAAAGGTGTTGATTTCCTCGATCTCAATCAAGTGTTCAACACGCCACATGTGCTGGATCATTGCTGCACCGAGATGTCAAAATATGTGAAAGCACATCGTGCTACCAGCATCGTGGCTGTTGAAAGCCGTGGGTTCGTCATGGGTGCTATCCTGGCACGCACACACGGATTTCCCTTGGTGCTGGCTCGCAAAAAAGGCAAGTTACCCGGAGCTGTATATTCAGCCGATTACGACACTGAATACAGCTCAGACACCATTGAAATTCAACAATCAGCGCAGATCGGCGATCGTCCTTTCATCGTCGATGACGTGATCGCCACTGGCGGTACCGTGCTGGCTGTGGCATCAATCTTGAGACAACACTTTGCCGTGGATCATCTCGCAGCCGGCGTGATCGCCAATCTAGATTTCTTGCCTGGTCGACGCCGTGTCACCGAGCAAGGTATCGCGCTGGTCAGTCTCGTTGACTATGACTGATTACTCCGAGAAATATGGTGCCCACTCGGGAATGATGTCTCGCCATTGCTGGTCGGGATCGTACCAATCCAACCACTCTCGTAGATCCAACATGGCAGATCTATCGTACTGGGTGCGCCCGATGAGCTCGCACAACCCTGCAATATTGACAGATGCTGGATTTTGTATCTCCAGCGGTATCGAATACTTTGTTGCCTGCGACAATTGATCAATCAACTTTGATTTCATCTCCGTGGGCAACGATCTAACATCCATGAATTCAGGTTTGGCCAGCAAACTGGTAGCCACTGGAATGTTGCGTTGCTGGGCCCATTCCAACAATGTTGGCAGCCCAGCCAATGTGAGACTCTGTATCACATAGGCTATGTAAAGGTGTTGACTGCTGTGTTCGCTTACAAACCTGTCAATGTTGTGCTCGATCTCGGACCATACGCTGCCTTTTCTCACATAGTCCTGCAGTTTGCCCGTGGACTCTAGACTGACTACCCAAAAAATTTCCTGGTAACCCGACAACCGTTGTTGTGCGTGGCAGAGATCTTGGCTCCCATTGGTAGTGATGTAAAGTTTGATTTTTGATTTGACTTCGGGAAGCTGATTGCACAACACAGACATCAACTGCTGATCCAACAAAGGCTCACCGCCTATGATCTTCAAGTACCGCGGAGATTGATCTATCACGTGTTGCAGTAGCTCGTAGTTGTTTCTGTTGATGTATGTTTCTTTCACCTGATCAAGATAGCCGTTGGGGAAGATCATCAACTGTTTTTTTATCAACGGATGGTCCTGATCTCTCCGCCATCTTCGATAGAGATGGCTGCTGCTACCCGGCTCACACATCACACAGCCAAAGTTGCAAAGATTGGTGACCTGTACATCGGCAGCCAAAAGTAAATCATGTTCGTAATCTTGCTTTTTTCTAAAGTAGGATTGCATCCAACTAGATTCAAAAGGTCGATTGCCAGCCACGGTGTCATTGATAGTTTGTCGAAGACTTTGTTGTCCAGCATCTTCTTTGCTCCAACACTTGTGACATTCGGGGAGACGCACACCATTGGTGAGCTCAGACCTAAGGTATCGAGCATAATCGCTGTTGTTCCAGTGCGATGGTAGATGCGTGGGCCAAGCGAAATCTTTGTTGCCCGAGAAAGTGCTTTTGTCGTGGTCTATCTCGCAACAGCTACAGTAACTTCCAAGCGTGGTATTTTTGATTTGGAACCAAGGAGCAGCACAGAAAGTGCTTTTGTCAACGTTCATAGGATCTATTTAAGAGAACTGCTGCGCAGTTCTAGTGATTTCGCTTGCGCTCATCACTGATTTATTTCGAGCGCAAGCGAGATATCAGTATCATCCAGATTAAGCGGTCACACTTAGCCCAGCAAAGGGCTAAGAAAAAACTGGTATCATCCGAGTTGCACAGTCACACAGCGTTAGAGCTACGGAACGCACTTGTTCCAAGCAGGCGGTTGTCCGGTACCTGCTCACTCCGTCTTATCACAACGGCAACACATGTGTAGTACGCCGTCACCACGCATGTGCCTGGGGTTTTGCTCCCCTCATTGGGCCTTTTATATCCTGTTCAAACAACCAAACGGCAGGTCTTTGCCATCTTCATCCTTGCGGGTAGTGGTTGAGTGCCCACTGGCGCGGTGGGTCTTCCATCCCTGCGACTCGAAGTCCAGGTCTAGGGCACAAGAAATCGGCCTGTGCGAGCCCTTACTGCCTGTTATGCCTTGCAGATTGCCTTGACTGTGTCAGAGTTGAGCTCCCAGAACATGTCATGATCCATGATCATCCAATGTCCGCGAAGCCCGGAAGTGTAGTTGAAATGCCGAGTAAAAATTAGTTGGGAAGTGTTGGGCTGGGCCTGAACGGCTACGAAGGTGCCTTTTCTGTTGAACTTCATGAATATGATGTTGAAGTCACCGTCGTCGGCGACATCCACGCATTGATCAATCCATGAGTCCAGGATCTTAACTGAGCCAGAAAAAAGTTGATGGAAAGGAAAGTCTTTGTAGGATTTGCACTCGGCATTGAAACGCGGAAAACTTTCGCCGGGGATGATATCCCCTTTGAAACTGCGTATCTGGCCTTCGTGTAGGAACTGCTTGCGGTGTGTGTTTTTGCCACCAATGTACGCACCGCTGCCCGGCACCCGCATGAACTTTTCGCCGTAGAGATTGGTGAGAAAATCTGCAGTTTGTCGTTCAAACGAGTTGCCTTTGGCTTTGCTTGGTGATGGCATATTGTTGCGTTGATATTACTGTTTATGATCCAAATTAACCCACGCCTTGATTTCTCCGATGCAGGTGTTGGCACGAACGTTCAGACACAATTCAATCATATCAGCGATGTTGTTGAGATCGTGTCCGTCGTTGATGCTGTTTTTATCCAGTCGATCTATAGTTAGCAAGCTCGTGCGGAACTTGACTTGGGAGTTTTTAAATGCCTGGGTCCACTGTAAGCTCATGTGTTTGAGAGCTCGTTTATTGGAATTATAGCTTTCCCACCCAGGAAACGGTGCTGACAAATCCTCACTGCCTACTCCACCAATGTTGATGATGAATCCGGTTTTGTTGTGGCATTGCCATGTCATGGCCACTTCGTGTAGCAAGCGTGTCTGACCAACACCATGCCAGCTCTCGCCTAGTACTCCGTCATAGGCATTGTTGATGAACACATCGTAGTCCATGCTGATGCCAGCGAGTTTGTGATAGTCTTTGCCGATGTCGTAACCATTGACTCGACTGTAACTGTCGCCATCGAATCGTTGACATAGTATGGCTCCTAGCCCTGAGTTACCACCGGTGATCATGTATTTCATGCGATGTCCACGTCTATGTTATAGGAAGTAAAACCGTTTTCTTTGACCACGCGCAGGATGTTACCTACACGCCCAGCCAACTCGTCGCGATGGCTCACCAGCCAAATGCTTTTGTTTCTTTCTCGGCTCATCTTCTTCAAAAGAGCTAGGCTGGATTCCATGCCGGCTGTGTCCATGCCCGAATCGATGAGTTCGTCGATGAACAGTACATTGATGGGCGAATACAGGCTTTCCCAAACATCTCGGAATGCCCATGACATGGAGAGTATGAGACGGTTACGCTCGCCACGACTGAGGTTGTCAAAGTCTAGATCCCTGCCCAGTTCAGTGATTTCCACGGAGAGATCGTTTTGGAAAGCCACTTGGTGCGGAAGACCGATCCGATCTAGATAGTGAGTGAGTCGGGCATTGAGATAAGAAAGATTCTGATCAATGATCTTCTTGCGTACAAACGAATCCTTGTTGGTCAAGAGCTTGAGCAAGAAGTCTTGGTGTTCCTGTACCCTTGTGAGTTCATTGAGTGTGTCATAAGTGACCTCTTGCAAGGCTTGACCGCGCATGTCGGCGATTTGTTCGGTGTATGGATCAGTTTCGGCCTGTCGATTAGCAAGATCTCGACGCAGGCCATCGATGCTGTTTTTATGCCCCAGTGCTTGTTCAAGATCGTCGTAGAATACCTGCGGTGCTGCACCAAGTTCGCCAAGGTCGCTGATCTCGTTGAGATGTTCGATCCTCTGGGTGCTGTTGGCCAAGAGTTGCAGCACGATCTCTTGCAAGTTCTTTTGTTTCTCGGCCAGGATTTCGTCTTGCTTGCTATCGTGCAATTCTTGTCCACAGGCATGGCAACGATGTTCTCGCAGCGCATCAATGTCTCGCTGTAGCTTGGCTTGATCTTTTTCTAGCTTGGCGTCGTCGAGATCGATTTGTCGCACCCACTTCTGATGCTCGTCGATCTGTTTCTTGCGACTGTGGAACAGTTCTAAATCTCGGTGTGCCTGTACTTCGGCTTCGATATCGATGTGCTCCAGCGCGGATATAGCTGATTCTAGATTGGCACAATCTTCTCGTTGTTTCCGTAGCCAAAGGTCACGGCGCTTTTCTAGACTAACGATCTGCTCTTCGATCCTGACATTGGCTTCCTGCACAGCACGGATACGGAATTCTTCTTGTGCGATGGCATCTCGGGTGGCACGATTGAGTTCTTTGATCTTTTCGGCACGCTCACTTAGTAGCGTGATACCTAGCAGTTGCTCGATGATGGCACGCTGGTCATTGGCCTTGAGGCTTAGGAATGGTTCAGTGTAGGTATTGAGGGCCAAGATATGCCGGAACATATCGTGCGTCATACCCAGCACAGATTCTATGGCATCCTGTGTTTCACGACTGTCACCTTGGCTGTCGTCGGACGCTTGTTTTTCTTCTGAATTGACATAAAATTTGAGGATGTTTGGCTTACGGCCTCGTTCCACACGATAGTCCTGACTGTTCACAGAGAAGTCCAAACTCACCAACATGTTTTTGCCATTGGTCTTGTTGATGAGATTATCTCGTCGGATGTTAGTCAAGGCTTGTCCGTATAGGGCATACGAAAGAGCATTGATGATTGTGGTTTTGCCCGTGCCGTTCCTGCTACCATCGCCACCGAGATCCAAGTTTTCGCCCAGTACCAAGGTGAGATCTTTTCGATCAAAGTTGACGGCCTGTGTGGCATTGCCTACGCTCATAAAGTTTTTGACTGTAAGGTCTTTGATCTGGATCATGACTTAGTAATCTTGTTTCCGTATAGTAAATGATATTGTATCCAATCAGCCGCAAAGAAGTCAATCGATATTACGCCAGACTGATTCCATGTCCGCGATACCAATGTGGTATCTGAATCCAGAAAGTGTACATGACATATCTGATCAAGGATTTGATCTGTCAGGTATAATCCAGATAATTTCACACTTTCGAGATGCACTGAAAAATTACCATCTGCGGCATTTGTTAGTTTGATTTTCAATGTATTAGGAAACGATAAATCGAATGTTGTTGATTTCTTTGTATCGTCTTCAAATGTAATCGTATTGATTATTGTATTATTCCGATCTTTCAGCGTTATAGCTAGATCATGAGACCGCTTCTCGGAACAGAACGTCAATGTCAGATTATTAGTAAGCATCGAGATTGAATCCTAGATCTTTGCACAATAAAACCAATTCTGAATGATACTCTAGTCTTTCTTCGCGGCCTATATTTTTAGTTTGCCAATTTCCAATATTGGGTTTCCCGATCCATATAATACCATGCGATTCAGAATTCCTATGCAAGCCAGTTCCGGGTAAAATGCCAGCCGGGGTCAAAAAAAGACGTGTCATGATATCTTTATATTGAGCTCGATCTCTGAACCATTGCTTGGTAAATTCCCAATCTTCTCTTGTTTCAGTTGGATAGCCGGTGATGATCATCATGATAATCTTGACATTGTATTTTTTAGCCATTTCAAGGTGCCAGTCGATGTCTTCGTTTTCAAAGTGTTTACCCAGATCCTGCCTGATGTGAGGCACCACACTTTCTACGCCTAGACTCAATGTAGCATGAGTAGCTCCCATTTGTTGCCACATCGATTCTGGGTGTTGACTCTTTTGTCTGACTATAAATGATGCATTCCAGCTAATCTGTTCTGGTCTGTAAGGTTTAGATAGATTATACTCATACATCAGAGATAGCAATTTTTTGAACTCTTTGAGATTGCCGTTTGATAAACTACTTCTGAAATCAAAATCTCGATAGCCGTATTGAGATATCTGATGTAACATTTCTTTGAAAATATTTTCAGCTTTTCTAGCCTGGAATTTTTCCCAAAACTCAATGATATCACAAAATTCACAGTTTCTCACGCAGCCTTTGGCATCAACCAAAGGCATGTAGGTTTGCGAATAAAGATAAAAATTATAATCGGACCAATCTGGATACGGTAACGAATCTAAATCTTTGACTGGTTCCCAATGGTCTGTGTTGATACCGGGAAAGTCATAATTGCCTTTTACATATTCTATCAATGCTTGATCGCCATCTCCGGTGATATAATGATCGATCAATCCTTTTTCCAATGCTAGATCTCGGAACTTATCATCAAAGTTAGCCACTAGGTTTTTTATTCCAGGGCCGCCGATTACTATTCTTGCATCCGGGCAAAGTTGGCGCAACAAAAGGCATAACCATAAAGTAAAATTTTGAGCCTGGAATGTCAACAAACTCAATGCAATCACTGTGGGTTTCAATGCAGTAATTCGATTGGCACAATATAACAATATCTTGGATATTTCGTGTACTATCCAGTCCTCTGCTTCCTGTTTGTTGAAGAATTTTCTAATGGCTTTTTCTTCATGGTGGGATCGGACTTTGACTAATACTTCAATATTTAGATCTAACGCTGTAGACTTGATGCCGGCACGAGATAGAGATGCTTTCAGCACAGCTGGTGCCGCCATTGGTGCGTGCATGCTGTCGATCAATGGCATGGCTGCTATGACTACATTTTGATCTTTGATTTCTATCATAGCGTATTGTAAATTTGTAGTAATAATTTAGGATCGTAGAATTCGCTTTCAATCTTGGTGATCTGATCTATAACGATTTGATCTACTGATTCAAATTTTACATCGCCGGGTGCCATGTCTTCTTCCAGGGCCGATCTCTTGTTTGGGATCAAAGCCATCTCTCGCAGAGTATATTTTTGCACAAATGTTTCTCGAATAAAGTTGGCTTCTTCGTAGCTGATATCGATGTCTAGCTGTACTCGGACATGCATGTTCGGGCGTAAAATTTTCTCAGCATTGTCAATGACATGGCTAAGATCCCAGACATTGTAGAGAGGTTGGTCCGGCCAGGCGTGATACTCCGGTTCCGCCCCCCACTCGAGGATCATAGCACCGCGCTGGCTGTCCCCGGCATCGGCGAAGTTGTGCGGAAAAGCATTGCCGATGTAGTTGATGTTGTTTTTGTGCTGGCGCAAGTGGAAGTGTCCACTAAACACTTGGTCATAGTGTCCAAAGTGCTCGGCTTGTATCTCACCGTGGTCCGGCATCTCTACCATGGCATTCATCTTGAAGTGCGGTAGCTCAAAGTGTCCAAACATGTACTTGGCCGACATCTTCGAAATCTTTTTATGGTCATCGCCCACTAGCCACGGGGCGATTATGACATCGCCTTCCTGGAACCAGTCGTTGCATACGTGGATATTGGGCAAGTGACGGGCCCAGGCTGCACCATGGATGTCACGTTTGTCACGATAGTAGAGATCGTGATTGCCTGGGATAAAGAAGAACTGCGAGAACGCCGCACTCAGCTTTTCCAAGGCCTGCAAACTGAAGTTCAGGGTCTGTAGATTGATCGATGCACGATGATGGTGCCAGTCGCCCAGGAACATGCCGGTCTCGCAACCATGCTCCCGGCCTGTGGCGATGATCCAGTCCACAAAACGTTCACAGTCTTGATTGTGTATCAAGCTGTTGGATTTGAGCCCAAAATGGATGTCGGTGAATACTATGGCTTTGCGGAAAAGGTTGCTCATGTTGTTGTTTTGGTATGAATATCTAATTGTAGATGAATAAACAAACGATCTGCAAGTGCGGAATTACTCAAAGGACCTGGGTGAAGACCATCGCTGGCTCGATCTTTCCATATTTCTGGTGTATAACAATACTCTGGGTATCGAGTATACTCTTTTAAGTACTGATAATAGTAATCTTTACTATCCAACGATGTCATTGCAAATCTAATATGTTTTGATCTTAGGTAGTTAATACCTTGCCTTATCATACTCACATGATCAAAAAATACTTGTTGATTCGTGAATACTTCTAGATAACAATGACTGGCACGACTAGACAGCATCACATGTTTAGGAGATACATCAAACTTTAATTTTCTATAAGGGGTAGTAATCTGCCAAATTACAAGGTCGGATTCTTTGATATCGGACCGATGTATTTGATCTAGACTCCAAGTCAGAGACGAACCGGGCTCAGCAACTAATATTAATGGTAGACCTAGACGATCGGCCAGTAATTGGCCGTATCGTTGCAATGGTTCTAACCCAACCCCGTATGAATGACTACACCCAAATACCCATAAACAAGGATCTTTGTGATGGTATCCGGTATTTTGATAAAATTCAACAGGACTAGGTTTTTTAAAGTTTTTTATTATATTGCGATGTTGTAAAAAGTTTAATAATAACTGCGTTTCTTGAAAGATATCGCTATCAATATCAAAAAACTGATCGTGAAATTGTAATTCGTGATATTTAGCGGCTAGATCAATGATATCACCGGCATGTAAATCTCCTAGGGATGTGTGTGCGACATCAGGTAGTTTTTCAGGCAATCTACCAGAAATCAAAGTCGATCTTGGATCTATTGTCTGTAAATCTAATGCAGGATGTGTGATATGCAACAGAGTTGTCATGTAATCACTCGTCAGAACCGATGGTCACAGGGCCACTCATCATGCCACGGTCAGCATTGGCATACTGACGAGTCCACGAAGGATTGAGTCCGTTCATTTCCAAGATGTCGTCCCTGATATTTTGGTTTTTCTTTTCGATGTTGAGCACCCGTGTAAACGAGTTGGTAATGGCTGCGGTGTAGTAGGCAAAGGGATTTTGGCTCTTTGATTCGTCAAACTGCAGACCGATCTGGCTGAGTTGTAGCAGAGCTTGCCCACGCATCTCTTCGTTGTAGGTATAGCCGCGCCAGTTTGATCGAGTGGCATAGCGTTCGCACAGCTTCATGAACATCATGGCCAGTTTGCGTGTCATTTCACCGTGCTCTCTGGAATACTCCCCAGTGCTGAGATCGCCGCGCCAATGGCTTTTGCCTACCACAAATGGTGTTTTTTCTTCGTCGAGTCGGTAATGCCAAAACGGTGGGAAATTTACACGCACATGAGTGGTATCGATGACGATATCTTCGACGAGATCTGCCAAGGGATCCTCGTCGGGCAGCTCTTCAAAGCCTAGGATATCTTCGAGCTTTTTCTTTTTGGCCTGTGTTTTGGGCTGTTTCTTGGGTGCCTGGGGTATGTGTTCCCAGGTCATGACACGGAAAACAAGATCGGTGTGCGGGATGCGTTTTTCGTTGACCTCTTCACCACTTTCTCGGGCAAGTCGCGCTGCGCGATTCCTCCGTGCCTCGGCTATGGTTCTTTGGTTGATCTTGGTGACCGAGGGCAAGATTATGTCGTATTGATGATCAGTTACGGGATCTCGGAATGTGCAATAGGTATTTTTGCTGAGATGGATCTCTTTGAGGAGATCACGGTTGTTGAGATAGTTTACTCGCGGTGGTGTTGTGCTCAAATGACTTCTCCTGTAAACATACTTAGTATAACAGATTGGGCCACGATGTCAATGGCCACTGACTATAAAGTTAGCCGTTTATGACCACGGTAAATAAAGCACAAGGATAGATCATGGCCACCCAAGCAGAAACCATCAACAGCTACAACGCCACCAAAGCCGAGCTGCAAGTTCGACTAGATGGTCTGCTGGCCACGGCACGCACGCAGAGCAGCGAAGTGTTTCGCTACGAAGATCAGCTGGATGTGGTTGAACGCAACATTGAGCGATTGCCGCCAGCTGATCCACAGCGCATTCTCCTGGAACAAGAAGCCGATGCCCTGGATCGCCAGATTTCCAGTTCTCGCCAAGCTCTTACCCAGACCAACAATCAGATCACCGAAACACAGAACAACATACGCTACGTCGATGATCAGATCCTCAAAGAAGTGGCTCGTCCGCCCGGCAGCGGCAACGAAGTTCCCCTAAACACACCCAATGAACCGGCCAGCCAGGCAGCACAGGAGCAAGCCCAGAACACGGTTCCGGGCAGTTCGGTAGCAACACCGCCTCCGGCCACACAGCCCGATCCGTATGAAGTAGACGGTGCCGGTGCTGGCGACATCGCCGAAGAGGACATCCAGGCCCAAGACAATCCCATAGATCAGCCCAGTCCTTATACACAGACCGATCCTGGCGAAGTTCCTGATTCAGAATTCCTGGGAGGAACGCCCGACGGTGTATCTCCCTATGGCGAAGAAGACGATCCCGTGGATTTCTCTGTGGCCGATGCCAACGATACGCCGCAGCCCGATCCGTATGAAGTAGACGGTGCCGGTGCTGGTGATATCTCTGAAGAAGATATCCAAGCCCAGGACAACCCCACAGCGCAGCCTGATCCCTATGAAGTAGACGGAGCCGAGACCAGCGCTGCTGGACTCTCCGAAGAAGGGCGACAGGCCGAAGACAATCCCGTGGACGATGACCCGGCCTATCCACAGACCGATCCCGGAGAAACTCCCACCAATACTGAAAGCCTGGCTGATGTGCAAGCACTCCAAGAAGAGCAGGCCGCAGCACAGCAGGCCGCTGTGGATCGTGCTCGTGCCCAGGCCGTGCTGCAACAACAACGCAAACAGGCCAACGACGGAGACTGGCGTGTCAAGCTGAGACTGGCACCGTTGAGTACCTATCTCTACAATGCTGCCAGTCCTGGCATCCTGCAACCGCTCAAAGACACCGACGGTGTGGTATTCCCTTACACTCCGCAAATCAGCACAGCCTACACAGCAAAATACACGCCCTATGATCTCACGCACAGCAACTATCGCGGCTATTTCTATCAAGGCAGCGCCGTGGAAGAGATCTCCATCGAGTGTCCGTTCACAGCCCAGGACACCAAGGAAGCCGAATATCTCCTAGCAGTGATACACTTTTTCCGATCAGCTACCAAGATGTTCTATGGTCAGGACGCCGAGCGCGGAACACCTCCGCCCTTGGTATATCTACAAGGTCTGGGCGAGTATCAGTTCAACCTGCATCCCTGCGTGATCACCAGCTTCAACTACAATCTACCCGCGGACGTGGACTACATCCGTGCTCGCAGTCCCAATATCTCTTCCACGGGACTGCTGCAAAAACGCATACGCCAAACCACTACCACTGGTCCGTTTGATGCCGTCACACAGCGCCTCAGTTCCATTAACGCACAGCCAGGCGCAGTGGCCACACCTCCAGCACCGCCTACCCTGGGCACCAACTCGCCCACTTATGTGCCTACTCGACTAGAAGTCAGCATCCGCCTGCTGCCCATACAGACTCGCGAACAAGTCAGCAAACAATTCAGCCTCAAGCAATTTGCCAACGGTGATCTCATCAAAGGAGGATTCTGGTAATGGCCAACTATTCGGCGACCAGCCCTTATTATCTCACGCCTTACAGCCAGTTCTATCTTGACAACATGGTGAACCGGCCCATACCTCGCGAAAGCGACGACAAGTTCGTGGCCATCAGCCAGACCTATCAGTATCGGCCCGACCTCTTGGCCTATGACCTTTACAACGATGCCGGGCTGTGGTGGGTGTTCTATCAGCGCAATCCCAACACTCTCACAGCACCGCCCTGGGACTTTGAACAGGGCAAACGAATCTACCTGCCCAAGATCACCACTCTACGATCCACCCTGGGGTTCTAATCCATGGCCACTGTTGAAGAACTGGAACGGCGTGAAGATCAAGCACGCGATATCTTGGATCGACTCAATGCTGAACTTTTGGCAGCAGAGAGAGACCGACGACGCATAGACATCCAACTGCGCGACTTCAGCCTCCAAGCCATCAACGCAGCCCTTGATCGTGGCGACACTGCCAAGGCCGACGCACTCAAAGCCCAGCGCAATCAGCTGCGACAGCAGCGAGACGCTCTGGATTCCAGGATTCAGCAGCTGGATTCAGAAATCAGCACGGCCCAGCGTGCGCTCTATGATGCCACCCAGGCCGTGATAGCTGCCAACAAGGCACCAGTACAGAGCACCGGTGATACTGTACAACAAGCCCAAACAGCCCGAGACGATGGCGCCAACACACAGAACCCTGAGCCTCCCCCTGCTGTGGTAGCGTCGGGTGGAACTGGCGACACCGCTGAAGTAGAACCTCAACGTACTACCACAATACCCAGCAATGCTTCCACTAATCAAGGAGTAGCACCGGGTGGCGGTGATGGCGGTGGTCCTGTTACCAGCGGTGGTGACGGCACCAATGATCGCTTGCGCACCCTGGAAGAAACACAGCAGACTCCACCGGCCACAGCACAGCCAGGATCGGCCCTGGGTCCCAACAGCCCTGCAGCCAACAACAGCGGTCAAAACGTGCCCACCGACGATGCCGCTGCCACAGGTACCCCAGCTGGAGGCAGCACAGCATCAACTCCGGCCACGGCCAACAAAAATACCAACACCGGTGACAATGCCGCGCAAGTGGCCAGTGGTGCCACGGCCAGGAATGTGCAGCCCACCAGTGCACCTGGTGTGGGCAGCACCGGTGACGATCAACTCAATGCTACCAAAACACAGATCAACACTTATTTTGGCGGTCCCACTCGTGCCATAGTACCACAAGACAATGTGTTGGATCGTTATGCCAGCTACAGCTACAACATCAGCATCTACATCATGAGTCCCGATGACTATCGTCGGCTCATCACTTCCAAGAAAAAAGACATCGCTGGCTTCCATCTCTTGATGAGTTCAGCGGGAGCACCTACCCAGGTAGCCGGCACAGTGAATTCCACCATCGATCCTGATTCGGGCACTATCACTACCACGGGCGGACAGGTTCCAGGTCGCAATCAGTTCTTCCCTTTGGACTTCTATATCGATGACGTGCGCCTCAAGAGCGTGATATCCGGCAAAGCCACACAAGGGCCACACAATGTTTTTGAGATGACCTTCAAAGTGATTGAACCCAACGGCATCACGTTCTTGGACAATCTCTATGCGGCCACCCAGGACTATGTGGCCAAGCGTGGCGGCACACAGCGCCAGAACTATGCAGCGCAGAACTTTCTCATGGTGATCAGATTCTACGGCTACGACGAGTATGGTCGTGCCATCACGGCCAAGGGTGCAGTGCGCAATGCCGACGGCAGTGTAGGTCCCGAAGCCGTGATCGAAAAATTCATACCTTTCCAGTTTTCTGCCATCAAGTTCCGTGTGGCCAATCGACTCACTGAATACGAATGCCAGGCCGCGGTACCGCAGAGCCTGATCAATCTCGGCCAAGGTCGTGGCACCATACCCTACAACGTGGAAGTTACAGCCACCACACTCAAAGAACTCTTGACCGGTAATCTCACCTTCCGCGATCAAGACACTGCCACTACCACGGCCTCGCCCAATGCCAACTCGGGCAATGCTTCCGACACCGGCGAAGTGCCCGGAGTCACGGTCACGGCCGGCACCAGTCCCACACAAAATCAAGCTCCGCCCAAGGCATCGGCAGCACCCAAGCCCACGCTCACTGGCGGACTCTGCGACGCTCTCAATCGCTATCAGCAGGATCGAGTCAAGCGCGGGTATCAGTCTGTGGCCGACGAGTACGTGATTGACATCGTGGATCAGGTCCTGCAGGATGCCATGTTACAGCCGCCAACGTTGCCGGGATCGCCCACTAACTGGGGTTCCACCAGCATGGTGCAGAGCCAGGACGCGGCCGATCGCAAAGACGGGCGCAAGCAAAATGCCAACAACTCCAGCAAGAGCGTTCCCATCGTGGCCGGCACCAACATCGTGCGTTTCATTGATCAGACCCTGCGCAACAGCAGCTTCATCTATGATCAGCAGACCAAGATGCCTACAGTGGACAAGACCGGTAAACGAGTGGATATACCACAAGGACAGCCTGCAGATGTGTTGGCCTGGTATCGTATCGGTGTTGAAGCCGAGCCACTCAAATACGATGTCAAGCGCAACGACTATGCCTATCGCATGCGATACCAGATCACCATGTACAAGGTCAATGGGGTCAAGAGCGAGTATTTTCCTACCAGCCGTTTCCAAGGCACGCACAAGATCTACAACTACTGGTTCACTGGGCAAAACACATCCATACTCAATCTCGAGCAGGACTACAACTATCTCTACTACATCGTGGTCAATGGACCGCAGGGCTACCCCGGTGCCACCAGCGACTATCGCGAATACGAAAAACGCACCTACAGCACACGCAGCAATCAAAGCGATCAAGGTCAGCGGCGCAGCGTGATCAACGAGCCCGGTGCCAATGCCGCAGACTATCTCTACAGCCCGGCAGATCAGAGTCGCATCAAGATGACTATCGTGGGCGATCCGGCTTGGCTGCAGCAGGGCGAGATCTGGTCGGGTGTGCAAGGACTCAAGGTATATTCAGGTCCATTCTTGCCCGACGGTACCATCAACTTTGAAAATCAGGAAGTGCTGTTCGAAGTGGCCTTCAACAAGCCCGTGGACTATGACAACCAGACCGGGGTCATGGATCCAGGTCGCAAAAACTACGGTATCAATCGAGCTGCTGGCGAAGCTGGATCTCCGCGGCAGAGTTTTGTCTACAAAGCAGTCACGGTAGAAAGCGTGTTTAGCCAGGGCAAATTCACGCAGGAACTGGAAGGTGTGCTGATCATATTCCCAGTACCGCCTACCAGCCAGTCCTTGAGCGAAGAGGATCGACAGAATGCCGACAATCCTCCAGCCAATACTACAAGGAATCCCACCAACGTGGCCGGCAACGTGGCCAGCACCCTTCAGACCTCGGGCGGTACTCCGGCAGCACCCACAGGCACGCCCAACGAATCCACGGCACAGGCCGGAGATTCGTCGGTGACACCAGCCACCAATTCCGAACCCGAGTCGCAGCCAGCTCCTGCCACCGAAAACAACCCAGCTACCACGGACACTACCACTGTGGGAACAGTGGTACCCACACAGCCAGGCGTCACTTCATTGCCGCCGGGTGTTACCAGAGACCCCAACTCGGGAGCCTATCTCTATACCGACTCCGTGGGCACCGGAAATCAGCTAGTGGCCGGTACCAACGATGCCCTGGCTGCTCAGGTACGCGCATTAAATACCGGGGAAACTGTGACTTATGTGGACTACGACCGAAATTCAGGTTGGGTGAACAAAAAATATGATCCGCAAACACAGAGTTATCAGATCATCGGCGCTGCCGCTGATCCCAACGCCGCAACACCTACCACCACTGGCAATAGCCAGCTTATCGCGAGAGATGATTAATGGCAGATAACATAGTCAAAACCAAAGGTCTAGCTTCGGGCTACAAGTTTGATCGCGGCGGTATGCCCGCTGAATTTGGCCCTTTTATCGGAGTAGTCAAAAACAACGTGGACCCCACTCGTGCCGGACGCTTGCAAGTTTACATCGAGCAGTTTGGTGGTGACACGCCCGATGATGCCAGTCTCTGGCGCACAGTGAGCTACATCCCTCCATTCTACGGAGCTACACCACATCAAGGCACTACCACTGGTGTGGGCACCTACACCGGCAATCAGCAGAGCTACGGCATGTGGTTCACACCACCCGACCTCGGCACACAAGTGATCTGTTTCTTTGTGGCTGGAGACCCCAATCAAGGTTACTATCTGGGTTGTGTGCCTGAACCCGGCATCAATCACATGATCCCGGCCATTGGTGCCACAGCTCGCTATCAAGTGGACAGCGAGAAACAAGAACCCTATCTCACTGATGCTGCGCAAGTGCCAGTCACAGAAATCAACAATGAAAACTCGGGCATCATCGAAAGTCCGAGATTCTGGGATCAAATCAAGCCCGTGCATTCCTGGGTCACCGGAGTGATGATCCAGCAAGGTGTGATACGCGATCCGCGCCGCGGGCCCATCACTTCCAGCAGCCAGCGCGAAAGCCCCAGCTCTACATTTGGTATCTCTACACCGGGACGTCCAGTATATCAGGGCGGCATCAACGACGAAGAAATACAGGAAAAACTCAATGCCGGCACAGTGAAACCCACCGACGTTGAAGTCACTGGACGACGCGGAGGACACAGCCTGGTCATGGACGACGGAGATCTCCGCGGCTACGACAATGTCATGAGGTTGCGCACCTCCAAAGGCCATCAGATCACCATGAGCGACGACGGTGATTTCTTTTATATCCTGCATGCCAACGGCCAGACCTGGATTGAGTTGGGCAGCGAAGGCACCGTAGACGTGTTTGCCACCAACTCGGTGAACGTTCGCACCCAGGGCGAGATCAACCTGCATGCCGACAAAAAGATCAACATGTATGCCGGCGAGTCTATCAATCTCAAAAGCAACGAGATCAAGGTCGAAGCTGTGGATCTCTTGGAACTGATCAGCAGCAACAAGATGAATCAATATGCCACCAATGCCATCAGTGTGCTCAGTGATGGTACCCTAGCACTCAAGAATGCCACTGCGGGCGGTTGGAACGGTGGTGATACCCTGGCCTTCAAGGCCGGCAAGATCGATCTCAATGGACCTGCACCTCCCACGGCCGACAAAGCAGTCAAGCTCGAGGACAAAGAGTTGCCGGACACTATCTTTACTCCCAATCAAGGGTGGGGAGAAAGCCCCACCAAGATCAAGACCATCGTGAGTCGTGCGCCCACACACGAACCCTATCCCTATCACAATCGCGGCGTGGATGTGCAAGTGGAACTCACCGAAGGCGGTGATGTCAAGGACAGCGATGATGTACCCGCAGACACTAGCATCGTGAGGACAGCCTGATGCCCAGCTATAGTTTTACTGGACCCAACGGCGAAAAGTTCGAAGTCAAGGCTGCCAACGGAGTCACCGAAGCAGATGCACGCAAGATCTTTGATCAACAGTTCAACTCGGGTGCTTTAAAAAACCTTGGCATCGGACAGGCTTTGGCCGGTACCACCGGCGCTGCCAAGCAGGCCACCGCGGCCTTGGCCGGACTTGACAATCTGCCCATAAAGAATCCCGTGAATGCTGCACAAGTCCTCAAGCAGATTCCTGCCACCAAAAGCATTGGTTCTCTCAATCCACAACAGGTCACCGGCATGCTGGGACAGGCCGCAGCCGCTGTGGCACAGCCTGCTTCGGCCATAAGCGCCACCAAAGGCATCGGTCAGTTTGGACTCACTCCCAAGCAACTGGAAGAACAGGGATTCGTCAAGCCTGGCACTGTGAGCAGTTTTGGCAGCACCCCCACGGTCACTGACCAGGATAGAGCCGAAGCCGAAAAGATCAATGCCGAAGGCGGCGACATCACCCCCGAGCAAGTGGCTTCAAACCGACAGCTCAACAAAGTGCTGTCATCACCGTTTGTGTGGGCCGGCAAAAGCAGCGTGACCAACCTTGACGGATTCCTCAAAAACACCAACATACAAGCAGCCACGCAGACCAACCTCATGAGCCAAGGGTTGGACAAACTCAAGAGCCTGGGCGTGGCCTCGGGCAAGGAAAGCGCCGACAAGCTGGCAGGCCTAGTACAAGGTTCAGCCAAGCTGGGACCACAGGCCGTGGCCGACTGGGCAGCCGGCAAAGCACCGCCCAACATCGCTGATCAGATCGGCGGGATCTGCAAAGGTGGACAACAGGCCGCTGACCTAGTTGCCAACAAATTGCCCAAGATCGATACAGCACCCGCTGGTGCTGTGGAAACCGTGAAGCGTGCCGGTGTAGACAGTGCAGTGAATTCCGCCGTGGATGATCCCAAAGTGCCGCCCATTGAGTATGGACCCGTGGAACGCGAAGCTCCGGCGCCTGATCCCAACGCTGACAAGCGCGACGAGTTTGATCGATTGGTCGAAGAAGCCATCGTTTTCTTGGATGGAGTCAATGCTCAATTCGATGCGCTCATGCCCGAAGCCAAACGTCTCGACGATCTAGGCTCGGCCATTACCACGGCCGAGATCGACGCCTATGACGCCAAATACCAAGCTGTGAGGTCGCTCTACAATGACAATCGAAAGAAGTATATTGATCCCATCATAGCATTCACTCAGGCCAATCCGGGAGTGAGCGACCTTGCGGCTTATGTCAAACCTTATGCAGACTCTCTAATAAGATTGATCAACATTCTGCAAAAGCGCAGCGCCATCAACAAAGAGCTCATAGCTCTGTGGCGCAGCCGTGTGCAGAGCTGACCTATAAATAAAGCATGACCACATTCATCGGCTTCAACACCATAGATCAGTTCAAGAAATTCACGCTCACGGATTTTGCCTTGATCAAACGCGACTTGGCCAACGCCTTGAGCATACAGCAAGGCAGTCTGCCCGGGCGTCCCGAATATGGCACCGTGATCTGGAGCTATGTGTTTGAGAATCAGACTCCTGACACCGAACGAGCCATACTGCAAGAACTGCAGCGTGTGGTAGGTCAAGACCCACGCTTGTTTGTCACAGATGCCACAGTGTATCCCCAGGACAATGGCATACTCATTGAACTGCAGGTGCAGGTAGTGTCCAGCAGCACTGCTGAACGCTTGGCTATCTTTTTCGATCAAGAAACACGCAGAGCCAGCTTCGTCTAAAACTGCGCCGTTTTTAGCATCGATAAATAAAAAAACACTTAGAATGCCATGGCCAAGACTACTAGACAAACCGCTATATTTGGGGTAGAGGACTGGAAAAGGCTGTACCAGACCTACCGTGAAGCCGACTTCCAGAGCTACGATTTCGAGACTCTGCGCAAGAGCTTCGTAGACTATCTCCGACTTTATTATCCCGAAACTTTCAACGACTACATCGAAAGTTCAGAGTTTATCGCCCTCCTGGACGTGATCGCTTTCATGGGCCAGGCCATGGCTTTCCGCAACGATCTCAATGCCAGGGAAAACTATCTCGACACAGCCGAACGCAGAGACAGCGTGGTGCGCCTGGCCAATCTTGTCAGCTATACTCCCAAGCGCAACCAAGCTGCACAAGGATTTCTCAAGGTATTTTCAGTTTCTACCACAGAAAATGTCGTGGACTACAACGGTGTGAGCCTCAGCAATGTCACCATTGACTGGAATGATCCTACTAATCCCAACTGGTTCGAGCAGTTTACCACAGTGGTCAATGCTGCTTTGGTTGACAGCCAGAAGTTTGGTAGACCTGCCAATTCAGCCACCATACTTGGCATACGCACCGACGAGTATACAGTAAATCTCGTGCCGGGATTCTTGCCCGTGACTCCGTACACAGCCGCAGTGGATGGTGTGAACATGCCATTTGAAGCTGTGAGCAGTACCACGCAAGGTCGTGATTATGTGTACGAACCAGCACCGCGACCATCCGGCGCATTCAACATGCTCTATCGCAACGATCAGTTGGGGTTTGGCAGCGACAACACTGGATTCTTTTTCTTGTTCAAGCAAGGGGTGCTGCAGAATCAAGACTTCAACCTCAGCGAAGCTGTGCCCAACCGCACAGTGAACATCAATGTGGAAGGTTGTAACGATCAAGATCATTGGCTCTACAAGCTCGATGATGTGGGCAGCATCGCCGGAGAATGGCAATATGTAGAGAGCGTGTATGCGGGCGCAGTCGAGCAACTGGCTCCCGATCAGCGTCAGCTCTATTCCATAACCAGCCGTGCCAACGATCAGATCACGCTGACATTCGGTGATGGTGTTTTTGCCGAAGTGCCCGTGGGCTTTTTCCGTGCCTATGTGCGTGCCAGCAACGGGCTTGAGTACATCATCAACCCCGAAGAGATGCAGAGTGTGCCTATCGCTCTCACTTATGTGAGCCGCTTTGGACGACTCGAAACCATCACATTCACTTGCGGTATCACCACTCCGGTTTCGAACGCACAGGCTCGCGAGACCATTGACGAGATCAAGCAGCGTGCCCCGGCTCGTTATTACACACAGAATCGCATGGTCAACGGTGAAGACTACAACAACTTTCCGTTCACTCGTTACAACTCGATCATCAAGAGCAAAGCTGTTGCCCGTAGCTCAGTGGGAACCACACGTTATGTAGATCTCACAGACATCACCGGCAAATATTCGTCTACCAATATCTTTGGCAGTGACGGAGTGCTATATCGCCAGAATGTGTTGCCCAATTTCCAATTTGATTGGATCAATCGCAACGACATCGTGGACGTGATCAACAACAACATCGAGCCGGTGCTTTCCAGTCGCAGCATGATCCAGTTTTATTATGGCAGGAACTCAGTTGACCCCACTCGCTACAACTTTCCCAGGCCTGATCTCACAGTGCTCAATCTCAGCTGGCGGCAGAGCACCACTATGGTCAATGAGACCACCGGCTATTTCCAGAACAGCCTTAATATTCCACAGCCCATTGGTTCGTTCACTACCAACAATGCCAAGTACATACAGCAAGGTGCATTGGTCAAATTTGTTCCGCCCACGGGCTACTTTTTTGATGCCAACAATCGCTTGGTGGCAGGTACACCCACTCGTGCCGATGAAAAACTAGTGATCTGGGCCACCACGATGTCGGTGGTGGGCGATGGCACCAACAACGGGCAAGGCAATCTCTCTGACGGCACTGGACCGGTCACTATCAATAATTTTGTGCCCACTGGAGCACGAGCTGTGCAAGTGATCGCCAAGTTTGTGGACGATCTGCCTTCCAGCCTTGAACAGAGCATGCTGCAACAGATTGAACTGTTCCGCAACTTTGGACTAGGCTACGACAATCTCACAGCCACTTGGTATCTCATCACCAGTACCAATCTCGCAGCCGATGCTGCTTTCAGTTATTCCAGTCATGGCACGGCCCTGGCCAATCCCGGACTCAATCTCGATGCATCCTGGCTGATACAGTTTACCACCAACGGTGAATCTTACACTGTGGTGTCACGCGGGCTGGATTATCTCTTCGCATCTGTGATCGAAACCAGATTCTTCTTTGGTGGTGGCGAAAAGATCTATGACCCCAAGACCGGTCTTGTGATCAATGACTTTGTGCGCATACTCAAGAGCAACAGTAGACCCGACAGCAATTTGCCGCTCAACAGTGACGTGACCATGGACATCATTGGTCAGCCCGTGGAAAGTGACGGATTCGTCAATGACTATCAAGTGGTGGTCAGCTATCTCGACTCGGATGCCGACGGTGTTGCCGATGATCCGGATTTCTTTGATGATATCGTGGCACCCAATGTGGCAGCTACTACCAAGCTGGTATTTTTCCAGCAGCTCACTGACTTTGATGACCTCGAGAGATTCTTGCCCCTGGCCGCGGGCGTGATCAATGCCATCTATGCCACCTTGGATGCCATCGAGCTAGTCAAGAGCGAATACGTGAACGGCCAAGTTTTTTATGCTTACCAAACACAGAAATTCTACGAGCTCACAGTGACACAGACCAATGGCAACATCCAGCGTGTGCTTACCGAACGGTTTGACTTTATAGCTCGCACTGGTCGCCAGGATCTCTACTATCAGTATCGTCACAATTCGGCTCTCACCAATGTGATCGATCCAGGCACCACCAACATCATCGATCTCTATGTGGTGGTACAAGAATACTACACGGCCTATCAGAACTACATCAAAGATACCACGGGCACGGTACCCGAACCCGAGATCCCTACCATCGACGAGCTGACCACGGCCTATTCAGGACTCAATGACTACAAGATGATATCCGACAATGTGGTGTTGAATTCTGTGGTGTTCAAGCCCTTGTTTGGTGCCAAGGCTGCGCCCGAATTAAGAGCCACCATCAAAGTGGTGCGTGCTGCACGCAGCACGGCCAGCATCAGCGAGATCAAGAGCCAGGTCATAGCCAATGTCAACAACTACTTCACCATTGACAAATGGGACTTTGGTGACAGCTTTTTCTTTTCAGAGCTGGCGGCCTATCTACACGAACGCATGGGATCTATAGTGAGCTCGGTGGTGTTGGTTCCTCTGAATCCGCTCAAGACCTTTGGCGACCTTTATGAAGTGAGGTCCGCTCCCAACGAGATTTTTGTTTCAGCGGCCACGGTCAATGACGTGGAAGTGATCGAAGCCCTTACCCAGAGCAACATACGCAGCCAGACACCGGTGTCGGGACTTTATCCAGCCACCATGGCCTCCAATGGTGGGGTCAGCAGCACCATCAGCCAGACAGGTGAGTATTGATGGCAAGACGAACGGTAGATCTCTTACCTGACATTTTTCGTACAGATACCAATCGCAAGTTCCTGGCAGCCACGCTGGACCAGCTCACGCAAGAGCCCAATCTACGACGCACACAGGGCTATGTGGGTCGACGGGTGGGTCCCGGTATCAATCCCGCAGATTCGTATGTCACAGAAATATCAGCCGCTCGCAACAACTATCAGCTCGAACCCGGCGTGGCATTCTTCCGACCCGATACCAACACGGTCACAGATGCCATAACCTATCCCGGCATGATCGATGCCTTGGACCTCCAGGGCGCAGAGACCTTGAATCAAGATCGTCTCTGGGAAAGCGAATACTATAGCTGGGATCCATTCTGCGACCTTGACAAATTCGTAAACTACAGCCAGTATTATTGGTTGCCTGAAGGTCCCGATGCAGTAGATGTCAGCGGCACTGATATTCCCCTCACCGATGTCTATGATGTCACTCGCGTGGACACAGCCGAAGTCAAGGCCTATCAATTCTCAGGCGTGGCTGGTAACAATCCTGTGATCACCTTGGTTCGCGGCGGCAACTATGAATTCGTGGTCGATCAACCCGGCAATGACTTTTGGATACAAGCTGCTCCCAATCGTCCCGGTCAGCCCGCAGGCACCATGCCTGGACGATCCAATATCTCCAGTCGCGATGTTCTAGGTGTCAGCAACAACGGCTCTGACTCGGGCACAGTGATCTTCAATGTGCCCTTGAAAACAGCACAAGATTTCTACTACACTCTAGTCGATGCTGGTAACGTGGATCTAGTGTCAGATACCATAAGATTCTCAGACATCAACAATGTATATGTGTCTGACTTCCAAGCCGCATATCCCAAAGGCATTGACGGTATCACCAATCTCGAAGGTCGCACCATAATCTTTGTCAACCGCACAGTGGATCCTGGTATTGGTGGCTGGCAGATCACCACTCAGTTTGATCCGTTGCCAAGACAGAACTCGCTGAACGGCCAGTCCGGCAGCTTCGACACTGTGCCTTTTGATCAAGTCACCAACATCGACGATCTTGACCTGCGCTACAGCGTGTGGCTGATACAATATCTCGACGACGGTGATGGTCGAAAGTACATGCATCTCTCCAGCGTGCGCCCCGTGCCTGTGGATTCCAAGGTCACAGCACAGTTTGGCTCTACATGGAGCAGCACAGTTTGGTACAAAAACAACAACGGATACTTTGAGCAGCAGCCCTTGCTCACAGCCATACAAGATACTTTATGGTATCAGGACAGCACCAACCCTGATCTTTTTGGTCAGATTCGACTCATCGAACAAGACAAGGTCGAGACCATCGACATCGATGACATCATCGGCGCCAAGGATTACACAGCCCCCAATGGAGTCAAGTTTACCAATGGTCTCAAAGTGGTATTCCGTGGATCCATCAATCCCAGCACCTATCAAAATCAAGAGTACTACGTGGAAGGTGTGGGCACTGGACCAGGAGTGTCTGTGCGGGTGGGATTCATCGATGGTGAAGCCTATTTTGGACCCTGGCACTGGTACCAAGGTCGCCGAGTCACGGGATCAGTGCATCGCGAAGACGTGTTCCAGCAGTACATCTATGACACAGTAGAACTCAGCTTGGCCAATCCCGGTGCCGGCGTGCCCGAAGAAGCACCGCTGCCATCCGTGGCCGAACCTGGTGCTGCCAACGGCAACGGTATAAGATTGATCCCTGTGTCATGGTTGGTCACTCCCGAGACCTATATCCGTACACCATACAGTGCCACGTTGAGCGTGCCAACACATCCTGATTATCTCACCATCAGTCGTGGTAGCCGAGATCTCAACGCATGGACTCGCAGCAATCGCTGGTTCCACATCGATGTGATCAATGCCACGGCCGAGTACAACAATCAAGTGGCAGTGTTGGACAACAACTTGCGAGCCAAACGTCCCATCATTGAATTCCGTCCCAGCATGGCCATGTATCAGTTTGGTACCTGGGGCAAAGAGCCAGTGGACATCATTGATTTCCGCGAAACCGATGCTTTTTCCAACATCAACGGTGCCATCAGTTATGGAGTTGATGGTTATCAGTTCGTAGCTGGCACACGAGTTATTTTTGCCGCCGACATTGATCCAGCTGTTCGCAACCGTGTGTTTGAAGTGAGCTTTATCACTCCTGACACCCAGCCTCCCTTGATCCGGCAACCAGTGATCAATCTCACTCCGGTGTTTGACGGCGAGGCTCGCGTCAATCAAACTGTGGTCTCCCTCAACGGAGTCACTCTCCAGGGCAAGAGTTTCTACTTTGACGGGGTAACATGGCTACCAGCACAGGAAAAAACTTCGGTGAATCAAGCTCCGTTGTTTGACGTCAAAGATGCCAACGGTGTCAGCTACGGCGACCGAGCAGTGTATCCCAGCTCTACATTCGCAGGAACACGCCTGTTTGGCTATGCTGTAGGTGGTACCCAGATCCAGGACGAGGTTCTTGGTTTCGCATTGCGCTACCTCAATATCAACAACATTGGTGACATACTTTTCACCAACTATCTCTACGAGGACACTTTCCTTTATGTGAGAGACAATGTATCCACCGAGATCAATATCAGTGAAGGATTTGTCAGACAGTACTTTGATCGTATCAGATTTAGCAGCCAGATCGGATGGCAACCTGCCATAACAGAAAATCGCAGCCGACAGGTTTTCCGATTCGTGTTCGACGGTATCAGTCTCATATTTGACGTACCTCCTGCTCCCGATTCCGCGGTGCCGGTGCTGCAGATATTCGTAGATGGTGCCTTTGTTGACCCCGACGAGTATACAATGACTTCCACGGTTACCAATACCGTGGTCACTTTCCAGGATCCGCCTGCAGTGGGAACCGTGATCGAAGCACAGCTGATCTCCAATCAGGCTTCGCCGTCGGCCTACTACCAGATTCCGCTGAATCTCGAAAACAATCCTCTCAATCAAGACAGTGCCGGGTTCACTCTAGGAACCATACGCAATCACTACAACAGCATTGGCCAGAATCTCATTGATATCCAAGGACCCATCAATGGTGCCAACAACACCCGCGACCTTGGCAACATCCTGCGCTACGGCGACAACATCGTGCAGCATTCATCACCGTTGGTGTTGGCTGGTTCATTCTTGCGGCATCGTGCCTATGATATCTTTTCTGCACTGAGATTCAACAGCCAGGAATATGAAAAGTTCAAAAACATAATGTTGGATCTGGCTGGCAAGGGCGACTTCGTCAATCTTACGCCCACACAGGTCTTGGATCAGGTCATGACCGAGATCGCTTCGGCCAAGACCAACATGAGTCCGTTCTACTGGTCAGACATGATTCCGGCCAGCGAAACTTTCACATCGACTACCTATACCTATACACCCATCAGTACTCCCACGTTTGACACCCAGCAGGTCTACGACTTTACCTCGAGCAACTACCTAGGTTTGTTGGTATACCTCAATGGTCGTTTATTGACCAAAGGTTACGAGTATGAAGTGGCCGTGGATGCACCCAATCTCACGGTAACTGTGCCTTTGACTGTGGGCGATGTCATCGTCATACGTGAATATGCCACCACTTACGGTAGTTTTGTTCCCAACACACCCACCAAGATGGGCCTATATCCCGCATTCCGTCCACAAATGTTCCTGGACAAGACATCCACGGGATCAGTGATGGTAATACAAGGCCACGACGGATCAATAACTCGCGCATTTGGTGATGTGCGTGATCAGATATTGTTGGAGTTTGAAACACGCATCTTTGACAACCTCAAAGTGGCCACTCCGGTTCCGCTCGTGGAATCTGAAGTGATACCCGGGCGTTTTCGTGACACGGATTATACCCTGGAAGAAATCAATCAGATGTTGAGCACAGATTTCCTCAGCTGGGTGGGCTGGAACAAGCTGGACTACACCACACAGAACTATGTGGCCACCAATGAGTTTACCTGGAACTACAGCCAGAGCTCAGATCGCATCAGCGGTGAGCTCATGCCAGGCGCATGGCGTGGTATCTATCTCTATTTCTACGACACTGAAAGACCCAATGTCACTCCCTGGGAAATGCTGGGATTCAGCGAAGAGCCCGACTGGTGGCAGAATCAATATGGACCCGCTCCTTATACTTCGGGCAACTTGGTGCTCTGGGATGACCTCGAGCAAGGACTGGTGCGTGATCCTGCAGGAATCTACTATCTGCCCAGATACGCCAGACCCGGTCTCACTGATGTTATTCCGTCGGACTCGGAAGGAAACTTACTGAGCCCGCTGAATTCAGTGGTAGGCAACTACAGCCTTGAAACCATGCGCAGATCCTGGACATTTGGTGACGGTGGCCCAGTAGAAAGCTCGTGGAGATCCAGCAGCTCCTACCCATTCTCGATCATGCGGCTGCTGGCTCTCACCAAACCGGCCAAGTTCTTTTCCTTGTTTGCCGACCGAGATCGTTATCAGTTTGAACCTGATCTCGGCCAGTGGCTGTGGGATCGTAGATACCGCCTTGACGCCAAGAATCTAGCACCCTTGTATGGCAACGGTGTCAGCAAGGCCAGCTTCATGAACTGGATCATCGACTACAATCGCCAGACCGGCAGCAACAGCACCAGCGATCTCGAAACTGTGCTGGCCAATACCGGAGTGAGATTGTGTTGGAGAACCGCAGCGTTCACTGACAAGAAATATCTCAAGATCTACACTGAAAGATCTACGCCCAACAGTCTCAACACCAGCCTGCTCCTGCCCGACGAAAGTTATCAGCTGCTGTTGTACAAAAATCAAGCATTTGAGCGGGTGACCTACAGTTCGGTGATCGTGCAAAAGACCGACACAGGTTGGGCAGTGTTGGGATACAGCACCACGCGACCCTATTTTGAAATCCTTGTCAGCCAAGTGGCCGGACCCACACGGCAGATCACAGTGGGCAATCAACAGGTGCGTGTGCCCACCACCTACACCGATACGGTGGTGCGTGTGCCTTACGGCTATGTGTTTACCAATGAAACCGCGGTCTGTGATTTCCTGCTCAGCTACGGTCAGCTGTTGACTCTGCAAGGTCTGGAGTTTGAAAATCAAGAAAACGGCTATGTGCTGAACTGGAATCAGATGGCACAGGAATTCCTGTACTGGAGCCAGCAAGGCTGGAGCGAGGGATCCTTGATCAATCTCAACCCCAGTGCCACTCGTCTCACAGTGACGAGACCCTTTGCTGTGGCCGAAAGCATTGCCACACCCACGCCAGAAAATCTCATACTCAATCAAAATCGTCTCACTCTGTCACAGAGCAATCTCGTGATCGATCGTCTCGACAACACTTTCCGCGTGACATCGTTGACATCAGACACTATCAACTACATCGAACTGAGATTCACCAACTACGAACACATGATAGTGCTGGATGATGTCAGCATCTTTGCTGATCTCATCTATGATCCTGCCACGGGCAGTCGCCAAGGTCGCGTGCTGGTATCAGGCTGGCTCAGCGGTGACTGGAACGGTACAGTGAATGCTCCAGGATTCGTGCTCAATCAAGACAACATCCAGGAGTGGGTGCCCAGCCGTAAGTATGCCAAAGGCGAGATCGTGCTGTTCAAGAACGAGTACTGGTCTGCATCCACTATCATACAGCCCAGCCAACAGTTTGACTACACGCTGTGGATCAAGAGCGACTACGACGAGATACAAAAAGGTCTCTTGCCCAACGCTGCCGCAGTCAGCGACGAATTGTCCAACTCCTACAGCGTCTACAGCGCCAACCTCGAGCAAGAGATAGATCTCTTTGCCTATGGCTTGATTGGATTCCGTCCAAGAGAGTACATGCAGGCATTGAACCTCGACGATGTGAGCCAGGTAGGACTCTATCAGAGTTTCCTAGGCAGCAAAGGTACCAAACGCAGTGCTGAACTGTTTACCTATGCTGACCTTGGCAAAGAAACCGCCGAGTACGATGTCTACGAATACTGGTCGATCCTGCGCAGCCAGTATGGCGCCACTGCCAACAGAAACTACGTTGAGCTCTTGCTCAACGAAGCACGCCTGCGCAGTGACCCTGCTTTGATACAAGTGATCACACCAGGCCAATCCAGCCAGGCCGACCAGACCGTGCAGTTCGGCAATGTTTGGAAGAGCACTTACAAACTCAACAGTCCAGATTTCCTGCCCACGACCACCATTCCGGTCACTGACGTGGGACTGCCCACAGCAGGTTATGTCAAGCTCGACGATGTTGACTACACTGTGTTCAACTTTGAAGATCTCGGCAGCCTCAACGACGATCTCAACGACATCGGCGTGGGCACCACTGTATGGGTAGCCAAAGTCAACTCCTATGATTGGAATATCTATCGTTGTGAGCGTGTTCCTGGCGTAGTGACCACGGTCTCTAACAATCTCAACAATCGTGCCCTGGTGCAGTTTGATGCACAACACGGCCTGTCAGTGAACGATCAGATCATTATACGATTCTTCAATGATGCTGTGAACGGTGTCTATCAAGTGCGTGCAGTGCCCTCACTCACAACCGTGATCGTCGATTTCGTATTTGTTGGCACTCAAGCTGCCTACACCGGCGAAGGCGTGGCGTTCGTGTTGGAATCAGCACGTGTAGCACAACCATCAGACATCGTGAATCTTCCTTATGCACGCAGTCTCGTGGCTGGTGCTCGGGTATGGGTCGACAACACCGGCGAAGATCGCTGGGCAGTGCTGGAAAAAACCGATCCTTACTCGCTGACCACTAGCCTGGAGCCATCGGATGAGAGCGCTGATCAACGATTTGGTGCTGCTGTCACACAAAGCAATCGCAATCTAGCAGCCCTGGTCGGTGCTCCTGGCTACGATCAAGGTCGTGGTGGTGTCTACACGTTCGTCAAAGAGAGCAACAATCGTTATGTGCAGGACCAGGACATACAGAGCCTGCGTGTGGCCGGTGTGGCCGGCTTTGGTAATGCCGTAGAGATCGGCAGTGAAAACTGGGCAGTGGCCGGCGCTGCAGACAGTTACAGCGGCAAAGGTTATGCAGTAGCCATCTATCGCGACAACAGCGCCAACAACTACGAGCAGCGCCAGCTGCTGGTCAATCCTGAAAACGATTTTTCGGGCACCGGCGACTTTGGTCGATCTGTGGGCATCAGCCAGGACGAACTTTGGATGTATGTGGGCAGCCCCGGTGACAACAAAGTGTTTGCTTATGCACGCCAGGACCTCGAAGAACAAGTGGTCACCTACATCACTGAACGTGGGGAAACACAGTATTCTTTTGCTGGTCTCATAGTCTACGATACCGCATTTGACACACAGATCAGCGTGACTCTCGCTAATGCGATACTCGCTCCCGGAGTTGACTATTCTATAATCAACAATGTGGTGATCCTTACGAATACACCAGCTCCGGGTCTGGTCCTAGTCATCGCTCGACGCAGTTCATATCAACTTGATGTGCAGAACTATTCGGGTGTGACTGGATCTTCGATTGCTGGGTCGGGCGCATCTTTCTATGTGAATGTCGCTCGAGGCGAATATTCTCCAACACTCCAGGACAGTGGATCGGGATACTCTTATCTTGAAACTGTGACCATACCTGGGACATTATTGGGCGGATCCACACCGGCCAACGATCTGGTATTGCGTGTGTTGCAAACAGGACCAAACTATTCCACTATCGTCAGCGCCGGATCTACCACTATTAACATTTCCAGCACTGATGGGTTGGTGCCTGGACAAACTCTTCATTATCTGTCAGGATCGGGCACTTTTGTGCCTGGTACAACGATATTGTCAGTTCCTAGCCAGACGCAATTTATCATTGACACTCCTACGCTGACTGCTGGTACTCTAGTGTTTTTTGTGAGTCCAAACGCCATTACTGCCATTGAAAAAGTATCAGGCACAGGGTCTACATCTACTCTGACTTTTGATCTTTCGTCGTACCTCTACAACGTATCTGACATCTTTTCATTCTCGGTCAAAGTCAACGAAGCATTTTATCGACCTTTCATTGACTATACCTACGATAGTGGGCTGGGAGAGATCACGTTTGTGGCCAGTCCGCCCTTGGGTGCAGTAATCCAGGTAGTGAATCGTACCTACTGGGATTATGTTGACACCATCACGGTGTCAGGCGTGGGTGCTGCCGATCGATTTGGCAGCAGCATCAATGTCAGCGGCGAAGGTCGCACCATCATGATAGGTTCTCCCAACTCCACAGTCGACACATTCACTCAAGCTGGACGCAGCTACATCTTTGATCGCAGCGTACAACGATTTGCTGTGATCAGCACAGACGTTCGCAGCTATACCACAACCGTCGCGCCGCAAGGCCCAGTATTTGTGTTCCTAAATGGCAATCGACTGAGCGATGCTGATTATTTCATCAACGGTGATTATACTGTGAGTGGCAGCACCGTGACTCTGCTCCCGCAGGTCCAACTCACAGTGGGCGACGAGATTGAGATCAGTACCAATCAGTTCTCGCTGCTGCAGAATCTCACCAGCCAGACCCCCAGCAAAGATGCTGTGTTTGGCACAGCCGTAGAGCAGTGTACCAATAGCTGCAGCTTCTTTGTTGGCGCACCACGACAGACCACCACAGCACCGCAGGCCGGACAAGTGGAGTATTGGCAGAATCAAGCTCGTGTGTATGGCACCATTACCAGCACCATTGCCAATCCCAATCTCGCTGCCGAAGTTGGAGAAGCTGTACGTATCAACGATGTGTTTGTGACCCTCACCGCACCGGCAGCATGGAGCAGCGGTCAGACCTGGTTGTCAGGCACATTCGTAATCAGCAGCGGTGATATTTTCCTGGCACGCATAGATGTGCCCATCGGTATCACCTTGGATGATGCTGTTTACTGGAAACCCACAGGCTGGGCTGAATCATTCGCTCGAGACATACAAGCAGCTATCACAGCCGGAGATCTACCCAACGTTGATGTCGTGTATGGTCCGGATCTAGAAATCGCGGGCGACGGTGCTACTCGAGTGTTTGACATCGGGTCAATCTACAGCAGCGCCAGTTCGTATACCACGGTGGTCTACATCAATGATGTGATACAAACTTCGGGATACACCTACAACAACACCACCAAGCAGATCACATTCTCTGCAGCACCGGCTGCGGGCTCAGTGATACGAGTGGCTGCTGGACGGATCACGGTCAGCATCAAGAACTCGGCCACGGCTCCTGCAGCCGACAAGATACAGGTTTTGCCGGGTTCGGGCACGTTGTTTGACAGCGTGGGTTTTGACATCTATGTGTATCAACAGACCATCACTGCTCCTGTGGCACAGGACGATGCTTATTTTGGATCCAGTATCGCACTGAGTTCGACCTCACTGGGAGTGGTAATTGGCGCGCCCAACGGCAGCACTATTCGTCCCACTACCTTTGATGCGGGAACCACTCGATTTGATGCCAAGTCTACGGTATTCTCTGACCCGGTCACACAGAGTGGTGCTGTGTACGAATACGACTTCCTGCCCAGTACCAACTCTACAGTAAACAATCCCGGAAGATTTGTGTTTGGTCAAGAGATCTATGACGAGGGTGTTTCTGAACTCGAGCAGTTTGGAGCCAGTCTCAATCTCACCACCGGTGTGCTTTTGGTTGGTGCACCCAGCCAAGACCGCGGTGACAGCGCCGCAGCCGACTTTGGACGAGTTGGGCAGTTTGTGAATCCCACACTGAGTCCGGCCTGGCAAGTGGTGAGATCCCAGCAGCCGGTGGTGGATATCAGCCTGCTCAACACAGTGTTCATGTACGATCGAGTGCAAGGCAATGCGCGCCAGTATTTTGACTATTTTGATCCTCTCCAGGGCACAGTGTTGGGCGCAGTCCGTCAGAATCTCGATTTCATCGGAGCCGTGGACCCTGCAGCCTACAATGTAGGAGATATCAACAACTACGGTGTCAAGTGGGCGCAAGAACGCGTGGGTCAGATCTGGTGGAATACCAACAATGTGAGATTCATTGATCCCAACCAGGACGACATAGTTTATGCCAGCCGCAGATGGGGACAGACCTTCCCAGGCAGCAGCATAGACATCTATCAATGGGTGCGCAGTCCAGTCCCACCTGTGGAGTACACCGGACCAGGAGAACCTCTCAGCGACTTCAGCTACACAGTGACCAGCGAAGTCAACGAACAGGGATTTTTTATCACCAACTACTTCTTCTGGGTATCCGGTATCACCACAGTTGATACCGCGGCCGGAAAAACACTCAGTATCGAAACATTGGCTCGCTACATCGAATCTCCGCGCAGCAGCGGAATCAGCTATGTGGTTCCCATCAATGCCAGCACAGTGGCCATCTATAACGGCTTACAATATATCAGCGCCGAAGACACAGTGCTGCACGTGGAATACGATCTCGAACGCACTGAAAATGCAGTACACCTAGAATATCAGCTGGTGGCCGAGAATCGCCCTGACAGCTTCTTGGTAGATAGTTTGTATCAGAAGCTCACAGACAGCCTCGCTGGATCAGATGCACAGGGTCGCGCTGTGCCTGATCCTTTCTTGACGCCCAGCGAAAAGTATGGCGTAGCAGTGAGGCCGCGCCAGAGCATGTTTATAAACAGATTCCTGGCCCTGGAAAACTACCTCGAACGTGCCAATCGTGTGATGGCACAGTTCCCCTTGGCCGAAACCCGTAGGTCTCCCTTGCTCAACAGCGAGGAACCCGAACCCACGCCTGGCAGTGGCGCCTGGGACAAGCGTCTTGCCAACTATGAAGAACTGGCATTCCAGGATCTCGCACAGGTATCCTTGGGCTATCGCTATCTCGTGGCCAGTGACGCCACCAACAACGGACTGTGGACCATCTATCAAGTGGTGTCGGGATCCTTGTTTGGCGAGCGTGAGCTGGCTTTGATACGAGTACAAAACTATGACACCAAGCTGTATTGGAGTTATGTGAACTGGTACCAACCCGGCTTCAATCCTCTCACACGTCCAGTCACAGAAGTGGCCAACGATTCGCTGCTGGAAACTCTCACAGTACCAGTGGGCAGCGCAGTCAAAGTCACGGCCAATGCACAGAACAAATGGGAAATCTACCAGCGCACAGCGACTGGCTGGGATCGAGTGGCTCTAGAAAGCGGAACCATAGAAATTTCCGCCAGCATCTGGGACTATAGCATCGGCAGATTTGGGTTTGACGTTGAAGTTTTTGATGCACAATATTTTGACAAAGAACCCAGCATCGAAACACGCAAGATCATACAGGCTCTCAATCAAGAGATATTCATCGACGAGCTGGCCATTGAACGCAATCGTCTCTTGATCTTGATGTTCAACTTTATACTCACGGAACAGATCGCTCCCACATGGCTGGTCAAGACCAGTCTAGTAGACGTGGACCACACCATACGTGAATTGGTGCCTTTCCAGGTCTATCGTCAGGACAATCAAGACTTTGTGCTAGACTACATCCGCGAAGTCAAACCCTATCATGTGCAGATACGCGAGTTCAATCTCATATATCAGGGCCAAGATGTTTACCAAGGCAGTGTCAACGATTTCGATCTCCCAGCATTCTGGAACGCCAGTGAAAATCTGTTTGTGAGCCCGGTGTTGGACAACACCAACACCTTGAGCACTACCAGCAGCTACCCTGACACTGCTGCGATCTGGACCGAATGGCCTTACAGCCAGTGGTATCAAAACTATCTCTTGACCATTGAAAGCGTGACCATAGCTCGTGCTGGATCAGGCTACATCGTGGCTCCCACAGTGATCGTCGAAGATGACGATACGGCTGTGCTCACAGCTACGATCAACAGCCAAGGACAGGTCACTGGCATCACAGTGGTCAATCCTGGACAGCCTAGAACCACCACTGCCATGCTCGTGCTTGATGGCGGTCTCCCAGCAGCGCGTGTTTGGCAGCCCAGCATCGAAGCATTTGCCGGCCAGATCTATGAAGCTCCCGGCGGCTTGGTCTACAGCGTGGCCGAATCTGGCATGTTTGAAAGTGTGCCGCCCACCAGCACCGCCTCCGGCAACATTGTGTATGGTACCACTATACTAAACTATCTTGGCACACGAGCACAGGCCGTGGCCAACATGGGCAACGGTCTGGTACGATCAATCACGACCACCATCAAGTATGACCGTTATCAGTATTCCAGCACCATCCAGGAATGGCAGCCCGGGCGAGATTATGCCAATGGCGAGATGGTTCGCTACGACGACCGTGTGTGGGCAGCCTCGGCCGACGACAGCACAGCCGTGGAGTCCATCACATTTGACCCCGATGAGTGGACTTTGGTTCCAGCATCTGCGCTCAGTGGCGTAGACCGTACCATGGGATTTTATACTCCCACTGCCAATGAACCTGGACTGGATCTCGCTCTCTTGATATCCGGAGTAGATTACCCGGGCGTACAAGTATTTGGATTGGGCTTTAATTTCAATCCCGGCTTTGACAGTGGCAGCTATGTGAATCCCTTGTTTGATCCAGCAGCCAGCCAGGATCCGTTGTACGTAGAAGGCTATCGCGATGTACAACTGGCCACACTTTACGCCTACGACGAAGACACCGGTACCTATGTGGTAGTACCAAGGGAGCCCGAAACATTCACTCCTTCGCAATGGTGTGCTGATCGCTACATCGGCGGCGCTGGTTTTGATACCTTGCCGTTTGACAACATCGACTACGGTCCTGAAGGCTTGCCCACATATGATGAAAATCTCTTGGACGCTATCTACGAAAGCGAGTTTGTAGATCCCTATCTTGGTGTAGGCCCAGCAGCCATCGACGTTGACGGCGGTGCATTTGTTGACACCTATAGCAGTCATGCTCCTGAAGAACTGGTACCCGGTGCTATATTTGACACGCTCGATATCCGCGTGTTGACTACTCCGGGATCAGACTGGGAGTTGGATGGGCATGGGTTTACATCGCAGGCCATCAACTATGTGTTTACCGTATCGGGATCTAGTTACAGCTTTGATGGCATCCTTGACTACACAGTGGTGGTACGTGTGTTCAACCGCACACAAGGTACAGAGCTGGCCATAGGCCGCCAATTCACAGTGGATTGGGGCAACTTGTCAGTGACTGTGAATTCAGGTGCTGTTACCGGGGATGTGCTGGTGATCATGGCCTACAGTGTGGGTGGTGGCAGCCAGCTCTATCGTAGATCTTTCTCGGGCGAAGACATAGGCGATACCGTGATAGTCCCGGTACCATTGGTGATTGATTCTGTGACCACCCAGTTCTTGGTGTTTGTCAACGGTGCTAGGTACACAGATTTCACAGCCCAAGTCAACGACACTGTAAGCTCACGAGTGGTATTTGACGACGAGTGGACCAGCAGTGACTGGGTCACTGTGATAGCATTTGGTACCAACACACTCAACGACTGGAGCACTCCGCAGCAGCAGGTCATGGGTTACGGTGGCGGTCCTTACACCTTTACCTTGTTTAACAGCATGCAAGGCACCAATGCTGTGAATGCCATCGTAGAGAAAAACGGCGTGCGTGCAAGACCGCCCGAAAGCAGCGAAGAGATCGCAGATGGCAGCAGCCTTGAGTATTATTTGCCCTACAGCGGAGATTATGATCAATCAGCTGTGACTGAAAATGATGTATATGTATATGTTGATGATCAACAGCAACAACTCTTTGTGGACTGGGAGTTGGTTCCCTGGGATGGCAGCTCACCAAGATCTATCATGTTTTTACAGATGCCACCTGCAGGTAGCCGCATCGTAATCAGTGTATGGACCGCGGCACAGTATGTTATTTCGGGCAATTTCATGCAGTGGAGATCATCGGGCGGTCTGGTTCCCATCCCCGGCGATACATTGAGCATAACCACATTCAATGACACAGCACAACAAGGCTTGCTCACACAGGTATTCGTGGGACCCACCACAGAAGGCATCACAGTAGATGTGGGATTTGATTCGGCTTCTTCTCCAGGAACCACAGGCAGCTATGACTACGATCCCTATGATTTTGGCGTGGGCCTGTCGGTTCAGACCAACAACTTCAACATCGGCCGCGTCATCACTGACACCAGCAGGATGACCGTGACTCTCAACGGCGAGTTCTTGTTCCCAGAAGTGGGATTCACAGTCACTGGTACTACGGTCACTATCCTAGGCGAGATAATCAACGCCGCGGATGTGGTGGCTATTACCACTATGACCAATAGCACAGTACCTGGCAGCATTGAATTCCGTATATTCCAGGACATGCGTGGCCAGCAGACCACTTACCGTATCACAGAAAGCACCAGCAGCATATTGACCCAGGCCATGACCACTGACAGCACAGTGATCTCAGTGCAGGACGCCAGCAAGTTTCCACAGCCAAATCTGGCCGAGGGATTCTTTGGAATGGTCACCATAGACGGCGAACGTATCACTTATAGATCGCGTGATCTGGCCACCAATACCTTGACAGGATTACGTCGCGGTACTGCAGGCACAGGGGTAGCAGCACACGCAGCGGGCGCTGCCGTGTATGACATTGGCGTCGGAAACATGTTACCAGCTGAATATCAGGATCGCATCGTGGCCCAGAACTTCTTGGCCGACGGACGAACCACCATATTTGAAGCCACAGAAATTTCTGTGTTGGGTGTAGACAGTACCGAGCTTGATGACAGCGTACAAGTCTATGTAGGCGGTATTTTACAAGTAGGCGGCTATGTGATCACGGACGGAGATCCCGTGACCATACAGTTCTCGCAGCCGCCCACCAATGGATACCAGGTCAGCATACAAGTTCGTCGTGGACTCAGTTGGTACCAACCCGGTCCGGGCACAGCTTCTGATGGTGTTCCTCTCCAGGAAACCGACACTGTGGCTGCTAGGTTTATAAGAGGCGATTAAACACTGGTAAATAAGGTATGGAAGAAAAGAAAGAAACACAACCTCTCAACGAAAAAGCATCGCAACCTGTGCCCGCACGTCCCAATGAAACCGGCACCTTGCAGATCGACGGATTCGTGAAGATTTTTGACCCTAACACCAAAGAAGTCTACGTGGAGAAACGAGCATGATGGATCTAGGACCTGCCCAGATCGAAGGCCGACTCAAGATCTATGATCCCAACTCGGGCGAAGTTTTTGTTGAAAAGAAAAATGCTATCCATTATGAAAACATGAGTATAGCATTGGCACAGACCTTGGCCAATAAGAACCTGGGATTCGTCTATGCCATGGCCTTTGGAAATGGCGGCAGCAGTGTAGATCCCACAGGAGTGATCACATATCTGCCCCCTAACACCACGGGACAGAACGCAGATCTCTACAATCAAACCTACAGCAAAGTTGTGGACGATAACAGCCCGGCCAACACAGATCCTACGCGAAACAAACTCACGGTATTGCATACCTCGGGTCGGGTGTATACTGATGTACTGGTCAGCTGTTTGCTTGATTACGGTGAACCACCCGGGCAACAGGCCTTTGACAACAGCACCAATTTCAATGGCGATTACGTGTTTGATGAACTAGGACTCAAGAGCTGGGAGGGATCCAGTTCAGATCTCATGTTGATCACACACGTGATCTTCCACCCAGTTCAAAAGAGCTTGAATCGACAGATACAGATTGACTATACAGTGCGTATTCAAACACTGACTAACTTGAGTGCCGCATAAATATGCGTACAGAATTCCGCTATAAATACTGACAGGACGGAGTAACCACAGATGGCATACACGATTAACTTAACCGATGGTAGTATATTTGCTACCATCGCTGATGGCACCATTAATACCAGCTCTAGCATGGTATTGGTGGGCAAAAACTACGCCGGCTACGGTGAGTTCCTGGATGAAAACTTTATCCACCTTTTGGAAAATGGTTCCAATACCACTCCACCCGGCGCGCCGCTGGTAGGTCAGCTATGGTGGGACAAGGCCGGTGGCGTGATGAAGGTATTCAACGGAAGCACCTTCAAGGTGATATCCGCAGCCACAGCTAGTTCAACCGCACCAACATCAAACGTGGCTGGTGATCTCTGGTATGACTCCGTAAACGCACAGCTCAAAGTTTACACAGGTGCAGCATGGATCCTGGTGGGCCCTGCATCAACTTCGGGCCAAGGCACATCAGGTGCTGTTGTAGACACTGTAACAGACAATCTTTCGGTAGATCATGTGGTAGTAAAACTGTTTGTTGAAGATGATGTCGTTGCCATCGTATCCAAAGATGCCACATTCACTCCACAAACTGGTATCTCGGGTTTTACCACTATCGGTCCAGGTATCCAGCTGAGCACCACGATCACAAATGCTCTATTCCGCGGCACTTCCACTGATGCACAAACATTGGATGGTGTAGACAGTACAGGATTTTTAAGCTCCACATCCAATGATACCACAAGCGGCACCCTGGGAATCGTCAATGATTCGGGTCTCAGTGTTGGTGTTGACAGCGATGCTCGTATTTCTGTCACAGGCAGCGATGTGTATATCCGCAATGCCACCCAGGACGGCAACCTATTCGTACAAGTCAATGACGGTGGTGTATCCACTACCATCATGTCAGTGCGTGGCGACACCAGTGTGGTCACTTTCCCAACCAATGTCTCCATCGCTGGTAACCTCACACTCAGCGGTGGCAGCATTTCTGGCAACGTCACACCAGCTGGATCCAACACACAGGTACAGTTCAACGACAACGGTGTTCTCAATGCCACCAGCGGTTTGGCCTTTAATAAGTCAGTGAATCAGCTCACAGTAGGAGGTAACGTGGCCCTGGCTGGTATCATTAATAACAATGCCAACGGCGTGGGCAACGTGGGATCCAGTACCGGTTATTTCAATACAGTATTCGCCAAAGCCACTTCGGCACAGTACGCTGACGTAGCCGAGCGTTTTGCAGCCGATCAAGAGTATGCACCGGGCACTGTAGTTGAGCTCGGCGGCGTAGCAGAAATCACCAAAGCACAGAGCGAACTCAGCGAAAATGTGTTTGGTGTAATAAGTACAAGAGCAGCCTATCTTATGAACTCGGCGGCTGGTACAGATGAAACACATCCCCCTATCGCAATGACAGGACGGGTACCAGTTCGAGTAGTAGGATCAGTGAAAAAAGGAGACAGATTGGTCAGTGCCGGTGACGGTTTTGCCCGATCTGCTAGACCAGGTGAGGCCACAGCATTTAATGTTATAGGCCGAGCACTTGAAGACAAAAATTCGACCTCTGAAGGCATGGTCGAAGCCATCGTGGCAACAAAATAAGGACAGAAAATGACGTATACATCGGGCGGACTGATACAAGCAACAGACTATAATGGATTTGTGAGCACTACATCTGGTGCCAACGTAAACGACGTTTGGTCAACAGGAAGTGCAGACAAAGGATACGGTCAAAGTGCTTTGGCTACTGTATCTGCAGCTGGAACAGTGACAGCTACACAATGGGCCAGCCTGGTCAACACCATCAGTGCCATGGCCAACCATCAAGGAACTTCGATCACAGCTCGTGTCGCTCCAGTGGCTGGCGATACGATCTCGATCCTTAACGCACTCAACACAGACCTTACCAATGTCACCAACAACCGCGGTAATGCTGCGGCCAATGGCACACAGGTCACTACATTTTCGGGCACTACCAGCAAGACCACAGGCACAGGGTCGGGATCCAGTGCATGGACCATCACATTCACACACACAGTGACATTTGCCAGCACAGATGCCGCACGCTATTTTTTCAATGCTGGCGGACGCATCAAGGTCGAGTTCAGCAAGACATCCACTGGTACTGAAGCCGACGACGAGTGGAACGATCTGGCCAACACACTGTGTGGAGATATTTTCATCACCGGTGGAAGCCTCACACAAACCATTGGCGGGACCACTTACACAGGTACTACCAAGACTGGTGGTACTGGTACTCCCAGCACCCTGGCCACAACCACAGGTTGGTACGATCTCACCACCAGCAATGTAACGATTTACCAGCAGTACGCAGATACTCCTCCCTATACCACACAGTACATCGCTATCGCTGCTCGCAAGAGCGCAGATGGCACACAGCTGATCCTTACTACCACATGGGTAGATCCGGGCGGTTCGGGAGCAGGTTCCACTGACGCTATTTCGGGCGGTACAGCTACCACATCTCCGTTCTCGAGTTTTGGTACAGCCCCGGCCACAGTGGTCACTTATTTCCCACCTTCAAGCACATATCTCACCAGCGCTTCCTGGGGCACACCCACTATCGCTGCCACAGTGGCCTAATCGCACACTGACGTTTTACCAAAAGGGCCCTAGTGGCCCTTTACTTTTATCTTTTTTTGCTGTAAAATCAACTCATGAATACTGATCAACTAGTAGAAAATGCTCGCGCCCGTTTTGACCACGAGGCTCAAAAACGTGTGCTCAAAGAAAAATATCTCGCCAAAATGCTGTTTGCCTATGCTGGAGGCATGTGGCGAGCCGGACCGGAATTGCAGATCCTGCTCAAGACCTGTGTCGAGCCGCAGGCAGTGATCCTGGATCTCTATGACAATCCTGTGCGGGTAGAAGTAGAACAGCTCATGGCCATGAGCCAACAGAGATGGCAAGAGCAGATGACAGCTTGGCTGTTGGAGCACCAGGAAGCGCAGAAAAAGCGATGAGTGTTGGTGCTCTAATCTTCGCCATCAACAACGAAGGCATTGATTATCTACGGATGGCTGCATGGAGCGCTGAACGCATACATCGACATCTAGATATCCCAGTATGTGTGGTCACTGATGCTAGTACTCGCGGCATGAAGATGTTTGATCGAGTCTTGGACATCGAGCGTTATGAACACGATACTCGTAGATACTTCGAAGATCTCGACGCTTCTGTGACCTGGTACAATCACAATCGTTGTGATGCCAACTTGTTCACTCCCTGGCGACAGACCCTGGTCTTAGACGCTGACTATGTAGTGGCCAGCGATCGATTGAGACTGTTGTTAGACAGCAGCGAAGACTTTCTCTGCCATCGCTGGGCCTATGATGTGGCTGCCAGGCCCGGTCACGAAGATCTCAATTATTTTGGACGTGTTCGCATGCCCATGTCTTGGGCCACAGTGATGATGTTCCGCAAAGGAGCAGTGGCTGATCACGTTTTTGGTGTCATGAACATGGTCAAAGAAAATTGGGTACATTACAAAGATCTCTACGGTATCAACAGTCGTACCTATCGCAACGATCATGCTCTCAGCATCGCGCTCAATATACTGTCGGGCCACACAGGAAACCAGAATGCCATAGCCTGGGATCTAGCATCGGTAATGCCGGATTCCCGACTGAGCCAGATCAGTGACGATCATTTCCGAGTAGACTATCGAGCTCAAGACGGACGCGCCCGATGGGTTGACATCGCCGATCATGATTTCCATGCCATGGGCAAAAAACATCTAGGAGACATCATTGCCAGTACGAGCTGAACGTGGCTATCTGATACCGGCCATCAACACCGATGACTGCGACTATGTGGCCTGCGCTGAACAACTGGCACGCACCATACGCGAATGGCATCCCGCGGCCGACATAACCATAGTCACCCGGGATCAACTTCCCCACGGTGATCAAGGCGGATTCGCCAATGACTGGCAGATGTTCGAGATTTCTCCCTATCGACAGACCATCAAGCTGGAAGCCGACATGTGGTGTGCCAGTGCCATAGATCATCTCTGGGCCTTGTTTGAACACCGGGATGTGGTCATCAGCCAAGGCTGCCGCGACTACTATGATCAAGTCGGCAAAGACCGCAGGTATCGACGGGTGTTTGACGCCAATGGGTTGCCCGATGTCTACAATGCTGTGACCTACTGGAGGCTGAGTCGCACTGCACAGCAATTTTTTGCCACGGTGAGATCGATCTTTGACAACTGGTCCAAGTTTCGCAGCATGCTGATCATGCCCGAAAATGAACCCACCACAGACGTGGTTTATGCCATGGCTGCACAGATACTTGGTCCTGAAACAGTGACCTTACCTGCATCAGTGACTCCACGCATAGTACACATGAAAAAGAACATCATCGGCACAGCCACTGATGACTGGCGTCAAGAACTGGTGTGGGAAAAAACACAGCCAGGTCTAAGGATCAATACTGTGGCACAGTGGGGGCTGGTACACTACTATCACAAGGATTGGACATGAGCGAAGCCGAAGATTTCTGGGCCGAGGTAGCGCGTCTTACCCAAGGCCAAGAAGCACAGCCGATTCTTTATCGCTTATACTATGATGATCAAGGCAATCCTTTATTCTACAGCCAAGAAGATCTGCCCGGTAATTACATAGACATCGACCAGGCCACTTATGCACAAAGCTCCAGGAATGTGCGTGTGGTAGATGGTCGACTGGTATTGTTAGACACTGGCACTGGGGTGGGAAAATTGAGACCCAGAGATTCGGGCACACCGTGCCACCCGAGGGATGTCAGCGTTGTAGTAGATCCTGTCACTGCTCATACGAAATGGAAGAAAACCTATGAAAATTGATGTAGCCGATCTTGATTGTATCTATCTCAGCTACGACGAACCGCAGAAAGAAGAATTCTGGGTTCGAATACGCAACATGGTACCTTGGGCCAAACGTGTAGATGGAGTCAAGGGCTCAGATGCTGCACACAAGGCCGCAGCCGAAGCTTCGGACACCGAACGATTCATACTCATCGATGGCGACAACATGCCTGACCCTGAGTTCTTTAACCTGATCTTGGACATGCCTACCCGAGAATGGGAACAGGCTGTGTTCCGTTGGCGAGCCAGGAATGAGATCAATGGACTCATGTACGGTAACGGTGGTATGAGTTCGTGGACACGCGAGTTTGTGCTTGGTATGAAAACACATGAAAACACTGATGGCAGGGACGAGACAGTGGTCGAATTTTGTTTCGATCCCTTGTATTGGCCCATGCATGATTGTTATTCTACTACCCATCCCAACGGATCCGCCAAGCATGCCTGGCGTGCGGGTTTCCGTGAAGGTGTCAAGATGTGCCTCAACAAAGGTGCAAGACCCAGTCTCAGCGAATTCCGCGATCGTGTACATCACAGGAATCTCGACAATCTCACAGTGTGGCACAATGTAGGAGACGACGTCGAACATGGTATCTGGGCCATAATGGGCGCCAGGATGGGCACATACATGACCATGCTCACGGACTGGGACTATCGAGAAGTGCAATGGTTTGATGCCCTGGAAAAACTCTGGGAGGTAGAACAGTATGTGGACCCATACGAAGCCGCCGAGACCTATGCCAATGCTCTACGAACACAGTTGGATCTTCCAGTATGCACCCTGAATCCCGACCAGAGCCGTTTCTTCAAACATCACTATCGTGGTAACTGGCATAACCAAGGCATCATGGTGCGTGAGATTGATGTGATCCGGAGACAAGAAGGTTGGTAAACAACAAAGGTGACGAAGTCACACAAGAAGGAAAGAGCAAGTTTCTGAGTTCCGCTGAGCAGATGAAGGAGGACCTCGGCGACGCCATGTGCTTGGCCAAATGGAAACAGGTCAGCCTGCATCTCACCACAGGGCATACCAACAGTTGCTATCACCCTCCCTTGCATCGCATCACTCTCGAGGATATCGGTCGCAGCGCCAGTGGTATCCATAACACTGCCCATAAAAAGCAACAGCGTCTGATGATGAAACAAGGTCAACGTCCCCCAGAATGTCAATACTGCTGGAACATGGAGGACAATGGCAAGCTCAGTGATCGTCATTACAGATCTGGCGAGCCCTGGGCAGCACGAGATTTCCATGCCATCATGTCGGCGCCCTGGGACCAAGATGCCACACCCAGTTATGTAGAAGTCAATTTCAACTCGGCATGTAATCTCCGGTGCAGCTATTGTAGCCCGCAATTCTCCAGCAGTTGGATGGACGAGATACAGCGCGAAGGTGCTTACCCTACCAGTGTGCCGCACAACCAACTCACTCATTTCGAAGGCGAACGCAGACCTATCCCACATCGAGAACACAATCCATATGTGGAAGCATTCTGGCGCTGGTGGCCGGACCTGTATCCTGAACTGGAACACTTCCGCATGACCGGCGGCGAGCCATTGATGGACCGCAACACCTATCGTGTGTTTGATTATGTGTTGGAACATCTCAATCCCCGACTGCATCTCAATGTCACATCCAATTTCTCAGTGGAGCAGAAACTGTTTGATCGATATCTCGACTATGTCAAACGCATCACCGAACAGGATCGTGTAGAACACTACATGCAATATGTCAGCGTGGATGGCTGGGGATCACAGGCTGAATACATGCGGCATGGTCTGGACTTTGATCTCATGTGGAGCCGAGTGGAACAGTTCCTTGAACAAGTTCCATATCGCAGCAGCCTCACATTCATCATCACCATGAACAATCTATCAGTGACCAGCCTGGATCGATTCCTGGCCGAGATCCTGAATCTACGCCGACGTCACAGCAAGACCTATCAGCGAGTTTGGTTTGACACACCTGTACTGCGACAACCTGCCTGGCAGAGCCTGCAGATCCTGCCCGAGAGCTATGCCGCCCGGGTGGAGCGTATACGTGACTGGATGCTGACCAACCAAGAAACCGAAGCCACACGTTTTCAGGGCTTCAAAGACTACGAATGCCAGCGTCTGGATCGGGATCTTGCTTGGATGCGTCGAGGCCAAGAACAAGACAACATTGTGGCCCGGGCCGACTTCTATAGATTTTTCAACGAACATGATCGCCGTCGTGGCACCAATTTTCTAGCCACGTTCCCTGAGATGCGTGCCTGGTGGGAGGAGTGCAGAGCACATGCTCAACGGTCGTAAACTCATCATCGATACTCACTGCGAAGTCTACGAGCTGATAGCGCATCTAGCCGACATCGAATTCTGGGATTTCTCTTCCCATGAACCAGTAGACAACAGCATCTATCTCATTGGACGACAGCAGTGCAAAGAAAACACATCCAAGGTGCGAGATCTAGCCCAACGACCAGGATCATTGGTAATCATCAGCAATCCAGCCGAGGGATCAGAAACCTTTCGTTGGCAGATGCGCATGATGGGCCTGGAAGATCTCATACTAGCAGGACACATACTGGTAATCGGCGGCGGAGACATGGAACCCGGTTACACATGTCTACGTTATGATGCATTCCTGGCCCAAGTCCTAAAATATCACGAAAATCATTCGGCATTTTTGTTGTCAGGTGAAATCTTCAAGAAAAAGATCAAGCCCTACAAGTTCCTGTTCCTGAATGGTCGGGCACGACCACATCGCAAGTATCTCATGGAACGATTCCGTAGTTCGGGACTGCTGGATCAGAGTCTATGGAGTTGTCTCGAAGGAAAAGGATTTAACAGTCGCATTCTTCGACTGGAACAAGACGGGCGCAATCTCATGCTAGAGGATCGTCCCGTACAGTATTTGCCAGAAAACTATGAAGTTGACACATATCGTGCTAAACTAGCTGAACCCGTGCCTCAAGGAGTTCAGTTTGTCAAGTTCCATCTATTTGGTGATGACTGGGGCGAAATCTATCTCCGTCCTGAACCCTATATCGATACCTATTTCAGTTTGATCACAGAAACAGTGTTTGATTATCCCTATAGTTTCCGCACCGAGAAAATAGCCAAGCCCTTGGCCATGGCACACCCTTGGATAGCAGTGGCCAACCGAGGCTTTTATCGCGACATGCAGGATCTAGGATTCCGTACATTCAACCATGTCATTGATGAAAGTTTTGATCTCATCGACGACAATCAGGCACGAGTTGAACGCATCACCGACATTGTCGAGGATCTTTGTCGCCAAGACCTCTCGGCTTTCCTTGATGCTTGTCGAGAGGTGTGTAAATACAATCAGCAACACTTGAATGCACTCGTGCCACAGATTCAGGCCGAGTTTCCCGATCGACTACAGAAGTTTACCCAACCCCATTGCCAATGAACGATCTAGAATTCCGACAACAGGTGCTAGACACCATATCCGACAGTTTTTGTGGCGCCAAATGGTACAATGCCACCATTTGGCTCGGCTCCGGTATGACCACCAGCTGCCACCATCCTCCCGCACACAAAATAAGTATAGAAGATGTCCAGATCAATCCACGTGCTCTCCACAATACACCAGCTAAAAAACAAGATCGAGCTGACATGCAAGCGGGTCGAAGACCACCTGGTTGCGAGTATTGCTGGAAGATTGAAGACATGGGGCGGGACGCAATATCAGATCGCGTATATAAAAGCCGAATCTACCCGATCCAGACTCTACATCATGCAAGCCAACTTGATCCAAGCGTGGATGTCAATCTCCGCACGCTGGAAATTGCCTTTGATCGCACTTGCCAACTGGCTTGCTCTTACTGTAATCCTGCTTTTTCTAGTACATGGGTTAAGGATATTAAGAATTCCGGTCCTTATCGGGGACTGGTATCTGATGGTCGAAACCATTTTACTCACACTCATGATAGTGCCCAGTTATATCGCTTTGGTGAGGATAATCCATATATCCGCGCGTTCTTTGAGTGGTGGGAATCAGACCTACACCGTACGCTCGAAGAACTACGCATCACCGGCGGCGAACCGCTCATGTCCGGCTATATGTGGCAGTTACTTGACTGGTTCAAGGAGAATCAAGGTCGCTGCTCGACGAAATTGGCCATCAACTCTAACCTCGCCTTGGAAAAGGAAAGGCTCCTAGAGTTCCTGGACAGCGTAGCTGGGTTGTCTCATGTGGAAATCTATACCAGCAACGAAGCGGTTGGTGCACAAAGCGAATACATACGAGACGGTATCGATTATAATGTTTGGCTAGGCAACATGCGAGAATTACTAGAGCACGATCACATACGTGCCGTACACAGTATGTGTACCATCAATGCCCTGTGTCTAGACAGCTTGCCTGAGTATCTCGAACAAGTGATCGAATTCAAAAAGCAGTACGGCCGCGAACGTGTGAACTTTACCTTAAACATCCTGCGGTTCCCTAGCTTCCAATCGCCATTGGTGCTGCCCGATGAATTGCGCAGCTATTACAAGGATCGTCTCGCTGAATTTATGGTGCGCCACAAAGGTTGTGATTACATGCACGAGCACGAGATCAATCATTTACAGAGACTAGTTGACTACCTTGATGTGGTCAAGACTCCGCATTCTGATGCATTCGAGATGTCTAAACTGCACAACGATTTTCGCTTGTTTTATCAACAGTATGATCAACGTCGCGGCAAAGACTTTGCCGCGACTTTTCCACGACTGAAAGATTGGTATGACTCAATACAACTACAATTCAGCTGATCCTATCAAGATCAAGCTCGACGACATCAGCGATCACAAGCGATTTTTGCTCAGTGAGTCAAAAACTTTCTGCATGTATCCTTGGATCCACATGCATGCCTATCCCACCGGCGAAGCATGGCCTTGCTGCCATGCCGAGATGCGTGCTGGACCCATGGGCAGTTGTCGAGACAACAGCATGCAAGAGATCTGGAACTCCGATAAGATGAAACAGTTGCGCCGAGACATGTTGGACGGACGAAAGAATCCATATTGTACTCGCTGCTACGAACAAGAAAAATCAGGGTTCTTCAGTGGACGCCAGAGCGCCAACAAGCATCATGGACATCACATCGATCGCACCGATCGCACTGCCAGAGACGGACACTACGAAGATTTCAAGATGACCTACTGGGACGTGAGATTTTCCAATCTCTGCAATCTCAGTTGCCGTAGCTGTGGGCACATCTTTTCCAGTTCTTGGTTCCAGGATCAAGCACAGCTGGCCGGCGGTGATTGGGCCAAAAACAACAAAGTCCTGAACTATGCTGGGAGACACGAAACTGATATCTGGGAACAACTGACTGGGCATCTAGACTATGTGGAACAGATCTATTTTGCCGGCGGCGAGCCTCTCATGATGGACGAGCATTATCGCATCCTCGACGAACTGGAACGGCGTGGGAGATTTGATGTACGGTTGATCTACAATACTAACTTTACACAAGTCAAACTCAAAGATCGCTACGTGTTTGATTATTGGAAAAAATTCAAATCAGTGGCCGTGGGTGCCAGCCTCGATGACTCGGGCGCTCGCGGAGAATACATCCGTAAAGGCACCCGTTGGAACGTGGTCGAAGAAAATCGTCGCAGGATGATGGACACCTGTCCTGATGTTGACTTCTATATTTCTCCCACGCTGTCGATCATGAATGCCTGGCATCTGCCAGAGTTCCACAGAGACTGGGTCGAAAAAGGCCTGCTGCGTCCGCAGGATCTCAATGTAAACATCCTGCAGGATCCTGAATACTATCGAATCGACATAGCCACACCTGACTACAAGATCAAACTCACTGAAAGATTTAATCAGCATCTTGATTGGTTGCGCCCACAAGATCCTTTGCAGAGAGCCACAGTGGGGTTTGAATCAGCTATCGCATTTATGAACGCCACCGATAACTCCGCTCTTATTCCAAAGTTCTGGCAGAAAACAGCGCAACTGGATGCTATCCGTAACGAAAACCTACTAGATGTCATCCCCGAACTTGAGGCACTGAGATGAAAATACCACACGACAAATTTTGTGTACTACCATGGGTGAGCCTAGAAACATCACCGATCGGTACCGTACGTCCTTGCTGCTTGGCCGAAGAAGAGATCGTGGACGATGCCGGAGAAAAGTTTGAACTCAGCACAGCCGATCTCGGACAAGTACAGCAGAGTCGATACATGATCCAGCTGCGCCAAGAGTTCCTTGATGCCAAAAAGCCACGCACCTGCCGCAAGTGCTGGAACGAAGAACGTGCTGGCCGTACCAGCAAACGCATGCATACCTTGGATCGACTCAAGCACATGATCCCCGACGAAGAGTGGACTGTGGATGCCAAACCTCTCATGTTCCTTGATCTCAAGCTGGGCAACATCTGCAATCTCAAATGCAGGATTTGTGGGTCCTGGAGTTCCAGTACATTCGCCGTGGAAGAGCTCACATATGTGAGTCGCGACGAAGAAACCAAGAAAAAGAGTTTCCACTACACCATGCTGAAGAAGGGTGCCTGGCCCAAGGAAAACGAAACGTTCTGGAGCCAGATCGACACCATCATCGATCAGATCCGCTACATCGAATTCACCGGTGGTGAACCTTTCATGATCCGCGAGCACTTCCAACTCTTGCGTGGCATCGTTGAGCGTGGCATTGCCGGCAACGTAGAAATACACTACAACACCAACGGCACTCAGTGGCCTGAGGAAGCCGAAGAGATCTGGCGGCATTTCAAGACAGTAGAGATCGCATTCAGCATCGATGACCTTGATGAGAGATTTGAATATCAAAGAACCAACGCTGTTTGGTCTGAGGTGCAAGAAAATCTGCAGCGATTCCGGGATCTCAGATCTCGACATCCTGGCCGCATACAGCTACAGGTCTGTAGTACTATAAATGTTTTTAACGTTATGTATCTCGAAGGATTGGCCAACTGGATTGACCAGCAAGGTTTCGACTTTGTGTATTGGAATATGATGCACGAAGCCTACTACTTTTCAGTGGGCACCCTGCCTGATGCTGCTAAATCAGCAGTGATCGATCGCTTGAAATCGGCACAGGTCACTGCCAGACATCGTGCTGAATTTGATCGAGTGATTGAATTCATTGAGCGTGGTGTCAGCCTCGATGGCAGCATCTTGAGGATGAAGGTAGAAGACCTTGACTGGAAGCGCCAACAAAATCTCTGCGATCATCATCCTGAATTGGCTGCAGCGATTGAGTACTCGGGTCCCAGTAGATGACCAAGCCCAAGTTGATCTGGTTTCGAGAAATGGAGTACCCGGCTCCGTCGATGATCGTTGATCATCACAGGAAAATCTGGCAGCAGTATTTCAATATCGAGATTTATGATGCCAACCGGCATTACGATAAAAAAAACACAGTTTTTATTTCTAGCATCATACATGGCCCGACTCCCATACTCAAAGAACTAAGAAGCAATGGTCACCGGGTGATTCTCGATAATCTCTGGGAGATACCGTCGTGGCTAGCTCCCCGCGACGACGACGATTCTATCGCTCTCAACTACAACATCGGTGAGGCCGTCCAAGACGGGTGGTATATTTTAGAATGCCAAGAGTATTTTTGGTACAATGAGTATGTGAATAATCAGCATTATGAAAATCTGAGAGTCTGGGACCTTCAACTTGAAAAATTAGCATTGATGCCGATTCGAAAGACTCGTTTTCATCGGCGTATGTTAAAAGAACTAGCCGGTCCTTGGTTGGATCGCATGATCTGGAGTTTCAACGACGAAAATATCTTTCTACCTGGGGACGTGGACCATGAAACTCTTTTTCACTATTTCAATGATAGGTACGTAAAGTGGGACTGGTATAACAAGACCTTTTGTTCAGTGGTATCAGAGACCTACATCGGCGCTGGTCCATGGATCACTGAAAAAACTTTTAAGCCCATCGCTTATTGTCATCCGTTTTTGATCCAAGCCTGCCCTGGCACCTTGGAGTATATCAAGTCGCTGGGATTTGTCACATTCGACAATATATTTGATGAGAGCTACGATAAAATAAATGACATGTACGATCGTGTAAAACTCATGTTGAGTAACTTGGATGTAATCGACCTTGATCGCGGATACGATCGGGAGACCCTGGACAGGATCGAACATAATCGACAACATTTTTGGAACCATGATTTTGTAATGGGAAGATACTTTGATCGTGTAATACGCCCGGTACTAGAATATGCTACCTCCTGATCAACGACCCGATACCCTGTGCATGGCACCGTGGACTCACACTTATCTGAGTCCACAGACCGAACGCAGGATGTGCTGCGCCAGTCGCGAGCCTGCCCAAAACTTCCAGCAGTACATCGACACAGCCGCAGGCACTGGTCGCTACATTCCTTTGACCCTGGATCAGCACTGGAATTCAGAGCACATGCGATCAGTGCGTCGTAGGATGATGGCCGGAGAAACCTTGCCTGAGTGCGACGTTTGTAACAATCGTTTGTTAAATACTGATGTCTACCGCACTTATTTCTGGCATCTTTTCCGGCACAAGTACGACGACATCTGGGCAACCACCGACGCTGACGGGCGCACCAGCATGCAGCCCGTGAGCTGGGATTATAGATTCTCAAATCTCTGCAACTTCAAGTGCAGGACCTGCGGCGACATGCTGAGCTCGGCCTGGGAAACTGAACAGAGACAGCACGACATGATCGACTGGGCCAATCCCAAGAATACCTGGATGCGCCCCGAAGTCAAACGAGAGATCACCAGATTCCAGGACGAGCAGATCGAGCGAGAATTCGCCGAAGCTGTGGAGCAACACCGTGTGGAGGAGATCTACTGGGTGGGTGGTGAGCCCCTCATGTACGAACAACACTGGCGCTACATGCAGCGGATAGTAGAACTGGGAGATGGACCGCGTGTCTATGCAAGATATAATACTAATCTTAGTAGGGTTGATTACCGTGGTGTCAACCTTTATAGTGATATACTCCGGCATATCCGAGACTGGCAAATCTGCGCGAGTCTGGATGGAACTGGAGCGATTGGAGAATACATCCGCACAGGATTGGACTACCAGCAATGGCGACAGCATTTCCAACAAGGTCGAGACATCGCGCAGCATCCGCGGCAAATGAGGATCGACTTTACCCTCACATTGCCGGGCTTGTTTGAAGTGGATCGCATACAGTCCTTGGCACAGGAGATGGGCGTGGAAATCCTGGCCAAAGTGATATTTTCTTTTACGCCCGACATCGTCATGAGTCCTTTGGCTTTACCTCGTGAGCTATTGGATGCCAGGGTAGACACACTTACCGCGGGCATGCCCAATGGTGCTCTCAAAGATGTTTTGCTGCAGCTCAAGAATCGTCCCACATTCGAACAACAATGGCCCGGGGAATGGCAAGCAGCCTTGACTCGAGGCAAACAACGTGTATTGAAGCTCGAGCATATACGCAATGACACTTTCACACTTGAACGCATACTTGAAGAAAATGACAAGGAAATATATGATTGGTGGAAAAAAATACCTGCTTGATGTAGTCGAGCTTGAATTGCGAGATCATCGCACCGGCGATCTACTTAAAACCTACGTGGATGTCTATGATAACAGCCTCAGTCGCAAATGGCTGGCAGCTCTAAACAATGTTCTCGACGATCAGCGGCATCTCGAAAAGAACTACTGCTTTTTTGGTTTCACTAACCACGAGCGCAACGGATGGTACATCCTGGATCAAGTCAATGCCAGTATCGCTGCCATCAACGCTGCCAACATTGGATATCACATCGACGATCATTTCACCATGTCGACAGTGATCACCGATAAACCCACAGAGCCAGGTCGCAATGTGGGACGCAATATCATCCACGATCGATTCAATTGGCTGCACAGATACTTTGAAGACCTTCAAGGTGTGAGTGGATCCATGAGCGAGTTTTTCTTGAAAGCAGATCCAGCCACGCGCTGGCACATCAGACAACTGAATCTCTTGTGTCACGAGTTCGAATCCTGGGCCCTGAGCTGGCGCAAGGAGATCGAAGCTCCTGAATGGCAACGTCCCAGCACACTGATGTGCTGGTTGCATGCACCGAGGTTTGTGCTCGATGAGGAAGACTACGAACTGTTCGGAGTTGATACTATCAATCGCAGCCTGGGCGGAGTGTTCGTGGGCGTGAACAAGGCCGTGGGCAAGCACCACTGGGAAGTGTTCAACGACGAAGGACGCGACAGCCGACTCGGCGAACTGGTAAGCACCACCCTTCGTAGCCAGACCGAAGCTGCGGCTGACTTTGACATTGAGTGGGGCAAGGATCCCGGCGAGTTCCCGTGGCAGCGAGATCGTCTCGATGATTTCCGTGGATGGCTTCGCGACAATGGATTTGACCCCGAAGACAAGAGTCTCACTATCGGACATCCACAAGTGGGACAGGTAGATCTCGATCGTAGCTTTGGTACGTCGGATGCCGGCCGTATTTGGACCATGTTAGACAATCACCTCGATGTGTGGTCAGTGACCACCAGCGATGCTCGTTGCGAGTACGATTACCACTGGAGCGATCCCGACTATCGAGAACAACAAGTAAAAATTATCGCACGATGATGGATTTACAAGTAAATGATTATCTGACCTGGGAGTACTGTACAGATCCTGACATACAGTACCTGGATTGCCCTCCGCCCTCGCCTATGATCAATCATTTGCCGAGGTGGTTCAAGGATCTGCGAGCCTACCGACCCATTGACATGTCCGATGATCGGACCATACGACACTGCTTGGGATTCCGTGGTCTAGCACATCTGGGCTATACCATACCTTTGCCTGAAACCATAACCGGCTACGACACCTATTTCAGCCGAGGTCGACTGCATCCTGACATGTTGCACGGTACTCCTTGGGCCGAACGTATCGAAGATGCTCAATGGACCGAGCCCGACGGTAATGTAGATACCAGTCCCTGGCGATATCGATTAGATTGCTGCATTGGCCATGGCGCGCTCGCATGGCACCAGGTTGGCGCCTGCTGATCTTGCCCTATCTCATGGACTGGAACACCGATTGGCAGGAATTTGCCGGCATGGTCGAGCCCAACTATGACATACAGCATGGTTCCTGCATAGGATCAGCCCTGAAATGGACACAGCCCATCGATACTGCGTATAATTACTATAATCTCGAGACTGTGTTAGCTGTGCGTCGTGATCGACATCTCGAAAAAGGCACAGTGACTTTTACGGCTGTGCCCTACTATGATCCCGACATGGAACAGAAACAACGATCGGGATCGTATACTCCTCTGGTGCGCCGCACCAGTTGACAGATTTTACAAGGAAACTGCCATGAAATGGTTAATCAATCTCATCAACAAGATCAAGCTAGAAATACGTTATCGTAAAAAGCTCAAAGAGCTGCGCAAAAGAGATCCATTTATCTACAAATGAAACACTATCTAGGAATCAGTGCCGGTTTCCATGACGCTGCTGTGAGCGTGATCAACAGCGATGGTGACATCGAATTCGCCGGACACAGCGAAAGATACAGCAAACGCAAGAACGATGCAGAGATACATCCTGATCTCTTGCGTGAATGCTGCGACTATGACATTGACACCATCGCGTTCTACGAACGTCCGTGGATGCACAATCTCCAGCAACTATGGTCTGGTCAACGAGAGTTTGGTGCCTGGACAGTCAAGAGCGCAGTAAAAAAACATCTCGGCGATTGGCTCCAACGTCCAGCACGAATACAAGGACACAGCCACCATCTCAGCCATGCTGCTGCAGGATTCCAGACATCTCCGTTTGAATTCGCGGCCGTGGTGGTGATTGATGCCATCGGTGAGATGGACACTATTTCGATCTACCAAGCCTGGTATGACAGCCAAGGCCGCGCACAGTACCTACGTTTGTGGCGCCAAGGTTATCCGCATTCGATCGGATTGTTTTACTCGGCCGTGACCAAACATGTGGGTCTCCGTCCCATGGACGAGGAATACATCACCATGGGCATGGCTGCCTGGGGCAGCTACCAGGACTATCAGGCTGTAGAACGCAAGGTAGTGGCTGATCTAGATCGCATCGAGCTACAACACAATTTCCATATCGGCATGCCCGACAACGTGGTCTATGACATGGAAGACGTGCATGTGGCAGCCTGCGCACAGCACATCACTGAACGCTTGATCATGAGCGTGATGCAGCATGCTCGACGCATCACCAATAGTCCCAATCTCGTTTACATGGGCGGAGTGGCTCTCAACTGCGTAGCCAATCGCAGACTGGGCGAAGTATTTGATCGCATATGGATCATGCCCAATCCCGGTGATGCTGGTAGCAGTCTCGGTGCTGCGGCTCTCAGTTATGGAAAGCAACTCAACTGGCGCGACGCTTTCCTTGGACGACTCATACCCGGTGCCTATCCTGTGAAACCTCTGTTGGACGAACTAGTGATCAATAAGATCGTGGGAGTGGCCAGCGGTCGCGCTGAGTTTGGTCCCAGGGCCTTGGGCAATCGCAGTCTCTTGGCTGACCCACGCGGTCCTGACATCAAAGATCGTGTCAATGAGATCAAGCGCAGACAAAAGTTCCGTCCCTTTGCTCCAGTGATCCTAGAAGAGCATGTCAACGACTACTTTGACATGCCTGACAAGTGGACCTCCAGTCCTTACATGCAGATCGTGGCACGAGTTCGAGATCCTGCCAGTTTCCCGGCCATATGCCATGTAGACAACACAGCCCGAGTGCAGACCGTGCCCGCTGATGGATCGGGTATCAGACAGCTATTGGAAGCCTGGTTCTTGCTGACAGGATGTCCCATGCTGCTCAACACCAGTCTCAATATCCGGGGAGAGCCCATGGTCAATGATCGTGCAGATGCTGATCGATTCCAGGAGCGGTATGGTGTAAAAGTATGCTCGTAAAACCGGCTATATTATTTTTTGGAGACAGTTTCTCTAATACTGGACGGGCTTGCTGGCACAAGGACCAGCTTTATTCCAAGGACTACCCCTCTTATCAGGACCTGATCTGCGACCACTTTGATGCTGATCAGTTACTATTTGGTTTTGCTGGCAAAGGTTGGTGGTATAGCCGACATCATATGACCAGCCATCTCGATCGAAATCCACAGGATCGATCGAGATTGAAAGCAGTGGTATGTATGCACACTGATTGGGGGAGGATGTTGATCAGTCACGATACCAATGACCTTATGGTTCGTCACGATGATTTAGCAGTGAGACCCAGTGACCCAGACGTAGTCAAGGCAAGAAAATTTTATTATACCCATCTCTGGGACGGGAATTTCCACCAATGGGCAATGATACAATGGTTTCGAGAATTGTCGTCGATGTTTCCGGGCATTCCTGTGATACACTTCCATTGTTTTACGGAAACACAACAAATACAACATTATCTCGGCGATGACTGTGTGATCTATACCACACCGTTGGTGCAGATTTCTGTGGGAGAGAGAACTGGTACCGATGATGAAATCAGATCGGCTATTTCTGTAGACGAAAACCGCTACAATCATTTTGGAGCTGAGAACAACCTGGCGTTGGCCAAAACAATAATAAACGACATTGAAGATTATCGTCCCGGAGTACAGGAAATAGATCTGTCAGGATTCCAGATCGTAAATCCCAACTGTGTTCGGTATCCAGACCCCGGGTTTGGTACTCGTTAAAGATAAGTTTCAAGACCACCACGTCGGTGTATGTCTTGTGTGCAACAAGATATACCGCCGTCCCAGAAATAACTGTGACGCAGTTCTGAGATGATGGGGTTGATACCGTGCTTTTCGCAGTAGGCAAACACTTCTTTGTTGTAGGCCGAGAATATCACGTTAGACTCGTCGAGAACCAAGCAGTTGACATCAAACACTGTTTCTGCCACGAACCCGGTCCACTTGTTGAGATAGGTATCCACGAACTTGGTAAACTCGGCTGTGGGTGTCTGACCTTGCACATACCATGCACCTGGTGACTCTTCGTACTTGAACTTGCCCACTTCCATGGCTGCCCAGATCGAGCTATCCCAGATCTTGCATACATCCCATCCCGGAAAGTCGCGTGCCAAGTCTAGATTCACATCATGCTTGGAACTCAAGAGAACACCGGGCTTGAGGATGGCAAACACAGCATCGCCGTGCCCGTCGGTGACAGCTTCGTGTATGCGGTACTCGGGACCTAGAACATTGTCAACGATCCAACGGGTCTGATCAGGGCGCAGGAAGTCTGAATTGTCAAAGAACACGTCACGGCCCACACGCACGATGCACGATGCTGATGCACCGTTGAGTATGCAGTCTTCGTCCCACTCGCTGCGATGCGGGTTTATCACTTGATCTCCGTACTGGGCACAGATCGAATCCAGCTCTTTCATGTTGAGCACACGCAACAGCTTGTCGCCTAGCGTGATCTGCCAGTCCCGAGGAGTGAGTGGTGGAAGTGGTGCGCCACCGCCTTCGGTCTGGAACCATACGAACTGGTCCTTGCTGGGAAGATCAGGACGTTGTACTACAGCTCCGTATTCTTGGATGGTACGAGCAAGATTGTTGAGATCTTCTTCGGTCTCGGCCAGGATCTGTTGCAGTTGATTCCTGACCTGGGCATCGTCGATGAAGTCAAAATAGTCGGGGCTATAGGCACGGCCCACGATGACTTCTTCCAAGGGTTGCCAGCTGGTGTATGAGTTTACTCTTTTCATTTGAATTTTCCTAGTAAGTTATTTAAACGCTGTTTCTTGTCTGACAAAAAATGCTGCTGGTTGTGCTCGAGGTCTGTACGACAGGCCCGGAGCTGACGATGCATGTATTCGGGCCCACGACTCAGCATCTCATCCAAGAGATACATCAAGCATTCATAGCGTTCGGTGGTGTTGTCGATGCTGTCATAGCTGGGATCAATCACAGAGTCAAAGGTCCGATATCCGAGGTCTCTCAGTCGTGCTAGGCTGTGTGCGGCACCAAATATCACGAATGGTTGTGCGTGCTTGATGGGTTTGAATGTTTTTTCGGTGAGGAACACTCCTCCGCTTTGATCCACATCCATGTGTGTTTCTATCACGATGTTGAGATAGCTGTCTTGGAAATGATCGGCCACCAAGAGATGATGATCGTTGTGCTCGTCGGCTGTGAGCGAGTCGGCCTGGAATCTCTGTTTCAAAAATTCGTGTGTGGCTGATCTCAATCCTGCCCAGCGATCTACTTCGATGGGATTTTCCGATTCAGGTTCGCCTACGGCTACATCGGGATTGTAACTGAAGTAACCGAGTTGATGATAGTCTCGACGCCATAGGTCAGCCATCACAGTGGCTCTCCACCATTTGTGTGTGCGAACCAGAGCTGTAAACATCCTACGGCGTGGCTGCTCGTGATAAGGCAAGGCTGGCTGCCGACGATTTCTTTTGCGGAACAAGAGCTCGTCGTCGGCAAACCAGGCCGAGTTGGGCAAGAGGTCAGCAGCTGAGTTGGCAGTGATCAACATCAGTTGATCTGTGCTCACGCCAGCAGCCTCACATTGTTGTTCGAGATGCCGGCGTATCACCGCAGGATTGTCGCCTTCGCTGTAGAAAAAACACAGATGTAGATCGCCCTTGCGTAGATCACGGAGATGCTCATCGGGTACGAGATCAAACCATCGTATGCTGAAATCAAAGAAACTCACGGCCACCAACAACACCCTGGGTCCCGAGCTGCGCCAATCCAAGCCTTCGTCTTGCATGTATTCGATCAGCATGGGCGGTTCTGAAAACGGCCAATGATGGCTGAACCTGCGCCACTCGGGGGTGTAGGCTTCGGCGCGATGCCGTGCGAGATTGGGATAGGGTTTGTCTTGCGAGTAACGATCAAACTCGAAAATCATTGGTGATCCTGTCTAGCATACCAGTGAGTTCGGGCCAGAGCAATCGTTCAAACCCACCGCCGTAGAAATGCTCATAGTTGTGTTTTACTATGGGCATGACGGCCTGATACATTTGATTGAGTTCGCGCGGCGTCATCGCATCGAGATCTCGGAGAAGAGCAGCGATCTTTTCTATGCGCAGTAGATCGTTGGTTTCTTCGTCGTAGCTCTCGTCCCAGATCGATGAAAATGTCTGGAAACCATAGCGTCGTAGATACTCGAGGCTGCCTGCGGTTGATGCCAGCACGAATGGTAGCTGCTGACAGATGGGCTTGAATGTTTTTTCTGTGATGTGATTTCTGCGCCCAAAAAACACAGTTTCTGTCACCACATAGGCCAAGGTCTCATCCACTTGATCAAACAAGCTCAACCAGCAAGAGTGCATGGGATGATCGGTCTCTCCGGGGAAATGCAAAGGTACAGGAGCATCTTTGAATACCTGTTCGATGTCTTGGTAACGATCGCTGAATCGAGCACCGATGTCGGAGATAGGCACGTTTTCGTAGGGACATGTTTCGGGGCAACTGACCCAGGCATTACGGACGCCGTTCTTGAAGATATGATACAGCAGCAGCACACGGTGATCACGCTTGCCGCCGATGATGCGATTGGGACTGATAAAGCTCCGGCGTATCTCGCGATCTTCGGGTGGAGTCATCAGGAATGTTCGGTGATATCCACGATACCAATCCAATGCAGCCCATCCGTGCCAGAAATAATAGTAGTGGCTCCAGTCATATTGGCTACATACTTGATCAACGAATTCACTGTTCCACTCGCTGGTGACTATGGCCCGATGTCGGGCACCTTGTCCGTTGTTGAGATCGAGATTCCGGCGAACAACATCATCAAACAAGGGCCGATGTATGTCCAGATGTATTGGCTCTTGGTCATGTAAGAATATATAATTAGACTCTATGGTATCACTGCCGAAGTTAAACAACGCATCAGGGTCGCTCCTCCCCGGCGGATCGCAGAAAAACAGTCGGGTCAAGGGAATGTTCTTGGTGATGTAAGGCCAAAAGGTATTGTTATAAAGCTCATCTATCCTAATCATGTTTGATGTTTTCTATATCAGTGGTAAGAAGCCGGGACTTTTCCCGCATGAACGATCTGCAGCATCGATCCAAGAAGCCTGCGAACTGAGTCGCACTCGATATTTCTGGATCGTAAACTACTTATCGGACTATCAAGGGTGGGATTGGCTTTGGGAGCCGGTGCCTTGGCAAAGCCATCAACGTCATGCATGGCCCAGCCAATGGCAGCGAGACTCAGGCACATACCTAGTGCCCAAATCAGGCTACACTGACACCAACTATCATCAGGATCGACGCATAACACGACGTGCCGACGAGTCTGTGTGGCTCAACACACGTGGCACTACTGGGTTCGATTACTCTTGGCATCCAGATTTCGCTGAACCCGACTATGAATATCATTTTGGTACACAGTGGCAGAGTGCAGGCGGGCCCGTGTATCCCGGCACTGCTGGCACGAAACTGGTACACGATCAACGAGCACAACGCAGACCTGATCCTACCAATTGGATGGTGCCACAACACATCACCGGCGTCGACTACACCTGGCATCCAAACCCACTGGATCCGCCCTACATCTATCACTTTCCAGATCAACACCAGCCAGTGAGTGGCGTTACCTATACAGTGCCTGGTGCCACAGAGATCAAGCTCACGGATGCTTTCCAAGTAACCACTAAAAAAACAGACAACACAAACTGGTCAGTGCCCGATGGAGTAGTAGGTATTGATTACACCTGGCACCCAAACCCACTTGACCCACCCTACATCTATCACTTCCCGGATCAACATCAACCGGTAAGTGGCGTTACCTATACGGTCGCTGGTGCCACGGAGATCAAGCTCACAGATGCTTTCCAAGTAACCACTAAAAAAACAGACAACACAAACTGGTCAGTGCCCGATGGAGTAGTAGGTATTGATTACACCTGGCACCCAAACCCACTTGACCCACCCTACATCTATCACTTCCCGGATCAACATCAACCGGTAAGTGGCGTTACCTACACAGTACCTGGGGCTACAGAGATCAAGATGGTGGATGCCTTCCAAGCCAAGGCAATCAAAGAAAATCGCGAATACTGGACGGTGCCTGAATTTGTAGACAATGTTGACTATACTTGGCACCCAAACCCACTAGATCCGCCCTACATCTATCACTTCCCGGATCAACACCAACCCATTAGTGGCGTTACCTATACAGTACCTGGGGCTACAGAGATCAAGATGGTGGATGCTTTCCAAGTCAGGACCACTCGGGTTGAACATACCGCATGGAACGTACCTGCTGAAGTCACTGGCGTTGACTACACCTGGCATCCCAATCCACTTGATCCGCCCTACATCTACCACTTCCCAGATCAACATCAACCAGTGAGTGGTGTCACGTACACTGTACCTGGGGCCACAGAGATCAAGCTCGTAGACGCCTTCCAGGTAGTAGCACATGCTCGAGATCGTGAGCCATGGTCGGTGCCAGCTTGGATCAATGCCGATAGTGTGGATTATACCTGGCATCCCAATCCCCTAGAACCTGCCTACATCTATCACTTCCCCAGCCAGCATCAACCAGCCAGTGGCGTCACGTACACAGTACCCGGAGCCGGAGAGGTCAAGTTGCTGGAATCTCCCCGGGTGAGATCAATCAAGGACTTGTCGTTGTGGTCCGTGCCCGACAACATTGTGGGGTTTGACTACACCTGGCATCCTAACCCACTTGATCCGCTCTACACCCACGAGTTCGGCACGCAATGGTACGACGAAGGTGGACCCGTATTCCACATGCCCGGCGCGGAAGAACGCAAATACCACGAGTCTCCACGTGCCACATTGTCGGCCAGCCAGATCAATTGGCACAGATTGCACAGCATCGACGATGCATCGTTTGATTGGTCATGGAGACCACACCCCCGAGATCCGGCCTATATCTATGTGTGGGGCAATCAACACTGGCCTGCAGAAAAGATGCCCACCCTGGAATATCGTGTACCGGGCGCCACTGAGCGCAAGTACATGACCGGAGGTCCTAGGCTGCTGCCCAACCTCGAAAACTGGGTCACGCCCGATGTCATTGACGACAGCACCGTGGACTATACCTGGTGTCCCGATCCGGGCGACCCTGCCTACATCTATGAGTTTGCCACCCAGTGGCAGAGAAACGGCGGAGCCTGCTATGTGGTTCCTGGAGCCCAAGAACGCAAGTTTGTTGACATTGTGCATCAAAGGAAGGCCTCCCAGGATCATCACTGGGAGGTGTTAGAATCTATCACCGATTTTGATTTTAGCTGGCATCCTGACACCACAGAGGAACCCTACATCTATGTTTTTGGTAATCAGCATTATCCTGGTACTGTCATGCCCACTGTTCGTTATCGTGTGGCTGGAGCGACTCAAGAAAAGTTCGTGGATGAACCGCGAGCGCAGTTGTCAGAATCGCGCGATCACTGGGAAATCCTCGAACCCATAGCCGAAGAGGATTGGGACTGGACCTGGCGACCCAATCCTCGGGATCCGGCCTACATCTATGTGTGGGGCAACCAGTGGAACCCGGCTGAATACAAAGCCAGTGTGCGATATACGGTACCGGGTGCCACCGAAGTCAAGTACATGGACACACGCACACGCAGACTGCCGCAGCCTGCGTTGTTTGGCCACAATCTCGCTGTCAGCGACTTTGATTACTCGTGGGAACCCAATCCCTTTGATCCTCCCATGACCTATGTGTTTGGCAACCAGTGGAACCCTGCTGTGCTGGAACCCACTGTGGTATACAACACAGGTGGCACTGAGATCAAGTACATGGCAGAACCGGTGGCCACTCTAGCACAGGATGTCTCGGCCTGGGAGCAGTTGGATGACATCGAAGAGTTTGATTATTCGTGGCGCCCAAATCCCACAGATCCCGCCTACGTCTATGTGTTTGGTAACCAATGGCTCACACCTGAACAACGTCCGGCCTTGCAGTATCGTGTGACTGGAGCCACAGAGATCAAGTACATGTCGGAACCGCGAGCACGACGCGCAGCCAGACCCAACGAGTTCGTCACGCATTATGACTGCGAGTTTGACTACTCGTGGGAACCCGATCCTGGATCGCCCGCTTACATCTATGTGTTCGGCAATCAGTGGTGGCCTGCAGAGATCATGCCCACGGTAGAATATCGCGTTCCTGGGGCAACAGAACGCAAATTCATGTCTGAACCGCAGGCACGTCTTGTTGCCACCGATCAGTGTTGGCAAGTGACTACTGATCATGTGTTCGAGTTTGATCGTTCCTGGCGGCCCGATCCTGGCTCACCGCCTTACATCTATGTGTTTGGCAACCAGTGGTGGCCTGCCACACAGATGAGCACCATTGAATATCATGTGCCAGGTGCCACTGAGCGCAAGTTCATGACCGAACCACTGGCCCGCATCTTGCCTGATCGCGCGCGATGGTCAGTGCCCGAAGAAGTAGATGCCGATGTCATCGACTATTCATGGATACCCGACCCACAAGAGCCGCCTTATATCTACCACTTCGGTACAGAATATCAAGCATCAGTGGGACTCACCTACACTGTGCCCGGAGCCCAAGATCTCAAGTTTGCCGGCGATCCTCCACAGATCATCCAAGAACAGCCTCAATCCGTGGTGCGTGTATTGGATATTTTTTACATGGATCGCAGCAATGCCATGAGCGCGTCGAGGTTTGAACGCCTTCGCGAACAGTATCCTCACATACAAAAAGTGCGTTATGTAAATTCTGTGATGGACACCATACAACGCTGTCTCACCAAGACCAAGAGCATGAGATTCTGGGTCATAGGCAGCGAAAACGACTACTCAGACTTTGATTTCGCTTGGCACGCACAGCCCTGGCAGAGCTTCATGACTCACGTGTTTGGTAGCCAGTGGAACAAATGGTCGGACACATTCCTGATCAATCGCTGGGAGTTCGAGCGGCACGCCAAGTGGGCTGCGGGCATAGAAGAGTTTCCCAATCTTAATTTTGTGCAGGATCAACAAGTGGTAGCACCTGCCGATGCCTCGGACATCTATGTGATAGATTTTGGCAATGCCGAAGCACCAAAGACCATTGAGTTCCTGCAGGGTCGCTATCGCGTGGTCAAGACCGCGAGATACTTTGATAATTATCTTGACACTCTAAAACGCTTGATCGCCGACGTCGAAGCCGAACACATATGGGTGACGGGCAGTGTATGCGACTATTCGAGATTTGATTTCTCGTGGCAACCCGAAGCCTGGCAACGTGACATGCTGCACGTGTTCCCCAGTGCGGAACAGAAATTCGGTGACACATTCTATGTGCCTGTGCGGGCGTTGAGAGACAAGATCAACGAACTGGAACTGCTAGATTGGTTTGAGACCGTGAACTACTGCGAAGATCAGAGAGTACCGCGTTGGCCCATGCCAGTGATCCGCAATGATCAGGACACGCATGTGGACACAGTGATCTCGAGCACGTTCTCGGGACCCTTGGCCGTGTTCGCCAACAGAGATGTGGGCAACGCCAAGATGCCCACAGTGAGTCTCTGGAGAGAAAAGACCAAGACCATCATTCCCATGGATCCCGGTGCTGGCGTAGTGGTGGTGCCCAAGAATGCTGTACCTTACATTCGAACACAGATGTACGATTATCCCCACATCGATCGCAGCCATCGCGACACACTAAAAGGCCAGCCCTTGGACATCGTCTACATCTCCAATGGAGAACCCCAAGCTGACCGAAACTGGGGCAGCCTGATGTTGCGCAAACAAGGCCAACCCAACCGCTTGGTGCGAGTGGATCGAGTGCCGGGCCGTGCTGCTGCTTATCATGCCGCTGCTCGAGCCAGTGAAACGCCTTGGTTCTTTGCTGTGTTTGCCAAGTTGGATGTGAATCCAGACTTTGACTGGTCATGGCAGCCGGATCGCATGCAACAGCCCAAGCACTACATCTTCCATGCTAGGAATCCTGTGAATCGCTTGATCTATGGACACCAGGCCATGATCGCCTACAACAAGAACCTGGTGTTGGCCAATCCCGGTCGTGGCTTGGACTTCACACTAGACGATGCACACGAAGTAGTGCCCATCATGTCGGGTGTGGCTCGCTACAACACCGATGCCTGGACTGCGTGGCGCACGGCCTTCCGCGAAGCGATCAAACTACGAGCCAGTCTGCCTGACGTAGAAAACGAATATCGTCTCCGTGCCTGGCTCACTGGTGGAGAAGGACCCTACGGCGAATGGTCAGTGTGGGGAGCCGAAGATGCCGTGGCCTACTACGAAGAAGTCGGTGGGGATTTTGAACAGCTCAGGAAAAGCTACGAGTGGGCCTGGTTGGCCAGCTATGCATTTATGAAGAGAAATCTATCACCTGGTCGATGATGTAGTCTACTTCTAGATCCGTGAGTTCGGGGTAGAGTGGCAAGCTCAGTACACGACGACACAACGAAGCCGCTGAACTTAGCACACCGGGGTTGATGAATTGACTCAGTCCAGCATGTTCAAACAAGGCCTGGTCATAGTGTACACGAGTTTCTATTCCGTGTTCTTTTAGATGTCTTTGCAGGTCATTCCTGTGATCAGCATCAATCACAAATTTATGGAAACAGTGGGTATCCATGTTGGATAGATCTGCAAGACTACGCACCTGTCGTTTTCCTGCCAGCCGACTATACCAGTATTCAGTGATATGCCGGCGACGGACCTGCCATTGGTCCAAGTGATTGACTTTTACCAACATCTGGGCACAATCTATTTCGCTCATCCTACTGTTGGTGCCCGGTTGGCGATAATATGGCTTGCCATTCGCGCACCAAGCTCGTGCAAATGTAGCTAGATCCTCGTCGTCGGTGACTACCGCCCCACCGTTTCCGTAGTTGCCGAGATTTTTGGTAGGATCAAAACTTATGGCAGTGGCATGCCCTATGCGCGAAGATCCGGCACTGAGCCAATGTTGGGCGCCATCCTCGATCACGATTTGATTTTTGTATCGCACACTTTTCCAAAACTGTGTGTCTGAATACTGATACACACTCTGGCCATACAAGCCCACCAAGCAGATGGCATTCCAGTGTGTGAGAGAATCGTTGGGCACGTCCTTGAGTGAAAGCATGCCATGGGCATCAACATCAGCGAATCTTATATCCCATCTAGCTCGAACAAATGCATTGGCAGTGGCCACATAAGAAATGCTGGGCATGACCACCGTGGGAGTGTGTCCTGGATCGCAGGGCCAGTGCTGACGATAAAACTCGGCGATGATCTCCAAGGCCTGTGTTCCAGAATGACACGTGATCGCGAATTTTGATCTATTCTTGCGTGCCAGCCAATGCTCGAACTCGGCAGTGTAGTTGCCAGACATCACTTGACCTGACCTCAACACCTGGTCAGTGATGTCAAGGATCTCTGACCTCAGGGTATTATACTGACGAGGTAGACCTGCGAATGGGATCCGTAATCCAGCGGTAGTAGTCTTCAAAGCCTTGCTCGATGTCTATAGTGGGTTCAAAGCTAAGATCTCTCCGGGCTCGATCTATATTTAATGCACCCCGACTGGGGAACAAAGGATCGCGATCCAGAACATCGATAGTGCCCGATCCTGAGATTTTTACAGCGATCTCTGCGGCTTCCTGCAAGCTACGACCGCGTCCACGAGTGATATTGTAAGTGTTGTTGGCAGCAGCAGGGGTGACAGCAGCGAGAACGATACCGCGTGCAGTGTCTCTCACATCAGTGAAATCTAGGCACTCGCCGGCACCACGCACTCGTAGAGTTTCGCCGCGATGTGCAGCCATCATGAACTGGCTGACCACGCGATCTTCCACGTCTCTGGCTCCGTACACAGCACTGGGACGCACGATCACATGCGACATGCCACGGCGTTGGGTGTAGTCGCGTGTGAGCCATTCTCCAGCCAGCTTCATGATCCCGTATTGTCCTTGTGGAGCACATGGATGGTCTTCGGTGGTGTCATCAGTGAATTCACCATAGACCATGCTGGAACTTACATACACGAATCGATCAACATGATGGGCAACACTGAGTTCCAGGAGATTGAGCAGGCCTTCACTCATGACGCGACTGCCCGACACTGGATCTCGATTAACCACTTTTTGTCGGGGAAAACTGGCCAAGTGGATCACTGTGGCAATGTCGTGGTCTTGGAAGATGTGATCCAGGCCGGGATCTGTGATGTCAGTGAGATAGAGATCAGTCTGATCGATGAGACGTGCTCGTTCTCTTACCAGACCTTCTAGCTCATCTCTTGGTATGATGCCATAGTCTGACACAGCATCGACGATGACCATTGCATGACCCAGAGCCTGTAGCTGTGCTACTATATTGTGTCCGATGAAACCAAGTCCACCGGTGACTAGTATTTTACCTTGGGCCATCTTAGGAAATATTCTGTGGCATGGATGTCTTCTTGTAGATATCCTGTGATGAAAACGCGGTAGCCCATGGAGTTGTGGTCTACCTGCGTGTGGAACGTGAGGTCACGACCGTGTTCCATGACCCATTGACCATGTTCGGTGTTCTGCCATTCCCGTATGGGATGGGCAGCATAGAGCTCCGGGTCCTCGACATCGCCCATGCCAAACGAATGGAACTGTATCTTGATCAACTATTCACCTGTCATGGGAAACACCTGGGTGATGACTTGGGCACAGGCACGGGCCACATCTTGGTGTTCAAGCTGTGTACCATTGGCCGATCTCAGCTCGATGTAGTGAATCCAGGATCTCAGTGTGCCATTCATGTAAAGACGGCTCACGGTATTGCCTTCGGGCAACACTGCGCGAGCTTGTTCTCGAGCGATGCCATTCGTTATGGCCCAGGTATATACAGAACGGGCTGCGCCGATCACTTCGCGTTGTTTTTCTGCCCAGAGATGTGCCAGTTCGCGATCGTCGGGATTGGAAAAATCCAAGCTCACAGAATTCTGGCGATTTTGGGGATCTTGCAGTCGAGCATCGCGTATCTCAAATGCGAGATCTTGTGTGGGGTCAGCATAGCGTTGGCTGAACTCCTGGAACGAGAAGCTGCGATGTCTCAGCATCTGCCGGGCGATGTCTCGGGTGGTCTCGATTTCCAGGCACACAGAAACCATTTCAAGTGGACTCCAGTGTTGATGCTTGACAAGATATCTGATGAGTTTTTCTGACGTTTCCACGTTGTATTGATTGCTGGGGTTGCTGACCCTGGCACAAAAAGCCACTAATTCTTGTGCATCTGTGATGCCTTGGTTCTGGAACTCCGCAGTGGGTTGTGAATACGAAACCAGTTGTACTTTCATTTGACCTCCTAGAGCATGGATCTTAATTGATCCTGGATATGTTGGGCGTAGAGTCGTTCTCCATCTTGGCTCTGATGACAGCCATCCTGGAGTATATGATCGTGGCGCAAAGCTAGATCAAACGGAAAAGGTTTGATCATTTTTGACCAATCAATCCTGTGGTATAACGGATGATCTCGACTCAGGCAGCCGTAGGAATTCATGGTTTCGTATTCGGGATTGAAAACGTCATAGAAAAAACTGAAAGCATACTTTATCTTGTGCAATGTCAGAAAGTCCAGGCATCTGATCACGGCTTTATAAGTTTCGGTCTGTAAAAATGTATCGTTGGGCCAATATCGTATGTTCCATGCGCCTTGGATTTGTTGAGTCAAAGTCCAGACATCACATGAAAAAATATTTTTTTCTAGACATTCTGTCCTAATATTCAATGGCAATTTTACCCAGTCAGGAAATCCCGAGATCTCCGGCCAAGATGGGTCTTTGATATTGTTGTAATTTTTTATTAATGATGGATTATATTTTCCTCGATGCCCACCAGAAAACAAGTAGATAGTATCATCGATGGAAAAGAAAAATTGATGTTGTATTGCAAAATCTTGTGTATCCTCGCAATTGGGCACAGCAAGATCGCTGCGGTTAATGCCGCTGAAGACCACATATACAAAATCGGGAGGATTTTGTGGATCCACTGCAAAAATATGAGAATGTGCCGGATCCCGTCTATACATGATCGAATCGGCAATGTAGTTGTTTCCAGCACCACTGCGGGCTAGATTTATGATCCTAGAATCCGGCCAAATTAGTCTTGGCCAAATGGAATTTTCAGTGTAACTACATCCTGATACTACTATATTTTTTCTAATCATAGCGTCTATGACACAGCAATGTCTTTGAGATGATTTAATATTTTATCAAATGTCTTTGAGTATCTTATCGGTTTCGGGTTGCAGTATCTCGGCCACTGCCTCGATGTCTAGTACAAACTCCATGCTAGAGATAGAGTCATCATTGTCCTGTATGTATCTCTCCACGGCCGAAGTGATCTCGTCGAGATTGAGGTTCTGTTTTTTCAAGGCCTGGAAGTTGATGGTCTTCCGACGTCGGTCACGATGACGGAAAACCACCTTTTTCACGCACTCGATGGGGACATGATCTTTTTCCACATCGTTGACGATATCTTCCCACTTTTTCAAAAAATCGTGATCAAGCTGCATCGGCGGTCTTGACACGTTTGGTTCGACCTGTTTTGCGAGCTGGAGCGGCAGCTTCTGTGGTAGTGCCCATCATGGCCGCAGCTTCTTTCATGAGGCGCTCGCTTTCGGCCAGCAATGATCTAGCTTCAGCAGCCATGCGTTGAGCCTGTGCCTGGAAGTTTTGTGCCAAGGCAGCATCATCGAGAGCCAAGGCAGCATCACTGCCAGCCACTGCGGCACTGCCAGCACGGACTTGATCGATGGGAGCACCGATCTCACGACCGTACTCGTCTCTGGGACGCACTTTACCGGTCATGCCACGATTGTTGTCCAGCTCGGCCATTTCACGGATGGCGTCTTCGCCCATCTTCATCTTGCGGATGATGGCATTCATTTCGTCGAGGTTCACATGGCTAGTGGCGTTGGGAGTGACCACTACCTGCTTGGCCTGAACCTTCTTGATCATGCCTTCCACGTGCAAGGTCTGCAGCATGGGACGACCATCAGGCAAGAGGCTGCGGAACAAGGCATCGCCGAGATTTTCAGCGGTCTGACCCACTGGAGATTCGATCACTTTCATGATGGAATCATGCATGGCCACGGGGAGGATGTCGGGGTAGACCACCAAGGCCATGTGTTCTTCGCCGGGCACTTCCCGGAATACGATGGCCACCTTGCGATCGCCGTGTTTGCCGATGTGTTTAATCATTTGATTCTCCTTTGTTTTCCTGCGCATCCTGCTCGGCTTGTCGGATTACCGAGTCCAGGAACTGGGTGAGTTTTTCATAGGCTTCGCCCACAGCCTTCATTTCCGAGGCACGGAAAGCGCCCCTGGAGCTGGCCACATCAATGATGTCTTTGAGCACAGCCAGGTCTGTTATGGTAAGATTCATAGTGTTGATATTTAATGCATGGTCGCCCCCGATGTCAGGAAATCATCGGGGGTTTTTGATGATTCTGGCAAAATTGATCAGGCTTTTTCCTGATATTCAACCCATACACCAAAGGGAGGATCAGGATTGGGGTTGCCGTGTATGACCCATACAGTGTCGCAGTAGTTGGCATCTCCCCATGAACCAAATGGATAGCCGTCTGTGAATACCACCAAGCGTCGAGGCTCAATCTCTTCTTGCTTGAGGTAGTTGAAGATAGCGTCAAAGTCAGTACCGCCGCCGCCCTTGAGTTCATAGTCAGCGATGTCATCGAGATTGTCGGAGTCAAACTTTTGTGGGTTGTAGACTTCGGTGTCAAAGCAAAACACATGGATGCGATAGCTTTCAAACTGGGACATGATGCCTTGTACTTCGCTGAGGAAGTCACGCCCTTGTACATCTGAAATTGATCCCGACATGTCAATGGCCACAGCGATATCAATCATGTCATTGTTTCGCATGCCCGGCATCACGGCTTCCATGTGCCAGCTCTTGCGGCTGGGCCGTTGCCAAGTGAAATCGCTCTTGATGGTGCTCTCCAGTTGCATGCGCAGGAGCTCGCGCCAGTCCATTTTGGGATCAGTGAGATCCTGGATCATGCGTTTCACACCCGCTGGCAGATTTCCAGCATCGCAGGTCTGTGCGGCACTGAGCACGGCTTCTTTGATCTCGTCCCTGAGTTGAGCACGCTCTTCGGCGCTCATGGGTTTGGGACGACTGGCTCCTTCTTTTTTGCCGTCGCTGGAACTGGTACCACTATCATTGTCCTCATCTTCCTGATCCAGATGGTCATCAATCATGCGATCAATAAGATCATTGATGTCAATCTTTTCGGCATTCTCGTAGAGATGGTCGTAGACCTGTTCACTGCTCATACCATCGTATTTGGCATCATAGAGACAAGGTACTGATGTGATGAACTCACCTACGCGATGTTTTTTAAGATCAGAGTTCACACAATAGTCATTGGCGATGTTCCAGAGCTGTGGATCCCGTTCACCCCTGCGACCAAAGTGGTCATAAACGCAATGCAAGACCTCGTGTCCAAACAAGAACTCGATCTCTTTGGGACGCAACATCTTGATGAAGCGACTGTTATAGTAGAAATTCCTGCCATCGGTGGCTGCAGTGGCACACCACTCATCGGCATTGACTAGGCGCAGGCGAGTGGCCAGATTGCCAAAGAAGCTGGCCCTTAATAACATGCCCACACGTGCAGTGACCAAAAGCTCACGCACCTCACGGTCCAGTTTCGGGTCCATGGGACCTATGAGATTGGCAAATTTTTTGGCTTCGTCTTTGTTCTGTGTACTAGCGGCAGTGGTCATAGATCGCTCCTTTATTCTATTATTATATGTGATCGTGAATTATTGGTCAACGGGGCGAGCTAGCTGGAAAAAAGCCAGTTCTCGGTCTGATGCCACATAGATGCGGAGGTCATCGTAGCCGTTGGTCCATGACCAGTGTGGATTGCAATGATCTGGCATTTCTTCCAGTATGCCCAAGGCTGTGTTGCGGCTGTAGTTGCCCATCCAAGTTGTGCTGGATTTGGTCCAGGCACGCATCTTGGCATACTCGCGAATCTCGGCACTCCAGCCATAAGTCATCATGAACCATTTCAGCGCATCATTGAATTGCAGTGGACCGTGATCCACAGCCATGCGGTTAGAAAACTTGATACAGTAACCAAATTGGTTGTGATGCGCAAATCGTTTATCCAATTTGACTATTTGATACCTCATCTTAAAATCTTTCTACAACGGATCTTTCAAATTTTAAATCACTCTCATTGAGAACACAATTTTCCCAGTGTTTGGCAAACTGTCGCTGTTGGTCACTGATGTTGAATCCACCGAGATATTCAATGTATTCTAGATGTTCGAGCGGCGTAGGATGCCGATCTCTTTTTCTGAGCTTGATTCCTTGTTTCCAGACCAAGAATCCAAAATGTTCATCGATTTCAGACAATATTTTTGTATCAACACCTGCAAATTTGTCGTCAAAATAGTTTTCAAATCTAGGCCAATCTGGACCGGAACATTCCTGGTATTTTTTTCGGAATTGGTCTATGCTCTTTTCTTTGCGATCTCTCACAGATTTGACCACATTATGGTCTCGATTATGCCAGTTGCTGTTAAATATCACTTCGTAGACACTGGGCTCAATCAGTTGCATGGTATGACCATATAGGAGTTGTACACGTTGGTGTAAATCGGCAGAAACGTCAGAATGGTTGTTCTGGTAACTGTCGTCGAGCACCCGATCGAACGGCACTATACTCATAAAACGATATTTACATCCAATTGAGTCCAAAATGAGACGAGCTGCGTGTATCACCGACATATTAATGAGGAAATACCCATCAGAGTCTGTGTATTTTTTGATATACTCTTGGCTCATTGAACTGTTGTAAATACTACCCTCTAATTTCCATCGACCATTAAGATATCGATCTTCTCTAGCCAATGTGCTCCACATGATCATTACATCGTCGGTTTTTTGTATGGAACGACGTTGTATACATTCAACGAGACTATAAAGTATAAAATGATTTCCACCGCCAGGGCGACCCCAATTTTCGTGAACGTCGTAGGAAATGCCTAATATGTCGGCCCAAGTCGGCCAATGATAGCTGGTGAAGCTACATCCAAAAGTAAATAATCGTTTCATCGCTGATATTTAAGGGCAAACATCATAGCATCGTGAATATCACGAAAATGGAAGTCCACAACCCAAAGATTGCTTTGGGTATCGGGGGTATCGGCGGTAACGAACTGCCATCTCCGACGCTCGCCTGGCGGGCCAAAATCCAGGGCTACTTCGTGTAGGAGATTGCGGACTTGTTCGTGACTGTAAGGTACGAACTCGTACCTTACCGAGTGGGTGGATGGGGCGGGATCTGACATAGCCCTATGTCCTCTGTGAGAGTAGACCCCGCCCCGGGAGCCTTAGTTATTGGCCTGGAGGATGTACTTGCCGTAACGCTGATGGAACTCGTCAAAGTTCTTGAGCTTGGTGGGCTGGAACGGCAGATTGTATGTGGTCAGTGCGATCCTGGCACCCATGACAACGATCTCAGTCTCAAAGTTCTTCATCATGTAGGCAAAGAAATTATCAGCCATGACATGGAACTCTTTGTCAGTGACCTTTTTCACTTGCAAGGCGTCCTGGAGCTCGTAGCAGAGGCTGATCACCAGACTGTACATGGCTGAAACTTCTTTGACTTCAAGCCCGGTCTCTTTGCCGGACAGGATGTCCTCGGGCTGTGGTAACTTGCCTGAGATTTTGCGATGTGCCATGAACTTGACAGCCAAGCCCTCGCCTACAGTACCGGCGATGAGATCGGTGGCAGTGACATCATCGAGATCCTCGTCTTTGAGCAGTTCACTGACAAAATGCCAAGAACGTGGCGTGGCGAAACTGCGGCTGATGCTACGGGCATCAAAATCATAGAGATCTTGCTTGGCAAAGCTGAGGTAACCAACCACGTCCTTGTGCTCACCATTTCTCACTGCCCATTCCTGCCAAGCGGCAAAGTCTGCTCGCATCTCCACATGGATGAAGCGATTGGCCAAGGGAGTTGGCATGCGATATGTGACACCTTTGTCGCTCTCGCGATTACCTGCGGCAATCATCACCACATTGTCAGGCAGCACATACTTGCCAATCCTGCGATTGAGCACCAGCTGATAGGCAGCGGCCTGTACTGCAGGTGGCGCCGAGTTCATCTCGTCCATGAACAGTACGATGATGGGATACTGACTGGCCATTTCGGCATCAGGCAGATCCACAGGTGGAGCCCATTCCATGCGCCCAGTGTCGCGATTGTAGAAAGGGATACCTCGTATGTCGGTGGGATCCATCTGGCCTAGGCGTAGGTCAATCATGAGACCGCCCATGCTCTCAGCGATGTCTGCTACCACTTCGCTTTTACCAATACCAGGAGGTCCCCAAAGGAATACTGGGCGTTGTACTTTGAATGCTTTGACGATGGCTTTGCGGGCACCAAACGCGGTTACGGTGCGATGTTCTACTGACATAGGGCTTTGTCCTCTCGTGTGTTTACTGTCCTACAATTATAGCGATGGTGCAATTATTGGTCAACTAGATCAGTGCCCCGGGACGGGCAAGGGCCTGGTGCAATTCCGGATCCTGGAATTCCTGGGTGAGGTAGTGGGTCATCAACTGGCTGTGGATCATGGCTGGTAGGCTCTGGCCCACTTCGTCGGGGCATACGAATCTCACCGGACACGATCCCCAGCCGCGAGTTTTGAGATATTCGGCATAATAACGACGATGATCTTGATTGGCTGGATCAAATCTCACCAATGGGCGTTTGACGAATTCGAGTTTGCTCATGGTTTACTCCACAATGGTCCAGTATAGAGTCAAAGGCACAGCGTAAAAAATCACACCGCGGGTCAGTACAGCCAGGGCTTCTTGTATCCACTCGGCCACAACCAGTCTTTGTTGCATTTCATCCATGCTAGGCTCCTTGGTAACCATAGTGTTGGGCATCGAGATCTGCGGCCATGTTCATCCAGGCCCGGGGGTCTTGGATGCCCGCAGCGGGGTAGAGCACTCGGGCTGGGTAGCGGATCTCGCCTTCGTATTCCAGCTGGTCACGCTCGTAATCGGTGATGTAGTCGTCCTCGACTAGGCTCCAATCCACGATGTACTCCGCGCTCATGGGGTCGGTGTACTCGATCTGGTCACGCACCTGGTCAACCAAGAGCCCGGGTGCCACCTTGAGCGGATCCACGTTCAGGATGAAGTAATCCTCACTGCCCTTGAACTTCCAGTAGGGCTCTGTGGGGGTTCCGTAGTTTTCACGATATTGTGTGGTGATCAGGATCTTCATAGTTATTCCCTGTCAATTAATACGCGGCTCACCAACTCCTGCCGCCATGGAAGATTAATGGGCTGGTCCAGAACCACAGTATACTGAACTTGGCCGCCGTACTTGACACGGCTACTTTCTACAACACCGGATACCGGGTGGCCCATGTAGGTAGCGTTGATATGCTCTCCGTCTTTGATCCAGCTCACTGTTCGCTCCTTGTCGTTCACTATACACATATTATACGAAATTGGGAATTTTTGGTCAACCGCCCCGGAACTGCTAGGTTAGCAGTTACTTACTTTGTGGCTCGGGGCCAACGCCACAGGCGTAAAAGAAGCGATCACAGTTGAAACGACTGTTGGCTTCCTTACAAGCCGACGCCACAGCGATGGCCGCTTGGAGACGGGCATGTGGGTCCAGGATGGAGTCGATGTATTTGGCGAGCAGTTCGAAGTGTTTCTTAGACATGCTGTGGCTCCTTTGAGTTACAGTATGTCTATATTATACGAAAAGAACAATTTTTGGTCAACCTGTGGTTAAATACTGTCATGACAGCGAAATTTTGGGTGTTTGGTGATAGCTTTGGGTGCGATCTCTCGGACCACCCTGGACGTCGTCGTGATCAACTGATAGATTTGGAATTGCCTGTTTGGCCAGATCTACTATGCCGTAAATTGGGCATGGAGTACAGGAATTTTTCGGTTAGTGGATCCGCCATTGAATATTCCCAATGGCAGTGGAACCAACAAAAAGCCAACTTCAATCCCGGGGATGTAGTAACATTGATCCTTACGGAACCATCCCGTGTGTGGTTTGATCGAGCTCAGCCGGAAAATGCGCATTCTTTCTCCTGGTTAGAACAGCTAGACAAGCAGTGCGCAAAATCCATACTCAATCTTGTTGATCCCGACATCAAAGGCGAGAATCTCGCTGGTTGGGTGGGACATGCGATATTACATGCCCAACACAATGGATATCGACTAGTGATAGTCCCTGCGTTCATTGAGAGTCAACGCATCGTAAAAACATTGTTCGAGGGCTTGACCCAAGTCCCTGGTTGTTGCGTATGGCTTGATATCAACTTATACGAATTATCTGTGCTGGAGTTATACCCAGCTTGGAGATACAAAAGTCCATTGATGTTCGGCGGAGACATACGCAACGGGCATTTTACCGCCACCAATCACGGCGTGCTTGCTGACCTGATCTACCGAGCTATAAATGCTCAACAACACAACATGACCTGGAATCTAAAACAGAATTTCGTGGCAGAAATACTCAACCCTGATACATTACGCGATCATGATTTTCTTTGTCGCGAACTTGGAAGTTGGTATACTCGACACAACCGCCGTATACAATCGGCATTGACTATTTCCTAAATCATGACATCCAGGCTTTGGATTTTTGGTGATAGTTATGGGTGTGACATGCCCGGACATCATCTGCATCAGCGTAAGCCACCGGTTCCTCTCAGTGACCTATTAGATTTTCCTATTTGGCCAGCAAGTCTGGCTAGATATCTGGGGCTCAGCTACTCAAACTATTCGGCATCAGGGTCGGCCATGGAATATTCTCGTTGGCAATGGCATCAACAGAGATCGAATTTTTCCAGTGGAGATTTAGTGGTACTTGTGCTGACCAATCCCAACCGTGCTTGGTTGGATCGTGATGATGTGTGCGAGACTGATGTCTCGGTGTGGATAGACCACTACGGCAAAGCAAACTTTGGAAAAATATACAATATTTTTGATCCCGAGCTGCGATCGGTGTCAATGGCTGACTGGCTGGGGCATGTAGTACTACACGCACAACAGCACGATTACCGAGTCTTGGCCATACCATGTTTTCAAGAAAGTCTTTCTGCATTGAGAGAATTTTCTCGCGGATTCGACCACAACATCAAAGGTTTTACCTGGACTGATTTTTATCTTTTTCAAGTCAGCCAATGGGAGCTGGGACAGGAGTGGTCAGACAAAGCCATATGTGGTCTCACTGCTGGTGATATACGCACCGGACATCTTTGTCTCAGTAATCATCGAAGATTGACCAATGTGTTATTCGATGCCTTGTATTCGGGTCGCACATGCTACAGCGTTGACTTCAGAAAAAAATTTTTAGGAAAGATACTCAGTCGAGACAGCCTTTCCGACAATGATTTTCTCGCCAAAGAACTAGGACCATGGTATCGATCTCATCAAGACTCGATATCGAGATGGAAAAGATTTTAGACTATACCGATCTTTTCCGTAAAATCTTACCAACATTGGTATAGACATGATCGTCGGGGCAGCTTCGATCGATACAGGTGTGGCTCCACACTGTGCTTCTAGAACCTATACGATAGCGACTCTTGCGTTCGTCGTGTCTAGTCCAGGACCCGTAGCCAATCACAGCGTGATCACCGATGTCGCAGTGGCATATACGAGCAGTGGGCAATACTGTGACGTTCTTGCCGATGGTGATATGATGTCCGATATAGCTCTGATGCTCAAAGGTGGAAAAGTCGCCTATCACTACTTCGTGATTGATGTCCACGAACGGAGCCACATAAATGCCGCGACCCAGAGAGATACGTGAGAATCTCGACCGTTGATCGCGCACGATGCGCGATTCAGGATCAATGAGATTGACAGTGCCAAGTGCCAGCTCTTCGAGCATGTTGATTCGTTGTTGTCGGAGTCGAGTGCGATTTTTCGCTGGATCACGTTCTTGCTCACCGGTGTCCAGTGTGGCTACAAAAAAATCACAGGTGTTTTTCCAGACTCGTGCTTCTCGATTCTCGGGATCCAGCAACCAGTGATCGCTGCCGATCACTGGTATGCTCGAAATTTCGTCGGTGTTGCCGTGATACTGATGATCCAGTATTCCCAGCACTTCCAGACCCATGAGCTCGGCTGTGATGGCTAGATCGTTCATGTAGTATCGAGAACCGATGAAAATCAAAGGGCGCGATTTGATCATGATTGATTGATGATAGCGAGATCACGTATTTTTTTGCCGTTCATGGTGCGAGGTATTTCATTGACCAAGGTAACAAATTTTGGCATCTGGCAGGGCGGAACTATCTCCAGTAGCCGACGGCGTATGTCAGCTGCTGGCTCCTGCAGAGATGTCACTACCTGTGCTTCCACTTCGACCAGTCCACGATCGTCGATCACGAACTTGGCCAGGCAGTCGGTGATTTCCGGCAAGGCACTCACATAGTCTTCCACTTCCAGGAGATTGACCCAGATCCCGTGCACCTTGTGCAGTTGTCCGTGCCGGCCCAGATAAAAGAAGTATCCATCCTCGTCAACCTTGACGAGATCATTGGTCCAAAACCATCCGTCGCGGAAGCTGAATCTGTTGCCTTCAGCATCGTCAAAATAACCAGCACTGATCACGTTGGTCTTGACCACAAGGTAGCCAATTTCGCCAACCGGACACGGAGTACCGTCGGCATTGACCACCTTGATATCGTGCCCGGGGAAAGGCCGACCCATGCTGCCGGATCTGATGTTGCCAGACCATTCCCCGAGAAAAAACCAAAACAACTCGCTGCATCCGATGCAGTCGTAGACTCGATGTCCAAACTTGTTTTCAAATTCTCTGGACACGCTGGCCAGCAGTTTCTCTCCGCCGGACACGCAACACTTGACAGAGTCGGGTAGGAGGTCGTCTCCGGGATACTTGGTCATCAGCATGTACCCAGCTGGGCCACTGAACAGATGTGTGACTCGGAATCGATTGGCCAACCCGATGATATTTTTGGGAGTGAGAGTTTGGTCGAAGATCACGGTGGGCACACCCTGGCTGGGACCTAGACAAACACAGGTGCCAAGACCGTAGAGAAAGTTTAGATTAGCTGTACACAGGATCACCGACGACTCATCGAGGTCCTGATAGATGGTTTCACGACGGTCAAACTCGCGACAAAGATTCACACAAGAAATATGGCGATGCTTGACGATCTTCTGCCGACCGCTGGTGCCCGATGTGGTGATCATGAAGTGCAGATCATCATCGTTGTAGTCATGACTGCCGTTGTAAAAAAATCCCGATCTGTCATGTGTTATGTGTTCTAGCAACACATTGATCGGACCTAGATCCCGCTCAGTCACAGCGATGATGTGTGTGGACTTGATCCTGGCAGCGATGGTTTTGAGGCTGATCGGATCGAGATTGGCATGGGTGACCATGATCCGGGCACCCAGTAAGGTAAGAGCATAAAATATCACCGGCCACTCGGGGCTGTTGGGAAGATTGATCATCACAGTGCTGTGATGATCCACACCCTGGCTGCCAAGGAAGCCAGCAGTTTCTCTCACTCGGGGTTCGAGGTCTCGAAACAACAGTTGCTGGTCGCCGCAATAATAGGCCACACCAGCATGATTTCGTACCCGATCAAAAATAAATTCAGCAAAGTTCATATCATGTTCCTTTGTTCTAGCCATTGATTCATGGCTGAAATATTACGAAGTTTTTTGAGATTCACTGTGCGAGGAATCTCATCGATGAGATATATGTCTGAAGGCATGAGATATTTTTTACCTAGATCACGTCTCAGGCGATCTCTGATCGTGTCCACACATCTCAGATCAGAATTGTTGTCGACGACTACAAAAGCTGAAATCGAATCGAATCCCTGAGAGTCTGTGGATTTTACTACCACACAATCATTGATACCACTGATCTGAGATATCGCCTGCTCGATTTCTAGCAAAGATACCCAATGACCTTTGACTTTTATACATGAATTGGCTCGCCCTAGGAAAATCACTTCTCCGTCCTCGAGCACATCGACCATGTCGTTGGTATGTACCCAACCATCTCTTAGCACCTGTCGAGTAGATTCCGGGTCATCGAGATAGCCAACAAATTGTGATCCACTTTTGATCTGCAAGATTCCGCATCCAGTCAGGCCGATAACATTTCCATCATCGCTGATCAAACGATAATTTACTCCGTTGACAACCTTTCCAGCACTGTTGGAAGATCGATCTTGGTCGGCCATGGTCACGATAAACAATTCACAAAGACCGTAGATGTTTGTTACATCAATTGAAAATTTTTGTTTTATGTCCGCAATCAATCGATCAGGCAATGGTTCCGCACTGGTACATATAGTCCTGACACTGTCAGGAAGGCACATGGATGTTCTGTGTATGATGTCTAATATGTAAGGGGTGACTACCACATGTTGTACCTGATGTTTTTCGGCGATCGCCGAAAAACTACGCAACTCTGCAAGGCCGGTACCAATCACTGATGTGATATGCAAGTGCAAACATCCCAGCACATTGAACAGCCATCCTAGGCCAAACGACATCTTGGCACCGCAAAAAATCACGTCCCCGCGATGTACCTCGCGACTGGATGCATAATTATCCAGAGACATTGTAGCCGCACATAAACTGGCATTGGTATGTTCGATGAGCTTGAATGTGCCATTGGTGCCCGACGAAGGCCAGCTCAGCAGCGTGTTTGATTTATGATCAAATGGTGCGATCGGCTGTCCGATGTTCGATTTAACCTTTGACTTTATGTCAAAAACAGCGACATCGTCGAATCTCGATTGATCTGTGCAAACCAGTTTGACTCGGTGCTTTTTTATCACGTTGTTCACGTGTTCTTGCGGCATATTTGCATGTAGGATCACAGCGTGGGCTCCCAACAGCACAAGAGCCCAAAATGTAGCAGCCCATTCAGCGCTGTCATTGCCGATCAGTACCACTCGATCCCCGGGACCGACATTCATGTCTCTGAGAGATCTTGCAGTGCTTTGGCACATGGTTTGTAGATCTCTCACGGTCACCACACCAGTGCCACGATATACGATATGATCACCATTGGGGTGATTCAGTAAGAGATCTATCAGCATCATGATTCTTGGCTGTACTTTCTCAGGTAAAGTCCGCCGGTAACCAAAGTGATCACAGTCAACACTCCAAACACATAGATCAGCGAGTAGATATCACCGGTGGTGCCCACCACTTTTTGTGCCAGCACCGTAAACAGTCCCGACAATGCCAGTCCTATGCCATAGGTCCATCCGCTACCGGTTTGTCGAACCGGCGCCGGGTACATTTTGCAAAAAAGATAAGGAGCTGTCATCAGTGCCGGGGTCATGATCACCCCAGTGCCTACCATGGCCCACAAAATTTGCCCTTGCTGCAGCCAACCGATCACTGGCAAGGCCAATATGACTGAAAACACCGAAGTGGCCACAAACATGTAGTAGGGCTTGACTTTGTCGATCAGCCATCCACACAACAACATGATGCCCAGTATCACCCACCATGCCGCAAACTGCTGTTGAGTGAGGTCGGACCGAGTCAATAGTCCAGCGCTGAGCACATAAGCTGATCCTGCAGTGATCAGGGTATAAAACCAGGCAGGCCCTAGGCTCACAGACAAGGCACCCACTACCATGGGCCTGAGATGATCCCTGAACAGCGCAGCCACTGGATTTTTTTGTATGGTTCCCTGGGATTTCATTTGCTCAAACTCGGGAGTTTCCAGGATTTTACGACGCACATATACACCGATCAACAACATGAAGGCGCTGAGTAAGAAAGGAATCCTCCAGCCAACAGTGGCAAAGAATTCATCGCCGAACTGCGTGACTATCATGAAAACCAAGGAAGCGAGGATGTGTGCCAGTGCGAATCCCGAAGTGATAAAACTGGAGATAAATCCTTTCCTGGTACTTTCCACATTGTATTCCAGCATCATGGTCGAGGCCGCGGCCCATTCTCCTCCCACGGCCACGGTCTGTATCAAGCGAGCCGTGATCAGCAGCACAGTGGCGATCACGCCTATGTCCTGATATGTGGGCATGAGGCCAATGGCCACAGTGGTGATGCCAGTGAGATACAGGGTAGATATCAAAGCTGTTTTTCGACCGAGCCGATCTCCGATGTAGCCAAAAACCAAGCTGCCCAAAGGGCGAGCCACTGTACCTACGGCAAACACCAATACAGGGATGAGAAAACCCATGCCCGTGAAAAACAGCTGGGGGAATATCAGTGCCACAGCGATGTTAAAGATAGCAAAATCGTACCAGGCAAATGTTGCTCCCATGGTCGACGAAAGATTTACGCGAGTTTTGATGTCCATGATCGTTTCCTATCAGTGGCGAGTGACCAACAGCAGTTGTACACCTTTAGATTGATAATCGCCGGTGGTTTTCCCAACACCAACTACCACTGCAGTGGATTTGGTGATACTATGGCCCACCCCAGCCACATAGGTATGGTTTTCCCAGGCGATGCTGTGTGCGTCGCGATACCGATACGATACATCAGTGAACCAACCTGCAGCGATGGGTGTGCGCAGACCCACACGAACGCCATGATAGTCGGCATTGGCTCGATTGGGTAGCACACGCTGGCCTACAAAGGCTTGAGCATAGGCCAGCCCCGCCGGTGTAGGTGCAGCATAACCCAACCCCAGTTCGGGGCGATATTCCGACGAAGACTTTTCTGCCACAGGAGTGATCCTATGGGCATTTGCGAAAAATTCCACACCCGACTCCAGGCGTTTTGAAATGCTAACAGTAGCGAGATTGGCCTTGGAAGTAGAGTTGAGTTCTTCTTGGCCCAGGCTGAGCACGCTGGTGGTCGAGGCTTGAGCCGCAATGGTAGACAAAGATACAACAATAGATGCGATGATCTTCTTCATTGAAGTTTTCCTATAGTTTGAATTTTGAGCTCGCAGTGAACACTGCTACGGTCGGCGTTCTGTATCAACAATACAGTAAAGACATCGATGTGTCAAGCGTCGAGGTTGAACCGACGTCACCGGGATGGTGGCGCTGCTGGCATGTATTTAACTGCCAGGAGAAGAAATCAAAAAAAACCCGCCGGAGCGGGTTTTGCTATTTTTGGTAACAAGGTATAGCTACCCCGGCATGGCTCAAGCGGCCAGTGCAAACACCTCATCATTGGCGTTTATAGGTTTTGCTTGATTTAGGGTCATCGCCTACCCCGCTGTCCACTTGGCTACTCCTTGCCCTGTCGAAACCAGGTCCGGCCCATCATAAGCATGCTCTGTCGCCGTTTTTGCCACGCTGGTAACGACCAAGACCTCAAAGAACATGCTTATGGTGGACCGGGCGGGAATCGAACCCGCGTCCAGAACCGATTTCGCCGCGCTTCATACAGCGATAAACCTTATTTATGGCATCTCCCAGGGCGTGTAGGAACTGCCACTGTTCTCACGGAGTCTCACCGTGCAAACGATTCCGGCAGATAGATCCAGAGCTGCCGGGCGCATCCCCCTGCGAAGTCTTCTTTATTTACACCACAGCATCGTGTATAACTATTCTAACAAATCAAAGAGACACTGTCAATGACTATTTCACTGTGTTGGATCGAACACTGCGACGTGCAGCGCATACGCCCTGTGCGCGTCCTGGACCAGATGTTAGCCCAGGCCAATCAACCCACCAATCACGGTGACAGCCGCATCAATCTCGTGCGATTGAATTGGATGGTAGAAAATCTCCGGCAAGATCGACTCAGGAAACCCATCTTTGTTGATGCCAACTGGCAAGTGATCGTGGGCGATACACGCATGATGGCCCTGGATGTATTGGGTCGTACACATGCGCCTGTGCTGGCACAACTGGCCGAGCCCGAGGGCATCGTGATACAAGACATGGAAGATCTCAGATACTATTGTGGATTCCGTGCTGTAGAGATCGTTACCAATCCCGCCAATACCAACATTTTCCGTGATCCTGTGGAATGGATTGAGATCGTAGACCCAGATTCCAGCCACCACATGCACGACGAAGACCAACGAGCTCGCATGATAAAAAACTATCTAGCTGGACAACCACCGGAATTCCAGTTTACTCGAGATTGGTGCGCCCGGCCTGTGACTTGGTCGCAGTGGGATTTTTAAGCCAGCAACGGCTGTAATTCTTGCAAGAACCGGGCCTGATCTGTGGGCCACTGCTCACGCATGCTGGCCAGCACTGCTTGATTGTGTTGTGCAGCCTGTTCACAGCGATCTTTGATTTCTGACCACACCAGGCTGCGCCAATGATTGGCCGAGTTGCGAACGAATTCTTTGATGCGGTCTTCGGTGCTTTTCATGGCATCGGTTTTGTGATCCACTATGTCTCTCACGCAATCAAAGCCCAGTTGTTCCAGTCGGGCCACGGTCCACATGCCGCCAAACACGGTCCATGGTCGCGGTGTGACCAAAGCGCGGAATATCTTTTCACTCACGCTCACTGAGTAGTCGCTGCTGTAGGTCTCAACGATGACATTGAGCAAAGATCGTTGCATGACCTGCTCCAGCTCGAGGTCGTGGTTGCGGAATGGTATCAAGGTATCAATGTCGCGAATAGCTCGATCATAGCGATCTTCATGCCAGGCGCGCAGATCTTCGCACACCCGTGCCCATAGCTCGCGTTTTTGCTGATAGGTCTGGTCCAGGGCATGGCTAGCACAGTTGAAATTCACATAGCCTTGTACACCACTGAGGTGGCGCCACTGCTGCATCTCCAAGAGTATCTGGGCACGCACGGCATCCAGGCGGTTCACAGCAAATCCATAGTCGCGATCAGGCTCGTCGACAGTGATCTCGGGCCGATAGGCATAGATGCCAAACCAGGATCGTGGCAGCTCGATCACACGGGCCCGGACAGGACGTGCGATAAAGTTGTCGGTGATCACTAGATCATCGTGCCCCAGAGTGGCCAGGAAATCTTCGTGCGAATGTTCGGGTATGGACTCGATGTCGTCTACTATGGCCAACCATGCACGTCGGTGATCGCGTTGCCAGATCAAGCGGCGTGGATCTTGGCTGATCCAACCAGCCTTGATCAGCATGGCTCTGATGCTTTCCAGGAGATGATATTCGTGATCCAAGCAACCGCTCTTGACGAAGATCTCGCCTTGATAGGTTTCTTGATAGCTCACTAACGACCTCGACCCGCAGCGCGACGAGCGGGTTTGTTGCTTTGCACTGGTGACTTGGGTGCCGGACCACGGTCCGTGGCATCGGGGGTTTTCTCCCCGGGCACGGTGTTACCGCGTTTCTTTTCCAGGATTTCTTTGAGTCCTTTGATGGGCATGAGAGTACCTCGATGGATGGTGCTGGATGTCGGATTCGAACTGACGACCTACCGCTTACAAGGCGGTTGCTCTACCCCTGAGCTAATCCAGCAATACTTTTAATTATCTTTGATTTTGGCTCGCACTACAATCTTGCTGTCCAATTCGGCCTGGATCAAAGCCCGGCGATACTGTTCGCGATCCCTGCGATTCCAGGCATTGCCTAAGAAGATCTTTGATTGCTTGCTCATGCGATATTGGCTGTTGGCTTTCATGTGCGTGATTTCCTTGGTTCGTGTTTGAGATCGGGTTGCTTGAGAAGATAATCGCGACCCACAAGACCTTGTTCGATCTCTCTGAGAGCGATGACCACTTCGTTGTCGTCTTCGGCAGCGACCATGGGTGCATGTCCGTGTCTGAGTTCGCGAGCACGTCGCGACGCGATCAGGATGAGATCATATTTGCTACCGACTTTCTGTGCAGCGGTTTCGCTGGTAATTCTGGCCACGATGTTTCCTTTATGCTACTTTGAGATTGCGGAATCGGTCAGCTGCATAGCTGGCCGCGAATGCCTGCGGTTTGACCATGGGGATCACATTGCAGGTACCTCTTATATAGCCGATGGCTTGCTGTATCACGCAAGAACTTCCATGCAGCTCGTTGGGATTGATGTCAAGATGCACTTCCACTTCGCGATTTGTCAGGGCTGGTGCGAGATTCTGGAACAGCTCACTGACACGATATACTTCGTTCATGAGACGCATGCTGGGACGATCCTGCCGTTGATCATAGTCGCGTTCTCTAGTGACTTCGCCGAAAATACGGCAGCCGTTGTTGCCGTTGATATGTATCACTACCACTACGGTGTATTCGGCCCACCAGACTCCGCGTTCGCGGAATCGTTCTGAATCGGCCCCGAGATAAACGCGGGTGTTGGGTCCTTGCTGATTGACGAATTCAATGACGTCGGGGATACTGATTTTTGACATTTGGATCTCTTTTCGTTGATGTCAAATATTTCATGGAACTTGGTACCTCTCACGCTGTCTAGCATGCCAACATAAGAAAAAAACTTTTCTCGAGATTTGGAATTAAATTCGGTGTTCAGTAAGGTGTCTATGGCATAGGTGATTTGTTTGCCACGTGGCTCCCTACGACTTATATAAAGTCCCTTGAATTTCTTGCGTAGCTGGGCAACGAATTTCTTGCGTTCCTTGTCTTCCATGCACGACAATGTGAGATAGTCAGGGTGATGCAGATGGTTGATCCGGAGATTGTAGCCGCGTTCTATACAGTAGTCGATCAATGGTGACAAGCTCCAGAGACTGGTATATTGTAAAACAGTGGCTATATTGATGGGTATCCATCGCCAGTTAGGTAATTGTGCCAGTTTTTGTATGTTGGCATCCACGGTGTCCCAGTCGCTGCCGTGCCGCAGATAATCGTTGTGGGCACCAATGCCTTCCAAGCTCACAGTGATGGAACTGGTCTTGGCCCGACTCAGTAATTCGTATACATCGTCCTTGATCACAGTGGCATTAGTGGTCACTGATATATTGAGTTCTTCGAGATTGGGAAATGACTTTAGCAGTCGTATGAATGTGGGATTGGTGAGAGGCTCGCCTCCGGTGACCATGAGAGTGTCTACGTTTTGCAAGGCCGACAGTAGTTTTTCAAATTGTTCGGTCTCGGTCCACTTGATTTTTTCAAAATTTAGTATTCCGGTAAAGGGCTGATATCGATCGGCATTGAGCTTGTATTCAGTCTCGAGACTGGTGCTCACCGTGGGGTGACACATGATGCATCTTAGATTGCAAAGACTGTCAAATTCAAGATGTAGCATGCGAAAATCATAGATGAGATTTTCCCATCCCGGCTCAGTGACGTCGATCTTCCAGGCTGGATGGTTGGGGTATTGTTTGTTGTGTTGCTGTCGGTAACTGTCAGCACCGGCATCTTCTTCGTCCCAGCATCGCCGACATTGGCTGTTTCTCACTCCGGTGAGGAGATCTCGTTTAAGATCTGCGAGACCTTCTTGGCGCCATTGTTGGTAGTCTTGGAATCGATATTTGACATCGGGTCCGCGATCTTGATAACAGCATGGAGTGAGACCTCCATTGATATGCACGTTCATGCCCACAAAAGGCAGTATACAGAAGGTGTCTTTGCGATTCATATGTTTATGTATGACTGGTGCATCGTGAGAGGGTCGAACTCCCGACCTTGGCCTTGTAAGGGCCCTGCTCTACCACTGAGCTAACGATGCTGGATCTTGTTTATTGACGACTGTGATTGTCAGTGTGCCACTGACCGTACACGCAATGTAAGAATTCGTGGCCCACGAATTCCGGACTGTAATGGACCGAAGGATCTACCATGTGTATGGTGCAAGTATCAAAATTGGGTGGATAAAGATGAGTAAATGCCTGGACACTCGCAGATTGGTTATTGATTCTTCGCACAGCGCCTATTCTTTCGGCTTCGGTCTGCAGTTCTTCTAGTGTGGGATGTACTACTATTTCCACAGTCACGGTTTTTTTCTCAAACTGCTTGGTGCCAAATGTGTATCCGTCGGCACCGGTGCGAGAAGACTCCTCGGTGCATGACCACGATATCAATGCCACACAGGCCAATGACGCGATTTTTTTCATCGTGCCCAACATCATCTACGATCCCGGGATTCTTCGACGCGGGGGTCGGGATCTTTGGGCAAATTCTGATCTAATATTTCTGCATCTTTTTCATTGAGCACGCCATCGTTGTTGACATCGAGATTTTGCGGACGGTTCTGTTTTTTGCTCAACAAAAATACAAGCACTGCCACTGCTGCCAATAATAGTAATATGGATATATCCATGATTTGACTCCGTATAGGAAAATATTTAACCCAGACACAGCAAAGACATCGTTTTATGCCGAGATATCTGTGGCGATATCGTCATCGGTGAAGGCACTACCCTGTGTTTAAGACCCGAACGTTATCTGGACTATGAATCCAACGCCAATGTCCCCCGCCGCATGCTCATCCTGACCGGCCAGGATCAGGTCCGCTCTATAACAGAGTCGCAGAAGCTCGGGGTGGTGCTCTCCCCTGGTAGTTGGGGCATGGCCATACTTTCGCTCACGCCTTCACTGATGACAACAGGTGCTTCCCCCCTGCGGCGGTAATTGTAGCACATCAAGAACCGAGCGGTCTCAATCCCATCACGCATGCCTTCCACCCGCTTCCCGACCAGGGAGGATTGTCGCATTGCCAGCGCCATTTGCTCCAAATGGTAAGGTCCTGTGGCTATCACACCACTTCTCGACATGCGGACCACACTAGCTGTTGATTAGACAGCACGTCTTGGCGGAGACGGTGGGATTCGAACCCACGATGCGCTTTTGGCGCATACTCCCTTAGCAGGGGAGCACCTTCGGCCTCTCGGTCACGTCTCCAGTTGTTGTTAGTATACAATATCGGGTTTTAGATGTCAACCAGCGTGGAGCGGGTAGCGAGAATCGAACTCGCAACTAAACCTTGGCAAGGTTTCGTTTTACCATTAAACCATACCCGCATCTAGATCTATTATTTTTCCACAAAGGCTCGTTCCAGCACGAAGCCACCAGGCCTACGCATCAAACCCTCGGTCATGCCTGCACCGCGGCACCATTCGGCCAGTTCATGATTGAACTCGAGATTGCCGCACAGCATCACACGATCCTGATCAGGATCCAACTCCAACTGACCTGACTTGAGCTGATCGCCGATGCGAGCTGCACCCTCGCCAGTGACCACTGGATGATAGACCAGTTTGGCGGCCACCAAGTCATGCAGGTCTTCGCCGGCAAAGGCCTCCGCCAGCTGGTTGTGATAGGCCAAGTCCTGGCCATGTCTCACGCTGTGTACCACATGTAGATGCTGCCAACGCTCGATGGTGTCAAGGTCACGCATCAGGCTCATGAATGGTGCCAGTCCTGTGCCAGTGGCCAGCATCCAGAGATCGCGCCCGGGCGCAAGAGCTTCGTTCCTTAACGTACCGGTGGCACGTTCGCCGATCAACACGGTATCGCCCACTTGTATGTGTTGTAGTCGGCTGGTGAGTTCGCCGTCGGCGATCTTGATCGACAGGAACTCCAGTTCTTCTTCCCAGGGCGCCGAGGTCACTGAATAGGCACGCAGCACGGCCCGACCCTCGACTTCGAGTCCGATCATGACGAATTCACCGGCAGCGAATCGGAATGACCGATCACGTGTGCAACGAAAGGTAAAGGTGCGATCACTCCAGTGATGCACATGGGTAACGGTTTGACGAGTATAAGTGGCCATATGGATATTTAAACTTTGTGTGGCAGTGGATCAAAATCAATCGCACCAGGTCTCATAGGGATTGATCAACATCACACACTCCAGGACTTCGCCGACAGCGATCAGAGCCAAGGCAAAGAGTATGAGCAAAACAACAGGAACGACAGATTTTGAACGCATGTATTATTATATGACATCGTCTCGAAATCTGTTTGCACTTGTAGCAATATGCTTTTTACTGGCCCGACCGGCAGGAATCGAACCTGCGACTCTCTGCTTAGAAGGCAGATGCTCTATCCACTGAGCTACGGTCGGAATCTACATCACCGGACCATTGCCGTTGCGGAACCCTATTTGACCGCCTTCGGCTTCGATCCTCTTGATCACGTCTTCGAAAAGGATGGGAGCAAAGTCCGGAGTCTGTTCCACGCACACGCAATGGTATCTGGGGTCAATCTCGTCGGTGTACTGGATTTCTCCAGACCGGGCATTGACACCCCTAGCTCGCGTCACTCGGTTGGCATGCAAGTGTCCGTGGATGTTGACACCAAATCGACCCAGGCTGGCTTCGTGAACAGGGATATGGCTAAGGATCATGCCGTTCATGACATGGTAAGCACGGATGCTCCTGAAGTAAGGAGCGTAATCCTCATCTTTGAAGATGTCGTGATTGCCACGGATGAGCACTTTGTCGCCATTCAGACGAGCCAATGTCGTCAATGATTTGCGATTGATCACAACATCGCCTAGGTGATAGACTTTGTCGTTAGGCCGCACACGCTCGTTCCAGGCCCGGATCATGGCTTCATCCATCTCCGCGGCGTCGTCCCAGGGACGCAGTTTGGTCACACCATCCGATCTTGTGAAGCGACACACGCCGGCATGACCAAAATGCGTGTCGCTGACTAGAAATACTGCTGGCATCATCGCCTCCTTTCTTGTGTTTTTTTGTGGAGCAACGAGCTGGATTCGAACCAGCGACTTTCGGGTTTTGCAGGCCCGTGCATTGGACCACTCTGCCATCGTTGCATGTTTGGCTCCGGCGGAGAGAATCGAACTCCCCTTAACGGTTTTGGAGACCGCTGTAATGCCACTATACCACGCCGGAATGATCTTGGCTGACCGATCAGGGATCGAACCTGACTCACACGGATTAACAGTCCGGCCGCACACCGTTGTGCGTTTCGGTCAAAAAAACTTGGAGCGGCGAAGGGGAATCGAACCCCTGGCTTTAGCTTGGAAGGCTAAGGTATTACCATTATACGACCGCCGCGTATTTATATGGTAGCGGGAGCAGGAATCGAACCTGCGATCTCCAGCTTATGAGGCTGGCGAGTTGCCTCTTCTCCATCCCGCGACAGTTATTTCCAACGCCTGGCTTGTTCCACCGACACACACTCCATGCCACGCTGTTCTTGACGATACACATGTACCATCAATTTTTCTCGTGCCTTGAGGCAGTGCTGTTCGGTGGCATAGAGCCCGATGATCTGATATCGATCCACCGTGGACAACATCACTACCAGAAACCAACCTGTGAGCATGGCTTTCTCCTTGCTCTGTATATATGGTACACCGTAGGGGAATCGAACCCCTTACAACCTTTCTAAATCTGCTATCGATAGACAAGATTTATTGTTTAGATGATTTTTTTGGTTGCCTTTTTTTGCTCCTTGTTGGCTTGCCTGTTTCGAGGATTCACTAGCATTTTTAAATCCCCAAGTTGGAGTTTGACTATGACAATTTGGGCATAACCATCTTATGTTTTCGATTGTATTATTTTTATTGTTTCCGTCTATGTGATCGATTTGCAGTGAGATTGGCTTTCCTTGCCAATTACTGATTCCACAATAAGAACATTCGTATTTTACAAATCTTCGCAAATATGTTGCAGCATTGGTCTTATTACCTTTACCGCTTTCCATAATCAGTTTAGTTCTGTAATCGTGGGTGCATTCTCTCGAACAGAATTGACCCGATGATTGACTTCCGAAGAATCTAAACTCTTTACTACAGGTTTTACAAGTTCCTAATGCCATTGGTTAGTTTTCCTTTACTTTATTTAGCAAACTAACCTAAAATGGTACACCGTAGGAGAATCGAACTCCTCTTCCATCCGTGAAAGGGATGTGTCCTAACCGATAGACGAACGGTGCATGAAATGGTGCTATGCTCAACCTTGCAAGTAGAGCTCTAGTCGCAGTTTGAGAGGCTTCGTGGCTAGCATCGAGAGGCCGTCCTGCCACAGCGTAGAGCGACGCTGTGCATCTTGGTGGATGACCAGGGATTCGAACCCCGTTCCCGAAGGCACGGATTTACAGTCCGCTGCGGTCGCCAATGCCGCCCGTCATCCAAAAATCTTGAGGCTAGTATGATACCAAAAGGTCACAGCAGAGATCGGGGCGATTTGGGAATCCCTCGCTAAAGGGTCCGTAGCCGAGCCCGCAGTTGTCTCAGGACCCGTCCCCGGCTGGGAGGGCCCGAATAGTGCATGCGTCCACGCACGATACCTGCATCTGCTGTGACCTTTTGATACCATATCCAAACGCACTGGCAGGCCGCTCATCTCCTGTTGTCTGCATTGCCGCGGTTGATCACTCCGAATCTCAATGCGTTTGGATATGGTGTCACCATATTGAAACACACTACTGAGTCGGCGACCGTGCAGCCGAACGTGATCGGTCCTCTCCGCGGATGCTCTGTGCTCTGAGAGTAATGTGCTTCAATATGGTGCCCAACTTCTGGGCCACATACTTTTCCTAGTTGTTAAAGAGCGTGTTGCTTACTGTTCCACTAGTATAGCATCGTGCTATTTAATGGTCAACCGCTCGGTGTCTGATACCAGTCAAATGCGATCAACACACGATCTTGGTCGCTGAGATTTGGCCCGCTCCAGTGCAGCCTGCGACTGGGGAAAATCACGATGTCGCCCTCGGCATAGTCGATCTCTTTGACCACGACATCGTCCTCCCCGGGCACTGAGACAAACAGATTCCCTGACTCAGGCGGTCTTACTAGATAGCATATCAACGAGAAAGTGGGCAGTTTGTCGGTGTAAAAATGCCGATGGCGATTGACACGACCGCCGGGATGATATATGTTGGCCCACATGGTACGGATCTCACATCTTTCAGGATCAAGGTCCACCAGTCTGGCATACTCTTTCACACTGGGCCAGACACAGTCTAGGAAAGGTCGCAACTCAGGCCAGTGATGCAGTCCAGTGCCTTGCTCGGGGAATTCTTGATCTTTGTAGGTAGAAACCCCGTCATCCATGCGTATCCAATGATTTCCACGAGAAAACAACACATCCAGCTTGGATCGGATAGAATCATAGAGATCATACACATCTCCAGGATAAGGAAACTTGGCGATCAAGTCTTGATTTACTTTTATGAGTTCCATTCTCTATTTACTGATGATTTACTGTATCTGGTGTCTTATTGATGTAACAAACAACAACCCGGCATGCTATAAATATCTAGATGCAACGCACCTACCGTAGCATCTTTGTCAGTGATGTACATCTTGGCACGCGCGATTGCAAGGCCGATTTGCTCAACAATTTCCTCAAACATCATACCTGCGACACCCTGTATCTCGTGGGTGACATCATCGACGGTTGGAGGGTGCAACAGAATCGTTTCCGCTGGCGCCAGAGCCACAGCAATGTGGTGCGCCGTGTACTGGGACATGCCAAGCGTGGCACCCGGGTGGTGTATGTGGCCGGCAATCACGACGAGTTCCTGCGACCCATGATACCCATGGGCATCACATTCGGGCGTGTAGAGATCTGCAACCAAGCCGAGCATCGCGGTGCGGACGGGATGAGGTATCTGGTCACGCACGGTGATCTCTTTGATGGCATCAGTGATCTGGCACCTTGGATCAGCTTCCTGGGAGATCGTGCCTACGATGCGGTACTGTGGCTCAACACGCGATTCAATCATCTACGACACCGCCTGGGATTTGGATATTGGAGTCTCAGCAGCTACCTCAAGCGCAGGGTCAAGCAGGCCGTGGATTTCATATTCCAGTTCGAGCGCAATCTCGCTGTCTACTGCCGCAAGCGTGGATTCGATGGCGTGATTTGCGGGCACATACATCATGCAGAGATCAAGGTCATAGATGGCATACGCTACATGAACGATGGGGACTGGGTGGAATCATGCACAGCCCTGGTCGAACATCATGACGGTCGCTGGGAGATCGTGACCTGGACCCAGGAGAAAACCTATGTGGATAATGATACTGATAGCAGTACACTCGAATAATCCCCAGGATCAACCCGGCCGGGTCGAACTCACATTCCCTGATCAACACGCCTGCGAAACAGTGCTTTCTACCATGACCTATCAGTTGAAATTTTCCAGTTTCCGAGTCGAAGGTCGGTGCCAGAAAAAGTAACTGATTTGTAACAGTTGTACGATTAAATAAATCTAATCAATTATTCGTCGGTGTGAGAGATCCGAGCCAGATGATCGTAACTGGCAAAACCGCCCCCTGGGGGCGGTTTTTCTTTTAGTTGCGGATCATGTAATCAAACGCACCCAAGGCAGCACCAGCACCAGCACCCATTGAGATGATGATCTGCTTGTAGGGCTCGGTGGTGCAATCGCCGGCAGCAAACACACCGGGCATTGATGTGGCACCGTGGGAATCAACAACGATCTGGCCAAAACGATCCTTGTCCACGTCCACAAACTCGGTATTGGGCACCAGACCAATCTGCACAAACACACCGGCTAGATCGATCTGTTTGACCTCACCGGTGTCGCGTTGTTGATAGGTCATGCCCATGACTCGTTGATCTCCTAGGATCTCAGTGACCTGCACATTCTTTAATACAGTGACGTTGGGTAGGCTGAAGAGTCGTTGCTGTAGCACAGCGTCGGCCTTGAGGTCTGGCATGAATTCGAACACAGTGACATGACTCACGATGCCGGCGAGGTCAATGGCTGCTTCAACTCCCGAGTTGCCACCACCTATCACAGCAACATGCCGGCCTTTGAACAAAGGACCGTCGCAGTGCGGACAGTAGGCAACACCGCGGTTCCGGAATTCAGCCTCACCGGGCACGCCGAGATTACGCCAGCGGGCACCTGTGGCGATGATCACAGTCTTTGATCGTAGCGTGGCACCTGACTCCAGTTCTACTTCTACAAGTTTGTTGCGTTTGATGCTTTTAGCACGCTGTAGGTTGTGGATGTCTACGGGATACTCTCGTACATGTTCTTCTAACTGTGCCACGAGCTTGGGACCTTCTGTGTACCGTGTACCGATCAGGTTCTCGATGCCCATGGTGTCCATTACTTGTCCGCCAAAGCGTTCACTCACGATCCCAGTGCGGATGCCTTTGCGGGCAGCATACACGGCAGCACTGGCGCCAGCGGGACCGCCACCTATGACTAACACATCATACTCACGACCATCGATGTCTGACACATCGGCTTGGCTACCCATTTTAGCCAAGATCTCTTCCACGGTCATGCGACCAGATCCAAATGCTTCGCCGTTGAGTTCCACATAAGGCACGGCCATGATGTTTTTGGCCTCCACTTCGGCCTTGAACTCGGCCCCATCCACCATGACATGACGGATACCGGGATTCAGCACTGACATGATGTTGAGTGCTTGCACCACATCCGGACAGTTGTGGCACGAAAGACTGATGTAGGTAGTGAACTCATAGTCGCCGCGGATCGCTTTGATCTGATCGACGATTTTGTCTTCGATCTTGGGCCGGCGTCCGCTGACCTGTAGCAAGGCCATGATCAGGCTAGTGAATTCGTGTCCCATGGGCACGCCTGCAAATGTCACGCGGTCACCGATTTGGAAACTGGGAGTGTGTGGCAATTCGGCCTGCTCTACATGTATCTTCGAGGACATTGAAGCCAGTTCATTGACCAGTTCGGTCATTTCGCGGTTGTCGCCGGCACTGACCCGGACAGTGATGTCACCTTCCATCAAGGCAAGGTATTGAGCTAGTTGTTGTTTGATAGCGGTATCTAGCATTGTATTTTTCCTGACGCCAGCACGATCTGGCAGATGTGTTCCAGGCGCTCGATATGCTCGAATGCGCGCCATGGTGATGTATCGATACTGACCACACCATGCCCTCGGATACCCACGATGTCATAATCGATGAATCCCTGGCTGTTTAGTTTAAAACTCTCAAAGCATTGATCTGCCAGTTCCTGGCTGATGGGGGCAACGTCCCCGACATTCTTGCCGACCCGAGTATAGCGACTCAGTTCAGGGAAATCCTGGGCCAGGTCTGCTAGTTCGATGCCAGCATGCATGGCAGCCACGCAATAGGTGGGATGGAAATGCATGACCACTCTCACATCATGCCCATGCTGTCCCATCATCTTCTGAAGACCAAAATGCAATGGTATTTCCCCACTGGGTCGTAGTTGGGCACTGATATCAGTGTAAGGCAACTCAGACCAGGAGCCATTGGACATCAGCCCAATCTTCTTGAATTGATCAGGCTGTAAAGTTTGTTTTCGCACGCCCGAAGGAGTGATGTAGAAATGGTCACGGTCATGATGACGTATCGAAACATTGCCGTCGCGGCTGGTGATCCAGTTGCGTCGGTAAGCTTCAAGCATGGTGTCACAGATGGTTTCTAACATATTTTATCCTTTAGTGTGCTGCCCATTGAATGGTGTTGAGGTCGATTCCCTCGTGCACGAGCTCCCACAAGGGAGACATCTCGCGCAATTTGGCCACCCGGTCTTTCATGAGCGCAATGGTGAAGTCGACCTCTTCCGTGGTGGTAAAGCGCCCCACCGAAAAGCGAATGGATGAGTGCGCCAGCTCATCGCTGCGGCCAAGGGCACGCAAGACATACGAGGGCTCGAGGCTGGCACTGGTGCAGGCTGATCCGGATGAGACAGCGATGTCCTTCACAGCCATGAGTAGCGACTCGCCCTCGACATAATTGAAGCTGACATTGAGGTTGTGCGGCACTCGCTGGTCGAGGTCTCCATTCAGGTACACCGCTTCCATTTCTGAGAGACCTGCCCACAGCCGATCGCGAAGGGCTCGAATGCGCTCGTTCTCGGTAGACATCTCGAGCTGAGCGAGGCGAAAAGCCTCACCCATGCCAACAATTTGATGGGTGGGAAGGGTTCCAGAGCGCATGCCACGCTCATGCCCGCCCCCGTGAATCAGTGGCTCAAGCCGCACGCGTGGCTTTCGACGGACAAACAGCGCCCCAATCCCTTTGGGGCCATAGGTTTTGTGAGCCGAAAAAGACATGAGGTCGCACTTCAGTGAAGCGAGGTCGATCGCAACCTTGCCGGTCGCCTGGGCGGCATCGATGTGAAAAATAATGCCGCGCGCCCGACAGAGCTCACCAATGGCTTGCACATCTTGAATGACACCGATCTCGTTATTAACCAGCATGACCGAGACCAGGATGGTGTCGGGACGCATGGCAGCCTCGAGCGCGGCCAGGTCGATGAGGCCATCCTCTTGCACATCGAGGAGTGTGAGCGCATAGCCTTCGCGCTCGAGTTCACGGCAGGTGTCTAGCGTTGCCTTGTGTTCGGTCTTGACCGAAATGATGTGTTGGCCTTTGTCTTTGTAGAAGTGGGCAGCGCCCTTGAGTGCGAGGTTGATCGACTCGGTAGCGCCAGAGGTCCAGACGAGTTCCTTTGCGTCGCAGTTCACCAAATCGGCAACTTGTTGGCGCGCAGCTTCAACAGCCTCCTCAGCTCGCCAACCAAAGGCATGGCTGCGCGAGGCTGGATTACCGAAGTCCTGGCGCAGGAACGGCAGCATGGCGTCCACAACCCGTGGATCAATAGGGGTCGTTGCGGAGTAGTCGAGGTAAATCGGGGTATTCATTTTTCGTCCTATAAAAACCACTGGATGATGTCTTTGACTATCCATCCAGTAAATCCTCCGCCCAAGGCGATGAAGACCCAGATCACTCCAGACCTGGGCACACCACTCTCGCGGCATATCATCACGATCACGAAGATCATGTAAGCGATGAGAGCATAGATGCCCAAGTGAGTGAGGGCATCTATGTTGGCCTGAAGCCATTGGTTCATTTAGATCTTGCCTACAAGGTCAAGGCTGGGAGCGATGGTGGCAGCACCTTCTTTCCATTTGGCCGGGCACACTTGGCCAGGATTGGCAGCGGTGTATTGTGCAGCTTTGAGCTTGCGCAGGGTTTCTTGCACATCACGCGCGATTTCGTTGCTGTGTACTTCTGCTGTCTTGACCTGGCCTTCGGGATTGACGATGAAAGTGCCGCGCAGTGCCAGACCTTCTTCTTCGATGTGAACACCAAATCCTCGGGTCATGGCATGGGTGGGATCTCCCACCAAGGGGAACAGGGCCTTGCCAACTGCAGGGCTAGTCTCGTGCCATACTTTGTGGCTGAAGTGTGTGTCAGTCGTGACGATGTAGACTTCGGCACCGGCTGCTTGGAAAGCAGCATAGTTGTCGGCAGCATCTTCGATCTCGGTGGGGCAGTTGAATGTGAATGCCGCGGGCATGAAAATGAACACAGTCCATTTGCCTTTTACGCTTTCGTTGGAGACTTCCACGAACTTGCCGTTGTGGAAGGCCTGGGTACGGAATTCGGGGATGGGTTTGTTGATAAGGTTCATGGTTTTCCTTTTGTTGAGGGAGGTGAAACAAATTGCTTACCGGCGTGGCATCACGCAGGTGGGGCAATGATAGGTTTTTAGATAATCAAAACGTTCACGATAGCTCATGTAATCGCTCCTTGATTTTAATACAACACCGTTGACAAAGTCAACTGGTTTCTCAGTAATTGTACTGAGTATATATCATAGAGTCGAGCTATTTTTTCGTGTTTTTTATTACTTTTTTTCTATGATGCTCATAGGCTGAGCATCATGCAGTGGAGCCAAGAAAATCTAATAGATCGCTCCGCCATTGTGCATAGTCATTTTTCCAGTCTTGGCTCCAGGACTGCAAAATCTGTTGATTGTGTTCAGCGGCCTGATAGCAACGATCTCGTATGTCTGGCCACTTCAATGTTTCTGCTGCCGTGACTGCAGCATATGAGTAGGTTCGCATTTTTCGCTCACCAAATTCGATTTCGTCGTAGCTGTGATCAACCAGATCATCCATGACATCAAAACCCATGACTCGGAGTTGTGCGATCATGAATTGGCTACCAAATGCCACCCAGGGCCGGGGCATGGACAATGCTCGCATCATCTTTTCGCTGTAAGTGATCACATGGTCGAAACAGTAGCTTTCGATGGTCATGTTTAACATACCTCGTTGCATGACTTCATCGAACTTGAGATCGTGATTGACAAACCGATAATCGCCAGATTCTGAAAATCTCTCGTAGAAAGGTTGGATATAAGATTTGTCAAAATCCAATTCTTCCCAGGTACTATGCCATAATTTTTGGCTCTGATCTTCGGGAAACGTTTCTGGAAGATTCACATTCATGGGCACACAACGGAAACTCATGTACCCTTGTGGTATCTCTTCGCCGATCACGCGGCATGGATGCCGCCAATGCTGCACAGTGTCCAAGAAAATATGCATGCGTTCGGGCGTGATACGATTCACGGACAGCACAAAAGAGCGATCAGGCTCGTGGACGATCTTGGGAACGTAGGAAAAAATACCACGCCAGGATTCGGGCATGGGAATCATGGTACAATTCACTGGACGACAAAATACATTGTCGGTGATCACTATGTCATTGGTGTTAAATTCTACCAATGGTTTGTCGGCCAGTTGGCGGATGTCATCTACTAGACAGATGTAAATGTTTCGTCCATGCCCGGTCATGCAAGTATTAATGGGATGATTGCCCAAGGTACCATGATACCTATACCCCAATTTTTGGAGATCTTGTATGAGTTCACGACGTACAGAGAACTCGCGCGTCAAATAGTTGCTCATTACATATATCTCCGATTGATGTGTGTTGTCTTGTTCGAACGTCATGTGTTGCGCATGGATTCCATGGTGATCATCTTGCCCAGTTCGCGATCGAAGTCCTGATCATCAGTGATGATGTAGTGGCGCTCGTTGCTCTCGTCTCTGCGACGATCATAGGTTCGGAAGCTCACGATATTGCCACCTATCACCCGTTTCACTGTGATACGCAGGCCGTCGCTCCAGGTGGGCGATTCTTCGCAGGTCAGGACCTGTGCTTTTTCTTCTTCGTTGCGCACGTCTTGTACCCAACGATAGATCCGTCGTTTAAGCCATTTCATTGCAGTCTCCAGATAGTTATGACGATTCTAGCATGCCGACCATGATAAATCAACCTGTCTGGGCAGATCAGATACATAACATTATGCCTGAACAAGAATCCCGAGTCTTTCCCATACGAAGCAAAACTGCCTGTCTGCTCAAGTGGGCCTGGAGCACAGTGTACCTGGGCCAAGGCACCTCCAGCAGTTGTCATAGGACCGATCAACGCCCTATACCCGTGGACGACTTTGCCAGTTTCCACAATCTTCCCAACAAGATCCGTGCCAGAGAGATGATGCGCCGTGACGAATGGCCACAGGAAGGTTGCCAGTACTGCGAAAAGATCGAAGCCGCGGGCGGGACTAGTGATCGCCAATATCAGCTGTTGATGCAGCACGATCTCGATCGCACTCCTCCGGAATTGATCATCGATCCCGAAACCAACGAAGTCACGCCCACCATTCTCGAAGTCTACTTCAACAATGTGTGCAACATGGCCTGTTTGTACTGCGGCAGCCACTTCAGCACCAAGTGGGAAGAAGAAAACAAGAGGTTCGGTGTGTTCAAGCAGGACGGCGTGAACTTTGGTTATAACCAAGAGTGGAACCCCAACTACGATAAAATGCTGGCGGATTTTTGGCGCTACCTGGATGAGAAAGATCGATATCGCCACATACGCTACTACCAGATCCTGGGCGGAGAACCGTTCTTCCAGCGCGAGTTTGATATGAGCTTGGATTTCTGGGAGAGCCATCCCAATCCCGAACTCACTTTCAACATCATCACCAATCTCAAAGTGCCGCCCAAGAAGTTCCGCGACTACATCGATCGCTTTGGTCGCATGGTCGAAGCAGGAGCACTCAAGCGACTGCAAATCACGGGCAGCATTGATGCCTGGGGACCGCAGGAAGAATACGTGCGTTGGGGCTTGGATCTCCAAGAATGGCGAGAGAACTGGGAATATCTCCTGGACAAGCCTTTCGTGGTACAGTGTGTAAACGCTGCCATCACGGGCCTCACCATCAAGACCGCACCTGAGCTCATTGAGCTGATCAATGGCTGGAACGATCAAAGACCGGCCTGGAATCAGATCAGCTACAGTTTCATGAGCGCCATGACTCCGCCTGAACTAGTGCCTGACATCTTTGGTGCTGGTGTTTTCGAAGAGGACTTTGAACGCATACTGTCAGTGATGCGTGAATCGAATCCCAGCGAAGTCAATGCCAAAGAGCACATGCGTGGCATCATGCGGCAGATCACATCAGCACCGCGACAGCCAGATCGCATACGCGATCTAAGGACCTATCTCACTGAGATCGATCGACGTCGTGGCACTGATTGGCCATCGTTGTTTCCTTGGTTAGTGGACATCTGATCTCGGCTGTTTGAGTTGGAACCATGTTGCCCAAGCCGGGTCCCGGAAAGCCACGATTATGGATTTTTCATCGCGGCCATGTAGATCCCGATTGGTCCAGGCCGGTATCACAGTGATGGAAAAGTCTTGGTTGATGATGAGACCAAGCCCCTTGGCCGATTGTATGATACCAGAAATTTCTCGATAGTCGATGTTCCAGAGCTCAACTCGAGTCCATCCATCACTGGTTATCGTCAATTACTATCCAACCCAACTCGAGCAGATCCGCGCGTATCTCGTCGGTGACTGTGCCTTCGCCTACATAGCCACTGGGATCGTCTTTATCACTGATGCCCGAGCAGTACCAGTCGATGTAGTCGCCGGATTCGCGCATGTCAGCGATGATGCCGCCGGCATAGCGCCATGAGCATGACCAGGTCTGGTTTTTCAGTATGGGCATGACATCGTTGCGTTGGAACGATCTGTTGCACATGGCCGCATAGAGATTCTGAGCATACGCGTCGCTGTCACGCACTTTGGACAGGATCCAGTCAGTGGTGAGTAGATCGTATTCGAGATTGTTGGTTTCTTGGCCTGCGAAACGATTGGGATCTTGATGTTCTCTCACAGTCTTCTCCATGTACTCCACCATGGCCTGGACATCGTCGTCGTTGTCAGGACTTTTCCCTTCTTCGGCTTGTCGCTCTAGATATCGTTCCAATTGGAAGCGATGTCGATCAGGACTAATGGAAAGATTTTTTTTGACCATGGATCATGGCCTCCAGCTGTGCCAATATGGCCTCTTGTTCTTCGTCGCTGAGATCATCAATGACATCATCGGTGAGAGGAACACTGTTTTCAAAAATCTCTCCGGTGTCGACCTGGCGCTCGAGCTCGGCCATGAGTTCATCCAGCTCCTCCTGTGTGCCATCCCATTGATCAAAACATCCGGGGGCGAATTCGATTTTCAATTTTTTATCAGTCATGGCATTGAGTTTTATTGATTAGCACGTTTTGATTGACTTCGTCCCAGTCAGGACCGGGATCCATAACAGGTCGTCCGTCCATGTGTATTACGCAATCTCGACGAGACATGATTCTAATAGATCGACGGAATAGATTGTATTGTTTGGCACGGACCAACCTAGACCATCCCGTTGGTCGTCCTTCTAAACACACATTCCATGATTGTCCAACAATATATATGTTCTCAATACTCGGATTGATGTAGTTACAATAATATATCAGTTGTAATTCGTCCCAGGCCATGAGTTTTAACTGACTTGTTTTCAACGACATGTTTAGTATACTATGATGTGTGTGCGAATCATTAACAAAATTGGTAGATTTCCAGATATCTCTCAATTTCTCCCATCTCGTTGTATCAAAAAAAATTTCTTTGGAATTCTGCCACCAGGGATTTTCTATACACATACTATTTGCACGATTTAGATATGTAGAAAGTATTACGGTTTGAATATTTGGATCGTTTTCGCACCAATTTTTTATGTTTTCCACCATGGGGTTGAAAGATTCAAAGTTCCATGGCCGATTTTTCCAGCAATCAATAATTACAACTAAACTAGGGCGATTAACAAAACAGTTTGACAATTCAAATCCTGATGTAAAAATAATAAACAAGACTCCACACAGATATGGAGAATATCAGAGCCGTCCATCTTCCTGCCAATGCTATCCAGTCATTTTCCATGTCAATAGATATAGTGGTACCCCGGGAGGGACTTGAACCCCCGACCAAGCGATTATGAGTCGCCTGCTCTGACCAACTGAGCTACCAGGGCATGTTAGTGATTATAACTGAGTCTCGATGCCGAGTCAACCTCGTCTTGCTCGATCAATCACGGCCTGTGCTTGGGACATGTCCGTGATACCTTCTTCATCGATGGCTTCGATGGTGATGAGATGCATCATCGAGAGAGCCTGTGCTTGTATGCTACGGGGCAAGCCATTGAACCATGACGTGAGTTGCTCCTGCGTATCCATGCTCCAGATCTCTTCGCAGATCTGATGTTGCAAGGGAGTGAGTCCATGTAGTTTCACGAGTCGTTCCTTTCGGTTGAGCGATGCTTGGCACGCCGCTGATATTTAACGGCCACTCGATGACGAGCAGCTCGATTGCGATCGTTTTTGGCCACCCAATTTCTTGGGCGAGGTAGAGTCAGCAGGGTCTTCATTATCTATCAATTTTACTAGGATTTGATTTTTTGGTCAAGTGATCGGGGATCAGCGCATCGGTACAGGTAATGCGTTGCAGTACCAGAGTGGCCAGCAAGCCCGCGATCACGACCACGATCAAGGCCACGATGATCCAGATCATGCTGTGATCCAATCCAGCTCGGAGATGATTTCTATGCTCTCGTCACCGTCGTATTCTGTGACACGGAAACGAGTTCCTGACTCGATCCAGCACACCCTGAGATTCTTCAAGCCGTTGATGTTGAAATAGGCATCAGGATATTTGACCCGGGCGATGGCCTCGGCCTGGTCCGGCCAGGTCTCGCCGCCACGATCCACGATGTCGGCGATCTGCGGGTCGAACAACATGCTCATCCGTTGATCACCGACGCACCATGTGGACCACCCTGCTCCATAGCCCGGCGAGTACAGCACAGCCACGAACCCATCGCGGATCAGCTTCGATGTCACTGGATCTCCCAGAAGATCTTGGGATTCATGGTCCTACGCTTGTGCCAATAGGGCAAGGCCCAGGCAAGGTTGGTCTCTACCACGATGGGTGTGAGCTCGCCTGAGAGGTTGCGGTGCCGGCTCATGTAAACTCGCATCTTCATTCTTCAACTCCGAAATGATTTCTAATATGTTGAGCCGGGTCCCAATGGAGTTCGTTATGCTTTTGATACCACTCATCAGCGGCACCACAACATTCCCGAACAATCAACTCGGCAAAGGTTTGAATAACAGCATCACCATTGGGATTGTTCATGCGATGCCACTCCGTAAATCCAGCCTGTTCAGCAAGTTCTCGTATACGTTCGTTCATCTATTTAACCTTAAATAGTTTGTAATCGGCATCCTCGACACCTTCTTCTTTGTTCAATTCATCTACTCGAGCCTGTGCTTTTTCTTTTGAATCGTATACATTGTCCCATACCGTACGACCCACATCACCAGCGTAATCTGCTTCATTGTAATACACTAAGAACACATTCATCATTTAACTCCAAAATTGTCTTTGACATAACGATTGACCTGCTCGGTGATATCCTCTTCACTCTCCAGATCAAGATAACGCCTGTAGAAATCTACGATAGATTCTCTTACGATCAACTCGGCGAACTTTTCAATATCCATCATTGCTGGCACAGCAGAATCACCCCATTCACCCGCACCCGCCTGTATAGCAAGTTCTCGGATCCGTTCGTTCATCGTGATTCCTTCCTGGCCCGTTCTTGGCATTCTTTAAATGTCCGTCGGACCCACGCCCGAAACTCTTTTGCTGTGATAGGTGTAGCCATCATACTCTCCTTTCGCGCACATCGGTGTTCAAGTTAGGACGCAGTTCGCGGATCAAGGCACGCTCGAATTGGTGAGCAGCCGACTTGCCACGCACCACAGCCACGATCTCAAACACAAACGATTCGGGACCACGAGCACGGAGTGCCTCGTACAAGGCCCAGCTCTTGTCTTCGCTACGACTACGATAGAGATGCTTGTTCATGCGAACTCGCACCGACTTCAGCACCGTTGACTCAGTCTTGGCCGTGACTCCGATGTAGAAGTCGCGTCCCGACGAAATGCGGTACACGATGTGGGTGCGATCCGTTCGTTTTTTGCGGGTCGTTTTCTTAGCGTCCATACATACATTATAACCGAAATAGAATTTCTGGTCAACCGCACAAGTCAGTGCTTACTAACTAATTTTGTGGTATAAAAACAACACTTTACAGTAGAAATCTTTATTGGTCAACCAATGGGAATATTTGATTTTAATCGCGTTTTCACAACACCCTGGAACGATCTAGGCTATGATGTGATATTTCAACACTGTTGCCAGATTCCCGATTATCGCGGGCAGCATGGTCCCGGTACCAGCGACAACGGATGGCCTATACGCTGGCCCGAAGACCTGATCTGGTTGGACAACACCGTGGTGATCATGCAGTGTTTTGATTTCCTCACAGTCAACGACGACGGCATATGTGTTGAGTTGGTAGAGATGGAACGCTACTTTGGTGATCGTGCTCGTCAAGTCATAGTGGTGCACTGGGATGTAGATCTCGGGGACTTTTATCAAGGCCCACTCAATCTCGTATACTTTCCTTGTCACAGCTATGAACTCATGCATCACCTCAATGCTCGCAGTGAACAGTGGGAATCGGTGATTGAACGCGGTCAGCGACAATATCATTGGCAATGTCTCAATGGACGAGTCAGTGATGTTCGCCGCTGGGTGGCCACAGAGATGCAGAAATACCCCCACGGCATAGTCAGCCTCGGCGATGACATACCCTTGCCGCTGTTTCCTTATCGTGACTACTTTGGTGTGGAAAACGAAGACAATTGGCTGCGTCTTTTACCGGTGTATTCCAGCTGTGACATCAACATAGTCACTGAGACCATATATCATAATCCCTTGGGCATCATCACAGAAAAAACGCAGATGGCGTTTTTAGCCCAACAGATACCCATCGTGATCGGCTATCGTGGCATCGTGGACCACTGCGAGCAGCTGGGTTTCGACATGTTCCGCGACATCGTGGACACTTCCTATGATTACCTACCCGACGGCGAACGCTGGCGTGCAGCCATCGAACTCAATCGCGAGCTCTTGCTCTCCGGTATCAATCGCAAACACAAATCGTTTGTGCCGTTGAAACAGAGATTAAAGAAAAATCAGGACTGGGTACGCTGGGGTTGGAACGAAAAAATACTCAATGACTATCATGCACGTGTGCTCGAGCTGGACGATTTTTTAACCACGCAAGTAGGTCTCCGTAAAGACTAGCCATCACGGCTTCTTGGCTGCCAAAAAACATCACGCACTTGTTCTTGTAATCGATGTAGTAGGGCCACTCCATCTTCTGGTCCATCTCTAACAGCAGCCTTTTGGTCAGTGACTTTTTGGGATCGTTGATGGATAGCTGCCAGTTTTCTACACCAAACTCAGATACCATGGCATGATAGCCGGTGTCCGTGAGTCTCAGGCCGCCGATGTCTCTGGTGTTGTACCACCAGGTGGTCATGGCTCGTTCCACACTCGCTGAGTGATCGCTGGTGTGAGATCTCAGTAACTGAGATACTATATCAAGTTTTCGATTTGTCATCAGGGAAGATCTGCTCCCCTTGCTTTAACAGCACCACAGAAAACTTGTCAGTCTTGAACTGGCTGTTGAGCTTCTTGGCCAAGTTGATGGCATGCCCTTGATTACTGAAACTGACTTTTTTGTACTTGGGGCCTGGGTACTGTACCAGGAGGTTGCTGGTCTTGAGATTGATGGGAGCGCCGTCAAAGAACACTGCCCAAATACCTTCGGCAGCTAGGACTTGTTCGGTTTTGTAAGTACTTTTGTCAGTGACTTCCACCAACACTTTGGGTTTGGGTCTGCTCATTCAATAAACTCCTACATTTATTTATGCCTTTATGTAAGCAGTTTTAGAACGAGCCACCCTCCACTTCCACATTGATCACTTGATTGTTGTTGCCGGCAGCTGACATGCGATCATGCATTTCCTGCACAGCCAGCAAGAGTTTGGTTATATCGGCGTGTAGATTCTTGGCATCGGCCAGGCTGATCACGATGTCTCGTTGCCCCTTGGTGTCAGCGGCTCGTACACGATCAATGAATCGATTGATGTGCATGCTCATTGTGATTCTGCTTCGGCTTGTGTTCGAAAAGGGCCTTGATACTGGTAGCGATCCAGCATGATCAGCTTGGGGCACTCGATCACGCTCCAGGTGCGTCCTTGCTTGACACGATACCATCCAGCTGCGTACCAGCTCTTGCTGCGTGGCTCTCGTGTCCACAACGGAACCTGATGTCTCACATCATAGATGGCATTGTAGGGTCTTCCAGTGGTGTGATACCCATTCACTTCGTTGGCCAATTTAGCGGGTTTCTTTTGCGTGGGCGCTTCAAAATCGATGGGCACACGCTGTTTCATCATGCGTATGGTTTTGAATCGATGCACTTGATTGTCGATACGGACCTGATAACCATCGGGCCCGGCTTCGATGTTGCCGATCTTGCGATCATCCTGCCGCAAGATCCAGTACTGATTGGGTATCACTGCTTTAGCTACGATCATCTAAGGTTCCTTGATAAGTTTGATTTAACCAACGGCTATACTGTTCAGCTGATTCTGAGGCACGGTTGAGTTCAAATCGTCCGCAGAACTTCATGAATCTCACGCCCACTTGTCCCACATCTCTGTGGCTGATCTGCTCACGTATGGCTGTGTCCACTTTGATCTTTACCTCCTCGGGCTGTGCCGCGAGATCGATGAGAGTGCGGTTGCGCTCGTAGTCGTCCAGCACACGATGCTCTTGCCCATCATGATCGGTCCAGCGTTGCAGCATGAGGTTGTTCCAGGCATAACCTCGACGATCACGATCTTCAAAGGCTTCCAGCAAGCCGACCTTGTTCTTGGTGCCTTTGGTGCGCACACCAGGATAGGCCGAAAACACATTGTCAGTGGCATCGCCCCTCACACATTTTTCAAACAACAACCATTTGGGGTCAGGCACAGACTTGGGCTCTTTGGTCTTTTTATCAACCACAGGTCGTCCACGAGCATCAAAGATGCCCTGGATGGTGATCAGTTCATCGGTGATGCCGTTGTACTGATCTACGTTTTCGGCAATGAGTTGCACGAAGTCAGTGTCGCTTGAAATGATAGTGTGTTGGTCTTGTGGGTGTAAAGCGATCCAGCGAGCGATAACGTCATCAGCTTCGGCTTCGGGGTGCCGGATCACTGAGCAGTTGGTCTGCTCAGCAAGGTATTTAGTAAAGTTGTCGTAAGTTTCCCAGAACAAGCGATCTTCTTCCTGTTCTGATTCGGTTTGTGCAGCACGAGCATCACTGCGATTGCGTTTATAAGGCGGGTAAAAGTCTTTGCGCCAACTGCGCCCTTCTAGAGCAAAAACCACATGATCGGCCTGGAACTTGGCGGCCACTTTGTTGATGGCACTGAGGGTGATGTGCAAGGCGTAGCCCACTCGTTCCCAGGAATCACTGGCTCGGAATGCTACATGGCGGGCACGGAAAAAAGTATTGGCTGTGTCAATCAGCACATATCGCATCTTGGGCTCATATCAGTTGGTTTCGGATAATGTATTGTAACATAAATCTTGCCCAAGCTGTGTGAGCTTCTCGTCCAAAATGCCAGGAATTGGGCGAAACAGTGTCGTGTCCTTGGCCTTTTAACCAAGCATCATAGGTGGAACCGGCATCATACGGGGAGATATAGTTGCACCCCCAATCCCGTCTTTGATCTGGTGCGATTTTACCGAAATGGTTGTTGCCATTGAAAAACACATGGGGTATGTTCTGGTCCAGGAGTTCGAGATGGAACTGCCAGATTTCGTCGTGCGCTCGCTGAGTGACTTGATTCCAGTCGATGTCCACGATCCATTGCTTGTAGCGAGTTTCCCAGTCTGGGGGAACCTGGTCCACGCCTGATCCGTTTACCTGATAGTAGACGCCGTCGATAAGCCATTCTTGGCGTTCCCAGGTGCTCCACTGTATGACCACTAAAACATTGGTATTGGCCAAGGGTGCTTGTGCCAACCAATCCCGGGTGGTACGCAAGATACGACTGTTGCTGGCCGCAGATTCGGCGTCGCATTTGAATCCGGCTTTGATGATGTCAGACAAAACGCGCCCCCAGCTCACCTGTAGATTGTCGGGGTGCGGCAGTCGTCGTAGATGTGCATACCTTCCGTCATCTTCGGCGAATGCGTGGGGATTCACGGCTTCTGCGGCCGCGGTGTGGCTGTCGCCGTTCACATACAAGATCATACTATGCCATCCTGTCGCATGGTGGTCACTAGTTCTGTGGCCCACATAGCATGTGCAGTTTCGTCATAGTGTTGCCACCCCGGGGTAATCTCATAGAATTTGTTTTCATTACACCAGTTGATGTAGGTTTTGTTGGCAGCATATGGTCGATAGAACGAATTATGCCATTCCAGGCGTTGTCTTTCGTCGTGGTGGAAGTGGAAAAAGATGTTAAAGAAATAATGCGGAATTTCCTGCTCCCTTAGCATGGTATGCAGGTTATAGATCTTGTTGTGCCAATAATTGCCCATGACACGGAACCAATGTTCGTCGTTCTTGACCTGATGTTTCCAGAACTGATATCTCCGACGGAATTCTTCGGGCACACGATCGCCTACATCCAGCTGATTGATTTCGTGCATGCGTCCATCAAAGTACCATTGTTCTCGACCGTGCTCGGTCCATCCGATCACCATGAGGTCGGGCTTGGGATTGTTGCGTAGATATTCGAGTGTTGTGTCATAGATGCGATCGTTGCTGGCTCCACTCACTGCTTCATTGAAGTAGTCAGCATCGAGCTGTTGCGCGATCACACCGGCCATGCTCTTGGATCGATCTGCCAGTTCTTCACCGGCCACATTGCTGTCTCCATTGAAATAGATAAACATGAGAATTACCTTTCTTGATTGTTTTGCCTTAGGGCTTTTTCTGTTTCAGCCTGTGCCACACGCTTGCGGAGGCTGCTGGAACTGAACGAATGATCTCGGGCATTGAAGATGATATCGATACCACGATGCTCACATTCGTCACGGCCGCTGAAGTGTCGGCCTTCGTACTCCACGCCCAGTATGCGAACATCCAAAGGCAGGATCAGCAAGAGATCCACGAGATCTTGCTCGGTCTGATACACCACTACTTCGTCCACATAACGGCAAGCGGCCAACTGGATCTGGCGTTCTACTATGCTCTGCACTGGGCGATTTTTAGTGTCAGGGCGATCTATAGTGGGATCGGTCTGCAAGCCACAGATGAGATAATCGCAGTGGTTCTTGGCTTCGCTCAGCATAGCGATATGCCCGGCATGCAGCATGTCAAATGTGGAAAAGGTGATGCCGATCTTTTTACCTTGTGCTTTGAGTTCTTTGATGTGGTTGAATATCATTGATAAATCCTGCTATAAATTTTGAGTTTGTCTTGTTTTTTCTGTCGAGCCAGATCAACTTGTCCGGCATCGACGATGCCACGATCCATCATGAGATCGATCATGCACATGAGATCGCCCACTTCTTGCGCCAGTCGTTCACGATGCAGCATACCATCTCGATGCGGTTCGTCTATGCCAAATCGCTGGCATTTGCTGATCTCTTGTATGACTTCGGCTGCTTCTTCCTGGGCGATCACCAGTATTTCTTGTATGGGATCTTGGATCTTCATGATATCTCTTTCCTTCCGCCACCGAGATTTCTTTCTCTCACGTAGCGTTGGGGATTCATGGCCTGTTCTTGCTCCCAGGTTTCCATGACCACGTGCCGGCACACATTCTGGAACCAACGATCCACGATCACATCCTCGGGCTCGTTGGGCTGCATCTGATATCCAGCTCGAACGAGATTGACAACAAACTTTTCGTTCCACTCCAGCTCAAACGATCCTTCGTGTAGATTGTCGGGATTGACATCGATGCTGATGATGTTCACGTATGGTTCGCCGCGTTCGGTGGCCAACTCGCGTGCAGATTTTTTCGCTTCCTTTTTTTCTGTGCGAGGCTTAGGTTCAACGTCCTTGGCAACAGGTTGAGGTTTTTTCTTGAATCTATCAAACAGTCCCATGGCTGTATCTTCCTGTTTTGTTGAAAAAATCACAGGCATCTTGTTCTACTCTTTTGAAAAATTCCTGTAGCTCGAGATGTTTTTTGAGGAAAAACTCTTGTCTACCGTTGGCATAGTGACGTTGGTTGTGCTCGCAGATGGGTTTGACATCTTCCAGGAACTGTTCTAGATCGATGCTGCAGAGTCGTTCTATCTCGGCAGACAACATCTCGATCTTCCTGTCGAGATTGGGTTCAGAGGCAAATCGTTCATCGATGATACCATCAAACGTTTTAAATCCCAGACCATGTAGATATTCGTAGATCCCCGGGGCGGCTAGTATGAGAAAAGGATGACCGGCTAACAGAGGCTTGAAAGTCTTTTCTGTGGGGAACATCCGTTCTACCGTGGATTCTGTGACCACGGTAAAATAGCTATCGATGTATTGTGCAGGGACGATATGATTGTCTACCCACTGGCGTCGCCAAAAGTCATGCTTGAAAACTTTCCAATTCCGTTCATCGCCTTTCATTTTCGGCAAAGAATCTATGCCCAGATATGGAGAATCGTATTCTCTGGGCAACAGGGTGGGCTTTATTTCGCTGTGTTCAGACTCGCGGCCTGGTATTGAAAATTTCAGATAGGAGCAAAGAGAACTTTTTAAAAGATTTTTTTGCTCTAACAGTTGCCAAAGATGAGCTCGATGCGGCCTATCTCTGCCGTTGAGATACAGGAACTTGAAAGGCTTGTTGGCAGTTTTGAAATACTCGGTCATGGTATACACCACAGCCTTTAACACATTGTCATCGTTGTGGGTGAGAAAATAAAAACTATCAAGGTTAAAATCTTTGGACCTCAATTCGTCAATTCGCATGACACCGTCGGCTGATGTGACACAATCGCTGGCACCGGCCACGATGCGAGGGAAATGCTCGATCCCGGGTATACTCTCACACAATCCTATCTGCGCAAAACTAAAAACTTCCGTCGGATCCATTATGATTAAATAATTTCCATTAGCTACTATTTTTTTAATAACATCGATTTGATAGTTGGCTTCTTTGGCTTCGACGATGATGATCTTTTTATGAAATTTTTCTAGATTCTTGTAGCCATTAACTAACTCCATTGATTCCAATGGAGCACCGGCCCAGTTCTGCAACGTGATTAGATTGGCGTCGTTGATGTCCGCCACATAGAGGACGTCTGGATTCATTTGAAAAGGTCGACCTTTTCCCAGGGCAGATAATCTTTGCCGAAGTGCCCGTAGTTTACTGTAGAGCCATAGATGGGACGGAACAGATCGAATCGATCGATGATACCACGTGGTGTGAGATCTACATTTTTTTGCACCCACTCTGTGATACCACGGCTATCACCGTCGCTTTCCACATAGAAGCTCATGGGCTCGGCCATGCCGATGGCATAACTGATCTGGCAGGTGGCCCATGTGGCCTGTCCCGAAGCCACGATGTTCTTGGCGATGTAGCGCATCATGTAGCTGGCGCTGCGATCCACTTTGGTGGGATCCTTGCCAGAAAAAGCACCTCCGCCATGCGGTGCTGAACCACCATAGGTGTCTACGATGATCTTGCGACCAGTGATGCCGGTGTCGCCATCGGGCCCACCAATCACGAATCTACCAGTGGGGTTGACATAGAATTCGGTACGACCGTCTAGGTATTCTGGTGGCAACACTGACCGCAGCACTGACTCGATTCTTGTGCGTACTTCATCGATACTGACAGATTCGTCGTGTTGTGTGCTGCACACTACTTTGGCCACACGCCGAGGAGTAGCATCCTCGTTGTACTCAAACGTGACCTGGCTCTTGGCATCAGGTCCCAACCACTTGATAGAACCGTCTTTTCTCAGTTCTGACAAGCGTTCCACGATGCGATGGCTCCAGTAGATGGCTGCCGGCATCAGGGTAGGTGTCTCACGACAAGCATAACCGAACATGAGACCCTGGTCTCCGGCACCAAACGAGTCAGTGCCCAATGCGATGTCGGCACTCTGTCCGTGCATGAGATTTGTGACTTCCATGGCATAGGCATGGAATCCGGATTGGAAATACCCGATCTTTCTCACGGTTTCTCTGATACGGCGTTCGATCCGGACGGGATCAAACTCGCCCTTGTACTCGCCGGCGATGATCACGCGATTGGTTGTGACCAGGGTTTCGCAGGCACAGCGTACTTGATCTGTGCCTTGTTCCATGAAGTAGTCAACCACTGTGTCAGAAATAGCATCAGCTACCTTGTCTGGGTGTCCTTCGCTCACTGATTCGCTGGTAAAGAGATATGTCATCGTTTTCCTTTTAGTTGTATCATCAAGAATTCATGCTGATCGTACCAGCGAGATTCTTCCACTGGTTCACCGGGACCAGTATAAATCCTTGTGGTTTTTACGGCTCGTCGTAGCCAAAGCAACCGGCCTGTGGCATGGCACCGTCTCGGCACAGCACAGAACTCCAGTGTCACATATGCTCGTCTCAGCCATGTGGGCTCGTTTTCTTCGTCGCTTAATCTATAATTGGATCCAAACATCAAGTGCCCCAGGCATTGCGCCAGATATCCACTTGCAGACGCGGACTGTATCGCCAGCCTTTCTGGAGTGCCAATGACGCTACCTGCTGAGTGTTTAGATTATATATCTGCGGAACACCACCGGCGGGCATAAGATACACCGGTCCTGTGAATCCAGCACTGCGATAAAGTTCCACTGCAGCAGCAGCATAAGCTACATCTTGATCAGTGGCTACCACAAACTTGAGGTAGGTCATACCAACTTCTTGGTATTCCATGACGACGTCGGGGCATATGGCAGTTTCCCAGGCTTCACCAGAACAGGGCAACTTGGGACTCACCGAGAAGGTGAGACGATCACGATCTCGACCTAAACGAGTAAAATCATTGAAAAGGTAGTCATAGACTTGGTCGTAGAGCACTTGGGTACCGTTGGTCTCGAAAGTGAGATTTTGCAACCCACGCTGGCGACAGTGGTCGAGTAGTTCAGGGTAAAGCTGTTGATAGCCCAGCAAAGGCTCGCCGCCAGTGATCACCAAGTGGATGTCGCTGCCCGAATCCTGTGTCCATGTTTGATTGGGTATCAAGTCGTGTATGCGAGATGCGATAGTGGTCACGTCTTCTTGGGCGTTAAATCGCTTGAACTCGGGATAGATCGAAGCATAGCTGTCGCAACCTGTCGTGACCAAGGGCAGGTCCTCGAATCGTTGATAGCGATCAGGATCTTGCTCTATCAGTCGTATGACTTCGATCACTTCGGGGTTGTGCCCTGCTACTTCTTGATCCTGCGGAAGTCCAAACTTACGGCAGCGGAAGTTGCATCCAAAAGTACGAAAGAACACTGAAGGAACTCCGGTCCAACGACCTTCGCCCTGCAGGCTGTAAAAAATCTCGGTGTATGTTATCTTTTCCATTACCAATGCCTTATCACATTTGCCATGATAAAAAAGCAGGTGATCACATGTATGACCACCCAGGATGTTTTTAATATTAACGCAATCCTGGCTTCGCGTAAAGTGAGAATGGGCACATCGGGGCGATCGTGGTCGTTTTCGCCCATGACATGCCCGGTAGCTCTGGCCCAGATTTTTTCGATGCTATTCATCTTCGAGCACGATCTCCAAGGGCCCATGGAACCAGGTTTCAGTGTCCACATTGGTCCAGCCTAGATTTTCCAAGGCTTCGTAGCTGTCCTCTTCCCATGCGGCCCGGATCTGTTCCTGCTCTTCCTCGCTCATATCTTCAGGCCAGGCCCAGTCTTCGTAGACACCATCCCAGAAGCTGTCAAGTTCGTATTCGTAACCGCAGTCTGTGACCAGCAAGCCGTCGGGATTTGCAGCATCAATTTCCAGCGGCTCGTCGTCTTCGGTTATAAGCCAGACGCTGCCTCCGCGCCAGCCCTGAGTCCTTACTAGCTCAACACCATTGCGGTGCCAGATTTCTCGTTCTTCAATGCTTTTTTTGTACTGTGGTGAGACTGAGTATCGTGCCATGGTTGATTCCTGAAAATTTCCTCTCGGAGATATCGTGTCAGTTCTTTGTCTGTGGGTTCGACGGCGTAGTTTTGTTTGAAAAAGATCTCGTAGGAATCTGATCCGTACTTGCCAATGCCGTACAAGTCAGTGGCATCTACGCCATCCCAGTTCAAAAAATCCTGGGTCATCCGTTGCAATCGTTTGGTGCGCACATTGACCATGCCCAAGGGCCAGATCACATCACGCACATTGTCGCAATCGGCATGCAAGAACTCCACGGGACCTGGCCAACGATTGATGAATACGGGGAACACAGTTTTCACAGGTCGGCGACCAGTCTGATTCAACATGATCACAGCCACCATGTGCTGCCAGGCACCCTTGTGGGTATAGCCCGCCGGCAGTTGTTGCTGCACCATGAGGTCATCACGCAAGGGTTGGATCATTCCGATCTCACGAAAGGCGCCAAACGGGGAGGTTCCCAGTTGTCAGGTTTGAGGACTTTCCCATCTTCTCTTTTGTTTACACGACCAGTCCTGGGATCTACTTTGTCAAAGTTGCTACGCATGACTTCTTTCCAGGCGCCGTCAGCATCCACACCCAGACTGTGCAAGGCACCAGCAGTGACAACCATGATGTCGACTAGGGCATCTAGACACTCCACGCGATCCCCGAGGCGGTTGGCTTCTTTGAGTTCCTCGACTTCCTCGTCGATGAGTCTGAGATAAAGATCAAACTGATCTTGATTGAAATAGCCTGTGGTCTGACCGCAAGCCTGCATGAATTTACGCTGGTCACTGAATACATCGCTCATGACTGTTGTCCTTTCCACCAGGATTCCCAGGGAAATACCACCCATTGCGGATCCTCGGCTTTGTTGATTTCTTGGCCAAAGTAGTCCATGCCACGACTGCACTGGCTGGCGAGATTGTCTACCAGCACAGCGAATCTCACATTATGGTTCCATACTGAATCCCATCTCGTGTCATGGGGCAAGCATCCCGCTGACCAATCCTGCATGATCCAGTCCAGCGTGGCTCCAGTGTCGTTGATGTCGTCCACGACAAGGATCTTCTTTCCAGCATGGGCATCTTCGGCCATCCAGAGATTGCTTTCACAACCGTTGTCTGCATTGTCTCTGAGACTCACGCCCAGGGCATGCATGGGACAATCGAGATATTGGCTGATCATCACTGCTGGGACAAGTCCGCCTCGGGTGAGTCCTACCACATAGTCGGGTTGCCAGGAGTCACGGTGCATCTGCCGCAAGATCTCCTGGGTCAGAGCTTGTGTTTGCTGCCAGTCCAAGCAGTTCTTTTTCAATGCCAATTCTCCAATACTGTTATGAGTTGATCTCGACTCCAGAACATGATGTGATGTTCTAGGATCTGGTGTCCTTGATCTAGTATAGCATGCAACGGCTCGGGAAAGCAAGCGGGTTTGGCCTGGAGATTGATGTGATGACACCCGCCCATGCCGATGTCGTTTTGTTCACCACGCGAGTAGGAAGTGGTAGCCAGATATCCAATGCCCGAATCTACCACATTTTGTATCACTCGCCGGATGTCGGCCCAGGGCAAGTGGATCAGGCAATCTCGACACAGCATGACGTCCGTTTTGGGCAGTGTATCTGTGATGATGTTGATGTGTCGAAAATCTCGATCTGGCCATTGTGTTTTCAATCGATCGATCATGGGAGCCACGATGTCGGCACCGATGTATTGGAATCCCTTGGGCCATTCCACTTGACTCATCCAGCTGTAGTCGCCGCAGGGCGCATCTAAAAGGCTGGTGCACCCTAATTTCGCAACGATCACTGGCAGTTCTCGACGGATGTTTTCGGTGTTGGACATGGTACTGCCAGTACCACAAACATGGTCACGCCATCGATGTTTTTGTATGATGTCTGTGAATATTTTTTCGGTATCGTTCATTTTGCGGTCATGAGTTGATCCACGAGATCTTGCTTGCGCCGACGGCGATCCAGTTCGATGCCGTGTTCACGTCCCAGTTGTTCGAGCTGTTCTTTGGTCATGGACAACAAGGTGTCTTGATCAAATCGAGCAGATTTTTTGGTCTTGCGTGCAGCTGGCTTTTTTTCAGATTTGGTCTGTGCGAAAGGGTCGGCCCACTCACGACCATCGGCTATGCATTGCTCATAGTCGGAAATGGCCGATTTCACTTGTGACAGTAGTTTATCCCATTCAGGATCAGTGGTGATGTTTTCGTTGGTCATGATATTTTCCTAGTTGGTCAACTGCTTCATAAGCTCTAGCCTAGACTGAGCATTCCTGCTGCCATGCACGTGGATCACAGCGGCCTGATTGAGCGAGCATCCGTTCCAGACATCGTGCCACCAAACGGGACGTTGGTCCAGGCTCATGGCCTGATAGGCCACTCGCGGCATCAGGACTTGATCCAACCGCACTTTCTGGCTCCACAGCATGGAATTGAGTATGATCTGCTCGGTGTCATAGGTAGTGTGATCCCAGTTGCGAGCTATGTCTGTGCCCACCTGCCAGACTTTTTCATCCATGGTATGTGAGAAGTATCTCACACCGGCATTGAAAAACCATTTAAACTTGGCACCGTAGGGATTTTCTTTTTCAAAACTGCGTGGGTCTGTGAAGTTGAACATGCGGAACCCATCTAGATTCCAAGGGTCTAGGCCATTCCTGGCCACAGTGTCGGGGTCGGCGTAGAGTATGTTACAGGGTTCGTTGTGCCAGAGTTCATGTATGCGCCAGAATGTCTGTTCAAAGGCCTGGTTGATGGAATCAACTTCGCCGGTGAAAAATTTCAGCTCCCAGTCACCCAATAAGTGCTTCTTGAAGCTGGCAACACTGACACGATGCATGTCGAGATAGCGTTCGTAGAGATCGGTTTCGTGGCCTCGATCGTGCACCAGCCAATTGGGGTCTCGTACCCGATACAGACTTTTTACTAGATAATTTTTGATTTTCATACAGGCTCCATCCATAGCCAATATCCGGTCTCGGGCCGGCCTTCGTGAACCAAACACCACTTGTCACAGTCACTAACAGTGCGCAGGAACTCAAACCGATAGGGATCTTTGCCCTGCTGCTCGATGCGAGTGATGTGATGTGTGCCCGAGAATCGCTGGGCGATGCGATCGGTGATACCGGCATCCAGGCAATCGTGTGTTTCCACCAGGATCATGCATCGATCCAAGTCGGGCACAGTGGCTGGATCTAGCAACACGTTTTCATAGCCCTCACAATCGCTGATGATCAGGGGTCGTTGACCTTCCACCAAAAGCTGGCTCAGCATCACGGGATCCACACCACCGTGTGGTACGAGATTGGTGACACCATTGACCCCGGCATTCAACACTGATATCTGCTGTGCCGCTGATTCGAGGTCGGCAGAGATCACGCGAGCCTGTGAGCATCTACGCGCCATACCCACAGCATAGTAGCCTTCGGCACTGCCCACATTGATCACTAGATCAGGATCAAGCTCGATGGCACGCTCTATATTGGCATGCAACTCGTCTTCGTAGACTCCCAAGAGTTTGCCGCATACATCGGCATCGCCCCACATGAAATTGGGCACGATAGTCATGCCGGCAAAGGGACCGGTCTGCACCTGCCCCTTGGTGTGATAGTAAACAAAAGGTATCAGCTCTTGTCTGCGGGCATTGGCCACGTCGTAGAGATATCGTTGCAGATTCATTTTTTAGGTATATCCAGTTTGGTCATTTGACCATTGACATCGGCCTCCAGCATCTTGGCCCAGGGATCACGGCGTCCAGTGACTACTTCTTCCCAGTGCGTGAGATCATAGCCTTGATTGTGTAGATAGTATGCGATACGACCGGCTTCGTGTATGCGTGTTTTTCGGAAAGTTTCGTGATTGAAATCCCTGGGATCGCTGGGATTCCCTTCGAATATCTGGCGTTGCTTGAATGTGTCGTCGTTGTTCTTGCCAGTGAGATCGTACCTCTCATGATCTACCACCACATCGATCCTGACCATGATGTCCAACAACCAAGCGATCTGGCTCAACCAAGCATCATTGAGCTGATGTAGGCTGAGGTGTCCGATGATTTCCAGCCACTTCCTTGGCACGATAGGGAAGATCGAGTAAGGGTGTTTTTTGTGTGTGTCGAAGGCCTGCAGGCAAAAACGTCCGGTATGGCTGGCGATCACTGTGTCCCAGCCTTGTGTCTGCATCACAGCATCGTCGTTCCAGAACACCATCCATTCACCGGTGCTGGCATGTGCTAGGCGATTCACATACTCATTGAGGCGATGATAGCCCAGGGGTTCAAAGCCCAGGCAGGTGTATCGACCGCCCGACTCAGATATACGAGATGCGACATTGGTCTGGAAGTAGTCAAAACTGGGCTGATCGTCGGTGTCGAACCCAAGCAACCACTGTATTCCAGTGGGGTCGTCGGCGAGGTTGATCAAGCTCATCACACTGCGTTCTAGCTGTGTGGTCCTGCCACGGGTGGGCAGCAATATACTGATGGGTGGGATTGATTGGGTCATTGGAAAAGATCTTCGTTCCATTCTCTATGGCCTTCGCGGAAAGCCATGTTTGCCTGTGTCTCTCGCACTTCGACACGATAGCACCAAAGCCTTTCGGCTTCACCAGGTCCCCACATATCGGGGATATAAACACCGTTGACATATTTGTACAGCATGTCTGCCAGACCTTCGCAGCCCAGGCGTGGCAGCACAGTGAGCTTGGCCAGGTTGCGTTCCTGCAAAAGCTGGAAAGTGGCCAGTTCAGGATCATCCTGTGCTACCAGCAAGGTATGATCAAACTGATCTTCCAGGGTGTGTTTGAGTTCTTTGAGACCACCATAGTCTGCGGACCAGTTACGCACATCGAGATCGTCAGTGCCAAAATAGAACTTCATGCTAAAACTGTAGCCATGTATCAAGTTGCAATGACTGTCCGCGCGCCATTGACGATAGGCACAGGGAAAAGCGTCGTGATACTCTTTGGTGGATGTGTACCGGTAGGTACGGGGTTGATTTGCCATCACTAGTCTCCTTTATTGAGTGAGCAAGTTTGATGACACGCAGAATTTTTAAAGTGGGATGAGCGCCAAAGTCCACTATACATATTTATCTTGGGATTTAATGAGACAAGAAAACACGCACTGCCTGCCCAATGGTCTTGGTCGGCGGCTGTTCAAATATCGGCTCGATGGCTACCACATCGATCTTGCCGTCGCGATTGGCATCAAAAAAGAATGGAATAAGATGCTTGTTGGTGTCATCGGCGGGATCAATTTTGAATTGCCCTTGCGGGTTAGAGAATCGCCCACGACCGTCGTTGATCCATACCATGGAATCAAAATCGCGTGGTAATACATCATAGGCCAGCTGATAAAAGTCTAGTACGCCATCGCCATTGAAATCAGCAAACTTCAAAGGCCCTCCTGCAGATGCCTTTGAAAGATTATAGACCACGCCGTTGGGATCAGAGATGAGTTTTCCGTTTTGATCTTGCAACCAGACAGTCATGACACTGTTGCTGATATCTTTGTATCTGGGAATCATATGGCTCCTGCCCATGAAACTAGAGCCATCGTCGATGCCATCGAAGCTGTTGGTTTCCCAGGTGATCAGGAGGTCCTCGAGACCGTCGCCGTTGACATCCAAGTTGAACATGTCACTGGCACCGTAGTTGATTTCTCGGCCACCTAGATTGGGTTTAGCAAGGCTGTAACTTTCTATAAACTTGCCTCCGGTATAGGAGTAGACACGCGGTGGCGGCGCCGGATTGTCTCGCGACCATGTACGATAAAATCCAGCCACTAGGATTGGACCGTTTTTGGTTTTAACAAATCCAGTACCAGATGCCGCATCAGCTGATTCGGGCACGAGATCTGGGCGGTGCTTGAACTGGAAGTTGCCGAGGTTTTCGTAGATACGGAATTTGTGCCCACGATGATTGATGGTAGCAATGGCCACATCAACATCGCCGTCGTTGTCAAAGTCCATGTGCGCAGATATATGGTTGAATGCTCGCCCACCATTGGGAGCCGACAGCCATTTATCAGCGGCTCGATGTACCAGTCCATTGGCTGATCCTTCGAGCATGAAAGGGATACCGCCCAACGAAGGCGATCCAGTTTCGTGTTCGTGTCCGACGTCGATGACCATATGATCGGTTATACCGTCGTTGTTGAAGTCAGCTGATACCAGTTCACGCACAAATTCATTTTTTTCTGAATTTTTGATCAGCCACAGCGATGACACAAACTTGCCGCCTTGATTACGCCAAACGATGGGCTGCATTGGTGCTCCGCCCCATCCGTTGCTGGGAAAGGATACGATGTCAATTTCTCCGTCGCGATCAATGTCATCGATGATGGTTCCGTAAAATACCACATGACTGTAAGCAGTAGAATCGAGGTCGAAGTGGGTTTGACTCACATAGCTTTTTTGTAGCCCAGCTCGAGAGAAAATCGGACTGGCCTGAGTTGAGATCTCATTTGCGGCCGCAGTCGATGGAGTTGATGCCTGACTCAAAGGGGTGGTTGATTCCCCGCCACCGCAACCATACAGTACAAACAACGAAGAAACAGCCAATGCCAATTTGGTTTTCATGTGCATATCCCCAGAAGGTAATAAGATGTTTGTATTATACGATCTGGGGAATTTTAGGTCAACCGCATGTTACCTAGGTGCAAAGTCTTGTTGTAGCTTGATGTTGTCGATGAACTCTTTCTTCACTGCCGGATCGGTCTTGAAAGCACCGTGCAAAACCGTGGTCTGGGTCAAGGAACTATGCGCCATGATGCCACGATTCTCGCAACAGCCATGCGTAGCTTGGATATACACGCCCACATCTTTTGAATCAGTTGCCCGCATGATTTCCCGCGCGATGTCGTTGCAGAGTTCTTCCTGCAGCGTACCACGCCGGCTGCACCACTGAGCGATGCGGGTATACTTGCTAAGTCCAATCAGTTTTTCTGCAGCCAAGATACCAATATAAGCCACACCCACCACAGGTTGGTGATGATGGCTGCACATGCTGCGGATTTCGCTCCGCACCACCAACATGCCTTCGTAGCGATCCTCGGAATCATTGGGGAAAGCGGTGCAGTCGGGCGCAGCATCATACCTACCGGCCATGATTTCGTTGAAATACATCTTGGCCAATCGTCGTGCTGTGCCCCGACTGTTGGGATCGGTTTTCCTGTCAATGAGCAGTCGGTCCAAGACCAATTCAAAGGCTTCGGTGGCCTCGTTGATCAGATGTTCTTTGTCGCTTGGTGCGATGTATTCGCTGATGTTGTCGCTGGCCCAAAATCGCTTGCTGGTGCTCTGCATGCGATCACGGATGGCATCGCTGAGGTACTTGGTTTGTTTTTCCATTCTTGTCTCCGAGTTAGGGCGGTGGATCGCCGAGTTATCATTTAATGATAGTGATGTTTCTACAATCAGGATACTTCACATACCGTGGTGCTTCTGCGACCTGTGGCAACAGTTCCAGTCCGCGTTCGGCTTCTTCTATGGTGGGACGATAATGATAACCCACCCGGAATGTTTGCTGTTTCTCCCAGGGTAGGATATTTAGGTCGCGACCATCATAGCGTTGCTGGATCATGACATCATAGGTCTGGGCATCATCCAACAGTATAGCACCGCCACGGCCTATCTGTAAAGGCTTGCCATGCCCAAAACTCAGGCACTGCATCTGCCCGGGTCTATACATGCCACGCTCCAACCTACGGGCTGAATCCCAGACTCGGCTACCATGGAATTGATACTCGCCGGTCCAATCCTCGGGAATGAGCCGATACTCTATGTTCAACTTGTGCATCAGCATGGGGACGGATAGATAGGTGTAGGCTGTGAAAGCGAGATTGCTGGGCCGTTCATGTCTCAAGCACAGCTCAATGGCATGGGTGCAGCAATCGGTCATGATCACGTAGGGAGCACCGGTGTATTCACCCAAGGCCTGTTCAAATCTACGGATGGTGTCAAAACTCATTGGTTATACCATTTCCATGCATGTGTGATCATGTCTTCCAGGGAGAATCGTGCCTGCCAGCCCGATGTCTTTTGGAACTTTTCGGCATTGGCTGTGAGCACAGCGGGATCACCGGCGCGGTTAGGTCCATGCATGACTCGCACCCGACGACCGGTGATTTTCTCGGCCATGTTCACTATCTCGAGATTGCTGATACCTTGATTGGTGCCTAAGTTATAGGAACCAGTGGTGATGTCGCTTTCCACGGCAGCCACGTGTGCATTGGCGATGTCCTCCACATGCACATAATCTCTTACACAGCTACCGTCAGCAGTGGCATAGGCATCACCAAACAACACAAAGTCTTGATCATTGCGTATGCTCTCCAGCACACGTGCGATGATGTGTGTGGCCCCGGGTTCTTGACCATGTCGGTTGAGACTGTCAGCACCGCAGGCATTGAAATAGCGGAACGACACCGACTCGAGATTGTAGGCATGATGATAGCTGTTCAGCAGCATCTCGATCATGAGCTTGCTCTCGCCATAGGGCGATATGGGCAGGGCTGGATCTTCTTCACGGCACGGTGTCATCACTGGTTCTCCGTACACCGCAGCCGAACTAGAAAACACGATCCTGGGCAACTTGCGTTGGGCATTGTCCAAGAGATAATCCACCATGGTCTTGGTCTTGCAGAAGTTGTTGTGATAGTATTGTCGTGGATTGCCAATGCTGGGTCCCACCAAACTAGACCCAGCACAATGCACGATCACATCGGGACTGAATTTGGCGATGATGTCAAGCCCCAGTTTAGAACTGAAGTCTTCCTGGAAAAACCGATCTGCACTGTGTCGTAGATGCATTGGAGCAGCTCGGGTATCCACTCCTATCACAGTGTGCCCTTGATCTTTGAGACGTAAAACTGTTTCGCCGCCGATGTAACCGGCAGCTCCTGTGACTAACACCATCTTGGCCATGATTATCCTTCGATTTTGACTACTTGATATTTTTCGTGTGCGACATGATCGCGATAGCGATTGCCTGCGCGATTCCATTGTTCGCCTTGTCCTGTGATGATGTCCACGATGCGATCCACAGTGCCATCGTTCCAGGCGGAGATCAGGCCCATGTTGTGATGTGGTGCATACAAGGCATTCTGAACTTTGTGATAGGCATCGTCGATGCTCCAGGGCACGTAGAGTCGCTCAGGATCATTGGCAAATGTTTCCGGGAAACTACGATAGGCTGGGTATACCACATTGGCGCCCAGGGTATCGGCTTCGCTTACAGTGTTTGAAACCCAATCTTGCAGGGCACAGTTAAACAACACCCTGGTATCATTGAGCAAGGCATAGTAGTCGTTCTTGGAGAGATTTTCATAGATACGCAGCTGACCTTTCTTTTCCATGGCACGGGCACGTTCTACGAACTCGGGATTGTTGGATCTCAATGCGCTACCGGAATAGATACACCATTCGGTGGGCGTGGAGTTGAGTTCGCCGGTCATCTCGATGAGATCCATGAAGAATCCCGGCTGCTTCTCTTGATCGAATCGAGCAGCAAATGCCACCCTGCGAGGACGTTCAGCAAAGGGTCGGATCCGGTCTCGACCACCAATACGCTCCAGCACTTCTTCGCGGCCAAAAGCCAGGCCCGAGATGTTGTAGATGGGAGCAGTCCAGCCTGCGATCCTCATGTGTGCCACCATCTCTTCGTTGGTGGCCAGCACAGTGAGTCCCGGAATCTGATTCACCATCCGTTCATACGTTGACATCCAGCCCGCCATGCCCCAGACATGAACGAAGTCATCGGGATCAATGGCTTGAGCAAGACAGCGAACAAAGATCCTAGGACGAAGATTGTCGGGCACTTGATCCAGGATGTAAGGCAGGCTTTCAATACCGGGCTGGAACATGTCTTCAAAGTAGACAACATCTTCGCTGGTGACATCTCCTTGTTGCATGAGTCTGACGAGATTCATCATCTGGCTCATGGCAAAATAACTGCGACCATGCGCGTCCAAGACCTGTCCCACTGATATCTTTTGGGCATTGTCCAGTGTAAGTCCTGGCACATAGACCACGTCCAGTCCACGCCGGTCAAACACACGCCGGTTCCACTCGGTGAGTTGTAGAGTGTAGCGTTCTTGATAGGCTTCAAGGCCCATGTAAAAAAGTTTTCTCATGATTGTATTGTATGTAGATTGATAGACGGATATGTTAGTTTTTTTAACTCTACACTGGATGTTGGAAAAGTGTCAAGCCCATGACATTGTATTTCCAGTCCATGATCCCTGAGCTTGGTTTGTATCATCGCTTCTCCAACAGGGCTGAGTCTGTCCCAATGGTAGTCTCGATTATTAACGACACAATCAACTGCATTTTCTATTTTGTTGTATTCGTCAAGTATATAAGTTTGTTTTGAAACGTATTCATCAATGAATTTATCTAATCCTGGTTTTGGGGTAAGATTACACCACGACAATATTTTTTGTACAGTCTTTTTAGTATCCTGCATTAGATCTTGGTTAGTAATGTGTAAAAAATCTTCGTCAATCTCTGACACTATCCAGGACTCTGACCATTTTCTATAAAAAAGACTAAACCATTCTCGCATTTCCCACACATGCATCTGAGACCAGTCAGAATAATTTGTGTTCCATTTGGATGCCATTGGAGGATTTTGTTTAGCATATATTTCTAATCCTGGGCTGCCACGAAGAAAAGTTTTGTGATAGTGGAATAAAATATTAATTTCCGTCCATGCCTGATTTGGGCTAGAGATCAGGATCTTGTGATCCTGATTCCAGGTTTTAGACCTTAGTCGAAAAGATTCCACAATATCTGCCAGTTCTCCGCCGATACAAGGATATATAGGAGTGGTAATATCAGCCTCGTGATCAAATTCATCAAGTATTTGTTGAATCGTCACTGGATGATATCGTTTGTCAAAGCTGTGCATTGATCCGTCGGAACGTATGTCTGCAACAACAGGAGATCCTTCATTGGTATAGGATCTAAGTACATATTCCAACATTGATCCAAACATTCCTGGAACAAAAAATATATGAATCATCGGCAACTATCGAGATCGCCTTTGGTCTTGTGTCCACATGTCCTTGGCTGTTTTGCCTTGGAGATGCTTGTTGAATTGTTGATAAGGGTAGCTCTTCCAGTTGTACAGGTCGCGCTCGTCGTACTTGTAGCCAAAGTCCTGGCAGAAACGTAGGTATTGCTCTAGGTCTTCGAAGACCTGGGTGACTCGAGGATTGGGTCGGAACGCTGGACGTGCCATGTTCTTTTTCCTTCTAGATATTGATTGACATTGATGGACGATGGGTTTCATACTCGATGCGACAGCCGTTTTCTCCATCTTCGGCTACCTCGACACAGACCGCTCGTCCTGGATAGCGGTCTGCTATCTGTATATATAGGTCATCGGCCATCATCTCACAACTTTTGAAGTCGAGAGACAGTACACCCGAGTCGCTACTATACAACCGTTCAAGCCACCGCTTGAACTGAATGAACTCCACATCTCGGTCATTGTGGAATACTTGGAGAGCCACACGAAAATGGAAGATATGACGATGAGCATTAGCCAAGAATGAAACGTCGTCCCAGCTGCCGGTGGCGAGCTTGGGATCGGTGGCTGCCGCTGGGTATCGGTGTATGCCTTCTCGCTGGAATGTGACCCAGATCCAACGCCGTGCTTGGTCTTGGATGCGTTGTGCGGTTTCTCTTTCATCTTGATTCATTTTCTTTCCATTCTTTTGCTAGTTGGTCAAACATGGCCCAGATTTCGGGCCATAATTTTTTGCTGTTGAGATTTCTAGACTTGTCCAGCGAAGCCAATTTGGTCCGACAACTCCATATGGGGTTAGGGTATCGTTGTGTCTCTTGCCAACAGTTTAGCAGATGTTGTGCTAATTGCCTATCCCAATGATCTCCATTTTCCAATCTTTTCTGTATGTTTTCTAGTATGAGATGTTGATACGATTCGGGTACCCGCCTTGGATCCAGTGGATCAATGACACCATTGCTGATCCAAGCCGGATGCACCACCATATCGGGTATCTTTTTACTCTTAAGCCAGTCAAGGTATTGCCAAAACCCTTGCAAATTCAATAAAAAATATACCAAATTAAATTCGTACCTATGACCAAGCGGGACTGTCTTTTCTAAGAGATGATCAACGTTTTTTTCAAACTGCGACCAGGAACTACCATATCTGATGTATTCATAGTGTTCTCCCACATGCTCGCCACTGATCAACCAATGCACATTGTTGAATTGGCAGAGTAGATCAAAGACACGGTTGTCAATTTGGCTGAGATTGGTATTGACCAGGATCCTCGGTGCTATTCCTTTTTCTAGCAACAAGGACAATAACCATTCGTTTTCTTTTATCAGCAAAGGCTCTCCGCCGGCTAGATAGATATCCTTGACGTCGTGGATGTTATCAGCAACAAACTGCTTGGTTCGATCTATGTTTGCAGAGTCTTTTCGTATTTCTATTCCTTGTTCGGCTGCGATCTTCGAACTCAATTTTGGACCACAATAAACACAGGCAGAATTACAGGTATTACTCCATCTTAGGTCTAGATAATTAAGACGAAATCCGCGAACATCGTCGTAGATGTCTCGATCGTATTTGGAAAACTTGTCTAAAAATGCTCTCCGAAGATTTGTAGATTCTCCATTGTAGCATACCTGACAGCCCTGAGGGATGTTGCCGTCGATCATGGATTGTCTTATTTCCAAGAACCGTCGACCTTGCACTATCTCCCCAATAGGTGAATCATGAAGATTGCCCAACCGATTGGATGAAATACAACAGTTGTCAACTTTTCCTTCAGGATCTACATAGATCCCACGCCAGGCCACTGGGCAAAAAGAAGATTGGTTCCAGTACCGATCGTCAGTCATTGACTGGGGCATCCTTGCTATATTGGCTCCAATCGGTGAATCGATCACGACTCATGAGCGCATGGAGTTGATGTACCCACACACCGGGATTGGTGGCAGCGAAGTCTCGATCGTCGATCTTGACACAGGTATTGTAGTTCCAGAGTCCCGAGTAAGGGATCGGAACTTTGATGATGGGAATGAAACGATGGTGTTCACATAGACCACCTTCATGAAACTCTTCCACATACCGGAATGGAATATCCAGACTGCACCAATGGCCACGATCCAGGAATGTAGCGATCATGCTTTCCCAGGCCTGGTGATCTTTCCAGTCACTGGGGAGATAACTGTCGTTGGCTCCAAAAAAGATGTGCTCGACATCGGGTCGTTTTTCCAATTCTCGCTCGATGTCTGACACGCTGCGCAAGCCTACCACAAACAAGGTGGGTCGTCCCAGCATGGGAGTGTGCTCGACTTCGTTGCCCCAGAAAAATGCTATCTGCTCGTGCCCTGGGCGATTCATTTTTTTCTCCACATTGCCATCCAGTTTTCTTTGGTATGGATTTTTAAATCTTCGAGTTCGTGATAGATTGTCATGGCATATCCCAGATTTTCCAATGCCTGATTGATATACTGATGCGGAAAAACTACATATAAACCAGCAGTTTTTTTAAGTGCCGAATAACGATGTCCGGGTTCGTTGATTTTTTCTTGCCCGTGCGTGAAATCTTTGACATTAGTTGAGTCAAGTATGATAAATTCAGGATCAGACTTTTCTACTATCAGCTCGAGTAGATAGATCGGGCAATGCAAATGATATAACAATCCACAACAAACTACTACATCAGCTGGTAAATCATTTTTGTAGACTTCGAATATGTCCTGGCTGATGATTTCAGCTTCGGGAAATTTCGATTCTAGGGTCGTGACTGTCTCGGTGTTAGGCTCCACCAGTAATAGATCACTGGGCTGATTGTGTTGTATAGCCAGCGTCTGATGCCCGTTGAAGCTGGCTATTTCTAGCACTTTTCGATCTTTGCAGACATACAAGAATTTTTCTGAGATGTAGTCATGATAGATCGACCAGTGAGTGAGAGGATTTTCGTTCATCGGCCATCATCCATGTCAACTGTTTCGTGGTCGTGTTCCCACTGCCGACGACGCAGGTCACTGAGTTGATCTCTCACCTGCAGTTTTTGTTTCTTCATTTCCGCTAGATGCGGATCCGTGAATACACCGGTCTTTTCCAAGGCATCGATTTTCTTGTTCAGAGTCTCGTGCGTGATTTCGAGATGCCGGATACGCGATTCATACATCATCATTCTCCTCTAGTTGGGCCAGTTTATCAGGGTCGAGTTCGGGTTCTTGATCTTGGACGTCGTCATCAGGGAAAAAGTTGTTGAACATGGTGTGTGCGTTTACTGCTCGTTTTCCTGTGAAACCACGTGTGCCTATGATCCTTTCCCAAACTTTAGCATGATCATCAATTATAGCCAAGCTCTTTTGGCGATCACGAGCAGCAAATACTCGATTGATCACCGATCTGGCGTCATAGATGGGATCCAAGGGATGCACCATCATGTCAGGTGCTGTGCCCGAATCATAGGCATGATTGGCACGCTGTACTGCTTCGATATGAGTCCACACATTGTGTCCCATGAGCAGGGCATAGCTGAAGCTGTCCCAGGATGTGCGACCTTCTTTGCCGATCTTGTTGAGATCGCCGGGCCGGTACCAACACACATCTGACACTTGTATGCGACTGGTGATCGGTGAATCTTCAAATTGGGGATGGATGCCGTCTTGCCGCACAGCATCACCAAACAAGCGAGTGTCTGTGGCATACTTCTTGTCGTCCACAGTGGCGCTCATGTTGTAGCTCCATTTGGTGCGATTGGCCACGTTGATGTTGTGATAGAGCTGGCCGTTGGCTGTGGCCAAGAACGGTGAAGCACAGTCGAAGCTGATGGTGAAATTGGGATTGTGATAGTATCTCACGGCTCTCTGGATGTCTGTGAGCAGCACTGCCCATTCCAGTTTGCTTGTGCCCAGGAAGTGCATCCAGTCGTGCAGGCCCGGTTCCAAGAGACCATCGTGTATGAGATTTACAATGCGTTTGAGCACGAGATGCACGTCACACATGTTCTGGCCTCCCATGCCCCACCCATTGAAGGGATTTTCGTGTTGGCCAGCATCGCAGTAGCCTTTCATGAGATCGTACCAGTGATCGGCTTCGGCATGATTACCACCTTGCAGCACATTCAATATCTTGGTGGATCCGTGGCGATTAGCGATCCAATAGTCGTTGTTGAACTTGGTGGCCTTGACAGCATCTTCGTAGCTGTGGATTCCACATTTTTCTGCGGCCACAGGATCACGGAAAGTCCATGTGGGAATATCCATGGTCATGCCATAATCGGCCACCCCGCATTGCCATTCCAACACGGCTCGGCGTTTCTTTTCTGCGGCCTTGTCTGTGGGATCAGCCCAGCGCCCAGGCCACACACCTTTGGCGATCTGGAATCCACCCGAGTCCATGACCAGGGTAGAACCGGGATCTCTGTTCCTGACCATGTCTTCTTTGGCATTGAATCTCTTGAGATCAAGGTCAGCGTGACCAGCCGAGTAAAGACTCCACCGGTAAGGGAACAGGCTTTTTGTGGGGTTGAGCCAGTTCATGGCTTCCATGGTGCCCAAGGCAGCGGGTAAACGCCCGGGTTCGAGTCCCACGCCGTGGCGTTCGCGACCTATGTAACCAGCGTAGAAACTGGAGATAGCCGGTAAAAATACCGCATAATCTCGTTGATTGGCAGTGAAATCGTGCGTGATGTCTTTGGATGAGTCAGTCATTTAGTGGCCAGATCCTTGAGGCTGGAATTGAATTGTACACGATCACCGTAGAGTCTGTAAACCCTCCCCAGCTCGGTGACAGCTTGATCATGGAGGACATGATCTTGGTTACCGATCACGTCGTGATCACGGAATTGTGGCCAAGTACCCCAGTCTTCCAAGCGATTGATAACTCCGTGGAACCCATAGCTCACACAGAGGTTCACAAAGTTTTCCATGTCGTGCCAGTTGTCGCGTTGTAGAACAAATTTCAACAGCACTTCAGCCCTGTGTGTTTTGGCCACGGCCTGCAGATAATTGAGATTGTCGATCAGCACAGACCAACGGCCTGGCTGTCGCACATGATGATACACGTCAGCAGAACCAGCATCAATGGATATGAAATACTGGGTGATGTTGGGAACGATGCGGCTTTTTTCCAGCTGCTTCTTCAGTAAAAGTCCATTGGTAAACAAACGGAAAGTCTGTGTGGACCTTGGTTGGAACTCATGTATGAGTGGGCGCATGATCGCAGATGCCAGTGGATCGCCATTGCCGCTCATGACTATGTGTACAGGTTGATCAAAATCCTCTAACAACCGCACCACATGACGTACTTGTGCCAGTTTGGCTTCGTACTCGGCGCCGGAGTCTCGCATTATGAGATCGGTCCTGCAACTGGGACAACGGAGATTGCAGCTCTCATCGATGTTGATGCTGATCTGATATCGATCCCAGTGTATGTTGCCGTGCTGTATACCACATCGATCTACGGCGCAGTGTGTGAACCGTCGATCTCGCACGTCTGCTCGTATGACCTGGGATCGAGGATTGTTCCAGACCTGTTCCAATGTGTCAAATTCTTGTATCTGCCCCACGCTCACCGGCAACCATGCTTCGCAGTGGCAAAGGAAACAGTTGCCACTCCAGTCAATCAAGAGATTGCGATCAGGTATGTTGCAGTCATAGTCGATGGCCACCCCCATGTCTCTCCGGGGAATGGCTTCATAGGTACTCTGGAGATAGATGGGGATATGGTTGATCACTTGCTCTGTGCCGGTAGGATATAGTTGATCTCAGCGATGCCTGAGTTCACAGTGATCATAGCCGCACCCTCGTCGCTGATGCGTACTACTTTGTCACCAGTAAGATCCAGGATGCTGATAAACTGTTTGACTGGCCAACTCCATGCACGTTTCAATGTGCCGCCTACATCATGCTGGAAAATAAATTCACCAGCGTGTGTTGAATGGTCACCAAACACAAACTGGAGATCCTTGCCGTTGGTCTTGGCCTGGAACGTGGATTCCTCGGCATTGGCCTGTGCCTGCATCTTGAGTCGCTGCACCGAGCTCACTGTGGGCTCGAACTCGATGTTCCAATTGGCTCCCTTGAACTTCACGGTCTTGAGCTTTTCTCCAATGATCTCAGCAGTCATGAAACGATAGTCGTTTTTGAAGTCGCCAGTGGCATTCTTGAAATGCAGACCCACGGGTGCGTTTACGCCATTGCGATCCTGATGCGTGACCGTGATGTCAGCGTTTTCGCGATATTCCTGTAGATTCAACAGTACCTTGAGCTTGCCGAGATTGGGCATACCAAAGGTACCGACGAAGTCGGGCACAGGATTCAGGAATCGACCTTGTACAACCACGCTGCGATCTTCGGCGATGCCGTCGATGGTGGTTTCTTGATCAGTGCCGGTGATTTTGATCAGTTCGATACAGCCAAGATCATAGGTGTGTCCCACCAGATCCAGTAGATAATCCCTCATGTTTTCTCCTTGAAAGTCGTTTCAGTGTACAGCATCTATTTAGAATCAGCAACCACTCTGGCCAAACTTTGTCCGCCGCGGAGGGTGACAAACTCGCCGGGCTTGGCCACTTCCATCCAGGTAGTGGCATTGTCTAGGGCTCGCTTCTCTCGTGTCACGAAGCCTAGGCGATCGCAAAAGGCTTCAACAAGGCTGCCCGGAGTGTAGCACATAAAAAAGCGCTCGGTGAGTTCAACAGCGCCGTGGCGATCACAGTCGTTGAAAGTGAACGCAAACACACCGCCAGGTCTTAGGCGTTGATAGATCTGGGCGAGATAGGTTTCCATGATCTCCATGGGTCGATAGTTGAAGAAGTTGTAGGCCAAGCAGAACCCAAACTGAGATTCTGGGATCCTTGACATCATGTCAGCATCGGTGCTTTCGCGTATGCTGTAGATCCTCAAGCGACGTTGATACTGCTCGTTGAACCGATCGCGTGCTGGTATCATTAGTTCGCTGTTGACATCCACTAGATAGAGAGGATCACACCCAACCAGATGTTCCACCCAATCTTCGCGACCTGGATGCAAGATCATGCCAGCATGGCGCCAGTCACTGAACAGTTGGATACGACCCATGAGATACTCTTGGGTAGCAGCATCAAACTGCAGCCTACGATCCAGCACATAGTCCGCAGGTTCAAAGCGGAAATCATTTTCGTAGAGTCGCTGACTGTCAGCGAAATAGCGTGTTTCCATGGCGTCGATGTCGCGCTGCACTCGATCTAAGATCACGTCAATGGTGTTTTCATATTCGGCATAGGCGGTTTGTATGCCCTTGAATCCACGCTCGAGCTCGTCTACCAATCCTTCGTAACGCACCTGATGTGTCTGAGTCCAATGTAGGCTGGGACCTACGTGTTGCCGTATCACATTGTCGGTGTCACGAGGACGCAGATCTCGTAGCATGTTTCGGAAAGCGATGAGTCGGCTCAGTTGCATGCTAGAACTCAAACAAGGTCTGGAAAGTGTTTTCGGTGTTGGTAGCCGACCCAAGATCCCAGTCCAAAACACCTAATAGGTTGTCAATCTTGCCGTCTATGACGGTGGCCTCCATCTCGGCGTCGTCAAATGGCAGATCACGGAACCACTGTGGCAGATGCAGTTCGTCAGTGGGGTACGCGATCGATGTCCAGCCCAAGGGATTGGATTTGAGCTTGCACACGATCACTTTCATGCCGTCCACGATCTGCATCGAGTAGTTGTCTGAATTCATGCGTCGTAGAGTGTTCCAATTCAAACTCGCCCGCACATGGCCTGGCATGTTGGCTTTGCCTTCTCGCTCTTCTTTCTTGCCATACATGGTGATGTTGTTGGCACGCTTGGGCGAACCTTTCTCCCAGCCCGGACGCTCAGAGAATTGGTATTTGAAGTCACGTATCTTCTCGATCACTTGCTCTCTTGTGACACCAGTGAGCACATCGTTGAGAACGTCGCTGAGGAAGTCCTGGATCACACGCGGCGTGTCAGATCTCTTGAGATCCAGGCCCATGGCCTTGACCCGTCCAGGCCGACCTTGCACATCAATCCTCTTGCCTTCCTTGTCGATGATCATCACGGCATAGCGTTTCTTGGTGATGAACAGGCCTTTGGATCCCACAATCTCGCGACCGCCTCGGATCACCGAGCCCATCTCCCTGGGACAGTGGAAAGCTCGTTCCATAAATCCCGGGAATGAGTCATTGACTTGGTCAGCGATGCTGTCATAGAGCTGGATGCAGGTCTCTTTGGACCATGCCATGCGCCCTTCGGCCACTTCTCGCTGCAGCACCGGCCACGCAGAAAAGTAACACGAGTCTGTGTCACCGTAGATGATGGCCTCACCAACGTGATCATAGCTGCCAGTCACACATTCGTTTACATAGGCATCCATGTGTTGCGCGATGGCACGACCGGTAAGCGTGGTGGATTGACCGATCCTTTTGTCAAAAAACCTACAGCCAGGATTAAGGATAGCGCCATAAAGGCTGTTAAGGTTAATCTTCTTGACCAGCTGTCTCTTGTCCCAGTATTCTTCATCTTCCTTGGTAGTGGATTCCTTTAGCTTTTTCTGCATGTCCTTACGCTCGGCATACCAACGCTTGAGCAAGCCCGGGATCACGGCTTCGGTCTCATAAGTGAAGATAGTACCATTGGCCGATATCATCCAGGGCTGGTTTGAATCAAAGATCATGCGCCATACTTCCGCGGCCGAATGCACAGTTTCCTCGCCATCTTGCCAGTCGATGGTGATCTCTGTGCCACGCTGCTGTTCCATCACGGCCATGTATTCGAGTGTGCCGAACAGGCCCTCCCAGGCTGCCGCGAAACTGGCACCGCCACGCATCTTTTCTGCGATGTAGCGGTCAGTCATCGTGGGCCTCAACTGGCCTACGATGGTTTCCGGCCCCATGTTAAGAGCGCGGATGGTTGACGGGTATAGACTGTTGATGTCGATTGACCCGATCCATTCGTGCATACCTTTTTTGGGATAAGCAACATAGGCACCTGCGGCTTGTGTGTCTTCATCAGTGAGGCGTTCCTTTCTGACAGGTACTACCATTCCACGTTCGTGGGCTTCGTTGATGATGGCTTGCTCGGTAACTGCTACCGCACCCATGGTAGTGGGTAGGAGCACTGTGTTTTCATGAGCCAGTGTGTTGGCTAGATCCAGGAAACGCAGTTTTTTGTCAATGGCTGCCAAGAGCTGCACGTCTTGGCGGTTGTACTCGATGAAGGTTTTCCAGTTTTGGTTGTAGAGCTGATCCAAGGTTCCTTCGAAGGCTGTTTTTGATCCCAGTTCTTCGTATTCTCCGATGGCATCCAGGCTGTAGCTGTGTCGTTCTTCATAGGTGTATTTACGATACAGTTGCATGTAGTCGAGATGCACACGACCGATGAGATCGAATGTGATGTTCTCGGCGCCAAATCTTTCAAAGGTACGCTGCTTGGGCAGTTGATTCCAAAGGCAGAAACGACGCGTGTCGTCTTTGCTCATCACCCGTGTGGTACGCATCACGGTGTAAGGAATATCATAGCCCTCGGAGTTCCAGCCACTCAAGACATCGGCATCCTCGATGAGATTAAGGAAAGTGTCTAGCAGTTCGGCTTCGTCGTGGAATACAAACGTGTTGGGGAACTCGGCTGCGATCTCTTGTGCGGTCTCTGCGCTCATATGTCGCGGCGGACGCACCAGGGTCACTAGCTGGTCTAGCCAGTCCAGGTATACCGAGATGGCAGTGATGGGATTGAACGGATCTTCGGGACGGCTGAATCCGCGCTCGGGGTCAAAGTCTACTTCGATGTCAAAGAACGCGGTGTGCAAGCGCGGCGCATCTTGTCCTTTGTAGTTTTCCTCCAAGCATCGGAACACAGGATTGATGTCGGCTTCGTAGGTGTTCTTGCCGCTTTGAATCCTTAGCTCTTTGCGAAACTCTTTGTTGTTCCTGCTCGAAAATCTCGACACTGGGTTTCCGTAGATGCTGCGGAACTTGCCCCTGGGGTCGTCGTAGTAGAACACATAAGTGGCCGGATGATCTTCGTAGTAGCGCTCGCCGTTTCTCCGGCCCACGATGTGTATGCGATCGCGGTCGCGATCAAAAAGTGCGTCGATGTAACTCACAGGCTTCCAGTAAATACGTTTCCGCTCAAGAAATCATCTAACAACACCGATGATTGAAACTCATAGCTGTTTTTTAACATACAATTGCTGTAGTTGTCAATGGCAAATTTTTTACACAAGGACTGATTGTCAACACGGTGGATCTCAAAATCGTTGGGTACAATATTTAAATTCATGAGTTGCCCGATCACAAAGGATGTCCATATCATGTTGTCAAAATTTTCGTGCAAATCCGAGATGTTGACGCAGGTATCAAAGAAGTCTTTTCTAAAACTGAAATATCTGTCGCTGTGGGTGATAGGCAATTGATATTCCAGTTGGACTGCATTGACTTTGCGAATAAACTCATCAGGGCGGTGCACCAGATCGTCGAAATCAAAGTGGATAGAGTCTTTGATCAGATCAAAGCTGCAAATATACTTTGCAGTGTCTACACAAGTCAACAATGCTGATTCGTAATCCAGATTTTGTATTTTTCGTTCATGTACAAAATGTTTGTACAACACGTTGACATAAAAATTAAAGTAAAAGGTTCCGCTGTATAGATGAGTGAATTTGGTACGATCCAATTCGTGAATCAGTTTTACAGTGGAATCGGTGTTTCTTTTACGATGAAAGTTGATTCCGGGTGTTTTAAACTCTTCGAAGTCGTCTCTGATGAGTCGTTTAAGCCAGTTACCACCAGCTCCGCCCGGAAAACTCAAAATAATCATTAAAGTGTTTTGCCCACCGTGGTCAAGATATGCTCCAGCAAGGCATGGTCCTGTTGCTCTTTGCCAAACTCGGCCTTGTGTGCCAAGCGGATGGCTTTTTTCAGGATGCTGGGCTTGACGTCCAGCTCTTCGGCCACGGCCTTGATGGTATCAGTGAGTCCACCGTTGAGTGTTTCCACTTCATGCATGACCTGCATGCCTTCGTTGATGAGCTGTGTGAGTTTGGCCTTTTGTTCGGCGCTGAAAGTACGTGTGTCCATGTGATCTCCTAGTACAAGAGCTGTAATTATACATGTGTGTAGGGCGTAAATCAAATAGTTTCCCGCCGTTTTGGACAACCAGTAAATATCTCTATGCTCTACTACCAAAAACACACTGACATATTTGACATGCCAGAACTGACCGAGATCAAGACTTGGCAGGACTACATGAGGGACCAAACACTGGAATGGTTCGGCGAGGACAATCAAGAGAGTTTCGAAAAAAAGCTACGCGATCGCAGTCAGCGCAGCCAACTGGAACGCAACGGGTGGATGGACCGCACTATCGAATACCGGTTCAATGGACATGGATTTCGCGGCGAGGAACACCGTAGCGATCGCTCCCATTTTTGCGTGTTCGGTGACAGTGTGACCTTTGGTGCTGCATTGTGTGAATCGGATCTCTATCACCAAGACCTGGCACAGAGATTGGGGCTAGCCAGTTACAACTTTGGAATGAACGGCAGCAGCGATTCGTCGGCAGTGAGACTGGCCATGACATGGTTACCCAAGTTGAGCCCGAGGTTTGTGATCTGGCAGAAAACCTTTGATCATCGCTACGAACTCATCGAAGACTACAAGCATGCATCAGTCTACGGTGTCAACGCTTGCGGAGGCGGCGAACCTCCCACGACATCGGACAACTATTATCGTGTGTGGGTAGAACACGATGAGAATCGTCGCCTGGCAGCCATCAAGAATGCCTGCACCATGCGATACCTTTGTGAAAGCCTTGGCATACCTTTGTTTGAGATCGACATCAACGATTTCTTTGCTGGGGAGATGGATTACGGTCGAGACCTGTTGCATCCCGGACCGGGTTGCCACCGTCGCATCGCCGATCTCTTGGAACCCGACATCAGGCTTGCCAATGGGGCTTGACCACTGACCAAAACTCCGGGAATGTGTCACTGAACGACTGAGATCTTAGTTGGTCAAGGTGATCGGTGTTACGGCAGAAATCTTTCCATTGTTGCTGGGGGTCATGATCTCGGGCCAATAAGAAGTTTTTTACGGCTGGGATCTCTTGCTCCCACCTCGAGTCGATGGTCACGCTGTCGAGTTTTTCTATGATGGCCTGTTTGATGGGATCAGGGAAGGTCTTGAGATTGAGGTACTGGGGCATGTGCAAGAAGTTGAAGAACACGCTGATTTTTCGTTCTCGGAAAAATCGATAAAGCTCAGGCAGATACCAGACATTGAGGGCGAACACAGTGATACACACACAGATATTGACGTTGGGCAGAGGATCACTCCAGGCCTTGTAACGATCGAGATTCTCGGCCATCACTGACCAAGGCTCTCCGTAACGTATGTAGTCGAAGTGCTGATCTACACCGTCGATGCTGAGATCGATCTGCGCATGACGGAATTTACCCAGTGTCTCGATGTATCGGGGATTCCAGATGGTTCCGTTGGTGTTGACATGTATGCTTTGATGCTGACTGTGTCCCGATTGTACACTGTAGTCCAGTATCTCCCAGAGCCGATGCAGCAGCATGGGTTCAGCACCATACACATCAATGTACTCGGCGCCATCCACGTATTCTCGCAACTGTGTCCACAAGGGTTCGTTGTCTCGATCATAGCTCTTTTGTATCGAGTCCCAGCGTGCAAGGTATTCAGGATAGCTCTGCCCGGTCTTCCGCACAGCGATCTCGTAGAAATCTCGGACCCACTTGCTGGAAACTTCGGGCCAGCAATGACGGCAGGCCAGGTTGCAGGTGTTGCCCAGCTTGAGATCCAAGAGCTTGGGATTACGACCACTGGTATCTATGTGTTGATTCATGCGGTTGGATACTACCCTGCGACTGTCTCTGCCGGCAGATTCCTCGTCCCAGCAGGCCTGGCAGTTCCAATGCTGCTCGCCTTGTTCCAGGGCCGCCTGTATTTCCTGCCGTGTGGGACTGTCGAGACTTTGCTCCAGGGAGTGGGTGTGTAGGTAAATATCGTTGCCGCTCTCGTCCTGTAGATATTTACGACTGTGACAACACAAGAGAGTGCGCCCGCTGTTGTGCAAGGCCAGGCCCGAATCGGCCCATACGCAGTACAGTTTAGAATTTTTATTCATTGGAACTTTATATATGGAAAAATCATTCCCGGGTTTTAATATCCGCATGGATGCAGTAGAAGAAAAGCGTCATTTGTTTCGTCTCAAAATCGATATCCCTTATACTCGCAATGAGCTACTAGAAGAGTTCGAGTGCGAGAACTGGCAACCTTTTGGAGCCACCAGCGAGGTCAACATCAATCACTGGCCTGGCAAGCGGTTCAAGGTACTGTGGCCACGCCAGGAAAATCGCAAACTCTGGGAACTGCAGAGATATTTCTGCTCGGATGAACTCAAGCGCAAGCTCATCGATGCCATGTACGATCGCTTGCCTGAATTCCCGTCTTGGTGGGGATGGCAGCCAGACAGCATGTTCAAACACTGCGCCATACACGGTGAACTCACCAAAGACCTACCTGGGTTCGTCAACGATATACACACTGATTATCGCCTTTTGGTAGCTACCGGGCTTGTTTACTGGAGCGAGCACGATGATCCTCGACTCAGCAGTTTTTTCTGGGATGATCTAGAAAGAAATAATCCCACACGCATCACTACTGCCTACGGTGACGGATGGTGGCATGCCAACACCAACAATTCCTGGCACGGTGGTGTCAACGACACCGATGAGATACGCTATAGCAGTCTCCTGGGTCTCACAGTAAATGCTGTGCCATTGGAGAGGTATCAGGCGCCCACGGCGCCTTATGTGGCCACCAGCAAGCCAGTCACAAACTAGAGACTGCGATACCAATCGGCCAAGCGCGGGAACGTGGCACAAAAGTCCTTGTTCCTGCGTTGGTCATACTGATCAAAGAAACTGCGGAAGTCGCGACGCAACGCATCAATGTTGGTGTCGGCGTCGTCGTGGGGTTTGATCACACCGCGTAGATATCGTATGTAACGATTGATGTGATCTTTTTCAAATGGCACAAACAAAGTTTCTACGTCGGGTATGGCCATGAAGTCTTCGATTTCCCGGGCATACTCCATCCTGAGTTCCATGGGCAGTACCACTATGTTTTGGAACGTGGGGAATCGAACCAAGTTCACACTCATCAACATCCAGTTGGCACCGTACTGGCGTTTCTGATCCAAGAGAAAATGCAAGAACTCCACGAACCCATCATTGCTGATCGCGCTCATGGTGCCACAGATACTGACATTTTCGATCACTCCACTGGTGCGTACATGTTCGACATTTTTCAGCCATTGTTCCCAGGAATGACCATCTCTCACGTACTCGGCACGAGCACCCACACTTTCGCCTGAAGTATAGATCCAGATAGGTTGTTTGATTTTACTGGCATGGTCCAGGAAACGATCCAGTATCTCATCGTTGTAGGTGAGATTGGTGGTCATCTCGATACGTGTCTCGCTTTCATTGGGATTCTTGGCCAGCCAATCTAAAAGACGCCAAGTGTGCGGACTCATCATGGGCTCGCCGCCGGTGATCCTTAACTGCCGTAGGCTCTTGTGTAGTTCGGTGTCCCACCAGCGGAACCAGGCTTCGGCATAGGGATTCACTTCTTGTATGCCAAACAGTCTGGCGTCGCTGCCGTCATAGATATAGTGATTGCGATGATCTGTTGGCAGATTTTGGTAGGGACCGTTTTGCTTGACATCTCTGGCCCAGCTGCTGGATATGCTAGGGCAACAATATGAGCAGGCCAGCTGGCATGTAGGGTCGAAACTGACTTCTAGGTAATGCGGAGCTACATCGATTTCGTTGCTTTGCTCGTAGGCAAATTGTAGGCTTTCCTCGGAACTCACAGTGCTTTGCCATACCCGATCACTGACATTGTTGGAATCAAGGTCTTCCATGACCCAGCAAAATTGGCAATTCTTGGGTTTTTCTCCACGCTGCAGCATACCTCTTTCTTGCTTTTTGATCGGGGTATTGTGCAAGGCACTGGGATTGGTTTTAATGGCTTCCCGATCGATGGCATGCGGAGGGTTGTGGTGGCAGCTGGTGGTCACTCCAGCGTTGAGCCACATAGAAGCATGATACCATTTGGCTCCGCAAAATGTGGGGCTTTTGACATCTAGCACTCTGGCTTTCCATTGCTGGATAGTTTCTACGGGTATGTGTATATTAGTCATGGGAAGGTGGCATGCTGTGTATTATGATAAGATCTTTGTGCGTGTGGTTTTTGGACGCCAGCCAGTCGTGACTGGCATGAACATGATTTTTGGGAAATTTAGCTATGGTACCGATTTTATACTCATAGATACCTGCTAGCTCCATATAGTCAGTGATGGGAAGATCAAGATTGCAATGAGCAAGTTGATGATCCTGGCTGAGATTGTTGACCGGAATATATTTTTCGGGATGTGTTTTTATTTCGTTGCGAAATTCTTGCAACTGATCCATGCTGTCAAATTTTTTGTCCCAGAGAAACAATTTGAATTCCGGAGATTGTTGCATGGGGATTACCAGGCTATAACCTTCACTGCTGGCATAGTGTCGATCGCCGATGTCGACATGGAGCCCGTGGGGAATGTACTGTCTCTGATAGGCGATATAAAACCACTGTGACCCGTGAAAATGTCGGTCCAGTATTTGTTTTATCATCATGAAAGCCGGATCATTGTAGGCCAATACCACGCGACGATCCACTCGACACAGGCCTTTGATCCCCCACACTGAATCAGCGAAACTCTCGTCAAAGAGTCTATCAACTCCTTCTGCGTCGATGCGATCCAGCATGTCCTGTTTTAACCAATCCCACTCGCCGGGTTCAAACAGATCTAATATTTCTAGTTTCATATGGATTATATATGCTCACTTCCGATGCCGGGGTAGCGAATCCAGGATCGGGGCAGCAGCCGCCCACTGGCCATAGGGTCAACGGTCCTAAGGCAAGTTCTTAGTATCTATATGCGTCGGGCTTGTAAGGGCCTTCCACAGGCACACTGATGTATTCGGCCTGTGCCGGAGTCAACTCGGTGAGCTGGGCACCAATCTGTGCAAGATGCAAACGAGCTACTTCCTCGTCGAGTCGTTTAGGCAACACATACACTGCTCCTGAATCGTAGTCTCTATGATTCTGATACAGCTCGATCTGTGCCAACACTTGATTGGTAAACGAATTTGACATCACGAAACTAGGATGTCCTGTAGCGCAGCCCAGGTTTACCAAGCGTCCTCGGGCCAAGAGAATGATTCTTTTGCCATCAGGCCAGCAGATGTGATCCACTTGGGGCTTGATCTCTTCCCAGGCAAGATCATCGAGGGCAGCCACATCAATTTCGTTGTCGAAGTGGCCGATGTTGCATACGATGGCGTTGTGCTTCATCACATCCATGTGGGCACGTGTGATCACATTGATGTTGCCGGTGGCTGTGACAAAGATGTCGGCCTTGTCAGCGGCCCAGTCCATGGTCACAACACGATAGCCTTCCATGGCGGCCTGCAGGGCGCAGATGGGATCGCTTTCAGTGACCCAGACCTGGGCACTGAGCGTGCGCAAGGCAGCAGCGGATCCTTTGCCCACATCACCAAATCCGCAGACCACGGCCACTTTGCCGGCGATCATGACATCGGTGGCACGCTTGATGCCATCCACGAGACTTTCACGGCAGCCGTAGAGGTTGTCAAACTTTGACTTGGTCACTGAGTCGTTGACGTTGAAGGCTGGAAATGGTAGTTGACCAGCAGCGGCCTTTTCTCTGAGACGCAGGATACCTGTGGTGGTTTCTTCGCTGACTCCCAGGATGCCAGGCACGAGATCAGGATACCGGGTGATGATACGATCGGTGAGATCGTGACCGTCGTCGAGGATCATGTTGGGCTGCCAGCCCTCGATGGTCTGATCGATGCACCACCAGTATTCTTCTTCGGTTTCGCCTTTCCAAGCAAACACAGGGATGCCAAGGTCAGCAATGGCTGCAGCAGCATGGTCCTGCGTAGAGAAGATGTTGCAGGAACTCCAGCGCACTTCGGCACCGAGCGCCACTAGAACTTTGATCAGTACCGCTGTCTGGATGGTCATGTGCAGGCTGCCCACGATTCGAGCGCCCTTTAAAGGCAGCTGACCTTGGTACTTGCTCTGGATGGCCATGAGACCCGGCATTTCGTGCTCGGCAATGGCGATTTCGCGATGGCCCCAAGCGGCCAGTGAGATATCTGCTACTTTATAGTTCATAAACGTTGTTCCTGTAAGAAATGTTACTTATCGACTATTGTTATCCTAGATCAATAACTTTGTGTATGTATTCCAACGAGGACTGATTGATCCTACTGCAGGCCTGGATCAATGCAGGTGAAAAAGCATGATCGCGATTGTAGTCCGCCGAGGGCTGTACCATTGACTTGAGTTGTTGGGAGTCCATGTCAGCGATCTCTTGTAACAATAACAGTATCTTCTTTACACGATCATGATCGTCGGGCTCAAGGTCGAAATCTAGATCCATTCCATAGTCGAATTTGAACCCTACTTCAGCGAGACTACTGTGAGAATGGACTTGACCTGCGATCAGGAACGGGCACCCAGCTATCATAGGCTTCCAGGTTTTTTCAGTGAAGAACGGTCCGGGATGGACGTATTTGGATCCATGTCGAAAACTATGCCAAAAACTTTCGTTGTTGATATTGATCACTGAATCCATATAAGCCGGATGATCCCAGTTGGAATTGCTGATTGGATTGTTGTGTTCTACATTGTACCAGTCGTCGGCACTGACAGAATCGTGGTTTAATATCCATTCGGCTAGGGAATCTAGATACGGGTCTCCTCTGTTGGTGTACTTTAGTTTTTTTTCTGTTCCCGACGTTTGATATCTATGCCAGCTGATTAAAAAATCTCCCCGACGTGGATGCTGTAGCACCACCGCTGATATATAACATTTAAAAAGATCGATGCGATGTGACAGACTGCTGAGGTGATATTTGCTGGTGCGCGATCTATAAGGACTGGTCCAGATCTCGGTGATATATCTGATTTGATGCCCCCAGGTGATCCATCTGGCCCAGAATACTCGATCGGGCCAATCGGGTTGCTTTTCGATGTACCCGTCGTGGAGTATCAAAATTTTCGCATCAGGATAGTTGTCAATCATTTCTCTGACGAATACCAGATCAACAGGTTCGGTATGAAAAGTCAAGACGATCAATGATGCACGCTCGATCACGGGCTTTGGCAAAAAGAAACTGGGCCATTGGAGATTGAATCCAAAAGAGACATCCTCGGGCCAATCTAGAGACTCTAGATCTGCCCAGGCAGCTTCCTGTTTCACTGCTGATATCAACTGATTTCTTCCATGCCCAGTCACTGACTGTGGCAACAGGTCTCGGTGAGTCATTTTTTTCCGAGGGCCCAATAAGTTTTGATTTTTTCCAACATGTCGCGCAGAGCAGGATCGGATTTAGCGGCTCGATGTATGTCGCCCCAGAGCTTGGATTCGCGAAGGTCTTCCATGAGTGTTTGTTTTTTCGCACTGACACTGTGCAAAGTTTTCTCCGTGCTACCGGCCTCGCGAACATATACCGTGTCTCCTCCGTCGGGGCTTTCGTAGATGAAAGTCTTTGCATCGTTGGACATGGTTATTTTACACCCTGAGATTTTTGATAAAAGTAGTCGGCCAGGGCCTGATTGGAAATTTGACTCATATGGAATCCGTCACGATTTTTTAAAATGTAGGGATGTAAAAATTCATATAGTATCTGGGAAATCAACAAACGGTCTCTGGGATGATTGAATTCTACAAATGGATCAATCCCGGATACCACAGTTTCTGCCCAGCGTTCAAACATGGGCCATCGTGCGCCCGAGAGTGTTTGGTATTTTTCTTTCATTGCAGCGTTGTGGATCACTGCTGCAGGATCAATGGTGGTATAATCGAATTTCACATGTTTGAGATAGTCATGGCAACCGGGGAAATGTCGATAAAGAGTGGGAAGTTCTTCCGGATGAAAGCTCCATGGGGGTACAAATGCGTCAATGGATCCGATGACCCAAAAATTGTTTTTGAGAGAATTTATTTTGATATCCAGGTCGATGTTAGGCGGATTCAACAAGTTACCAACTCTCTCGCTTTTTTCTAACAAATTATAAAGAACAAAAATATGTCGTATTTTAAAATAGTCCCGGGCCTTGGCAACAATATCTGGGTAATGATAGTAACACAGCGCGTCAATTCCGAAATTCAAGGTGGGTATCGTGAATTTTTTTGCCAGCAAAGAGGGCCAGCTATGTTCAACAGGGCCTCCCATGTTGACAGTGACACTGTCGCCTATACAAAGATTGATTTCTTGTCCCTGGAGTGACTCGTAGTCCTGGGAAGATCGAAATCCCCAGGAGTTATAAATGTATTTGTAATCCCTTATTGGATAGTTGTTCCAGTAGTCACTGCCGAGCAAACAACCATCGGCACTGTCGCAGCCATAGGGTGGAACGATGGTACGCCCTTGCACTCGGGCCAATTGCCTCCAAATATCTCTAGGCAAGTTCCAAAGTTTCAGACGGTCTTTGATACGTGACGACATGAGTTTATTTTATAAAATCTATGGTTGATTGAAAAAGGGTCAGACATTGTCGATAACTAGGCTGTGTATTATAACGAAATCTTTGTGCGAGTGTCGACCCGACGCTTTCCAGTTCGAGCTGCAGTGTGGATGATTCCTGGGAAACTTGCCTACTGTGCCGCGACGATATTGATAGGCTCCCAGGAACTCTAGATAATTCATTGCCAGCGAACCATCGGGTCCTCGACAGTGATCGACGTTGTAGTCTTTTCCAACATCGCTGAGAACAGCATCATTTTTCCAGTCAATGGATGACACCCAACGTAGAAACGTCGATTTGACGTTGCATTCCAGATTCCATATCAGGGTTTGGAACCCTGGGTCTTCGCTGATGGGAATAATCATACTGAATCCGCCGCGATTGTCGACATTGGGGTCATCGCCGACATCTACATGTAAGTTGTGTGGGATATACTGTCGTTGATAAGCAATATAGAGTCCAGTGATCTTGCCCGGTGACGGAAATCGTTCTATGCCACGCCATATGATGTTGCTTATCAGTTGGTGCATGGGATCTGTGAGCGACAATGTCAATCGACGATCCATGGCAGTCTCCTCATCATAGTCGATGCGATCTTGTCCGTGGGTCAGTATACGATCATGAAAATCATTGGATATCAAATCCAGTTCTTTTTCGTTGATTATTTCCAGAGATTCCACGGATGGAATATCATGCATGACACTCATCCGTTGAGGCGGATTGGCACACTCACGAATACTGCTCGCTGGCTCATCCGGGGCGGTGGTGTCATGCGTCGTATGGGGCTGCCGTGCTGGACCACTTGGGGTTGGAATGCGGGTTTTTGTGGAGTGGGTTTTTTCATCGTTAAACTGGACTATAGGGATTTCTTTTTTGATCTGTGCCGTCGTCTTCGGGCCACACAGGGTAGTTATTGGGATCAACGAATGTCATGATTTTTTCGTGGGAACATTCCGTGCAGCGCCACGGCGGTCGGCATTGGGATCTTGTCTGCGCTTACGGGCTGCCGCACTCGCACGACCTTTCTTGCCCAGGGCATGTGCCTTTGATTGTGGCAGGCACTTGGGCTTGCCCTCAGCGTCGGATCCGCGAGCACAATCCCCGCGAATCTTTCCATCAGGGCCAAAACGAACCCACTTTTCTCGGAACCACTTGCGTAGATCTTCCGCCAGGTCTTGATCTTCATTGTTTTTCTTACGACCCTGACAATGGGCACGCTGGCTGAATCCCCGAGGGTCAGAGCAATTGATAGAGCGTTTATACTTGGTGCTCCACTTTTCGGTGACGAATTCTTGGGCTCTCATATCAGTCTCGAACAGGTCCGCCTTCCACCCACGCCGAGCACGAACGCAAAGCATTGCATTTGAACTTGAGGAATCTACAATAGCCCAGTTTGCCGGCTTTGATGATATCCCAATCGTCGTCGCCACCTATGCCTCGGTCGATACAATCCAAGGTCTTTTGGGTGATGTCGAAAGCGGCACAGTTTCTACATCTGGCACTCTGTGCTTCTTCTACAGATGTATTCCATTGATCTGCCAGTTCTTGCCAATACTCCAGGCTGGGCCGGGCAGGATTGAGCGGACCATAATGATATTCGTCAATGGCCCGCTGGCGATTCTTCAAGTTGAGATCGATGTTCTGCGTGGCTGGAGGGCAACCCTGTTCGATGGCCTCCAGTAGATCAATGATGTCTCTCATTTTTTCTTACCTCCTGTGCCCCAGTTGGCAGCACCTTTCTTGCGGCACTGCACCAGAGCGCCTGACGCATAGGCCGATGGCCACACCTTGTATCTGCTTTTGACTTTGCGATAGCAGGCGTCCTGCTCTTCGGCCATGAACCGGCTCTTGAATATGGGACCACCGCACTCAGGACATGTGCTGCCATCGCCCTCGGCCATGGCAGCCCTCACAGGTCGGCCATTGATAGATACAACTGGCAGTCCTACTTTGGCATAGTACTTTAACACTGCAGCTTCGACATTGCGTGTATTGGGACTAACACGAACTCTGCGACGCTGACGCTGTGTGCCATCACTGATCACAACTTCTACAGTTTGTGATTCACCTTCCGAAACCTCTGACTCAGGTGCATCCATCCAACTTCTTGTAAGTTTTACTTGAGATAATGGTATATTTTTCTTTCTAGCAAGTGTCAATGCATGATTTCTTGCTTCATCTTGTGATGCAAAAGGGATAGCATTAAATTTGCTATCTTTGAGAACTTTACCTTTAACACGAACATACCAGTTGCCTTCAGTGCCTTCCGCCACACCTTGCTCATCGACGTCTCTGTAGAATTTAGCTCGCATACCTGACATGACCTCGTGGCCCTGCTGTTCGTGCTGGCGTTTTTTGATCAATACAGCCGTTCTATTGTTGTAGGGATTGCCAAGGTGGGCTATGATCTCTTTGGTTCGGGGATCTACAGCATAGAGATCATCGTCGTTGACATTGTTGAAACGGCGTTGGTTTTCCGCCACACCTTGCTTTAGACGCTTGCCAGCAATGACTTCAACACCATTAATTTCCAAAGGATACCAATCACTCATTGCCAATCGTTCAAAGACTTCTTCTACGGAACTGGCCTTGACATTCAGTTTGACTTTTTTACCTAGGGCATTGTTTTTGTCAACGGCTATGACTTTATACACTTGTTCGGAGCCTTCCGCCACACCCGGCTTTAGACGCCGGCCGTCGATGACTTCCGCACCGTTGATTGACAATGGATACCAATCACTCATGGCCAATCGTTCAAACACTTCTGCTATAGAACCTGCTTTTACAGTTAGCATAACTTTATCAGACAATGCATTGCTCTTGTCTACTGCTAGAACTTTATAAACTTGTTCAGTGCCTTCCGCCACACCTTTCTTGTGTGCCTTATCCATTGCTTTGGTTAATTCTTTTTCTGCGTCTTTGGCAACATCTTTTGTCTTGGCTGGCTTGACTACTTTTTCTGGACCTTTGCCTGGATCTTCATCACCGCGATGACCTCGATAACCTTGCGAATCCATTTCCGAGACACCTTGTTCGGCGAATGGTCGACGATCCGCCATCTCCTCACGGCTGCCATGGTGATCGCGCAGGTAATCTTCCACATATCGCACATAGGTACTCACGTCTGAGCTGCCGATCTCTTCCCAGTCGTCACCTTGGGTGACATCATCAATGGCCTGGCTCACAGCTTCGACTCCGTAGCGGCTCAAGAGGTCACTGCGTGTGCTCAGTATCCTCCGTGTCACAGCCTGGGCCATGGCAGTGGGTTCGTTGTTCTCAAATAGATCTCGTAGGTTCATGGTCAGGCTTCTTCTATGTAATCTTGGCTGGATCGGCGCTGGCGGCGGCGGGCGCAGTACATCTCGCAGGCCATCACGGCCTCGTCGAGGTTATTGAATCGTGTGTGACCTTGCTGGTCCCGTATGCTCACACGGAATCCGTCGTCTTCGTTGCCCACGATCTTGATCTCATGTCCGTCGTCGGTGCGTATGGTCTTCACTGACTTCACGGTGTCCTGGCCACGCGAGTCGGTGTTGACGAGATCTGCGTCTTTTTCGATGGCCTGGGCCACGTCATGTAGATAGTCACTGAGACGCTTTTTCTCGGCACTGACCATGTCTTCGCCCACGAGGTATCCGTCCATGGCATCGCGTTTGCCGTAGGGTCCGTCCAGGACCGGTGATGTTTTCCGAGGCCGGAACAGGGCTGGCAGTTGTTTCACCCGGCGCTGATCAGCGTCCAGGCCTTCTTCGATGGCCGATAAACGACCCAGTATGTCGCGGAGATCGTGGCTCATGCTCGCTCCTCTTTCAAGAAACTCCTCAGCATCCAACCATGCTTGCCCATGGCGTCGATGCGACTGGCCAGGAAGTCCATGATGCCTTGCTGATCTTCGGATTCGGCTGCGTCAAAAGTGGTGTTGAGCTGATCGATCAAGGTCTGCGTGTCGGCCAAGAGTTCCTGGATCATGAGACGAGCACGCGGTACCTTGATCTGGCCGGTGATGAGGCTGAGCTCGCCGAATCTCTCAAAACTGCCGGGAGTGTAGTCGTCGAGTATGCGTATGAATTCTGCGGTCTGGTCTATGCTGTTTTCGTAGACTTCTTCGTAGATCTTGCCAAAGAATCGATGCAGTTGTGCAAAGTCAGGACCTTCCACGTTCCAGTGGAAGAACTGTGCTTTGATCACGAAGGCATATTGCGTGGCCAACAGTGTTTTGAGGTCATCTACCAGCATTGGGTTTCCGTTTCGTTAAGCTATTAGCATATTTAGCAGGCTTTGTTGATACTCGTGTCAACGGTGTGCCCAGGCTCTGGCTCACAGGAGCCATAGAGGCCGCGGTGGTCACGCCCGCATTTTCGTTTATGAATTCTCGGGCTCGCACGCTGATATCTCCAATGTTTGATCATTGACCCACTGTGCAGGTCCGTGTTCCACTCTGTGATTGCCCACAGTGAATCGTGCCAGGGTGGGTGGCACAGGTTCCAATCTTACTTGATAGCGCCCTGGCGAGGCCTGTATCTGTATCACTTCTTCGAGGTAGTGATCAGTCCAAGTCCAGGTGCGTTCAGTGAACAGTTCTTCGTTGACGTAGATGCGATAGGCTGGCTCAAGGCCTTCCCACTCACAGCGGATGTCTATCACAGCTCTGATATATGTTGTGTCCACACTGTATTTAGTGGGGGATTTTTATGACCAGAGTATCTAGTCAATTAGGATTTTTTACGGCCTGACTTCATACGGATGAAATTCAAAGCCCATCTCAAATGGTGTTTTTCCTATGTGTTTCTCTTCAAGATATGCTTTGCTTCTGCACACGCTCAAAAGATTTATTGGAATATGATTGTTAGTGGTACAGAGTCTTATGATATAGTTGCCGGTAATTGGCACCGGGCAATGTTTAGCTGCTAATCTCGACGATTCATATTGGCCCCAAGGCGTGATAAAGTATCCACGAGCATTGGGATTGTTTCGACCTATTTTTGATTGAGAATATCTCTGTTTAGCCAGTTCGCTGCGAGGTGGTTGGCGGCAACCTTTTTTCTTCTGGCTCACTATCTGTGACAACTCTTGTCGCAGTTTTTCATAAAGACGAGACTGTTTGATGACATTTTGTCTATCTGCTTTGCCTCGACCTGTGAGATAGAACACAGACATCACCATTTTTTTACGGGCTTCGTTTGTGGTCATACGAGTAAGCAAGAGATGGCAAACGAAGTGTTCTCTGGCTGTGAGATTTACAAGATTGAATGGACTGTTATCGCCGCCTAAACTGCGAGGGATGATGTGATGTCGTTCGGTATATCCCGTGATGGTTCTTGATCTTGCTCGATCAACAATGCTATTATACCAACGGCTGTATTTGTTTTGTAAATACACAGCTGATATGGTCCTTTCATGTTAGAGTGGGTGGAGGTTGCCGCCTCGCGATCCACATTTTTATTTATTCCTTCTTGCTTTGCCACGCCGCATGTTGAGTTGCCATTGTGCCATCCTGCGACGCTCACCTGTGCTGCTCTTGGCTATCTTTTCCAACTGTCCCAGCGTGGCTTTCTTGGGTATACCTACTCTGCGACTCAAGCCCTTGCGTCCAGGCTTCTTACCATCCGCAAAGTTTTCTTTGACGCCTGCATTGGTTCTGTGATATTCTGAGGCCTGCCCATTGGGATCCACATGCCAGGCATAGAACCGGCTCCACGGGTAGTCTTGTTGGAGACTGAGGAAAGCATTGAGATTGGGCACAGAGTCATCATACATGATCACTTTGTCATAGTGCTGTTTGCCCAAAAGGTGCTGGAGTATGATCTTTTTCTTTTCTTCGGTGGCGGCCCGGATGGCGAGATTTCCGGCACGGTACACATGCACACGATCCATGTCTATGCCATATTGCCGGAATGTGTCCAAGAACACATCACGATCATTGAAGTCGCTGCGTGCCGTGAGCATGATGACTTTGTTGCCAGTGGCGATGTCTTGTTTGAGTTGACGTATCATGCCCGGTATAGGTCGAGCCTTGGTGAAAAATTCTCGAGCATCACGGAAAGCACCAAAGTCAAATTCTTCACCGGGTTGGAGATTGTAGTGCGTAAAGTCGTGGCTGTTGAGCTGTTTGACCACTCGGCCATCATGCACCACATTGACACGGGTGTCGGTGTTGACCAAGGTGTCGTCGATGTCGAAGATCACCAGCTTGGAATTGGAGAATTCACTGGCTCTCATTTGAGCTCTCGTGGTTGACCTACGATCACATGGCGATCACCGTAGAGCTGGCGCAGCAGTCGACGTGCCATCTCAGGAGTGCGTGCTTGCACAGTGGTGTCAATGATGTTGACATACCCGATTTGCCGGAGTTTTATCTTGGCCGCATAAGTCTTGAGACCGCGTCGTTGGAATTCTTGAGCACGCATCAGTTATTTATAAAGACCCGGAGGCATGATCAATAGGTCATCACAGTTGTTGTTATAGACAATTCGATATCGTCCGTCG